CATGTCGAACTCCTGACCGACGCCGGGAACGTACACGCCCTTAATCGGGCCGAAGGTCTCGTCCTTCTCGAACTGGCAGGTGCCGAGGGTGATGTAGCCGCCCTTGACAGTGACGCTGGTGCGTGCAACGTAGTAGAACACGTTTCCGAACTTCGCGAGGAAGTGGGCCTCGTGCAGGTGACCGCTCAGGGCCACTTGGCCGGTGCGTGGGATCTTGGCGTTTGCTTGAGTGTTCATGATATTTTCCTTGGACGGATATAGTTTGATTTGTATGTGAAGACATCCTAAAAAGTCTCCTCTTTCAGTTTGTCTTCACATAGAAATCATATATGCTCACCAGTTTTTCAGATACGGTAGGGAGGATCCTGAGACCCTCCCAATGCATCAGTCGTTGATGTAGCTCACCACCTTGCACGGTGGCAGGTTCTCCACGTCCTTGTTCTTGTAGAACCAAGACAGGTGCGCGTAGGTGTCGTAGATCTTGTTGTACACCTCGGGGCCGAAGCCGAAGAGGGCGAGCTTGCGACGCATGGACTCCAGCATGGCCTCTTCATACATGCGGTACCACGTCACCTCGCCCTCCTGCAGGGCGCGATCCGGGTTGTTCGGATCCTGACGGCAGACGCCGAAGTTGATGATGTCCTTGTCGTTCTCCTCGTCCACCCACAGGAACAGCATGGCGAAGCCGAACTGGCCGAAGACCTTGACGTCGATGGTTTTGTCGTGGTCGCCCAGCTTCTCCCAGTCCTTTACAGGCACGGTGTAGAAGCCGTCTTTGTCACGATTCTCGGGATTGAGCAGCATAGTACTTTCTTTCTTTGAAGAACCCCTACCGGGTGGTAGGGGTGTTGGTTTTTAATTGCCGAAGCTGTTGATGATCTGCAGCGCTTGGGAGCGATTCAGGACGATCCCTTTGACCTTGAAGTCCACTTCGGAGACCACATGGGTGGTGATCTCCAGACCGTCGTAGTCCACGGTCGTCTCCGCCTCGGAACCGACCGAGCGCAGGATGGTACCCAAGGCGCTAGTCAGGGACTTCAACTCGGAGAAGCTGAAGGGAACGCCCTTGATCAGGGTGAGTTGCTCGATCAGCAGCTCATCGTCGTCTGCCGGTGCCTTGGCTTTGGCGATTGCCGCATCGACCTTGGCGGTTGCATCGATACGACGGCTGCTGGCGAGCAGATCGCTCATGGTCTTGCCTTTGGTCGGTGCCAAGGTTTCGTCTGGTGCTTTCAACATGGCATCCTTGATGGCGGCGGTTACATTGGACTGCTCGGCGGTGAGCCGAGGGGTGGATGGTACCGTCAGGATCGGACGCACCGGGGCCGGTACTTCTTCCTTGACGATCTGATGTACCTCCTGCACATCACCCTCCGCCTCGCCGTCTTCCTTGACGAGGAACCAGATGTTGTTGCCGGGGTACTTGTCGACCAGACCCTCCTCCTTCAGACCCTCCATCTTGCGGTGGACGGTGTGCTCCACCACGTCATAGCCCTTGCCCTCGACGTGGCGCAGGATCGAGATGATGGAGTGGGAGACCTGATCGGAGTCCTCCAGGAACTTCAGGATCGCATCGCGGAGTGGAGGGCGGGTGTCCTCGTCGTCCGTCATGTCGTTCAGCACCACGCCCGGATCGACGACCAGATCCGCAGGGTAAGGAATGCCGTCCTTCATGCGGTACTTGAAGGCACGCGATCCGGGGATCGGAGTGCGCTCGAACCAAGCCATCTTCTTGTCGCGGAAGATGTTGCCGATGCGGGTGCCGATGAAGCCCGGACGGAAGCCCGAGTTGTCCAGCAGCATCTCCACATCCTTGACGGTGTACCACTCCTGATCCTGAGTGACCTTCCAGATGCACTGGTCAAGCGAGTCCTTCCCGGTGATCTGGGTGTCGATAGTTGCCTGAATGGCAGCGACCGCCTCCTGCTGGTGGGCGTTCAGACCCGGAATCTTCTTGGTAGCGGCCATGTTACGGGCCACCGCCTCGATCGCGGCGTTGACCGCTGGAGGGGTATCCGCCAGCTCCTCCAGAACGGTGGTCGCCAGCTTGGAGGACTTGGTCTCGCCCGGAGCCTTGATGCCCTTGCGGAGCGTGTAGTTCTTCTTGGTGCCGGTGCCACGCGCCTCGTAGTGATTCTTGTGGACGATCGTGGACATGAAGCGCTGGCGGATCACCTGACGGTTGAAGCCCAGCTCACCCAGCGTCTCGGCCATCTCGTCGAGGATGCGGGACTTGCCATCGGACATGAGCTTCCAGAGGGCGAGGTCGACGGGGTCCAGAGGGTCGATCTTCCACTCGTTCCCGGCGTATTTCGAATCTTGTTGGACTGTGTTGTGTCCGATCAGCATACGACCGGCTATGTTATGTTGCTGCATCTTACATCCCTTCAACGTATAGATGACGGTATTTTTGACCACCGCCTTGATCATCTCCCCGCTGTTAACGAGGAAGTTGAGTATGGTCTCCACCTTGCCGCGCTCAAGCCCTTGTCGTTTCTCCACGGAAGCGAACACCTCGTCAACGGTGCGCCCACGGAGGTCGGACATGATCGTCCAGACCAGTGCGGTCGGGTCGATCTCGGGGTCAGTCAGCATGTTATCAGTCTCCTCGGCGATATTTTGCCCGGAGCTCTGCCTCTCCTTCATACGTGACACCTTGAACCTATCGCTCATGAGGAAGCGATTCATAAGTCCGGTGACGACGTCGTCGGTATCAGCCACTGATAGTCTCCTTCAGGTTTATTTAAAGCTTCCGTACGCGCCCTAGCAGACGGAAGATCCATAGATGCGAGTTGAATCCGTCGTACGTCCTCAGCTCGCACTTACTGCACTCCACGGCGTCGCCCATGCCACCGCCGCCCTCCTCGATGTCATGGAGGCAGAAGAAACCTTCCGCCTTGTCTCCCCACCGGATGAACCCGGCGCTGAGCCACACCACGAGAGCGCCGAAGATGCACACCACCAGAATAGCCACTACGGTGAACCTGTCCATGATCGACCTCCTTGAAGTTATTACATCGCACCGATGATGACGAAGTTGTCGCCGACCATGATGCGCTCGGCACCGTTGATTTCCTTCTGCAGCGTGTCCAGTTCCTCGCGTTGCAAGAGGATGTCCTTGACACGCTGGATACGACCTGCCTCACCCAGACCGAACGATGCGCTGTGGACGCGACCTGGATCGCCGTAGTGGACGAAGGTGCTGTCCCGACCGAAGTCGTAGACCACGTTGTTCTGGTTGATCACCAGCGAGGCGCGCTTGGGGTTCTGCTGCACGGCCTTGCTCGTCGCGAACACATGCGACGCGTCATTGAACACCTCGCGACCGGCGCGACCGGCGAGTACGATCTTCCTGCCTTCTGCGTTGATAATCGACATCTTCGATCCCCTTACTTGCGGACGATGGTGAGCATGCGCTCGCCGACGATGATGCCGACGGCGTTCGTGAGATCAGGGTAGAGCGGCTGCAGCTCCTTCATCGAGAGCAGGGTGATGACGATGTCGTCGTAGCTCTCGTGGTGGATGCCGTTGCGCTCCTCCGTGAAGCCCCACTTGTGCGTGACGTCGCCAACGGGGGTGTGCTGAACGTGGTACAGCTCGGTCGGGGTGAAGTGGAACGACACGTCGCCGTACTCCTGCGACATGATGACGGAGAGGCGCGAAGGATCCTTGATCACCTCGGGGTTCTTCTTGAAGATCGCCAGTGCCTTACCGAAGATCTCGGCGTTCTGCGCGACGCCCATGTCTACGCGGGTCTGGATGCCTTGGATCATTTTTCTGTGTTCCCAAATGTGAGTGATTACAAAAAATAAGAGAGATGGCCCGATGCCGAAGCACCGAGCCTCTCAACTGCTTCCCTTTTCTGGTGGAGTGGGTCGCTATCTTCTTCTCGTCTGTTGCTACGTTGGATTTTGAGGTACAGCTGTGTCGTGTGTACTGCCGATACTGCCTTTTCGACCGTGTCCAGTCTACGTTTGGGTTCCACAGGCCACCATTTCGCCTGAATCGTTAAGCACCGCCTCGTGGCGGCTCTCTGGGTGATGTGATGAGCGCGTTTCAGCCCCATCCGGTACTCGCCCGGTACGTTACTGTGCTACGAGTCATAGGGAGGAAACCATTTGTCCGTGTCCCTACGAAGTTGATCCCTCAGTCCCCGACGGTCTGAAGAATTTTGATGCAAGAAGTGAGGTTGAGGTGGGTAGCTTAAAGGCTTCTTCTCCGCTCGTGTGAAGGGGTGGAGAGAAAGGACGCCTCCCTCCTACCCGGAGAGTGGATCCCAATTAGGTGCCTCAGCGAATCGATAAGCTGACCCACCGAGGCGAGAACGGTTCTCGAACTAGGTTCGATCCCCATTGGACCGGATTAACGGTAACCCTTTCGGGCTGCTTGAGAACGGGGGTTCCGTGGAATTCCCCGTAGTTGTTAGATGAACCTTTCAGTCCATCATCGATATAATATATCAACAAGTGACCTGCAGATACGGTCCTACCGGTGGGAGAGGATGAGCACGATCGAGGAGTTGTCCTGCAGCTGAGCCCAGAAGGTGTGGTCGCGACCACGGCCCGAGTCGCCCTCGCGGTAGCCGAAGCAGTGCAAACGCTCGCCGCTCTTCGTGACGAAGCCCTGCAGCATGTCTGCCAGCTCCGAGTCCTTGTCGCCCTGCTCGATCTTACCGGCGTACAGGAAGTCGCGGTCAGAGACGTCGTCCGGAGCCTCGTTGTACTCGCGCATGAAGACGTACGACTTGAAGCCCTGATTCAGCAGGTTCTCGTCCGGATGCTGCTCCGCGAAGTGCTGCTGGAGGAACGCCTTGAACTTGTCGTCCTGAGACGCCTCCGGTTCCTTGAAGGCCGTCGAGATGACGACCTCAACGTCCAGACCCAGAAGGTCGTTGGCCTTTCCCGAGTTCGTCGGCGGACGCATCGAGCCGTGCTTGCCGATGTAGTGGCGCAGCTTCGGGTCGGTACCCGTGTCCATCGAGACGGTCGCACCGGCGTTCTCCAGAGCGTTCTTGATGGACAGACCTGCCTGGAACAGGCACTCGTCACCCGCCCTGGACTTCACTTCAAACAAAATCGCTTTCATACCCACTCCCATAAGAAAACCTACCTTGATTTAACGCCTCCCACGGGCGTAACGGTACCGGCTGTACTGCCGGTCATCGTCACCCGCCTTGGAGACTGCCTTTTCCTGCTTCGGCCTGAGCGCGTCACGCGCCGCAGCCTGTGCCAGCCTCTCCTCCGTCATGGCCTCGGAGACGAGGCGCACTAGGTCGGAGTTCACTTCCTCGTACTGGTCGATGAAACCCTGTACGTCAACCGTGTAGTTGCCAGCCGGTCGCCGGACGATCGTTATCGTCAGGTGCGGTCGGCTGGTCTTGAGCTTCTCTATGGCGTACTCGTAGTACTTGACGTAGCCAGCGAGGAACGGCTCGTAGTATGCGTCGTTGCTGCTCATACCGTCTTAGAAGATGAGGTTCAATCCGACGAGCGAACCCACAACCAGCAGCACGGCGGCGCAGACCCAGTGCCAGCCGGTCATGGTGTCGTCGGTGGAGAACTTGGTCACCAGCTTGCGGTTGTACAAGCCCCAGAACATCGCACGGTTCTCGTACTCGGCGCTATCGTACTTCTTACGCAGCAGGAACCACATCGCCAGCGAGTAGGAGAACAGCAGTACGAACGTGCCGAAGAAGACCTTCAGCAGCGACGCACCGACGATCTTGTAGACGATGATGCCCATAGTGACCTTACCCAGAGGGGTCTGGACGAAGTCGTTAGCCGCCATGCCGATCTCCTTCGCTGCGGAGACGGCTGCGCGCCCCATGTTGCCGCCCAGATCGCCCCACGCCTCGGCCTCGGTGCGGATGGTCTTCGAGACGTTGGCCGGAGACTTCTCTTCCTTCTCCAGAGCGGCCACGTTGGCGATCAGAGTCGCCTTCTGCTCCGCCGTCAGCTTGCTCACGTCCAGCGACGAGATGCTGCTCGCGCTGGTCTGGGCGAACGCCATAGGGCAGAAGAGGATAGCCATGATAGCTATCAGGAGGTACACTGGTTGCATCAGTTTGTCGATCATTTCATTTCTTTCTGATTTCGGTTGCGTTGCTGTGCCGTCTCACCAGCGCCGTGAAGCGCTTGAGACGAGCTCCTTTGTCCTTCGTACCGAAGACCCGATCCACCAGCTTCTGAACCTCGCCGATTTCCTTCGAGTCGTGCTCGTGGAAGAGGTCATACTCCTCCTCGGTCACGGTGACCTTCCGTACTTCCATGAAGTGAGTCGCGTCAGCGGTCTTCACCCACATGAGATAAATCCCATCGCTCCTCTTGAAGAAGGCGATCTGTTGGGGCGAGGCCTCGACCATCCGGACGAACCGGGTGGTGGGCCAAGCCTCGTACTGCTCCGGTAGCGCGCTCATACCTCGTACATACCCGGAGGCATGTATGCGCTACGGTACTCTTTCTCCACCACGCTATGGTACCGGCTGATAGCCACGAGGTTGTCGACGATCTTGACGACATCGCTGGTCAAGTCGGCGTAGCTGCGGATGTCGGTGGCCGGGTTCAGGCCGAGGCGGTCAGCCGTCTCGTGGTCAACCTCCATCGCGTCCTCGCGGAAGAAGACGACACCGCCCGGAACAGCCATCCAGACAGCGTAGAACTTCGAGTTGCGGCGGTAGAACTCCGCGACGAACGAGGACTTGTGTACCTTCAGTGCCGCCTCCAGATCGATAGCGGTTCCCGGAGGGTGGACCATCAGCGCGCCGTGATACGGCTTGGGTGGTGTCTTGCTCATGCGTACACCATCGCGTCGTGGTGGAACTTGCGGGACAGCTGGTGGCGCTCGGAGTCGGTACCGCGCACCCGCTGGAAGACCCGGTGGGCGCAGTGGCGTGCCTCCTCCATCGTCTGCGAGTTGCTGAGGTGGTCGGTGAAGAAAGCGATCTCCGAAGGCTTGAGTTCCTCCTTGACAGGGCAGAACACGTAGACCATGCCGTCGTGCTTCAGCCACTTGAGGAGCCGGGTGTTGCCGATCAGATCCCACTCTGCGATCAGGGGCGACTTCAGGGCTTGCAGCATCACCTCACCGTGAGAGAGCTTCATGCGGGTGAAGTCCTCCTCCACTGCGGCCATGTGCTTGAAGCGGTTCACCCAGTTGCTCAGAGCCTTGTAGCCCTCGGTGACGCCGCGCTTGTGGTCGGCGTAGCTCTGCTCGGTGACCTCGTTGATGCGGTTCAGCATCTGAGGCGAGAGCATCGCGGAGGGGTTGCTGAAGAAGTAGACCTTGCCCTCGAACTTGACCCAGCGGACGGCGCGGTTGTTTCCGCGAGCGTTGTCGCCGGTGTGCATGATGTCGCCGGTCCCGGATGGGGTGGTCTCCACCTCCGGCTTCGCACTGTCCTTGTACGGTGGGTAGGCCACCTTCGTGTGGTGCAGGACGCGGATCTCCTCGCCCACACGCTCGCCATCGGAGCGACGGTGCAGACGACAGCCCTCGAACAGCGTCTCGCCGAGGGTGCTGTACATCTCGTGACTCAACTGCGCGGGAGAGTGGTGCGAGGTCTGCTTGACCGGCTCCAGTTCCGCGCCGACCGGACTCATGACGTAGAGCTCCGGGTAGTTCACTGCCAATTCCACCTCGCGGCGTACCTCGGACAGTCGTTGTTCGCCTACGCTGTTAACGATCTCCTCGACGCGGCATGTGTTGGCGAGGAGATCGTAGTGCAGGAAGGCTCGGCCTACCATCTCCCAGTCGTTCTCGGGAAGACGGAGTATGCCATTTGCTTGGATCATTGCTTGGTACTCCCAAAGTGAAACGGTTGTGGTTACTGCTTCTGCTCGATGCGGATGAGCTGGTTCTGGATCGCGGCACCGTTGCTGAGGACGATCTGGCGCAGGTAGTGGAACATGACGTCCCGATTCTCCGACTTCAGGTAGTCCGGATCCTCCATCATGGCCTTGCGGCTCAGACGACGCAGGTACTCGTACTCCTTGGTGTCGATCGTCACGGCGCGGTTCAGGCTGTCGCCGTCGTTGAAGGCGCGACCCTCCTTCAGGTTCATCATCACCCAGCGCAACGTCATGCGCGAGTCGCCAATGGAGTTCTGGTCCGGCACCGCGTAGACGAAGAAGTCCGAGAGGCGCGGATCCTCGAAGTTCGGGGAGTAGAGCGAGATCATGATGCGGTGGGTCTCCTGAATCTCGTCGTACTGCTTCGACCAGTTCTCCTGACGCTTACCGCCCAGCTTCGGCAGGATGTAGGAGACATTCGTCTTCACGTCCGTCATGATGGTGCTCTGCATGAGCGCGTGCGACAGCACCTTGTACATGAAGTGGGCGTCGTCCGACGTCTCCTCGATCGCGATCAGGGCACGGTCGTTATCGTCGTTGTAACGAACGAGGAGGAAGCGGTCGGGGTACGACAGCGCCAGCTCGACCGACTTGATGGCCTGGGTCAGACGCGGGTCGTCCATCACCAGATCCGCGAGGGCGATGCCGGACGAGCGCAGAGGCTCGTACATGGAGGCCATGCCGATCAGCTCCCAGACATTCTGGCTCTTGTTGAAACGACGTACCTTGTTTGCGACTTGGTTCACGGTAGTACTCCCAAAAGTGATGCGGTTAGCGCCGCTGGTTGGCGGCGAGGGCGGCGGTGTAGACTGCGCGGATGCGGTAGATCATGTAGGCGATACCCGGCATCGTCGAGTAGATCGGATTCAGCTGGGACTCCTTGCGGCTGATGTGGCGCAGGAAGGCGTACTCGGTCTTGTCGATCAGCGCCTTGGAGTGGCCGATGACGTTGATGCGACCATTCGCGTAGATCCAGCCGATGATCATGCTGCCGTTGTCCGGGCGCATGGTGTCCGGGTAGGCGTAGATCATGTGGTCGGAGGTCTGAGCGTCCTCGCTACCGGGCGCGAACTCGGACACCATGATCCGGTGTACGCGGTTCAGGAGCTTCTTGTTCTCCAGCCAGTCAGCGCCGGTGAGGCCGTAGGCGTAACGCTCCTCGATACCGACGTCTGCGACATCGTACTTGCCGGAAAGCAGCATCGAGAGGATCTCGTACATCTTCTCCTCGTCCAGCTCCTCGTTGCGGAACCCGATGAGTTCGCGCTTCGGATCGTTGCACTTGTACAGGTAGAAGCGGCTCGGGTGCGAGCAGATCAGCTCCGCGCTCTTCTCGCAGAACGAGGTGAACTCGTCCTGCAACACGATGCCGTTGATGTTGGCACCGGACGACAGCATGGGTTCGTGACCGAACGCCTTGCCGATCGTCTCCCAGACGCTTTGACGCTTGTTGAACTGACGGATGGTGATGCGCTCTTCCTGCCGGACGATGACGGCGAGGTTCTTCTCGGTGGCTACGTTCATACGAAGCGGATCCTTTTGATGGAGGTGTTTGTGATGAGCTGCTCGTGCATATCTTCAACCTTGCGATCAGGCATCACGACGCTGAGGGTAGAGGTAAGATCTTTGATAATGAAGCTACCATTGACGAGTACGTGGTTCAGAATGTGGTACATGCGCTCACCGGGTTCATCAATGTTGGCGCATGTGATGCTCATCCAACTATCGACATCTGCTCGCATGGCAAGTGCGAAACGATCAGGGTAGTTGAACGCCAGTTCGGCGACTTTGATGCGGTACTCCATCTCCTCTCGGTGTTCATTCATCAGACGATGGACGAACATGCCGCCGTGGTTGTAGGAGAGGGCTTTGCCCAGAGTCTGCCAGCGGTTAGGGTGGAAGACGAGCAGACGCTTGTTGCCGGGGTTCCTCTCCCAACCGTCACATCCCGCCAGCCACTCGGCGTTGTCCACATCGTGCTTCGGGTCGTTTAGCTGCCCGATCAGCGCCTCGCTGAAACGGTAGATCGAGTGGAAGTCGCGTTCCCGGATGTGCTGACCCAGTGCTTCTTTGTAGGAGGAACGGATCAGCCCTGCCGGGATCTTACCGCGAATGATCTCCGCATCGGGATTATCGATGGTACTGGGGATGACGCGGGTCACCTCCGGTGCGTCCAGTGCAGCCACGGGGTTGCCAGGAACCGCACTGGACGGCTTACCGAACCCGGTTGGCACGAAGCCGTGGTTGACACCGTCGATGGCGCTTACGGTCACGTTGTTGTAAGCTTGTGCTTCACCGGGAAGACTTACCTTTTGATTCATGTTGCTTTTCCTTTACCTTCGGTTTCTTTACGTTTCCCATCTGGCGGCAGTGATCGCACTTGTCAGAGCACTTCTTCATGCTTCGTCAGCACCTATGGATTTTGCGGTCGGGAACGGCCAGGCCGCGCACGATGCGGCCTGAGCCTTGCGCTTCGCCACCTCGGAGACCTTGGTCATGTACAGCTTCACATCGCGGGAAGCCAAGAGCTTCAGCAAAATGAAGCAACACATGACCTCAGTGTCCTCGATACCGTGAGGGATCACCATCGGCTTGGAGGTGTCCATATCCTCCAGATAGATGCCGTCGCCGAACTTGACGCCGGTGTGCATCTCGTTGCCAATCATGTAGACAACGTCGAAGCTCTTGGCAAAAACGCGATCGGACGCGGATCGCGCCATGTTGATCATCGCTTTCAGCCTATCGGTATCGTTCGATGCATCGAACCACGGAGTCAGCTTATCGCGGATGTCTTGCATGATATTTTCGCGACCATAGTGCAGCGTACCTGCCACCATTGTGGCGTTACCGGTCTTCCACTTGTAGGGAATGACTTCGCTGTCGGGCTTTTGATCGATTTCGGTAGTTTGCATGGTACTTCCTTTCAATTCTGATTGGACTTCATTTCTTTTTCTTTTCCCACAGACCCGTCTGCTCGTTCTTCTCGTAGCCAGACTTAACGGCGGTCCATGCCGTCTTGAAGCAGACGCTCTCATCGAGTTTCCGATCGTGAGCGGCGTTGAAAGCATGCATGAAGATCTCTTGAGCATGCTCCGGCAGAACGTGCTGGACGTTCGCCGGTAGGTCGTCGATACTATTGTAGGGCATGATACTCTCCTTGTTATGGAGTGAAATCAAAGACCTTCGAAGCACAGTAGCGCAGTTCACGCACGAAGGCCGCTTCTGCCGCCGTTCTCACGGACGGTGATTCCAGGCGCAACTGATTGCAGATACGGGCCGTCTGCCGGAGACGTCCGTAGGCCCAGCGACTCACCACCGCCACCGAGTCGTAGTGGCCCTTCAAGGCACGGATGCAGTTCTTCCGTACGGCGTCATCCAAGGTAGGACTCTGACGATGGACGGAGTTGAGGTACTTCACCATGAACTGCTGGAGCTGTACCTCGTTCAAGCTGCTCTGCTCCGGAGTGGCCTGAATGATGATCGACTGCGCCAGAGCGGAGCCGAAGTCAACGTCCAGATCGTCGGGATGACTGATGTATGTGTCACCGCCGTCCTTGGCGAACAGCACCGCGTAGAAGATGTCCGGCAGGTCATCTTCCTTGGCGATCGGGAATGGAATAACCTTGACGGCCATGCTACGCAGGTGGTCGTTGAAGGTCTGGATGCCGGTGTAGACCTCCCGGTCGTTCTCGTCCATCCCGCGCATCATGTCAGCGAACTTGCTGATGAACTCCCGACGATACGCCGGAATGATGGCGATCGAGGAGAAGCTGAAACCGCAGTCCTCGCGGATGAAGCTCACCAGATCTTCGAAGCTCGAACCCATCTCAGGGTTGGAGCTGTTGAAAGCCAGCACATCGCAGGACATCGCGAACGCCAGCAGCTGGTTGTATTGGATGATCTCCTGATCCGGAGTCGCCAGCACGAACGGATACGACGACGGCTGCACCCCCGGATGGAAGATGAAGCTCTCGCCGAAGGGTACCATGTAGTACTCTTGGTCTTTGTCAGACATGATTTTCTTTCCTGATTGGAGAATGCTTACGCGGAGGCATCCAGATGCCCTTGCGGAGAGGACGGTCCTTGTAGCAGTAAATGCGCTTCTCCGTGCGGAAGAAGACGAGGATGCCGCCATCGAACGCATTGTACTTGACGTAGCGAGCGCGCTTGCGCGGGTTGTCGCCGCTGTCACCGGCTGGGCCGATACTGCCGACGCCGGGAATGTCGTTGAGACGAGCAATTTCCTTCATGGATAGACCGAACTGGCGCATGATGCAACGACCACCGATGAAGCCCTTGCGCTTGCTCTTGAACTTCAGGTAGTTATAGATGCGACGGTTAGCTGACATGCTTGCGGTCTCCCAGCTGTTGGATCATACAACCAAGTCGTCCGAGATCGCACAGGCGACGGTAGACGTACTCCTTGAAGGCAGTGATGCCGAGGTCGGTGATGCGCCAGTGAGGGATCACCATGCCACTGAACTCTGCATGGTCGAACTCGCCTTCCACGATGAACTTGTTGTCGATCAGACGATAGATCTCGATCGGCGTACCGCTCACATCCCGCGTCGGGTTATGAGTCTGGTGCGTGGAGCCAATGTCGCTGACGATCTGCTCCATCACCACGAAATCGGCATCGGTCAGCTTGACGCTGCGGTCGGTGTTAGCCATGATACTCTTTCTTTTAATCGTTCGAAGTTTCCTTACCGATTTCGCTGTCTTTACCCTGACGGAGCGAAGCCTCGGCGATCACCAGCACGGCCTTCAGCTCATCCAGCGTATACTCGCCGTCGAGCCATACGCGACCGCCCTTGCCGGGGCTGACGTACGGCAGACCGGACTTGCAGATGGAGCCACCGCCGTTGGAGCGCTCGCGGAACTCCTCCTTGGCCTGAGACAGCGACATCGACTTGCCGAGGCAGAAGGTGTGCTCGGTGTCCATGTTGAAGCCCGGTTGACCGATGCCGGTCAGCATTGGGATGCCCACGAAGTCGCCCGGCTGAGGGATGTTCATGTCCTTGAACACATCATCCCACGTACCGCCCTGAAATTTGAGAGGCGGATGCTTGTAGGCTTGACCGGGATCGGTTGCCAGTTTGTCAACGATGGGAGTACCGGCGAAGTCTGCCGGGTCGAAGTCCAGCAGCTTGATCTTGTGAGGGTACATGAAGTTGATGCTCAGGTCGCCGACCGGCGAAGCCTGACTGTCCGGCACGATCTCGAAGCCGTTCTCGCGCTCCATGCGATCGAAGATGTGGCGTGCATCCGGTTCATTCTCCGCGTGGCAGAAGAGATCGGTGTACTGACTACGGGTCACCTTGTGCGGACGGCGCTCGATCTGCTCGGTGGAGATGACCACTTCGAGATCCTTGTTAACGCGGCTTTCGCTGATGCTCTTCTGGAGAGCACCTTGGATGTCCTGCGGACGGATGTGGGTGGTGTAACCCTTACCTTTGAGAAGGATGTCGATGACGTGCGCTACTTGCTGACGATTCGAACCTTCGCCGGAGGTCACATGGACGTGTACTTTTTCTTTTTGCATTTCGATCCCCTTAAAAAAAGTTGGACGGGCGAACCCGCCCAACTGGTATTACATGAAGCTGGTGATCAGGTTCTTGATCATCGGCCAGAATTTTTCAACCGCGATGGTGCCGACGATGCCAATGATGGCGAGGACGACGAGCAGTTCGATCAGCGTGAAGCCGTCGTTATTAGGACGCTGCAGCATCGGAAGCCTCCTTCTTGTTGCTCTCGACGATCACGGTGGTGATGTTGTAGCCGAAAGCAGCCAGTGGTTGCAGGAACAGACGGAAGCCAGCCTCGTTGCGCTGAGGATTATCGTCCAGGAACTCGACTTCAATCGATTCCAGACCGAGCGCGGCAACCAGCTTGTCGGTTTCAGCCTTCAGACCGAAAATGGAAATCCATGCCTTGAAGGAGTCGATTCCGGTCGAGTGCTGACCGATCTCTTCCATGCTTCCCGGACGGGTGGTTTGCTCGTTGTGCAGGATGTCGCCGATCGCCTTAATCGCATCGGTGACATCCTTGGAGATTTCCTTCTCCGATACCACGCCGGACGTGACCAGCTTGTGGATACCGTACCACAGCATCGAGGTCAGGTACGAGTGTACCTTGTACACGGAGTCCGAGACCGGTACCTCGCGGTCGAAGATGGAAGTCAGAGCGAAATGCTCCGGGGTGCCCAGACGGATCTGGAGCTTTTGAATCAGAGTCATGCGTGTTTCCTTGGCGAATTGATAATACCCTAGACCTGCAAAGGTCTAGGGCGATTTACTTTTAGGCAGCTGCCTTGTCGGTGTTGCCACCGATGCGGGACATGACGTTGTCCAGCAGAGCCTTGCCTTCGGTGGTGCCGCCCAGAGCGGTGACCATGCTGCCGATGGCGCTACCGCCCTTACCGGAGAACATGTCCATCAGGTTGTTGACACCGCCCTTGATGTCGCCGCCGTTCGCCACGACGGTCATCTTGGCATGGCCCATTGCAGCAGCCATTGCGATGCCAACTTCCTTGTTTGCCGCGACCTGCTCGATGCTGATCAGGTAGGTCTGGTAGCCCTCGTCGGAGCCGATCTTCTCGGCCAGCGCGATCTGCGCTTCGACAGGAGCCATCAGCGACGCTTTCTGAGCAGCCGCTTCGGCGGTACCCTTGGCAGTGATACCTTCAGCGTTCTTCAGTGTTGCCTGCAGTTCACCGTCGGCGCGCAGGGTGGCGGCTTCTTTCTCAGCCGTCGCATTGGTAACGCGAACCGACTTCTCGGCTTCGGCGTTCACGGTGGCGACTTCCTTGTTTTGAGCTGCCACGATCACTGCGGTCGCCTTGTTGATCTCGGCCTTCTTGACGGCGTTGACCGACTCGACGGCCATGTTGGCTTCGGCGGTGTTCTTGGCTTCAGCTGCGATACGCTGTTCGGCTTTTTGCTGCTCGATACCGATGTCCTGCTGGGTGGTAGCGGAGCGCATACCGACCTCGCGATCCATGTCCTGCTTCGACAGGGCGATGGCGCGGGACTTCTCGATCTCAGCGGTCTCAGCGGTCTGCTGATTGGCGGCGATGGCTACGCGGGACTCGCGGTCGATGCGCGACTGTTCCTTGCGCATGATGTTGGCGATCACGTTCGAGCCGGGAGCATCGCGCAGATCCATGAACTCGATGGTCTTCACGGTGGTTACGCCCCACTCCTTCAGCTGCGCCAGTACCTCTTCGGTGAACTGCGAACCCAGCGACGAACGGGCTTCCATGATCTCTTCCAGAGTGTTGGTCGCCAGAATGCGACGAACAGCACCTTGGATGATCTGCTTCAGTTGGCTGCGCAAATCTTCAACGGAGGTCACGCGCTGCGCAGCCAAGTTCGACTGATCGATACGGAAGAAAGCCGCGACGTCAACAACGAACGGCAGACGAGCGGAGTCGTACGCCTCGTAGTCTTTCAGATCGATGGTGAAGTTCGATTCCGGCAGCTTGATCACGGTCAGGCCGACGACAGGGATCCAGCTCGGCCACGCGTAGTAGACGTTACCGGAGTCCTTGCTGTTGCGACCGTACGAGGTCGCGCCCAACTTGTTCTGGACAATGTGGACCATGTTGGTCGGTACGACGACGCGCAGGTTCAGCGCCCACTTGACGGTGAACAGCGCGATGATTGCCAGAATGATGACTGCGACCAAAATTACGATACCCAGAATTTCCATTTTGTTTCTTTCTACTTTTGTCCTTGATTTATGGGATATTCGAAGGGAAGCCCGTCAGGGTTGTTTCCACTCCGATGACCTGCCCTGCAGGTCTACACCGCCCTCTGTGGAGCGGACCATGTTCTGTCTTACATCGACTTCAGAATCTGCAAGGACATCGCCTGTGGATTCTTCTTCGTCATGATCTCGATCGCCGTCTTCTTGACGCCGATCCATGCCGTCGCGGACAGCATGCTTGGGTAATCCGCCAGCTTGCTCGCCCAGCGCAGTCCGGTACCCTCGGTACGGGCCTTGGCCTCGACGATGATCTCGTCGATTTCATTGGGGAAGATTGCGCAGTTGTACAGGCGCACGCGCATGTTGGACTCCACGGTCTCCGGAGCCTTGAGGTCCGGCAGTTGGATGCCCGGATCTGCGGTCAGGTCGGCGTTACTCTTCGGGTACTGCAGTGCCATTACGGGATTTCCTTCGCCATCAGTTGTTGCTTGATAATTCCGCTCATATCTTCTTGCAGAATGCCGTCGAGCTTGTAGTTGGCATTCTCCGGAGTGGACTTCGAGAGGCGGCGATAAGTGTCCATCATGTCATTCCCCAACTTCAGCACCTCGTCGCTAGGCATCTCGATCGGGATCGGCTGCGGCATGTTGAGCTTGCCGGAGACGGTCGATGAAGGTACATCGCGAGGATTGACTCGTACAGTACGGGTGTTGATCCAAACGGTTTTTTCTTGATTACTCATCTTACTTCCTTACTCGTTGTGAAAAGCACGGGCGCTAACCCGCTCCCAGCCCAACTCCGCTGGCCTAAGTCTTTGACTCTCAGCCTCGTTTTAATTATATATGACACAACGCTCAGAAGATTCCGTTCAGTGGAATCTCGTGTAGGGCGTCCTTACGTGCTCCGACAGGAAGTACGGCTTATGGGTCAGCTGACCGATAAGGCAATTCTCCATGATCTTGTAGGGACGAACGTTCGGGTCGTACATGAAGACGTTGTTCATCTTCGAGTCGATCCGACCGTCGTTCTTCATCAGGAAGAAGCGTCCGGGATTGTTGACCAGCTGCTCGATGTTCGTCATGAGACCCTTGATGTAGGGCTCACCGATCTTCTTGACGAACATCTCCGGCTTGGGTAGCGCACGCGGCCCCGGATAGGTCGAGTACGCCAGCATCCGGGTCAGCTCCGTCAGGATATCATCCTTGAACTTGAATGCACCGCTCAAGATCTTCTCCTTTATGGCGGGGTGGAACGATAGAACGGTACGCAGAAGGTCGCATCGCGACTGTTGGCACCACGACTCATGATCTTGGCTTCCTTCTCGGACATCCAAACATCCGGCTCACGTCCGGCACCTTCCTTATACCACAGTGCCAGCCAGAAGTTACCTTCCGGCGTCTTGGTCACGGCGAAACCGGCGATAGGGACGTCGTCCTCATCGAAGATCATCGAGTAGTTGATCGTCGCACTGGCACCGGTAGGATCGGCGGTCAGGACGCTGGTCCATTCCGTCTCGAAGAGTAGAAGGAAGTCCTCGCCGTGGCGTACGGCCACCTTCTCCTCGTCGCTGTTGTACTTGTAGAGGACTGACTTGTTCGCCATCGCCCACGTTTCCTTGCCAACGGTGTTCTCAACCGTGTTCTTGCGATCGGCGTACTTGGGATCTTTCATCATCGCGCCGAGCCAAGCCTGAAGGTTCTCTTCGGTCGCACGCTCACCCTCGTGGTGATCGATGATGTAGTTGGGCAGATCCTCCCACGCGGCACCGCCGAAGCTGCGCAGGACGCTCTCGGCACGTTGAGCGCGACGCGCCCACTTGTGACGATTCTCCACCAAGCAGGGGATGCACTCCTTCATCACGCCGACCATCAGCATGGATTCCGGCTTACCGGCGTCGGGGTGAGGGTTGTCGGACATCAGATATCCGCACTTAGGGCAGTGGCCCGGTTCGACGAATACGCCATTCTCTTTATTTACAGCCTGCATGGTTGCTCCCAAAGTTGAAAAGACCCTAGCCGGAGCTAGGGTCGATTGGTGTTACTTACAGGGTACGATTTTCCGGAAAGCTAGATGCTGCAGCCTCCAGGAACAAACGCACCGTGGTGTTGATGTACGCCCTGTTCATCGGGCCGGTACGGGCCAGACGGACGTTGATCGCACGCGGGTCGATGTGCGGCCACGCGTACTCCAGAACGGACAGTGCTTGCTTCACCGTCAGAGCCGACATGGTACGGCTGCGGATCAGCTCCGCGAGTTCCCAAGGAGGGGTCTCGGAACTGAAGAACACACCGTTCGCCGCCTCCGCAGGTGCCTTCGGAATGAAGGTGTCCGGGAACTTCACACGGTTCTTGTGCTGTTCGGCGAACAACTCGAAGTCACGCTTGCGGTTCAGGACATCGACCGCTCCGCTGCCGTGGTTACGGGTCTGCAGCAGATTGATGTAGGTCTCCAGAGCACTGACAGCCAAGGTGTCCTTGGCACGCAGGATGAAGACCGGCTCGTCGCTCGGGATTGCATGCCCGGTGCTGCGGACGTACAGTACGCCGTCACTGATCCCGTACTTAGGATCCTGCGACACAGGGAACGTCGCCTTCTTGGTACCGTAGGCGGTGTTCTCGATGTAGCGACGAGACAATTCCTTCATGCGTAGCAGGACAGCCAGCTCGTGATCGTAGTACGACATGTTGTCGCGACTCTGGTCATCGTCATGCTCGCGAGCGTCCTCGATGTACTTCTTGAACGAATCGTAGTGCGACACGATGTCCTTCAGAGCCTCGATCGCGCCATAGCTGAAGAACAGTGCACCGTCCACCAGCGGCAGCTTATCGTCGAAGTCCTTGCTGATCATGGTCCGCAGAGCCTCGATCATGTAGGGATTGCTGTCAGTGAAGCGTTCCGCGATTTGACTCGCTGCGAAGAACGCATCGTCGCGCCACGCCTGTACCTCGGCGCGAGTGTAGACACGCTGGCCCTTCTGGAGGGCGCTGCCGTCGCGGTAGTCCTGTGCCAGATTTTTGTCCGCCACCTTGTCCACCGAGCGACCGATCTCGGCCAAAACGGTACCAACCTTGTCGCGGATGCCCTCGATGGATACCGACTTCAACACCTCGTCCAAGGCGTTGAGAAGTGCCACCTCTGGCGGCTCGGAGCGGTAGATGCTGGTCGCCTTGGGGAAGCGGCGGCACAACTCGTCCAACATGTAGCTCAGACGGAGGCTAGGGGTGCCAGCACCGCCATTCTCCAACTGGTTGATGCGCCACTCCATCCACTTGATGCGGTCGCGTGCGCCGGTGACGACGGCCTCGTGTTGCAGGTCGCCGCGCATCAGCATACGTACCATACCGGCCATCTCGTCGTGGGACAGATGACCAAAGGCCAGTTCCGACAGCTCCGTGGAGTGCAGAGCGGTGCCGCTCTCGGAAACCGGAACCTGTGGTCCCTCCAGCAGCTTACGACGCAGATCGTCGGCCTCAGCACGAGATGCCTCCAGAGCCTTGTTCAGGCGATCGACTTCCTTCTCCAGAGCGGAACGACCCGGAGGAGCACTGCTGACCTTGCTGTCCTTCAAGTTGAACAGCTGACCGAAGCCGGTCCACTTGCCGTCGTTCCAGTGCTCGACGAAGCGCATGTCGTTTGGCGTGCGGCGGGTGATGCAGTAGTGGCCGGTGACGCCGTCGGCACGGTCGGTCAGGTACGGAGCGCCGGGGTTTACCATGTCCAGAGGGACCAGATGGAAGCCGACGTTCAGGTGATTGCCAGTGCCCACGTCGAAGCCGACCTGCGTGTCGGTGATCTCGACGAACTTGCCGAAGAACAGGAATGCCTTGCGGAAGTTCTCGATGGGAGCAACGCTGTTGATGTCCAGCATGGCCTCGACCTCGTACACCGAGAATGCCTTCGAGTACTCGGCGAATTCCTCGTTCGAGTAGCCACGGTTGACCATCTCGTTATTGAGCAGGACGGTCAGGCCGGAGCGGAAGTCGATCTGCACACCGCGATCGGTTCCGTGGTCCTCGTCGGTGTTCAGGGAGATGGTCACACGACGTGCCAGCATGTCTTCGAGCAGCATCCACAACATGTCGTAGACGGCATTGTAGGCTTTTGTAGGATCCTTGAGCTGGAGCTCCACCTCGATCGGAGGGTTGAAGGCGGTGAAGCTTACACGGACGTTCTGACCCTCTTCGTGGGGCAGGATTTTATACGAGAAAAGCATTTGTACTCCCAAAATTATTCGTGATCTTCGTCTGCCGGTTCCATCTCAACGAGGCGGATACCGTAGTCTTTGTTGTCGCCGTTCATGCCGACAGTCTTGTGGATGAACAGGAGGCGACGGAGGATCTCCACCGCATCGCCGTTCAGGTTGATGCCGTTCAGCAGCTGGTTGCGGATCTGATCGCCCTCGCGGACGAGACTGGCGCTGTTCTCCTCCAGATGCTCAGGAATCTCCTTCTCATCGACGATGCGAGGAGCCAGCTCCATACGGAACTTCTCCATCAGCTTGAGCTTCTCCTCGTCGCGGACCTGCCAGATGTGCTCGATCATGGCGTCCTTACCGCGCAGACCGCCCTCGATCCGCTTGGCCTTGGCGAGGATCCCGGCCTCGTCGCTCTCGTTTGCGACCACATGGATCACGGACGGGAAACCCGGTGCGGCGCACCAGAACTCCACGCGGTAGTACTCCATCGGCTTACGTGCAAATAAACTCATAGCTCTACTTCCAATTAAAAAGTCAACGCATAACCCATATGAATAATATATGAGCTATGCGTCTTTCAGATCGATTTACGCCGCCAGAGCGAACATGTCGTCAACTGGACCCGGCAGCGGTTTGGCGTCCTTCAGGTCGGTCTTGGTCTTGGTCAGAGGATCATCGACCAGACTGCGAGCACGACCGCGCTGAGAACCCTTGCTGCTGCGGGTCTTGCAACCGCCGCCGACGCGCTTCGTGAACTTGAAGAAGTCCTCCGGGATGAAGGCAGTCAGGGTCTTCGTCTCGGCGTCATAAACGAAGGATGCATTGATGCCGACTTGTACCTCGTCGAACTTCTCCAGATCTGGCTCGGAGATATTCGACTGCGCCAGAGTCGAGGACTGTACTGCGCCCTGTGCCGTCAGCTTGAAGCCCTTCGGATGGGCCTTCAGCACCAACATCTGGTTCTTGTCCAGCTCGACGGAGATGTTGCGACCATTGTTGGCGTCGTCGATGTACAGGGAGTCAGCAATCTCCTTGACCATCTTCGAGCCGAAGGTCACGGTCAGACGACCGAGATTATCGCCCTTGATCTTGCGGTTGTAGCTATAAAACAGCTTCGCCACGATGCGATGATGGTTCGGATACACCGAGTCCATCAGGAACTTCACCGGGTCGGCGCGGATCAGAGCGATCTGGTCGCTAAACCACAGGCGCAGCTCTGGGTATTTCAGCTGGTTGACCAGACGCGTGTAGATTGCCAGATACTCCTTGCCGGATTGGATGATACGGTATCCGGTGCCACGGGAGCCGTCGTTCGTGAAGACCATCTCATGGATGTCGAAGAACGGATGTTCAGCCAGCGGTGTCTTGCGAGAGCAGCTGTAGAGCGACTTCATGCCGAAGCCGGTCTGCGTGATCTTCATCGCGCCACCCTTCTTACCCTTGCTCTTGAACCACAAAGGGATAACCGGGGCGTAACGCTTACCTTCCTTCAGATCGGGGGCCGGGAAGCGGGTACCGGTGTCCATCTGACCGTGACCGTCAGCGGCCAGAGTCATGGCCCAGATACGGGTGAAGAGTCCTTCGTTGCCGTTCCCGGCACCGTTGCTCTTGCGCAGCCCCTTCGTCACCAGCTCCAGCGATGGCAGCGCGATGCGGGACATCGCTCGGAGGATCGGGTCGTTGCGCGAGATCGTCGGCAGGTTCTTAAAGCGGAAGGTGTCCTCGACGCCTTCGATGGTTGCTTGATTGGTGTCTTTCATTTTTCTTCTTTCTTCATTGGTAGAGTGATGACGCCGGTGAGAGGATTCAGGATCTGGTCGGACTGTCCGCGAAGCGACAGATCGATCTTGCCCTTGAAGAATTCCTTCTCGTGGTATGCCACCCCCATGAGGTCTCGCAGTGCGGGTAGTTCGTAGGAGAAGAAGCCAGCCCAGTACATCTGGAAGCAGCTGCTCTCGAACTCCTTCTCGGAGAACGAGTCCTTACCCTTCTTGACAACGCCATGGACGTTGCCGGTGTCGAATATCACATGAGTTCCTCGTCGGAGTGGAACCCTTACTCCCGAGAGCGGGAAAAGCAGATCCCACTCCTCGTCATCTTCCATCCAGTGGACGAAGAAAGCCTTGTCGGCGAACAGCTCGTAGCTAGTGTCTACGTGAAAAAAAGAACCTTCACACGCGTTCAGCGCGGGTTCACTACACTTGTCGTTATCTTCACACAACAGCCCCACCTCCTCCGCCCGTAGGCGGAGGAGGTTAGTGTAGGGATTTGGGGATGCTATGTGTGACGTGAAGACGTCACCGGTACCGGCCAGTGGGTTGGCCGCGTGAAGTTGGTCGATCCAAGAAGCATAGAGCTCCTCGTTAATCGCTGGTGTGTCGATATGAGCGGTAATCACTTTGAGGCTCACATTGCGGGCATTCCCCTTGGGGAGCGCAACGTAGAGTTGATTCGCTACATCGACACCCTTTTGTATTCCAGGTATCGCACTACTATCCATCATTCACCTCTACACACAAATACTCCCAAATAGTCATCGGTTCGGTGGTCACAGCCGTGATCCGTACTGGCATCTAGCTATTCCCTTCGTACTGAAGGAATTCGAAGTCGTGACTATTTCTAAACATGGATCGAATTACCTTGCCTAACGGTAACTTTTCGATCCTGCGCGTGTAATGATGCACCCGTTGAGTGCATGCCCAACGCATGACGCCGATGTTGAACATCCGTGACGTCATCTCCCGGAGATCCGGGACCGGAACCATCTTCTACCGACTCGCACCCAAGCGCTCGGTCTCCCACCACGGCCATGCAGCCAACGGGATGGTGAAGACGGGTGTTGTAGACTTCACCTTTCGGTGTCGCCTCCTGAAGCAGCTGTTCTACCGCCGCTTTGGTGTTGGTATCGCCGACTTTGATGTCGACTAACGGGAAACCATCCGATACAGCATGGACGGAATGGGTGCTACCGTTGAGGGAGGTCGTGACCTCTGCCTCGGGCGCTGCTAAACTAGCGCCTTCTTTTATACCGGAACACACAAAATACCTCTACTGAAGCATACTGCAATGATACTCTCGGAGTTAGGCAACGACTTCTTACCGTTCCGTGGTTGCAGGGAAATCCTGCACTTGCGACCGATTCGCTTACACTTGACTTGGATGCCACACATCCGTTGTTGCCAAGTAGGGAATTCACGGCCTTGTATTTGGCGCTAGCATCTTTCCGGGACACAGCTGGTTCACGTACCTGCGACGGGTGAGAACGCCCGGTACCTTACGAAAAACCATCACGCCTTGCCCTTCCGGGCTGTATCACGAGTACGGAGACGAACCGGGTCTCACCCCGATTTGATCGTCTCCGCGCCTGAAGGATCCTACTCTCCAGACTAGCCCCGTGTTGTTGATGAAACGACATCCCTCTCTTGAGTTCAGCCGTACCTCCACGTCACGCCATCGCCGGAACTCCGGTTGCGCGTGGAATTGTATGAAGTACCTCCGATTACGGATTAACATCCGATCGTCGAACGAGTCCGTCAGGTATCAGGCCTCCAATCGACGACCACCAGTACTCTACAGATCTTGCATAATCTCTGCCATGGTGCGTGATGCACCGACGAAGCACATTGTCTTACCGAAGCTATCATCGTACGTATGCTCAGAATCGAGCATACGCTTCCACATGGCGTGATTGTACGCCATAGCGTACTCACCGTAGTAGAAGTCCTGCCGGATGATCACGGTCTTCCAACCGCGCTTCGATGCGAACTGTGCTGCCGTCACAACCAACTCATCGTCAGATACCTTGCGCGAGACAAGGCCATCAAACGGGAGCAGTACAACCCTGATGGAGCGGCGACCTACACCGCTCACAATGTACGACGGATGGATATCCAATCCGTACGGACGGCGGGTTTGATCCGCGTCACGTTTCTGTCTCACGATGTGAGGCTGTTTCATACTTCTTTTCTCCCAGAGGCTTATGTAGCCACGAACAGGCGGGTCTCCCCGCCCTCAGAATTACTTTTTGAGCCGCTTCAGCTCGTAGAACTGGCACAGGTCGCTGACGAACTCGTTCTTGGTCGCATCTTCGATGATGTCTTCCAGCAATGCAAAGGTATGATTCACCCGCATTCTTACATCACCCGGTGCCGTGAACTCGACGTTCTCCTCGTTGAGGACGAAGAACGCTTGTCGGATGGCCGACATCATGCGGAAGATCAACGGCAGAGCCTTGTGCAGCTCGTCGTGGGTTCCCATGATGCTCTGAACGACCTCGATGTACTTGCGGTCCTGCATGGCAAGCACGTCATCAGCCTTACCCATCAGCTGCTTGTAGATCTCGCGCTGCTCTACCGGTACACGTCCCTCAGTGTACTCGGTGTGCATGTGCGCCACGGCGGTCTTGATGACGCCGGAGAAATCAGCCAGTTGGCAGGACTTTGCCGCCACAAGGGCTTCCAAATGTTGAGCGCGTTTGTTCGCTTCTTCATAGCGTGCCCAGCCTTGATCAGCCGAGAGTTGCAGGGCTGCAATTACACGATGCAGACGGGTCTCTTCTTCGTTTTTGACTTCCATGATGCTCCCATAGGTACTAAATTCTTGAGTTTTCGAGTCTCCACTCGGATTTCTCTTCATTTTTATAATATATTCCCGGATGCCACGTCAATTTCGTTTTTGACGTTTAGGCTGGCACCGGGGCTTTTGCGGAGGCCTTGAAGGTCTTCAACGCTTGTTTCTGCCACTGCCAGAACCATTCGCGATCCTCTTGCGAGTACATGCGCTCGTAGTCGGCAGTGGTCTTGTTATACACCATCTCAGCATGCGATGGGGCGGGTTTTTGGGTCTTCTCGCATATTCGCTTGATGTTTTGCTTCTTCTCTTGAGCATCTTTCTCGATAGCAGCAGCCAGATCGCAGCCGTCAGCGTAGAAGACGTCTTTGTAGACCTTGAGTTTCATCACTCTCCTTACACAATGTTGGGGTTGTCTACATGGGCGAAACGCATGTTGCTCGGATGCGGAACGCCCTCGATTGCCACGGTACCGCGACCCTTGGAACTGAGGTACTTCTCCAGATGGTTGCGACGCACATAGGCGTGGCCGGGAATGCCCGGAGGCAGGGGATCGCCTTCCTTCACGCCGGTCTGGTCAATCTCGACAACACCGACGCGACCTGCGGTCAGGATGACCTTCTGGCCCTCGTAGGTACCCATAGCGACAGCGCTGGTCTGCTTGCCACTGATGACGAAGCCGTCGTGGGCGATCAGGACGTCCTCATCCGTGGTCTCACGGACGAAGAAGAACTTCGGGTTCGAGAAGTTCGTCTCGGTGCGCTCGGAATTCTGGAAATAACGAATCCCGGTGATCATCACCTCGACAGTGGCGTCGCGTTCCGGCATCTGCCGCATACGGTCGAACAGGCACAGAATGCCCACGTACTCGTAGCTGACTTTGCCGTCAACGTTCTCCACCCCGCTCAGTTTCGCAATGACCTTATCCTTCTCGAAACGGTCGGGTTTGGTCGTTACTTTCATTTTGTACTCCCTTTATGTGTACTCTTGGAATCCCCTGTTACCCTCGGATCCACTCAGGTTTGTTTACCCATCCCGGCCAATTTCGGGATGGATTACTTCGGAACCCTAGTCAGTACTACCGGGCCGACTAGGGTGTTTCTGGATCAGTTCCTCGACCAGCTCTTTGAAGGCTTTCTTGTCCTTCGCGAGCAGGTTCCGGAACCGATTACGTAGACTGAAGGCCTCTTGGCCCCTGATCCACTTGGACTGAAAGTTCTTTCCCGATTTGTCAGTCAGGAAGACGTACAGTTCACCGGCACCGCCATGGACGGAATGATGAGGCAGCTTGTTCCAAGCACCAGTTTCAAGACGCTCTGCTGCTTTGATCTTGCGACTCATTTATTCTCCACTTCGGTCATTTCCTTGATATCGGACATCGATACTAGCGTACCGCTGATGTCGAGACGACGGCGGAAGACGCCGAGTACCTTCCCGCTTTGAGGGAAGAAGTAACCACGTCCGCTCTTGTCGATGTCCTGATCTCGGAGGTATTTCACGTTCTTTCCGATCAAGGCTTTCGCCTCGACGGAAGTTGTGGGGCGAACGTTAGCCCCGGTAAGTATCCTGCAGTCTGCCATTTCAGGTAACGTTCAGATGATGCACGTTGGCGCGCTTGGTGATGGCCCCGATGTTGTCGAGGGTCATCTGGATCAGCAGCGCGGTATCCGCGTCTCCCTCGTCGCGCATCTTGTCGAGGTTGACTTGGCTCATGGCCGAGAAGGTGGAGAGCTTCAGGACGCTCATGTTACGGTTCAGCTTCCCCAGCTCCGTGTTCAGGGCTGGGTCGGCAGAGTGGTCATGAGCGTAGTTGTAGTTCATGCGGGTGTCACGCCACGTATCCGGACGCTTGTAGTCCCAGGCCCGTGCGAAGACGTAACCGATGTCATCGGCATCGTCCAGCGAGAAGCCGAAGCCGCCGAGGTTGACCGCGTCGAACGCCTTGCTTTCCTTCTTCCAACGCTGCCAACGCAGGAACGGTCCCCAGACCTGCTCGTGGCAGGTACCTTCCGGCGCGTAGATCACGAAGTTCTCGTCGATGGTGGCGAAGTTGTGGGTCTTGGTGTAGCCCCGGAACTCCTCGCTGCCGTCGATCAGTTTATTGATCATTTCCATCTCGTTAGCCGAGGCACCGATGAGCAGGTACTTACGGATTTTGATGGAGCGCTCAGTCAGGGGAGATGCGGTCAAGACGAAGCCGCGATCGCTGCCGTGCTGGATGACGCTGACGGACTGGGCTGGGCCGATGTTGGCGACCGCCATCTTGTACTCCTTCAGCTTGTCCGGCGCGGAGCCGATGCTGTGGATGGTGGCGGAGGCGATATCGGTTTTACGCAGTGGCAAAGACATGGTTTTTCCCTTCGAAAGTGTATGGATGAGGGTATGCCCTTGATGGCATACCCACTTTGTATTAGTCTACTAAATCTATGACTTAGACTGTTACTTTTCGGACTACGAGTCCGCGTACGGACGGATAACACCCGGTTTCTTCCGGTTGCCAGAGCCGTACGCATCCATCACATCGGGGATTGGTACGAATTCGTTTGCGCCCTTGTTGAGCAGGCGGCTTGCATTGCTTTCCATAAATACTCCCAAATATTGCAAAAGAACGTGGTTAGAGACGCTCTGCTCTTTGCTACTTCGCCGCCACCATACCCTCATAGCGAGCGAATTCCTTCTCCTCCAAACTGCCGGTTTCGATGACCGTCAGGCCCATCAGTTCCGCCAGCTCCTTCGACTTCTTCTCTGCCTCGCTCATCGTGAGGCAGGAGATCTCGACAACCTTACGGTCGGTCTCGATCTGGATTACGCCAGCCGAGCCGTGATCTGGATGATCATAGACGCGGATAACGGTCTTCTCCGTACGGGTATTGGCGCTCGGTTGACGACTCGCCTCAGTCAGAGCCTTCTTCATGGTTGTCACCATGCCCCAGACATCGGCACGAGCTTTGTTGAAACGGTTGCGGCTTTCAGTGATCAAGCCCGGAGAGGTCTCCGCTTTGGGATTCTCCAGACCACCCAATTCCTTAGCCGCGCGTTCAAAGGCGGTAAGGATGTTGCGCTGATTGTCGCTCAATATGACGCGACGTGGACCTTTTTCACCTACACGTTTTTCTTGGTGCATTGTATTTCTCCGCTACTTTTACAGCACTACTTTATTATTAAACCTCGAATTTTCTAGTCGAGGGTGACTCTTGCAGAACGCTTCTTTGTATTAACGGTTACGCTTCTTGGACTTCTTGACGATCTTCGCCGTCGTCTTGCGCTCATCCTTCGAGCGTTTCTTCTTGTTGTTGCCGTAGCGGATACGGCGCTGGGCCTCGGTCTCGTACGACTCGTCCTGAGTCGCGTCTTCGCCCATGTAATCTTCGTGCTCCGGGTTGCGGTGATTCAGCATTGCTTTAAGCCTTTCTTCGTCGATAGACGATTCAAAATTGGTGATCAGGATTTGCTCACCTCGTTGGTAGGCTTCCATCGCGAGACGCATCTGGAAGTCGGTGCGGATGACGCTGGGGCATCGTCCACTCCAGTGCATATCAGAAATCGTTGCGACGTTCATCGGCGATTCCTTTGCTTCGAGGCTTTCGCCATTTTCTTCTTGATCGAACGATCAACATGCCACTTCTTGTTGTTACCGGATCGACGCTGCTCGGTGAGAGCACCCTTGAAGGCCTCGTGTACCGGTGGCAGCTGACCTTCCGCTCCGACGTAGTTGAAGCTCTCGATCTTGAGGGCGTCCATCATAGCCTCGGTGATACGAGGTCCGACACCACCGAAGCCGATGATGTTCGCCTCTCGTTCGTTCAGTTCCTCTCGGGACTTGGCGACGAAGCTACCGAGGCTGTCGATGACGATGATGCTACCGGTCTCGATCGCCTTCTCCATCTCCGCCTTCAGCTTCTCAACATCGAGATTCGGCATCGGGTGGTTCTGGTTGTGGCGCTCGATGGCCTCAATGGTCTGCTGCATCCGTATCCCGGAACCGTCAGTGTCGTAGTCGAGGGTGATGACTTCAGACATTCACCACCTCTTCATCGATTGCCCTCATGCGCTTCAGCGATTCCTCGCTGAACACGCCCTTCCCAGCGAACCTTCCGCCAGTCATCTTCAGCCAAGCTTCCTCTTCCGTCGCCACAACTGCGGTGGCACGGATCTCGGTCATTCGCTTCGAAGGCACGGTGCTGTCGAAGGCATCCGTACGGCTCTTCAGGTAGACGCCGCGTTTCACGTCGATGATGTGATCGCAGACGAAAGACAGCTTGACAGGAAGATCATCGATCCTGGTATCCTCGATCAACCACACCTGACCTCCGTGGTGACGACTGAGCATGAAGATCAGGTCGGTACGCCTCTGAAACTTCGCTGCAGGAGCTTGCTCAGGGGTCTTCACAAAGTAGCGACGGAATGCCAAGGCCGCTACGACAAATACCAGCAGGACTAATATCGGGGTTACGAAATCCATTGTAAGTCTCTTTCTTCTAGTTCTATTAACCGTTTGCCATGCCACTATCGCCGACGTAGCCGATAGTGATGCCGCCGTAACGATGACCCTTCCAGACGTCAATGCACATCGCCAGATTGAAGATCTCGGCTTCCTCGCCGTACAGGTTATCGGGGTGAACGATGACCTTCTTCCAACCGCGCTTGCTTGCTTCCAGAGCCGCCAGCTTGATCAGATCCTCTTCCTCCATACGCCACTCGACGATGTGGAAGGGGTGCATCACCACAACGACTGCGCGCTTGCCGTAGCCGCGTACGAGGTGTTGGAACCGGTGCTGGTACATCTTTTGTTTCTTCTCGATGGTTATCATCGTTACTCCCAATGGTTAGAAATTGTTTGCCACCCAGCTGTCGCGCTCCCGGTCGGAGGCGAATGCCTTTGGATGACGTACTGCGAACAGCTCGAACTCCGGTCCCACATCGTCCCTCAGAACGTAGTGGGTGCCGTTGGCGCTCTCGTAGATTACACGGTTCGCCATGTCGATCCCGGCTGTGTCGTGCCGGAAGTCGTCGATACGGATCTCGTCATCATCCATTTTGCGCAGAGCCTGATGGGTGAGCTGGAGACGCGTCAGGATGATTGCCTTGAACGTGACCGGGGGTCTGTACTTCTGCTGTGGACCAAGGTCTTGCCGCAGACTGCCGATGTGTACCGGCTTGTTTTCTTCGATAGTTTTCATTATTATATTGATTGAAGAGGACCGCCATTCCGTAGGGACAGCGGTCGAAGGCCTTGACGACCTTCGCGCTTCCTTACATGAACAGGGTGGAGACCTCGACACGATTGTCGAAGGCCGTGATGTTGTAGTGATCGAAGTCCGAACGCGACACCTTGTTGGCGGCTGCGAACTGGCTCTCGACCTTGAGGATGTCTTCGTCGGCCAGCAGATTGACGTGCTCAAACACGTCGAACAGCGCGACACGGGCCTTCATGGTCTCGATGTCGGCGTCCAGCACATCGAAATCCTTGAGGATGTCGTAGTCGTTGAACTTGCTGTGGGTCTGCTTGATCTTGTTGATCAGGTCGATGGCCTTCTTCGACTTGTACTTGGCGATCATCGGGACGTCGTCGGTGCCCACCAGATTGCCGTACAGTTGGATGAACGAATCGCTCGTCTTCAGCTCGTCGCCGTGCTTCACCGCGTACTTGTGCTTCTCGTACAGGTAGTTGAAGTAGCCGTTCGTCGTGACCATCTTGGAGTTCTCACCTGCCGGGTGCAGGTTGAAGAAGCCCTTGAAGCACTGCGAGTACTGCTGGATCAGTGGATCATTGCTGATGAAGACGTTGTACTTCGACTGCGTCAGCACGTTCGGATCCTGACGCTGAGAGAGCGCTGGGATCACAGAAAGATCCACATCATCGGTGTTGACGACGAACAGATCCGGGATGCAGTTGGCGAAGCGCGCCATTTTCTCGCCGATGAAGCCGAGGTAGGCCGGTTTGACGGTCTTCTCGATGATCGTCTTGCTCCAGTCCGGCGCGATGGCGGTCTTGTACTTGTCCGGGGTCTTACCGCTGTCGAACATGAGGACGACCTGCAGGTTGCAATTGCGCTTCTCGACGAAGTAGCGCTTGTAGTGGACGATGAAGTTCAGCGTCTCAGCAATGACCTTGTTGGAGTCGGTCACGAACTCGGAGGTCACCATGTCAGCGTAGTACTTGATGCGCATGATGTCCATGATGTATTTCATGTCGATGAACAGCGTGACAGAGGTCTCGATCACGCGCTCAGCGAACAGCTCATCCAGAACGGAGTACTTGACCTTCTTGCGATTGAAGGCGAAGCCGAAGCTGCTGTTCTCGTCTTGATTGCCGTGGTAACTCATAATATTTCCTTTGGATTGAAGTCTTTTTATTTTGCTTTGATCGCCACTGCTTGGCAGTCCACATCGTCCGGGTCGGCGAAGTTGCGGATCTCCTCGCGGTAGATCTCGCCCTTGCGCTCGGTACTGTCAGCCCAGTCAGTGTGGATGGTCAGGGCATCCGGCCCGTAGGAGATGAGAAAGTCGCCGTCTGCCAGCTCGCCGTTCTCGTCGGCACATTGCACCTTGATCTTCTGTCCCGGTTTGAGCAGGACGATCATTTCGTTAGAGCTCATTAGTTTCCCTTTAGATTCTAGTCACAGTCAAACCTATAATATATCTCACACAAGAGTTTAGTTCCGATTCTCGCGTTATCGTCTTTTTGACTGTAGTGAATAAAAAAGACGGGGTAACTGAGGGTCTCTACCGGGAAACTAGTCCGCAGTATGACCCTCAGCTATCCGTCCATTTAGATGCTCACCTTGATGGCGTTGTAGAGCGAAAGGTACGGTTCGACGAGACTTTTGGCACGCACCGAGTCATCGTTGACATCGCAGGGGTGTACGCTGACCTCGTCGAGCTTCTCCCTGATGACTTTCTGAGCAGCGGCCAACAGGCCAGTGGCCTTGTGTACTGCATCCCGCTGTTCCCAGCCGTTCAGCCAGATGTTTTGAACTGGCATGAGACCCAGTGATCTCTCAACCCTTTTGTATGCTTCCTGACAGATGGCATCCACACAGGGATGCTTTATCAGGAGTTCATCCGACCAGTCCCGCTTGCCGGAGAAGTATAGGCAGAGCTGCTGAACCCGTTCCTTGTATGCGATCATGAAGGGGATCGAGAACCAAGCAATCTCCTCCGACGCGAGGGTGACGATCATCTCGAAACCCTTGTACGGATCGCTGCCCGGTTGCAGAATACACATGGCGTTCCGAGCAGAATGAATGATCTCGCGCAGGTTCTCGCGGACGCTCTCGATGTTGAACCATTCGATGCGATTCAACGAGAATTCGATCTTGGAAGCGAAGGCTAGACATTCCTGTTTGATCTTCATCGCCGCCCCAGCTTCTTCTCAGCAGCTTGGATGGCCCCGCGAATAGTACCGTGGCTCTCGGCACGGTTGTGGTGCCACATCAGCTCCAGCTCCTTGGGGTTGTCGGCCTTGCGGATGGTCAGGCCGGTGTACGAATCCTTCGCCAGCTCTTCGATGAAATTGATGAGATCGGTGTCGTCATTGTCCTCCGGGATCGCGTGCGCCTTGATGGCACCGGCGATAGCTGCTGCAGAACGATCCGGGTTCTCGATCAAGAACTCGTCCATGCCAACGATGACTGGATTACCTTTTACATCGGCGAACAGCTTGGCCTTGTAATCATTGTCGAACAGACGACGGATCTTGAGCGCTGCCAATGCATGATCCTGCAGAGAGATCTCGATGAAGTCCGGAATGCCCTCGATCTGCGACTCCGAAGGCTGGAACCACAGTGATTTGTACTGCGTGACCGCATGGCGCTTGGCTTTCTCAGCGGTGTGCATGATGCGGCGGCTCTGGCCGAGGTTGTAACCCAATTCGTAAGCCTCGGAGTGATCCGGGTTACCGTGAGGGGTCTTGAAGATGTCCATACCGTCTCCGGCAAGGCCGTGGCCCATACCGGATTCGTAGGCATCAACGATCATAAAAACGTTGGATGGCATGATTACCTTATTGAGTTTTGATCAGCTCGTACTTCTCTTCGAACTCACCTTCGGTCAGGGCGAACGAGTCGGTACCTTCTCCGATGACCCAGTCGCCGACGCTCAGGGTGAAGTCACCGATCAGGTGAACCTGCTTGCCGTACATGGTCTCCGACAGGATGTACTGGTGAACAGACGGATCGCCCTTGTACTGGACCGCCTTGACCTCGTCGCCAGCCGGGACGGGCTTGGTGCGTGCGATGATCGGCTTGCCGAGGATGATGTTGGCGCACAGCTTGCTGTCCTCCTGACGGTTCATCAGGTCGATGACGTACCAGAGGATCTTCATGATGTCCTCGCGACTGCGGCGACCGCCATACACGGTGAAGATCTTCTGGTCACCGCGTCGGATGGTCTGGTGGCCCGTTGCAGTCCAGATCCTCGACACCGGTTTCTCGCTAGGAGCGATGAAACCCTTGTGCAGATCAACCAGCAGTTGAGCGTACTTCACGCGGTCCTTGACGCCGAGCGTGGCGTGCATCGAGATAATCTGTTGGCCGGACTTGAGATCGCTGATTGACCAAGCATATTTACGACCGTGAGCCAACTCCGGGCAGACCCACTCCCCTGCTCCGTCCAGCTTATTGAACTGCGCCATCGCGTTTCTCCTCGATATGTTTGGGGTTTGTGTTCTCAGCGTTGCCGCTGAACCCGAACGGACACTTGCCGCCCGTGGTCACATCGGTTTGGTGCTCGATGGAGGCTTCGAATCGCTTCGAGTTCTCCTTGGGCTTCTTGCCGCCGAAGGCATCGATGATCATGGCGAACGGGAGCCACACCGGAATGGTGATGATGAGCCACTTGCACAGCATCAGGCAAACGTATAAGATTGCCGGGATGATGGTGTATAAGACCCACGGCTTCGTCAGTACTTCGAGATCGTAGATCCAGAGGTTGACGAGGATGGTGATGAGTTTGTCGAGCATGGTACTTCCTTATTTGATGTCTTTGAGGGAGTTCAACAGCTCCCACATGGCGTTGCGTTCGTGGGCCGGGATGCCGCTGGAGCCTCCCAAGACCGCCTGTTCGTACTTGCGCAGCAGAGCCAGCATCAGCGGTGCGGCGTTCACCAGCGCCTCGATGCGGGTGTTCTGCTCCTTGCTGTTGGCCGGGTTGGACTCGTCGCCACCGGAGTACAGGACGTTGTCGCCGTCCTCGTCCTTGACGAACATGAACTGGAACTCGCAGTCCAGCAGCGGCCACTCGAAGTCGCCGTCAAATACGCAGCGCTTCTTGTTGACGACCTTGGCCGGAGCCAGTTCGTAGTCCGATTCGATCTTCAGTTCGAACGGCAGCTTGTTGTTGTATCCGGACTCGATCTCGTCCTGTAGGGTGTTGGTCTCTTCATCGACGCGTACCCAGTGATAGACGCGACCGGCGTCGTCGTCCTCGACGTTCACGATGTACGCGAGGTAGCTGTCTTTCGGAACGACGGAATTACCGAAGGACGAGTTGTACTCGTTCACGGTGACGAAGGTACCCGGCATCATCTGGACCACCGGAGCCGGGTTCGGATCCACCCAATCGCGATCCTCGCGCTCGATCCACTCCAGACCGGCCACACCGGCATAGACCTGCTGGTCGTTACCGGCGATATCGACGGTCACGAAGCCGCTGCTTGCGGCACTGCGAGGCTTCTGGAAGGACACGATCTTCACCTTGCCTTCGTGGTTGTGCAGCGATACCTCGTCGCCTACCTTCGCCTCGCGGCTGTGGTCGTTCTCATACACGATGCGCATTTGCGGTCTCCTCGTTGATTTTCTTCATTTGTGCTTCGGTCAGCGCGAGACGCGCCATAGGGATCATCCATGTCAGATCTGGAACGATCTTGTGGGAGGCGCAGTTCAGCGTCCAATAGCCGAGGTCGTTGCAGTCCAGTTCGATGCAGTAGAGATCCTCGTCTGCCGGATTGTCAACCATCTCCAGAGCGGTGATGTTCGGCAGTTCGATGGCGTAGCACCAGATGATGTAGTCCGGCTCTTCGACGATGTGGAAGCGAACCCACTGTTCCTTCACCGTATCGACGCCGGTCTCCTCGCGGAACTCACGCATCATCGCACCGACAGGACTCTCGTGAGGCTCTTTCTTGCCGCCCTGACCGTTGTACTTGTCGATCAAGTTCATCGGACCGCGATTCTTCAGCTGCAACAGCACCTGATCCAGATCACCGGCCTCGAACGGGAAACCCAACACGTATTGTTGCTTCTTGGAATTTTCAAACATCTCAGCACTCCTCTTCTTCTATGTGACGACGAGTCTTGCGCTTGCGGCGCTCGTCGATGATTTTCATTACTTTACGGATGATATTGTCGCCGTGACACTCCTTCGGAGCGCACCAGCACATCAAGGCGATATCTTCACCTGCTTCTACCCTGTCGGCCAAGGAGTTCAATTCCTTCCTGATGGCCCAGTCCTTCTCGTACAGCTCGTCCAGTCGGACGGCATGTTCGCGGATGCACTTGCCCCGCTCGTGTTCGAACACGAGCCTCACCGGATTCTCCAGAAGGCTCGGTCTACTGATCTTCACCACAGTCTCGTGCTTGAGAGGCTTGGTGCCTCCCACGCGAGCGCTAACGACTCGGATTCCCATCGACGGACTTCCAGTTCGGGGTCCACACGGATCCCGTATACTCGTCGGACTTATAACCTGCCTTGGTCAGAAAATCTGCCACCTTACGCTCACCGACGTTGTAGTCACGGTTGCGGTCGGCATGGTTGTCAGTCACGAATGTTGCATGCGCCTCGATGGCTTTCGTGATCTCATTCCAATCAGGATCTCTGCGGCAGCTGCGATTCCCCTCAGCAGAGATGAAGACCCAATCATCGCCGGTGTACTGACCGCAGTTAGCAAGGTTGCCAGCGAAGCGGCGGTAGCGGTCGGAGGACGAGCGCAGCGAACCTTGGCCGATGAACTTGTTGCAACGTGCTGCCTTCTTCATGTCCTTCTCGAAGTATGGCGACTGCGCGTCCGGAGGGAGTTCGCGGAGGCGGCGAACGAGAATGCTCTTATTTATAATCATAATCTCTCCAAAATGAAGGTCGCTATGGCGATGAACCATAGCGACCCTTGGATTAGTGTACGTTCTTCGGATCTTCGAAGAACATGTCCTTCACGTTCGTGCAGAACGGCACGATGGTACCGCTCAAGCCCGGATCACCGGACGAGGACGCATTCAGCGACAGGTTGCCGAGGAACGACTCGTGGATGCTGCGGTACTTGACCAGAACGTTACCACCGTTCGCACCGAGGGACTGAGCGCCACGCGCCGACCACTTCAGTGCCACGTTGAACAGGTTCAGCGTGTTGGTGATGTTGGAGTAGCGCAGCAGCTCGTTGGTGATCAGGCGCTTGACGAGGAACATCGCGCCGATGTTGCTGAACACCGTCTCCAGACGCTTCATGTCGATGTTGCGGCTGTTCAGGATGCGGACGGTGATCTCGGACCACTTGATCAGCAGCGGGAAGATCAGGTACTCGTACAGGCGCAGACGGCGCGTGTAGATGTTGAGGCTGTCCAGCTGGTGCAGCTCTTCGTAGTTCCATGCCATGTAGCGCACGACATCGAAGGTGCTCTGCTTACCGTCATCCGGCAGCTCGCGCAGGTTCTTCTTGGTACGCTCGTCGAGGATGCGCTCCAGCGACATGATGGCCTTGTCTGCCTTCTCCAGCTTGGAGGTCGGCGAGGTCAGGATCTTACGACGCCAGAAGTCGCCGGACGCCAGACTAGTGGACTTCTTCACGTTCTCCAGCACATGATGCAGGGAAATCACGAGGTTGCGGAAGTTGGCATCGGACTGCAGACGCTCCTTGTTGACCACCATCGTCATGGTCTTGCTCGGATGGAAGTACTCGAAGTCGCTGTCCACCTCGACCTCTTGATCATTGAAGACGAACACGTCCTCATCCAGCTTCATCAGACGCATGGTCTCCTCGAAGCCGTACTTGATGAAGAAGTAGATGAAGAAGTTCTTGAATGCGTTGATGTTGTTCGAGCGGGTCTTGAAGAAGTCCAGCAGGAACACCTTACCGTTGTAGTCGGTGCCGCCGTTCGACTGGATGGTCGTCTGCTTGTGGCGAACGCCCAACGGCATCAGCAGCGTCTTCAGGAAGATACCATTGCGCACGTTGTAGAAGTTCTTGTCTGCAACCTGCAGGATCGCGTAGTAGCGGTTCCCGTTCAGGATGAAGAAGTAGTCGTCGACCAGCTTCGGGATGAACAGGTGCAGAGCGCGCTCCTTCTTCTCACCCTCCCACTCGATCATGAACCGGGCCTCGATCAGGTCCAGACGCGATTCCTCGATCGAGATGGTCTGCTTCGAGATGTACTTGTGGCACTCCTCCTCGTTGATGCGCTTCATGTCGAGGAACTTGATGCCGGGGATCGAGTTCAGCGTCGAGAACAGGTCGCGGAAGTAGCTGTCGATGTCCTCGCGTTGACGGATGTAGATCAGGTCTTCATTGAACTTCTCCGGGTTGTCTGCCTGGAACTTCTTGTAGAATTGGGTTTGGATGTCCATGCTGCTCCTTAGCGAACGTTCTTGTAGGCTTCCAGAACTGCCGCCTTGACGACCTCCGGTGCTGCGGTGAAGTAGTCGGCAACCATCGCCACGGTCCACTTGGAGCCGTTGCGCGGTGCCGAGCCGGTCATGTAGAATGCCAGCTTGTCGGAGATGACGCGCCAATGACGTTCAGTGATCTCTTCCATCTTGAGGCCGAGAAACTCAGCGACTTCCTCTGCGTGGTAGATGTAGCTGTGGGTTACCAGCCCGGATACGATAGCCATTATGATTCTTCCTCGGTTATAACTCTTTTGTGCTTATTGACTAGCACGAAGTCTGGATCATTCCTGATCCTCCACAGCTCGGTCGCCTGACAGGCATGACCGCTCTGGCCGAACTTGTCGGATAATCCCGATGCGTCACGTATGACCGCGTACAGCTTCGGGTTTTCCCTTATGTATTCATCCCAGAGCCGAGAGTACAGAACTCGTACCTCGTCCGGGTTTAGCGGCACTTTGCCTTTGGCGAACTTCCAGCCCATGCCACTGATGTTGCCCTCGAAGACCTTCGATGCTTGATAGATCTCCTCGATACTTCTGTTGCCGCGAGAGCGGATCCTCGCATAGAAGGCTGAGAGCCTGCAGTCCCCTTGAGAACTGCATTCGAGAAACGGCGACTCTCCGTGGCTTATCACACCGATTTTCCCATACTCGTAATCAACTGTTCGTCTGGCATCCGGAATCGATTGCCAAAACGTGATTGGTATGCATAGGTCTTCCAAAGTTCACGGTTTTCCAGCATGTCTTTGAACGGGAAATGCTCAGAATTATCCTGCAGAAGGAACACATACTGGATGTCGCCGGTCACAAGATACATATTCCGGGCAAGCAGGGATGTCTTCGTGCTCAGCATCCCTGCAGCGGTGTTCAGATCCAGAATACTCATGCCATACCTCGCTTCCACTTAGGGATCTTGGGCTTCTTGGCCTTCTGGAACACGGCCCCGGTAGGGTTGGCTGCACCCTGCCAGCGCGCCTTGGTGGCTTGCTTGACGGACACCTCCATCTTACCGCCCTCCTTGTAGAGCCAACGCCAGCCATCCCAGAACAGCCGCTCGATGTTCTTGGCCAGATTCGAAGCCTCCACATTGTACCAACCCGGTTCGGTCGGCGATACCACGGTCGCGTCGAACCAGTCGGAATCAGGCGGGAGACCACATGCAGCGGCGACGGTCTTAGGCATTGGTTTACGCTTGGGAATTACTGCCATCTTCCTCTCCGAGGTTCACGTTCACGGACTCCCACTTCTCGATCAGGTCGCACACGACCATGAAGTTGGGGTGCATCAGGTGGTCCTCGTCGGAGCCGACGACATCGGCCAGCCAGTCGCCGAGGTAGTGAATCCGGTCGAAATCCTGCTCGTTCTCGATGACATAGTCCTTGGTGAGGGCCATGATATCGTCCGGCAGACTGCGCCCGAATTTCTGCTTGTAGTGGACCGAGTTCGGCTCACGGTTGCCGATGTTCACCGTCAGGATGTCGGCCAGCAGATGGATCGGGAAGATGCGCGAGAATACGCGACGCACATCGTTCAGGTTGGAGTGCTGCATGCACTCGCCGTCCGGCATCACCGGATCCTTGAACATGTAGCAGTGCAGTTCAGGATTGTCGTTCAACTTCTTGTGAGTGCAGCTTTCGCACTTCAGCATGTCTTGAGTTTCGGCCAAGATCTACTCCTTGAGTTAAAATAATCGGAGGATGACCTTTTCGGGTCATCCTCCTCTCAGTTCGGCATCTATTATAACGCCATTTTCGGTTTTACGCTATGCAACTTAACAACAGTCGATATCACTGCTATTATATATGTGCAAAACGTCGCACGAAAATTACTCCTTGGTGAGCATGTACAGTGCCAGACCACCCTCACGATGGATGCCCCGGATGAAGTTACCCTGAGTATCCATATAGTTCATCGGCGAGAACATGATCTTTTCCGCCTCGATGTTGGCCTCTGCGGAGAACAGACCTGCCACACGCATCGTGTCGCCGTCGTAGTCACCACCGAGACCCTTCATGTATGCGAAGTTCGGTACGTAGGTGTCGATCCACTGGATCTTGTCTTCGAGGATCGTGTTCTTACCATCGGTCGGGAAGAACGGGTAGTCCTTGAAGTTCTTGTTACCGGTTCCGCCCTCGCTCACCAGACCGGACACGTCCACGGTTTTCTCCGTGGTCAGGATCTTCACCCGGCAGGTGATGACGGACTCGGGACCAGTCACCGGGAAGCGGGTGGCGATTACGTGCTTGTCGCGGCACACGTCGATCGCGGCGTCGTACAGGAAGTCGGTCAGTGTGTAGTGGCGATCCGGCAGACCCTTGATACCCTCGATGTTTTTCATGATCGGAGTGCGATCACCGACGCCGTTCAGACGAAAGGCCTGAGTACGGATCCGCTTAGTCTTGTCCTTGATGTAGCCGTTCACGATCTTCTGGATGTTCGCGGACGAGATGGTCTCGTACACGGTGTCCTGTAGGTCGTAGCGTTCGTCACCCTCCAGTACGATCGATGCCGAGTGCTCGTACTCATGGAAGAAGTCTTCGATCCACTTGATGATGAACGGATAGAACAGGTTCAGTGCCAGATGGAGCGGTACCCCGAAGTAGTTGTATGGGATCTGCTGCGTCTCGGGGGTGTTGCTCTTGATCTGCGAGCAGGAGAGCACGCCGATGGTCGAGTAGTCGATGGACTTACCCATGATGGCCTGACGGATCACGCCCTTCTTACCGGCGATCTTCTGAGTCAGTTCCTTATGGATCTCGACCAGCAGGTTCTGCACGGAGGATTGGGTGATGTAGCTGTTCTCGAAGATGATGGCCTCCGAGGTGGCGGCATTCAGGAGCTTGATGTACAGGGCGTTGACACCCTCCACAGTGATCTTCTTGGAGCCGGACTGACTGGAGAAGTTCACATCGCGGTAGTAGGCAGGGATGACCAGCCACTTGTCGAGGAAGATCTCATCGAACTTGAGCATGTTGAGCAGCTCGTCCTTCTTCTCGCGGCTAGCGTTGATAGTACCTTCCTTCACCCACTTGATCTTCTTCCAGTTCTTGACGAAGAAGTCGATGCCGCACTCACCCTGCTCCGGGTCGTCGGACACAACGAGGTTGCCGAACTGGTCGAGCCGGACGTACTTGTCACCAGCCAGAACGAGCGGCAGCGCACGAAACATCTGGAAGATGGTGATGTACACCATCGGGTGAAAGAACTTACGACGGAGATCGATAAAGCCGAAGTTGTTCTTACGCTCTTCCGAGCCGAACTTACCGAAGATCTTTGTCGAGAACAGACCGTCCTCGCTTGGGAGTCCATCCGATCCGAGATAGAAGCGGTTGTTTACTTGCTCGCAGCCGTTCACACGGATGAACTCGTTCATGTTGAATGCGTCTAATTGCATGATGCTTTCCCTTGATTGGTTGGGTTATCTAAAGTACTGTTACTCTTTAAACTAAAGGAGTTTTGTCGGTAATTACCTGAAAGCACCAGCTGTGCGCAAACAGTTGGTTAGATCCCACTAACCAACCGAGTCAATCCACATGGACTTCATTTTCGAACTCATCAAGTTAGTCTTCACGATGGTGCAATTCACAAACATCGTCCTGTCCTGCATCTTGATCTTCTCCGGAATCGCGCTGTTCCGGTACATCAAGCAGGCACTTCGAGGATTCGACAGGTGGATTCACCTGATCGTGGTGCTGCAAGTGGCCGTGTGCCTCCTGCTGCTATCCATCTACGAAGTGAAGAGTGCAGAGACCGTCATAAAGACGGCCTTGTATTCAAGTTTTGCGTATCAATTCTCCATCTTCGCGCTGCTGGTCATAAACGCCCTGTTCCAATCCGGCATCTACAAGTTCTTCTCGGAGAAACATTGCGACGTGACGCTCTTGGGCAACATCCTCAAGATCATCCACAGCCAGAGCAACGTGAGCGTCAAACCTTCGAACGAAGGCGAAGCCTCCGCAACCTAGGAATACGTTTCTACCATGAGCAAGCAAGGCTTTATTACTGAAGAAGGGGTGTACTACGAGTCTATGACGCAAATTAACGCATCGGACGCACCTGTCCCTCTTCGCCCGAGTGAAGACGATGTCTTCACGAACGGAACATGGATCTCGAACCGCCGCGCCAGCCGCCAGCAGCAGTTCGACTTCCAGACCCAGCCTACGGTTCGGGAGATCCCGCAACCAGCTTCTCAGGATAGCTCGTCGCGTGATATAAACACTTACAGGATCGGCGAGGACACGCAGTTCAAGTTCAAGCTGAAGGACATCGTCATCGTGGTGGCATTCATCGTCTCGATCGCAATTAGCTGGAATAACTCCGACACGCGCATGACGCGTACCGAGGAGAAGCTCTCCCAGCTCAAGAGCGATCTGGTTCAGCTCAAGAGCGATCTGAGTGAATCGATGAAAAAGAACGATGAACTCTGGCGTCGCCAAGAGGACATGAACCGTACCCTGTCGCAGCAGATCTTCAACGAGTTCCGCGATCGCACAGGACAACACAAGTAAAAAAAAAGACACCCATAGCCCCGGAAAGGGCTATGGGTTCTTTTTAATGATCCCAGGCCAAGTACTGGCCGTCATCGAGAACGTGCTCGTTCTCGGGATCGTACAGGCGATGGGTGTTGGGGTTCACGCGCAGCTCGGTGTCATACCAGAAGATGCCTACCTGATGCTCGCGCTTCAGATCCAACTCCATAGGAATGTCCACGTTGTGGCGCAGACGCGGCAGGAAGAACTCCTTGCCGTGCGAGTCGGTGTTCTCGATGACATCGACGATGTTGTACGTTGCGTCATCGGCGAACGAGGTGTAAATGACATCATGCTCCTTCATGGCCTCGGATTTCTTCTGCTTGCCCTCGGTCAGGATGAAGCGCACCTTGACACCGGCGCTCTTGAACGGTTCCATGATGCGGTCGAGCATCCGGATCTTGCTCGCCGTGACCGGGTAGGACACATCCACGCAGCTCGTGATGACGGTGATGCTGTTCAGCACGTCATGCTGGAGCATCTGGCGCAGCAGATGGTAGTACGCCGACGTCTGCAGGTTGTCGTAGAAATTCGGATCGTAGAAAAATTTGTTCAGCATCAGCTTGCCCAGTTCAGGATACTTCTTCTCGAAGTCCTCTTCAAAGTGGGTAAGGATTGGGTACTGGAGGCGGTTAGCCGGGTTCGAGTTGATTGCCGAACTGAACTGCGTCTCGGACAATGCACCACGAAGCTTCGTGTCGTTAAGGATAACCTTCACCCATGGAGTGCTGCAGTCAACCAGCACATCGTCCATATCGGTGGCTATGTCGAATTTCTTATTCGTCATTTTCTCAGGAAAAAATAAAAGCGATAGCCACCAGATCGGTGGCTATCGCTAGTTACTTAGACGCTACAGGATTACTCCTGGAACTCGTCGGACAGGTTGGTCTTCTTGGCACCGGCCTTGCCGCTCGGCTTGCCGGACGACTCTTCGCCGCCTTCTTCGCTATCTTCTTCGATGGCGCGACGGGCAGGCTTCTTGCCAGCGGACTGGTAGCTACTACCGCCGCCACCATTGCGCTTGGCACCGTGTGCCGAAACGCCGAATGCGTTGTCGATCACTGCGTTGAAGAACTCGACCAGCAGCAGCATGTCGATTTCCTGCGTGTCTTCGATCACATCGTTGTCGGCGGTCTTGAACTCGGAGGTGGCGCGCTGCATGATGTGGAACATCTTCTGCTCGCCGTCGTCCTTGGTCTGGGTCAGCTTCAGGACGAACTCGCCGAAGAAGTTGCCGCCCAGCTTGATCGCGTTCGGCTTGAAGATCGTGAAGGTACGCGGCGACTTCTCGTTGCCGAACTTCATGGTGAAGCTCTTCAGCGCGCCGTCTTCGTCGGCCAGCAGATCCTGCACGCCCTTGCGGCCCAGCAGGGCAGCTTGCGCGTCGATCATGAAGTTCATCTTCTCGTCGTAGTCGTAGACGTTGTCGCCCTTCTTCGGTTCCTTGTTCAGGAACTCGTCGAAGATCGGTGCCAGCGAGATCAGCGAGCCGCCGTTGACCAGCGTGAAGTTCATTGCCGAGAATTGGCGCTCGTAGGAGTTCACGTCACTCTTCGAGTAGACGGATTGGCGGCGTTGGTTTGGTTGTTGACGGTCGTCGGACATGGTATTTCCTATTGAATTGATTTGGGATTTATGGAACTTGATCAATTTAGGGTGATCAACCCTTTACCTCTACTTACCTGTTCGATTGTGTAAATCGTGCAGGTGGAATTTGTAGATGAAGTCGTACTCGCTATTTCCGTAGCTGACGTACAGACGATTCATGCCGACGTGGAGCTGCATGTACTCCTCCGTTTCGGTCTTTTTGTTCTTCAATTTCTCGAAGTTGTGCAGACAGATGAGCGTCTTGTTCTCCAGCGAGAGGCCGAGCTTGGTCTCATGCAGGTGGATGTCACCGTCGATGATCTCCATGAAGACGAACAGGTTCTGGACCAGTTGCTTCTTCAGGTCGACGATCTCGATGATGTCGTTCATGACGATATCACCTTCCTTGACGATGTCGCCATCGTAGTACAGGTTCGCTTTCTTGCAGTCCAGTTCTTTCAACGAGCTGGTGGGCTCGTCGGACAGGAGGCTCATGTCGATCTTCCCGGTGAACTTTACCGGGAACTCCTCACCGTTGCAGGTGAACCCGCGTTCGTTGAGGTACATGTCTGGCACGTACTTCTTGTTATCGGCACCGATGAGCTGCTTCTTGTGCAAGCTCAAGAAGGTGTACAGTTTCTTACCGTCTTCGATGAAGATGTACCGTGGCATCTCATCTTCGACCTCGATCTTGAAGCTGTCGCAGCTGATCAAGATATCGGACTGACCATCGTTCGAGATGATGGTCTGCTCGACTAGGTCGAAATAGTACGGGTTGTTCTTTACATACTGATTTACCTCGTAAAGCTTTTTCGAGTCGATTAGGATTGGTTTCATGTCAAATCTCTATGTGAGTAATAGATTGTTGGATCGTCTCACTCACACCAAAATAATATATCCGAGATCTTTCATTCAGAAATTGCTCCTGTTCATCCGATGCCCTAGAGAATAAAAAATCCGAAAGCCCGGTGAGGGGCTTTCGGAGAGGCTACATCTCAGGAGCTTGCTACGTTACTGGAGGTCGTTCTTCACGGTGGCCGGTTTCTTGGCGGTCACCGACATGTCGGCGGCGTCGTGCGCCGCTGCCGCTTGAGGACGCAGCTGCAGGGTCTTCTCTTTGCCGGTGCGGAAGGTCTCTTCGGTATGGTCATCCTTCACGATCTTGTATTTGTCCAGATCGATGTGCGGATAGCCGCCGAAGCTCAAGAAGAACGAACGTGGTGCGGTGTTCAGACCGACTTCGTATGCACGCTTGACATCGATCAGACGGGTCTGAGCGTTCTTGAACTCGTCGCGACCAGCTTCGATCATGTTCATCAGCTTGCGGTACAGTTCGGTGTCCAACGTAGGATTTTGTTCCTTGATGGACAGGAATGCGGCGCGGCTACCGTCCGGGCCGTAGCGACCGGAGATCGATGCCTTCACCAGCTCGGCCATGTCGTTCTTGGCCATTTCCGGGATCTGCGTGCTGGTCATGACCTTTTGCGAGTAGTTCGCCAGAACGTTCTGGTTGTCCTCGTAAGCTGCTTTGATCAGGGCTTCCTGACGGTTGGCCCAGTTGCTCGCGGAGAAGTACGCGATGACCAGTGCGACCAGTGCGGCGACGATCACGCCGACGATGGCCAAGGCGATGATGCCAGCGCTACCTTGTTGATTCTTTTTCATTTGTGTTGCCTTTCTTTTCGGGGTTTAAAAACGACGGTACTTGTACGGCGATGCGTTCTTCTGAACGAAGATCGCAGCCGCGATGCAGGATACTACTGACAGGAAGAGCGTGATGAAGATAGCCCAGCCATCGACCTCAATGTCATCCTTGAGGTACTCGAAGTCCTTCATGCTCTTACGAACGAAGGTGGTGCGGGTGTGCTCCGTCATCTTCTCGATGATCTTCTCGCGGTCGATAGTGCCAACATCGAGGATCGCTTCCCGAAGATTTACCTTGAAGTCCTCGCGGTCTGTCCACGAGATCACGCGCACCCAACTGATCTTCGGGTACTCCTCGGTTCCGATTACGATGATGACATCGTTCTTCTTGCCGCCGAGCCACTCGTGCTCGACCTTCGAGGCGTATCCGGGATTACCGGTCTTCGCGACGACTACTACAAAGTTGACCTGCTTCGTGGCACCCAGCTTCCGCAGGGCCATCGAGATATCGACATTCCACTTCTGCAAGTCGGGCATTGCCAGACCTACCTGCATAACGCGGTCGATCTTGTAGTAGTCATAAATGCTCTTGGGATATGGAGGAACGGGCATCTCCATCTTTGTGTATCCCTTGTTGTGGTACAGAGACTTCTCTGCACCCTTGATGTAGTTAATGAAGATGTGATCCTTCGACACCGGGTCGCCCTTGTTGATCACGGTCCAGCGGCGAGGCTCGTTCAGACCCTGACGGTCGATGCGGTCGATATCGAAATCACCGATAGTCGTCTTGGCTGTCCAGTCCACATCGTAGCGGTGTTCGTAGCAGGTCTGACAACTCTTGTGGGTCGTCGTGTTGCCATTGGAATCCTTGGATGTTGTGTAGGTGCAGTTGCATTCGTAGGAATGCGAGCAGCTAACCTCCTCGCGAACCTTACTGACGATCTCGCCATTCCAGATCTCTACATCGGCATTCTTGCTCATTACGGCCAGACCCCAGCCCATAACGACCACAATACAGCCGAGTGCGATGATCCCGAGTACCATGCCGATTGAGAGATCCTTCCCGAAGAAGACCTTGTAGATCAGGACGGCGACGATGGGAACCAACATCATGAGAAGCAGCGTTTCCAATTTATTATTCTCCTTTGAGGGGCGACTCTCGCCGCCCCGTTTCACTATGCCAGCAGCGCCTCCAGATCGACGATGACGTCGTTGACGTCAGGCAGACCGAGGAGTTCCTTGCCGATTCGGATGATATCGTTCTCGGCGATGAGGCCGGGGATGATATCGTCGAGTTCCGGACGCTTGTCGCACATGATCTTGCCGATCATGGTGTCCGCATCGATGTTACCTGCCAGAATGATCGATGGATACATGGACGATAAGTCCTCGTCCACAATATTCTCGAAGATGCGATTGGAGCGCTTGCCATCCTTGCTGATGACGATGCCGACGGCGTCCATCATCTCAGGCAGAGCCACGAATGCACCCTTGAACTTCTTCTTCTCTTCCTCTTCCTTCAGACGGTTGTGGTTGTTGGACAGGAGGAAACCCTCCTTCTCCAGAACCATCGCCGCGAAGTTACGGATCGAGGTGGTCTTGGTCATGACCTTGTTGAAGCGGGTCGCGGTCATCAGGCCCATGTTGTACAGCAGGTCGATGTCGTTGTTCTGCTCTTCGAGCTGATACAGACGGAACGAGTCATACATCGAGTACTTGAGGAAGCTCTCGTAGTTGATGTACATCGCGTCCGTGATCTCGCCCTCGTACTCATACTTACCTTCGATCCCCTCGTCGATCAGGATCGCATCCAGAGCGTACGATTCGCGCTTGCCCATCGTCGCCCGGATCTTGGCGAACTGCTCCTGCATCTCGACGAACTGCGAGTAACCTGCAACCTCCAGCTTGGTGTTCCGCTTGGTGAAGTCGGTTGCGAAGGAATCGTTCTCGATCCATGTGGACTTGTACGGCAGCTCCTTTGGACACATCACCTCTTCAGGCTTTAGCTTCAGTCGGAGCATACGGTTCTTCATGGTTACCAAGTCGAACCCGGCGTTCCAAGCACCCATGAAGTCGGGTTTGTCACGCTTCACGATCTTGAAGAAGTCCTTCAGCAGCTCCGCCTCATCGTCGTAGATGTGTACCTCGATCGCACGCACCTTGGCGTAATCGATCTTGGAGTTTGGATCCTTCTCGTTCATCTCGTCGATGACCTGAGAGATCCACTCATCGCCGTATTCTGCGAATGCTTCAAGGAAGTCCATCTGAGATTGGTTGTTCTCGTTCTTCAGGATGAACGAGTGGATGGTCATCGTCGGCTGGTGGATGTACGAGATCATCGACACCGGACATGGAGCCAGCTCTGGTTCAGGAAACTCCCTGTACTCCGACACATCGACCTCAATATCGTAGAACGCCTTGGTGATCGGCAGGACTGCGATCTGGTGACGGTTGCGGTCGAGCCACTCACGCGTCTTGTAGTCTGCCAGATCCATGTCCGTCAGGTGCAGGTTGTTGTCCTTGTGGAGGTTACGGAGTTCCTTCCACTTACCGTTGTTCTTACAAGCCTTGTAGAAGTCCATCTGGTCGGAGGCCTTAGCCATCTCATACTGCAGATTGTCGAACTTCACGGTTATCGGCTCGACCTTGTCGAACTCGATGTAATTCGCTGCCTTCTTCAGCCTGAACTCGTCCTTGGTAATGTAGAACGTGTAGGACGGATCCTCCTCGATCTCGAATTGCTTCTTGATCGTACCATCCGGTTGAAGTACGCTCTCCACATAGATGATCTTGGAGTGCTGGCGATTGTTGTCGTCACGATCGCGAACGTGCAAGACGTTCGATAGCTGTTTTCCGCTCATTGGTTTCCTATAAGTACATTTTAATCATTACTCTTATCACTAAAAACATGTACCGCTTCCGGAGCGGTCCCGTTTTTTTATTTATTATTTATAATTATTTAAATTCGCGACACGTACGCGCGCGCGAGAAAGTCATTCGAGCTCCACCAGCTGACCGGAAGTCCACTGAAAATGTGATGCTTAACAACCCAATAATATATACTCGAAACACCGGTAAGAAAACGGTGCATCTGGAGCAATCATGGCAGAAACAGGAAATCAAGTCGCCACCACAGGTCAGTCCTTCAGTAATACTGAGCTGACCCTGCGCGACATCATAGCACAGAATACATTCTCGGACAACGAGGCGATGTTGAAGCAGGAGCTGACAGAGGCCAATGAGCTCTTCACTCTTGTCAAGGGACTGCTGATGGACGAGGTAGGCGAGATCGCCAAACCGGCCACCCCTCAGCGCATGGGTACGGTGCAGCAGACCAAGCGTCGCAACATGATGTTCATCTCAAGTCAGACGACGAACCTGATCAGCATCAAGAACCTTAAGATGTCGCTGATCACGAAGCTCAGCGGCCTCCAGCAGGACCAGCTGGATCGTAACATCAGGGCGCTCTCCCAGATCGCCAAAGAGAACAAGATCGAGGATTCCGAGAGCAACCCAACGGCGGTTCTGGACTTCATCCTCAACAACCTCAACATCACGATCCCAATCGCCCCGGCTCTCCGGGCGCAGATGGGACTGCGGCCAGCCCACGACATCTCCGCCGAAGTCGATCTGGACTCGATCATCGATGCCGAGGAGGCAAGGGAGAACGAGTTCAAGCAGGAAAAGACCTCGTTCACCGCACCGCCTCCGAAGAAGCTGGTGAAGCCGAAGGTGGAACCCAAGGTCGAGGAACCGCTCTACAAACTGGCGTACGACGACGCTGGGAACACCCTCGTCTACAACGTGGAAGAGGACAAGATGGTCGTGGTCGATGGTGGCTACGAGATCATCAAGGAGCTGCAGTCTGACGAATACGAGGTTGACGTCCTCCCGGACGGCTCGTACTACGACAAGCACACCAACACACTAATCGAACTCATAGGAGAATAACGATGGCTACCGATTACTTCATGCCGAACTACAACCAGCTGCTCAAGGACGAGGGAGAGTTCAGCAACAACAAGAACGATTCCGGCGGCGCTACCCGCTGGGGTGTCACCGAGAAGGTGGCACGCGCCCACGGCTACACTGGCCGCATGGAAGACCTCCCGCTGGAGACAGCGAAGGTCATCTACAAGGAACAGTACTGGGACATCAACAAGCTGGACGACATCGCCGCCCTCTCCCCGGAGATCGCGTCGAAGATCTTCAATGCCGGTGTAAACTGCGGTGTGACGCGCCCAATCAAGTGGCTGCAACGCGCTCTGAACGTCCTGAACGGACGCGGCGAATTCTTTTCCGACATCTCCGCTGACGGCGTGTCCGGCAAGATGACCGTGTTCGCACTGTCCAGCTTCCTCAAGAAGCGCGGCACTATGGGCGTAACCGTCCTGATGCGTCTGCTGAATGACCAGCAAGGCGTCTACTACGTCGAGTGCGCAGAGGGTAACGACAAGAACGAGGACTTCGTCTTCGGCTGGGTCGCTAACCGCGTCGCGTAAGGGATAGGACATGGCACTTTTCCTGAATGAAAGCACTCTCCTTCAGTACAAACTGATGGACGAGAAGCTGCTCTCCGAGGCCGTTACCGACCCGGAAGCCGGGGCTGATCCGAAGGATTCCAAGGATCCTAAAGAGAGCTCCGATGACAAGACCGCGACCGATGTGTCTGCCGATGCGAAGGACGCCGCTGCGGTCCCTACCGACTCTGGCGATGATGCACCACCAGCCGGTGATCCACCTGCGGATGATTCCGATAGTGGTGATGACGAAGATGACGGCGGTGACGATCCTGCCACCCCACCCTCCTCCTTCCAGACCCGGAAAACGATCGGTGGCGTGGAAGTGGAAGACACTGCCCTCAACCGTCGCTACCTCTTCAACCAGTTCCAAGAGATCATTAAGATCCACGAGAACTTGCTGGAGTTCGTCACCAACATGACGGTGAAATTCCCAAATGACAAAAAGCGACTCCAGCTGCTCGGACAGATCAAAGAGAAATCCGAGTTCGATCTGCGCATGCTTAACAACGCTCTAGACGATCAGATCTTTGTCGGCATGGACATCACCTCGCTGTTCGCGCTGTACAAGATCTACTTTAACGACGCCTCAAGCGCCCTTAGAGTGATCAAACTTGTTCTTAACTACCAACCGATAAAATCGTAGGTTCTTCGGCGGCGGTCTCCAAAAAATGCTACCGCCGAACTAAATTGACCCTAACATTCAGATAGAATGCAGCCTTCAGAGGGCTGTGTAAGTTGATTTAGGATAACCTAAACCTCTTTTACTTTTAAGGAAGAATCACATGTCTATCAGCTACGATACCGTCCACCAAAGCACCGTGGGCAGCAAAGTCTCCGCCATTCTGGAAAAACTGCCAGCGATCAACGAATCGTTCGCAGCAGAAGGCCTGAACGTCCTGAACGAAGGTTTCTCGGAAGTTGCTGCTAACAAGCACTACTACGAAGACTACGTCACCAAGCTGAGCGAAGGTCTGGACCCGGTAGCTGCCGCCCAGTTCCAATCGCTGGCCGACACCACCCGTACCCAGATCCTGCAAGAAAGCTCGATCTCGGGCATCAACCCGATCACCGCACTGGCGCTGCCGATGCTGCGCGTGGCATGGCCAAAAACCTCGATCCGCGAAGGCTTCCCGACCGAACCGGTCATGCAGCCGAAGTTCAAGGTGACCTGGCTGAAGCCGTACTTCATCGACGCTTCGACCAACGAAAAGATCTTCATGCCTGCTGGCATCAGCAAGCGTAAAGACCTGTTCAAGCTGAAAATGCTGCAGGAAACCCCAATTCTGGTCGGCGCTGCCGGTCTGAACGGCTACGACCTGCTGACCCCTGTCGGCGCGAACGCATCGCTGGGCGACGAAATCGATCCGAACTTCTCGATCAGCGGCGTGACCTTCAAGGCACTGGACGCAACCGGCGCTAACCCGGTCAACGTCACCGTGGACGTCGAGTTCGAACTGGACACCAACATCGACGTGATCGAAGGCACCGCCTCCGGCAAGCACACCGATGGTACCGACAACAAAGTTCGCGTGTTCGCGAAACTGAACCGTCGTGACGGCCAGATGGACGTCGTCGGTCTGGGCCGCGAAGTCGTCAGCGTAACCGTCAAGGGCTACCTGTCGTCCGAAGCCAACAACCGCGCTACCCAAGTCGGTTTCGACGTTACGTCGGACGAGACCGTCATCGGTACCGGCCAACCGATCGAATCGCCGATCAACATCCAGCAGATGACCGACACGATGGCGATGTACAACATCGACTCGACCGTCAAGACGCTGGAAATCATGTCCACCGCGCTGGCACAATCGACCGATCTGGAAGGCATCGACTTCCTGGAGCGTCGCTTCATGCTGGGCCTGAAACTGCAGACCGAGTTCGACGTGAACCCACCTGCCAACTTCCAGCTGGGCAACACCGCATGGCGCGAAGAGATCAAGATCAAGATCGACAATCTCGTGACCCGTCTGATGCAGTCCACCAACATCACCGCTGGCTCGGTCGTGATCTTCGGCAACCCGCTGGACACGCAGATCCTGTCGAACGTGAAGTGGATGTACTCCGGCGAAGACCAGCCTAACGGCGTCAACATCGAGTACCGCGTCGGTAACTACACCTCCGGCGTGACGAACTACAAGGTTCTGTCGTCGTTCAACTTCGGTCAAGGCGAGCTGTACGTCGCGTTCCTGCCATCCACCCCGGATCAGGCGACGCTGAAGTACTACCCGTACTCGTTCAACGTTGTGCGCGGCACCGCCTCGCCTAACCGCACGTTCAACCCTGCTGTTCAGATGATCAAACGCCACGTCTTCAAGGAGTACTCCTCGATGGTCGGCAAGATCAAGATCAAGAACAACAACGGCCTGTAACCTGCGTTGATAAACTCCCGCTACCTCAAAAGGGTAGCGGGGTTTTTCTTTGCCTCGTCTCGAATCGGCTAACTAAGTATTAGTGGTAACGACTAGGAGGCATGACCATGAACCACCCAAGCAATTTTACTCAAGAGCTGCACGCATATGCCGAACAGGCAGGTTGCGGTCTCACCACGCTGAGTTCCGATGTGATCGATGGCTACGTCATCGACATCGCCGACCCGGCCAGCCGCGTGGCTATCAACCTCGTACCCCTGAACGGGATCGAGAGTCCAGACAACAGGTTGCTCGAAATGTCCATGAAGGCACATGAGAACAACTTCACACTCTATCACGTCTTCGAATCGGACTGGATGCATCGTCGCTCAGTCCTGATGAAGAAGATCGACTCCCTTCTCGGGATTGGCAGCGAAGAGAAAACGATCTACCGCTCGAAAAAGTGTGAGATCCGGCGCATCGATGAGAAGACCTTCCGGGAATTCTTCCGCACCAATTCGGTCGCGGTAACATCGAAAGCCGATAAGTACTTCGGAATGTATCCGATCGACAAGCAAGACACAACACTGGTCGCGGCGATCGCCGTTAAGAACCTGAAGAAGGATCCGAACGGCTCCATCATCACGTCCTATGTGACCAACCTCGACCACAAGGTCGTTGGTGCTTTTGGCAAGTTCGTGGGATACCTGAAGGGCGGCAAGAACTACTGTCTGTACCACGCGGATCTCCGCTGGTTGGACCTGCGTTCGACCTTCCTCAACAAGGCTTCCATGAAGTTCGTCAAGGTGTCGGAGCCACTGCGCTTCGCCTACACCCAGAGCATCAAGAAGCTCCACCTGCTGAACGGGATGACCCGCGAGAGTCTTTCGTCCCGCGTATCCTTGTCGAAGCCGTACGATACACGGCTCTCGATTGAGGATAATCTGGCAGCGAATGACTTCAGCTTCATCCGCGATGCTGGCTGTATGATCTTCTCCTCGAAGAAGAACTGAAAAACCCGCTAGACCCCGAGAGGTCTAGCGGTTTTCATTTTACTTCTTGGCCATCGGCTGCGGTACCGCACCCTGCATGAACTGGCGTGCGCGAGCAACGGCCTTCGAGCCGTACTTGCGATGGATCAGTTCGCGCAGCTGCAGACGGATGCCGTTGTACTTGGCGTACTTGGCATACAGGGCGTCGCCCTTGGCTTTCGCCAGCAGCAGAGCCTGACGGTGGGCCAGGTTGTTGGTCTTGGCTTGACGGTTCAGGTGGACGATGATGTTCTGCTCGGACAGAGCTTTGATCACGACTTCCTCGTCCAGTGCTTGGAAAGCACCGGCCATCTTGCGCATCGCCAGCTCTTCGTCCAGCGGCAGTTCCACTTCAGGGGCAGCGCCCGGAGCGCCGGTTTGGACTGCGGTCTCAGCCAGCAGGTCTTGCAACAGTTTCGTCGACATATGTGACTCCATAAGTTGGGGTGTTAAGCGTCACCGTCCCACGTCTGGGAGACGTAAATCCCTTCAGATGAAATGAGACAGTTACTTTCTAATTAGATGTTAGGCTTGCGAAAAAATAAAATAGCCAATCACAAGAACGGATACGTGTATATATAATATGGATGTATGAGTTAGAAGCATCCTCGAATGAATTTTGAAAGGAAGGTTAGTGTATGAGCGGAGTCTACCATGACAAATATTTCGAGACGCTGGAACGGCGTCTCAGCCTCGTCTGCGGCGAACTCAGCGACGAGGATCGTGCAAAGCTCCGGGAGCGCATCTGGGCGATGCGCAAGCCAATCGAACTGACGATCGAAAACAACTACAAAGACACATGGATCGATACCAACTCGGAAGAGATCCTCAACATCATCTACGACAAGAAGCCGAACATCTCCGGCTATGGCGTACTGTTCAACCACAAGCCGAACATCCCCGGTCGCGTTCTGGACTTCCTGCTGAAGGAACGTAAGGTCAAGAAGAACAAGATGTTCGACCACCTGAACGACGACGACAAGACCATGTACAACAAGCTGGACGTGGAGCAGAAGGTGCTCAAGGTTCTGGCGAATGCGTACTACGGTGCGTTCGGTCAGCGTTCGTTCCACTTCTTCAATCCGTTCCTTGGTCCATCAGTGACCTACACGGGTCAGCACATCATTCTGAGCGCGATTCTCGGCTTCGAATCGTTCATGTCGGACAACTTCGCGTTCTTCACGTTCGACCAGCTGCTGAAGTACGTGGACAACATCACTCAGGAGTTCGACGCCGAGCTGACGGCTCTGGACGAGAAGGTCACCGTCGAGCAGGTGTACGCTCGTCTGTCCGGCAAGTGCAACTTCGAGCTGACCGAGGAGCAGCAGATGGTGCTGGGCGGCGTCCTCGATGACATGCCTTACACCCAGCTGGAGCGTCTGTTCCTCAAGAACAACCTGTTCTTCCTGCTGCGTAACTCCACGGAGGTGCGTGACATCTTCGGTGAGTGCTTCAGTTCGGAATTCCTCGATCCAGACCATCCTCCGAAGGAGATCGCTGAGAACGTCGAGGCACTGAACGAGTACTTCAGCTACTTCGTCTCCTATCCGTACCAGTGGGACGACAAGTACGAGACTGCGCAGAATATCAAACGCAAAACCGTGCTGATCTCCGACACGGACTCCACATTCCTCAATATGGATCCTGCCGTCAAGTGGTACGAGGAAACGTTTGGTGTCAAGCTTGATAAAGTGGGCAAGATCAACGTCTGCAACATCATGGTATACAACGTTACGAAGTTCATCGAGAAGGTGTTCTACCAGCTTACGACGAACCTGAACGTGAAGGAGAACATGCGTTCGAAGATCAATATGAAATCCGAGTTCAACTTCTCCCGGATCATCTTGACTAAGAACAAGAAGCAGTATGCAGGTCAGATCGTTCTACAAGAAGGCAAGCTGCTCGGTAAGCCCAAGTTCGCGGTCGTCGGCCTGTCAATCAAGAAGGTCGGTACTCCTAAGATCGCTCGCAAGCGGTTCAATGACATTCTCGAAAAGGACATGTTGTTGGCCGACGTCATCGATCCGCTGGTACCGTTCATGAAGTTCATGGAGTTCGAGCGCGACATCAACAACTCGCTCCGGGCCGGTGAGTCGAGCTTCCTGAAACCGGCGCGCTTCACCGCTGAACGCGCCTACAAGAAGCCATTCACTCAGCAGACCGTTCGCGGCGTACGCCTCTGGAATGCTATCTTCCCCAACAGGAAGATCCCTAACTTCACCTCCGTCAATATGCTGAAGCTGCGTAAGTACTCGCTGCCGAAGTTCGAAGTGGACAAGGATGGCGAACCGGTAGAGAACGTCAACAAGGAAGTCGACATTCTGGAATTCATGGAGGAGATTGCTAAGCTGAATCTCGCCGAGAATATTCTGGAGGGCATCGCCGAGTTCATCCAGACCCCGGAGATCGGCAACTACGGCATCGACGTGATCGCCATTCCGAAGGACATCGACCAGTTCCCGGAGGAGCTGGTTCCTCTGGCCGACATCAGTTCCATCATCAACGACAACATGAAGAATGGTAACATCCTTCTGGAGTCCATTGGGTTCAAGGTAATCAAGAGCCTGAAGTACGATACGGTGAGTAACATCATCGAGATCTAACCGTCAGGGAGGGGCTTCGGCCTCTCCCTTTCTTTTTTTTTTTATGACAGAAAACTAAAAATGAACCAAGTCACAGTAATCAATCCCGACCTGTCCAACATCGATCTGGTCGCGGACCAAGCAAACAGAATCAAGATCAGCGCTATGGTCACCTACTTCGAGACCGACGAGGGAAAGATTCTGTTACAGGAACTCAACGCCAAGAAGTTCGAATACGTCCTCGTCAACGAGGCGGAGACGAATCTGGTTGATCCGACCTTCGAGGGTAACATCGTGAACTCCGCCATCAACGTTATCACGGATGGCGAGACTTCCATGTACTCCCTCATGCAGGAGCCGGATCGCAACAAGATCGTCAGGATCTACTTCCTGCCCTACGCTACAACCTCGTCGGTCTTCCGGGAGTTCATCGACGAGTACCTGTCCGATGATGGTCTGGACGACGAGGATGAGATCTACACGCCTCCCTACATGGTCGAAGGCAAGTACCTGAACTAAACGAAAACCGGGATGAGCTCACTTTGGCTCATCCCGGTTTAATACTCTACCTATCGATTTACGGCCATCAGCCAACATAAGAATAACCTAATTCCAATGGAATACCTATGCAAAACGTATCCGAACTGAAGGGAACCTTCGATCGGCTTCCGGTATCAACAGGCAACTACTCCCTCTACGAGCGGCTGCTAGCTCTCGACCAGAGCGTCTTCAAGCCTCTGATGGAAGAGATCCTCGCCGGAAGACTGGATATCGAGGATACCCGCCCTCTCTTCAACGTAAACATCCGGGAGATCGTCAGCGCCGCTGAGAAGATCTCGACCAACAAGATCATTCAGACGCCAGATGACCTGCGCCGGAACCTTGTCAACCGCGTTTTCAGTCCCAACGATGTGATCAAGGAAGTGACTCTTCCAAGAATCGACATCATGGATCTCAAGATGCAGATCTCGGAGCAGTACACCGCTAAGACCGGTGACGTACTGACCGACGCCCAGATGCAAGTCATCCTCGTGGCCGTAGACCTGACGAGAGACATCTCCGCTACAAGCGGTAGCTCGAAGGAAGAACAGCAGATCTACGTCAACGCAATGTCAGCCAAACCACTTACGGAGTTCTAAATGTCCGCAGAATTACTCATCACCCAGAACGAACTCGATCAGTACCTCGCCGGTCTCGATCTGAGTACGGCCCTGAACAACCGCGTCTTCAACGCCATCCAGCTCCTAACGGCGTCGCTGTACAACGATACACTGTACTACCTTGTCATCGGCAAGCTGACGCCGGAGCGTCTGGACACGATCCCGATCAACAATGCTTCCATCAAGGTATTGCTGGACAGCCTGTCCGGTGCCGACGAGAGCGTCCTCGCACGCAAGCGTGTGTACGAGAAGTTCCATGATGATCTGCCGCTGTATCGCGGATTCATCAAGAAAATGAATCAGACCTCGCCGCAGTTCTTCTTCCGTATGCAGCAGCCCAACACGAACTTCATCACGGAGCTGACCCTCGACAAGACGGGTCTTGACCCGACGAAGTTTACCGGTCTCTTCGAGACCAAGACCAAGTACAACCAGATCATCGCCCAGACTCGCCTGAGTGCCGAGTACGTGGAGCTGGCCGCTTACGCCCAGACCCACAGCTTCTCCCGGCTCCTGACCTTGATCGAGAACGAGCTGAACGCCTTCCGGCTGATTACCGTCGTGAACACCTCTGTTCAGAGTCAGATTCCCGCTGACACCAGTCTGCTCGGGTACATCCTGCGCGGCGTGTTCACGGATCCTTTCCGCGTCGGTTTCATCGACAACATCAACTACGCGCTGATGCGCATGGTGGACAAGTACGATCAGGACACGTCGAAGACGGGGGTTGTCGGTATCAAGAACGCATGGTTGACGGACACTTGGGAGAATGTGTTCCTCTCACAAACCAGTGCCGAATTCATTGAGAAATTGGGTCGTACGTCGTACATCCGCTACGTACTTCCCAATGTCTACGGAACGGTCTACTTCACCCCCGACGAGATCGCGGCCGAATCCGCTGCGCACAGTACGATCATTTCCGGCGTGGAGACATCCAGTGGCGTGATGGATTTGGCTTACAAGTACCTGATAAAGGTGGTGATCCAGATCCGCCTCAACATGACACCGCTGTCGGTCATCTAAGGAGAAAAGAATGACTTTAACCAAAGAGCAACTGCGGGCTTTCGTGGACGATCAGATCAACTCCCGGAACTTCCTGCTGTTCGCTAAGCTGCTCAACATCGGCAACCAGACGAACTTCCAGCGCGTAGTGGAGCTGCTGTACAACAACCAGATCAACTACTTCATGCTGAATGATCTGAGGATCATCGACGACCAGAGCATCTCGAACTTCCTCGCTCAGTACGATCTGAACGCCAACCCGACCATCCTGTTCGCCGCCGGGAACGGCGTCTTCATCGCGGAGCGGTGGCTTTCGGGACGGTTCGACGGCAAGGCCTTCGACTACATCAACGATGTCATCACCGCATTCAACTCCGGTGCGAACGACAACTACCTCAACGATCGCAAGTACGTCCAGATCAAGCGTCCGGCTGTGCTGGTCGGGGATAAGGACTTCCGCTCTTACAGTTCCGATGTGGAGCTGCGAAACTCGTTCCATGAGAAGGTGGTCCTCCCACTGCTGGCGAAGTACGGCGTGACTGACATCCGCCAGCTGTTCCCCCTCAGCGCGGCTTATCCGGTCACATCGCCGTTCCCGACCTCGATTCAGGGCAAGTACGAGTCGATCTTCGGCAGTATCCTGCCCTACCTGAACAACGCCGACCTCATCCGCGTCTTCCTGACGGTGAACGACGATAGCTCGATGCTCGACCGCTTCCTCGTCGAGATGACTGAGATCAGTAACTTCCAGACCGTCAGCGAATCGACCATGAGCACCCACAGGTTCCACCTGTTTGAGCTCTCCGCGATCCAGCGTCCCTACAACGACGTGGAGACTAGCCTTCAGGAGCGGAACCTGCACGAGTTCCGTTTTCCTGTGGCTAAACTCTCGGAGAACTTCTCGCAAATGATGTACAGTGCAGAGTTGGTGCGACTGGCGAAGGCATACGGCGGTGACGCCGAGTACTTCAATAGCTACATCGCAGATCTGAAGGGGTTGGCTGCAACTATCATGAAATTCAATGAGTTTGCGAAGGATGTGTACGCTAACATCTTAAATAGTATTAAACTAATCAACTCGAACGGAAATTAGTTGCAATGAAAAAGAATTCGGACCAAAAACTGAAGGTCAGCGCAAGCGCCGTCAAGGCCTTGGAGTCGCTCTCGAAGAGCAACAACAAGCTTTTGACCGCGCAGGACGGTATCCCTGATATCATGCTCAACGCCGGTTCCAAGACCGAGCGGCTGGGCAAGAACCTCAACTCCGTCATCGCCAGAGCCTATAACAACTTCGTGGGACTGGGACAGGACGTCAACGCCCATGAGGTGAACCAACTGCTGGCGCTCTCGAAACGTAAGGGCGACAAGCGTTCCACCAACGTGAAGAAGCAGCTGGAGGATTTCAAGAAATCCGTCGGCACCAACGACCAAGCCGCGATGCTCGTGCAGCAACGCAAGACCTACAAGGCTAGTCTCTACAGCTCTTACGACCTCATCCTCAACATCATCCCCAAGATGAAGCTGGCAGTCAACACGATCGCCAACAGCATCATCTCTCCGGACGACTTCAGCAAGCACAGCTTCGCCTCGATGTTCAACGAGACCCGGATGAGCAAGGAGAACATCGATGTGACCAAGGAGCGGGTCAAGGATCTGCTCAAGAAGCACAAGATCGAGGACGAGCTGAAGGCCGATGTGGTTGACGCACTCGTCAAGGGCGAGAAGTTCTTCGCCGTCCTTTCCATGAACGACGAGATCAAGTCGCTCCTGAAGGAGAATGCCGACACCGAGAAGGATGGTGGCTACGAGACCCTCAAGGGTTCCTGCGGCTCCATGCTCAACGAGGCGGCAATGCATCGCGACGAGGGCTACATGGTCGAGGAAGGCCTCGCCCTCTTCAGCGAGAGCAAGGACGAGAAAGATCAGACCAAGGTCGCCGAGAAGCGCAAGAAGTTCGTGGACGACCTCGACGAGTTCCTGCACGAGAACCTGATCATCGGCGACAGCAAGAACTTCCTCGCAGAGCATCTGGAGCAGGAAACCGAACTCAACGAGAGCGCGATCTTCCAGCGCTACAGCCAGAACGCAAATGACACGCCAGAGAAGACGGATACTACTTCCGGCCTCGACGGTCTGCGTCTCAGCACCGACAGCGCAGTGCTGAAGCGTCTGGATGCCGACAACGTGGTCAAACTGGAGTACGATGGTCGTACCTACGGCTATATCTACCTCGATGTGGTCAAGTCAGACAAGAACGACAAGACCACCAAGCCGGGTGCCGCAAGCAGCTCCGGTGGCATGATGGCGGGTAACTCCAACAGCGTGACCTCGTCGATTCAGGGTGTCCTGTACTCGGCCAACGATGTCGATCGCGGCATCAACAATACCGGTCAAAAATCCGGTCAGGTTCTGAACGATCCGAAGCTGGCGTTCATCGCCGATGCCTTCGTGAATCGTCTGAGCCAGAAGGAAAACATCCGTCTGATCCGGAAGAACGAGCAGCTGAAATACATGATCTACCATTCGCTGATCACGAAGCGGATCACGAAGGACGAGAAGATGCGCATCATCTTCTTCTCGGCGAATGAAGTCGTTCACATCGACCGCAAAGAATCGATCTTCGACAACATTCTCTTCTTCGCGAAGATGTACATCGCGACCCTGATCACCATTCTGATGCAGAACATCGTACGCGGCGCAGACAAGCGCGCCTACTACATCGACATCGGCTTGGAGAACGACGCCGCCAACGCGGTGAACGACGTGATCCGGAGCGTGAAGGCCAAGGACATCGCTAACCTCCACAACATGGACATCGGTTCCGTGCTGAACGTCCTCGGCGAGTTCAACGACTACTACATGCCGACCATCGACGGCGAGAAGCCTATCACGATGGAGACGATCGAGGGTCTGAGCAACGTATCGCTCGACAACGATTTCCTCAACTGGCTGTCCAACAATATCTTCTCCGGTATCGGTCTGCCATCGGCGTACCTGACCGAAGTCGAGAACGTGGACTTCGCCAAGACGCTGGGTATGCAGTCGGCACGCTTCATCCGCGACATCATCGCGGAGCAGATCATCTTCGGCAAGGGCTACTCCGAGTTGCTGCAGAAGCTGTACCTGATCGAGCACGGCGACCCTCGCAAGAAGGCCGCTGCTGCCAAGTCGGACGGCTCGACCCCGGAAGATGGAAAGAAGAGCAAGGAGAAAGACGACGATGTGCTGTTGGACATTGAGTCCCTCTGCGTCAAGTTCCCCTCCCCGGTCAGTCTCAACATGACCAACCTGAACGACCAGCTGAACAACCTCAACATGCTCGTCGAGACCCTCGGCGACATCATCGATGTACCGGAGGCCGACAAGGCCATCGGTCAGACCGCATTCAAGCGAGAAATGTACAAGAAATTCTTGTCCAACCTCGACTGGGAAGCGGTGGAGGAGATCATGAAGAAGGTCCAGCAGGAGGTGATCAAATCTAAGCTGAATCCGGCTAATGCCCCGGCAGATGCAGCTCCACCTGCGGGAGCGGACGACGGCAGCGAAGACGACGCACCATAAGAAGTAATGTAAACCCCCATAGACCGATTAAGGTCTATGGGGATTCTTACACAAGCTTACGTCCATCGTCAGCATTTTTAGCGCGGAGGCTACAGGTCGATGCGCAAGGCTTCCTCTAAGGAGCAACAGGTTGGGCGCAGACGCTGCGAGTCCACCGCGACAGGGACTATAGGTATGTTAGGAACTGAAACTGAAGAGCCAATAGACCCCGGAGGATCTATTGGCTTTCAGTCCGATTAGGCCGAAGGGACCGAGGTTGCTACCTCGCTCATGTTCAGGTAATCGTTCTCGTTGTAGAACTTGTAGGTGGACGACTGCGACATCTGGGAAGCTGCGAATTTCTCCACAGCGCCGCCGATGTTCATGTAACCCTTGAAGTCCTGTGTCGGCTCGGCGAACTCATGCGAACCCGATTCGAAGTTGAAGTGGTCCAGGATGATCTTCGTCGGCATGACGTTGGTGTACAGCGCAGCGAACTCGATGTTCGAGCCGTCCGGGCCGTTGCCGAAGTTGTCGGCGTCGGGACGCGTGACAACGTACAGCAGAATGCCGGTGTGGTTCGACGAGTGGTACGCCAGACCCGATTTCTTCGGATAGGTAGCGATACCCGTCTTCGGATCACGGATGCCGGAAACCCACTCGTTGTAGTACTTGGTCTCAGGCGAGCCGGACTTTTCCTGATACTTCAGGGAGAAGCCTTCGGCCTTCTGGACGGTACCCTTCGCGTGCGAGGTCTCGTTGTTGGTGAAGCCCGACGTGATAGCGCCGGTATCCATCGTCATGTCGCTCAGGCCCGACAGAGCCTTGAAGTTGCGCTCGGACAGCTGCTTGAACTCGCGGCCCTCGTCGGTGCCGATCCATTTAGGGACTTTGATCCACTTGATGAATGCGTAACCGGAGACGTACGGGTCTTTGGTGTTTTCGCCGGTGGCGACGTAGCCGTTGAAGAACGACGCCAGACCGGGATCGACCTTGTGGCTGGTGAGCGAGGTGTCGCGCACCATGTTATCGTTTGCCATTTCGATGACCTTTCTGCTGATTAGCGGTTGATGATGAAGTCGGCGAAGATCCGCTCGATCAGACCGTTGAAGGTCAGCTCAACCTGCACACGCACGATCTTTTGCTGCTTATCGTAGTCGGATGCGTAAACGGTCGCCTTGATGGTCGAGCAAGCACGGTTGCTCACCCACTTCTTCAGGTAACTGTTCAGGTTGTAGGACATCGCCTCGTGGGTGATGTCATCGTTGAACTCGTCGCGGTATTCGTCGACGAGTTGCTCGACGTCACGCTTGATACGGAACAGCGCACGAACGTTGTTCAGGTTCGACAGGGCCGAGTTGACGGTCTGCGAGGTCAGCTGGGTACCGAGATTGACGCGTTTAGGGTCTTTCTCGATGTAGTTGATCTGCTTCTTGTACAGGGTCTCTTTCCATGCCTCGTTCGGGAAGAAGTTGATGGCTTCGTAGCCCGAGATCACGCCGCGACGTGGACCTGCGAAGGACCAGTGTACGCCGAACTTGTCGTCGTGCGGGGCGATCTTCTTCGCGAGGAAGTAAGGCGTGGTGACCTTGACGTTCTGGCCGGTGTACTCGTCGTAGACCACGAAGTCCTGTGCGAAGATCGCGGTGGCGAACGAGGACATACCGATCGAGTTGGTGCGGAAGTCCACGGTCTGCTGCTCATTGGCTTGGAAGCCGCAGTCCAGCAGTGCCACGCAGTCGCCACGGATGTCCGTAGCCATCTGCGACATGGCGTTCTTCACGGCGGCGCTGTTGTTGCCGTCCAGCATCAGGTCGAACAGGTATTGCTTCTTGTCGGTCGCGTTGGAGTCCAGCTGGCCGGTGTAGGCTTTGATCAGCAGGGAGTCTTCCGAGTTGCCACCGGTCCAGGTACCTTCCGAGCCGCCCGAGATGTGATTCACGGTCTTCAGGTCAGCGGCGGTGTCGTCGGTGACTTGGTTATCGGCCAGACCAGCGGTCAGCGGAGTCGCGAACTTGACAGCTTGGTGGATACCTTGTGCGACGGACACGCCGTTACGCTCGGCACCGAAGAAGATGTCCAGATGCAGCGGGTTCACAGTATCCGTAGGATTGATGAACTCGCGGATGGTATCGATCAGATCCTTGCGGTCGAGGACGCGGAAGGTAGTCGAGTACTTGTTGACCACGTTGGCCCAGTACATGGATTCGCGGTTGCGGTCCTTGGCGGTAGGCTCGAACGAAACGGTGTATGGACCATCGATGATGGTGTCCACGCCGACCGTGTTCTTCGCGGCGATCTCGAAGGTGTACGTACGGAAGTCGTAGGTACCGTCCAGCGAGTCCAGCAGCGAGATGCGGAAGCCCAGATCTTCGTAGGCTTTGCCGCGACCGACAGGCATCAGGACGCCCAGCGGGTAGGACACGAAGGTGGCATCGGTCACCGGGTCAGCGCCCAGCAGGGTCTGCATCGCGGCGACGGAGGTCGCGCCCGGTACAGTCGTCAGCGTTGGCTTGACGATGTTGGTCAGGCCATCCTGACCGCAAGCGACGCTCAGCATCGCGTTGGCGTACAGGCCGTCTTCCGGCAGAATGCGGATGAAGTAGGCTTCGCCGCCAGCTTTCAGATGCTCGAACACGTTGTAGAGCGTCTGGCCGGTTTCCGACATATCGGGTTCACCGAAGTAGAACTTCGCCTCGCCGACGGAGGTCAGGCGCACCAGTTTGTTGTCTGGGCCTTTGGTTGCTTTACCGCATGCAAACAGGACGGTCGAGCCCTCAGCCGTCTGGAAGACGAAGGAGTTGTCGATGATCCTGGAATGCACTGAAGGGTGGAGATATTCAGGCATGTTTCTTTCCTTAGAGAAAGTGGTTATTGACTTCCAAAAGTCGGTGTTACGATAAACTTTGGAATGCGATCTAATCTACTGTTTGGCAGTAAGACGTACTATTCGATTGCTTTTCAGACCCGCCGCGACAGCGAAGGCTCTGGTTCAAATACGCAATCGGGAATCCCCCGTAGATCACGCGAATTTCGGATGATTCCTCAAGAACTCCTCCTGATGACGCAGTTTCGCCTCATTCTGCTGAATGGTGTGCTCGTAGCTCTTCCGAAGAGCGTATTGAGTCATAAGCAGTGAATCGACGCCACTGATCTTGGACCGGATGGAGTCCTGCTGATGAGCATCCGATGCACGGTGGAGTTCCGTCTGTAACTGTTGCTTTTGCTGATTGAGTTCTCTGATGTGCTGGACCACATGGTCCATGCCCTGACGAGTCTTATCCAGCGTCTGCCGCATATCCTCCGGGGAGAATTCGTTGAGCAGACATTCCATGAAAAACTGTACTGAAGTCATGGCGGTTTCCCAAGTAGTTTGGTTCTAAGAAGTTGTTACTGAAAGGATTGGACTTACCCCGATGAAGGGTAAGTCCAATTTCCTAGTAGCGCAGGATCTGCTCGACTGGCGAGAGGATCTGGTTCTTCTTACCCCGCGTCATTGTAACCGATGCTTGCAGGGATTTGTTCATATCCTCGAAGGCCACGGCGTTGAACACCGAGGTCACGCGGGACACGTTCTTGATGCTCACCAGAGAGAAATCCTCCGGCTTCACGCTCGGATCCACCAGTGCCATGCGGAGTGGTAGGGTCTCGTCCTTGTCCCAGCGCACCAGCTCTGCAGTCAGTGCTTCCAGCACGGCTGGCTGAGAGGCGATCCGAGTGTCATTCATGGCAGCGTTCTGTTGGAAGAGCTTGATCAGGTCTTCCGGGTTGCTGACGTTGATCTTCGATGCCAGCAGGTAGTTCAGGAACTTGTTGACGGTATCAACGCGCTTGAAGTACTGCGTGTTCTCGATGATGATGTCTCCGGCCTCAAACTCGATGTAGTGGTTCTTCGAGTCGGTGTCGATGTTGAAGGCTGAGATCTTCACGATGATTGGCAGGTTGACTTGGATGTCCTTGTAGCCACCGTCCTTGCCAGCAGGAACGCGGAAGATGAAGAAGCCAAGCATATGGATATCGGTATCGATAACCTCTGCCAGATTGTTGGTGAACATGTCCTTCGAGATCACCACCTGCAGGTTCTGCTTGGCAATGACTTGGTTGTTCTTTTGTTCGATGAATGGGAAGGAAGGCATATCACTTCTCGGTTGGTATCTAATATTATGCTGTTTCAATGAAATACCCCTATGACCTTTTCGGGCCATAGGGGTAGTGATTACTTCTTGGAGGTGAGTTTGATCTCTGGCATGTACTCGTCACGCAGCTTGTCGGCCAGTACAGGTACATGGTTCAGGCGAACCGCGTACTTCATGACCATGAACTGCAGACGGATGTACATCTCGCGTTCGCCAGCCGACTTGGGGTTGCGGATGATGAACTGCATGACGGCGTTGAACATCAGCAGCATGGTGCGGCGGAAGTCAGCGTTCTCGATCTTCTTGATCATGGACAGCGTGTCCTTGTACTTCAGGCACGGGATGCGGTTCACGCGCACCAAGCTACCGAACTTCTGCATCAGTTGGCGCGAGGTCGCGACGCTGGCGAAGTTAGGAGGCATGCAGGTGCCGACCTGACGCATGATCTCGGCGTTGTCTTCCAACAGGTCGAGGCTCATGATGTTGGCCGCAGCCTTCTTGCGCTGGGCATCGGTGATGCTTTGGTTGAACAGGTTCTGCGTGTTGGTCGAGCGCAGATCCTTGACGAACTTTTCGAGGAAGTTCACGAAGTCCTGACGCGACTTGATGTACATGTCGTGCAGTTCTTCCTTGCCTTCAGCATCGATGATGTTGTCGAGGCTCAGGTCCAGACGGATCGGGGTGTCACCCGAAGGCGCGGGTACCGTGCCGTTCAGCATGTCAGCGGTCAGGGTGACCGCACGGGACGACTCTTCTTCGGTAACGATCTTGGCGACCTGATCGTCGGTCAGGGCCATGGTCTTACCCACATTGCGAGGGACGGCGATCTTACCATCATCGCCAGCCTTGAAGAAAGGCAGCTCATCGATGATCTGGATCGAAGGGTTCTCGCCACGGGCCGGGGTGGAGGTGGTTTGCATGTTGGGTTTCCTTTTCTTTTGGGTTAAGCCATGTCCTTCATCTGCTCCACGAGTTCATCGCGGAAGCTAATGAGGAAATGGTTGTAGCTGGAGTGCTCGGGGAAGTTATCCACGAACTTGGTGAACAGGGCGACGTCATCGGAATCCTTGAAGATTTCCTGGAAGGCCATCGTCTGGTCGAACGTGAGCGGGTTGCTCATCAGGACGCTCTGGAAGCTGCCGACGTTGGACGTCAGTGCCTCGTTGGCGATCTCCTGATAGCTCATGATCAGGTAGATGTAGTTAGGGTTCTTGAACGTCAGCTCATTCTTGATGCGAGCGTAGATCAGATCCTTCTTGCTGTCCTTGCGGAACCGCTCGACCAAGGTCTTACGGTTGTTGATCGTCTCGGACACCAAAAACTCCATCAGACTATTCAACTTGTTGAGGTAGAAGAAGCGGTAGATGAGGCGCAGAATGCTGGAACGCATTGCACCTTCCAGCGCGTCCGGATCCGCGTAACCCTCGTAATCACGCAGGAACGCTTTCGCCACCTCGTTCTCGGCGTCCAGACGGGCCTGATCCATGCGCGGCTTGTCCTCGTCCGGCACCATGCTGATGGCGAAGTTGACCTTGTCGTTCACAGCTTGCAGGTAGTCGGTGGTACGAGAGTCATAGATCTCGTCCGGGTTGTTAAGGGACTCCACCAGTCCCTCGTACAGCAGGTGGTAGGTCTCCTCGGTGGATGGGTCCGTCTCAACGACGGACATCAGGGAGTCTTGGTTTTCGATAGCCATGATATCACTTCAAAAAGGACAGGGTTTGTCGGTTAATAGTCACCTCGCGGCGACCCTCTAATGCTGGGTTCTTGTGTTTCTGCTTTAGGTATTCCCTCACATTCATGCCACTATCTTTGATCTGGATCAGCTCCTCAATGCTCAAAGCAGCGATCTCGGAGGAAACCTTTTCTACTTTGTTGAGCTCGTTGGCCATCAGTTGACGGCCCTGACGGTTGATCGTGTTGAGCACAGCAGCGTTGTCGCTGATGCGGCTCATGAGCTGCATGAAGATGTGGATGGTGTTGGAGTACGCTACAGCATACCGGACGAAGAGGTACGAGAACAGGGAGTCATCGTGACAGCCGCGCTCGTGTTCCACCTTACCGTTCCGGTCATAGACCAGCGTTTTCACGTCCTCGTAGATCTCCGGAATAGCCAGAAGCTCAGGCTCGTCGTTCACGAAGCCGACCAAGAGGTCGATCATCGCGTCGCGGCTCTGGGACGTGGTGTTGATGCCGTATACGATGTTTTCCTTATCGGATACCTTGCCCTTCTCCTTGTCCTTGTCGGCGAGAGGGATGTCGTAGAAGATGTTGTCTGGGATAACCCGGACCAGATTGTCGATCAGGCTCTTACCGTAGCTGTTGCGCTCGATGATGAGGATCGAGTTCGGCAGGATGTCCTCGATGAGGTTCTGCAGCAGATCGGTGTAGTACGAGATGTTGATCTTCGGGTTCTTGAAGGTCGCGCAGATACCCATGTCGTTCGGATCGACGATGGTGAAGGCCGAGTTGTCTCGTCCGGTACCACCCGCCGTATCGACGCCGATGAAGTAGCGTTTCTCCAGATCCAGCTCTCGGTAGATCTTGAGTGCGTACTTCTCGTGGATCTTGCCTTCCGGATCGTTCGCACGTTTCTCCTTGCGCTCGACTTCGAGGAAGAAGGTCTCCAGAGGCTCATCCGGGAGCAGTGCTGAGATGGCATCCAGCAGTTCTTCCTTGAAGACCGAGTTGTCGGTCGCCTTGGTCCAGACCATATCCAGCTCGCGCTTGATCTTGAGGGTGTCGTTCGCCAGAACGCGGCACTCCTTGTTGTACCATTGCTGGGACAGACCGAGCTGCTGCCAAGTGAACTTGATGAAGAGGAAGTCGTTATCCGAGTTCGTCTCGATGTACGCTTCGATCTCTTCCTTCGACCAATCGTAAAGCTCCTCGGTGAACTCTGCGGAACCAGTCATCATGCCATGGCAGAAGGTTCCCTCCGGCACGTCGATGTTGTTCGGCGTAGTGGTGATGATCTTCGAGTAAGGCTTACCGTTGGCCTTAGCCACCTCCGCGATCTTGGATTGTGCCGGACCTGCGGACTTGTAGATGGTGTCATTGAACTTCAGGAACGCGAACTCGTCGTACCACAGGATGGGAACCGACTGGCCGCGACCCTGCTTGTCGGCGAGGTCTTCGTTGATCGGTTGACCGGAGCAGGTGATGCGGTTGTTGCGCTTGACGCCAACCACGGACTCGACGTTGTTGGTGTCCTTGGCGTGGTTGATCGCATCCTTGATGTACTGCGGTAGGAGATCCTTGATGTCCTTGAAGCGCTTCAGGTTGTTGTTGGCATCGGCCACCGTCTTGTTGCTGAAGATGAACGAGCTGTTGTCGGTACCGAAGCTGTAGATCCACGTCAACAGGGCCGCAACACCGATGGTCTTACCGCGCTGACGAGGCAGCATCAGGAAGATGTTGAGGTTGTTCAAAATGGCCCAAAGTGTGGCAAGAGTGCCGCGATTCAGTTCAAACTTGAGCGATGCACCCGGAGCCGGGATCCTCACGACTTCCCGTAGGTAGTAGAACGGATTCTTGACGATCTCCACCAGAACCTTGGCCTGAATCTCCTTCGACAGCTTCTTGTCGTGCGGGTCAACGTTCATCAGATCCTTGTCGTACAATCGGAGGAAGAACTTGTTGTTCTCTACCCCGAGGGTCTTGAGCGTACGGTACATCTTGATGAACGATATGTTTTTGGAGGCGGTATGGATGACGTAGTCGTCATAGTCCACCTCGCCGAAGTTGGGGTCAATCCTCGACATCTTGCTTCCTCTCACGATCCTCGGCGCTCTCTTCGGCCTTTTGGATCATACGAAAAGCAACGATGGAGCCCAGATCTTCTTTCTCTTTTTCAATCTTTTCGAGAGTGCTCATTTCGTTACCTTACAAAAAAAAAAAAGAACCGGATGCCCGAAGGCACCCGATCCAATTAGGCCGCTACTGCGACCGGGGCTGGTTTGGAGTTGCTGGACAGCCAGCCGAAGATGCCACGGAAGACGTCGTCAATGCCTTCAGCGAGCGTATCGCCAACGGCGCAGCCGATCTCTTCAACGGCAGTGCAAGCGCCGCCGATGATGCCTTCGGCCACGTTGACGGTACCGCCAACGACGTTCTCGGTCAGCGTGAAGCCGCCCATGATGATCGAGTCAACACCCTTCGCCAGCATGACGATGCCGCCACCAATGACGCGCAGGACACCACCGGAGACTTCACCGATGATCTTCACGCCTTGCAGGATCAGGTTGCCGGTCTTCTTCAGGACGGTCATGGTCAGTTCGCCAGCAAAGACAGCGCCGCGATAGACCAGATCGCCGACCTTGACGGCTGCGTCGCTGACCAGTTCGTACATGGTACCGAAGGTGCGTTCCAGCAGACCCTGCTGCTCGGCGTCCGGCTTGCCCTTCAGGACGACCGAGACGCGCTTGGTCTTGTCGTCCACGATCACGTAGGTCTTGTCGGCCTTGAGGTCGGTGGTCACTTCGACGGCTTCGATCTTGGAGCCGGTTGCGGTTTCGAGAACGACCGATTCAGGCAGTGGGGTTGCGGATGCTTCGCTCATGGTGACGGTTTCCTTCGTGTTGGTTTCGATCGTGGTCTGGGTTTCAATGGTAGCTTGTGCAGCTGCTACCGAAGCTTTGTTCTCCGCGACTGGTGCGTCGAAGAGAGCGCCCTGCGCCGTGGCGGCACCGGTACCGACTTGCATGTCGGACGCGATGTCTTTCATCTGCTGCTCGTGCTGAGCGGTCTCCGCTTTCTTGGACTTGCGGTGAACGACAGGTTTGGTATCAGGAGCAGCCTTGACGGCGGCTTTTTTGGCCACCGGCTTGACTTTGAAAGCGGCCTTGGCAGCTGGGGTTGCTTTGGCTGAGGTGCCCTTCTTAGCGGCGGTTTTAGCGGTCGATGCTGCTGCGGTTTTCGAGGTAGTCATAGTGTATTCTCCAGTATTTGATAAGTGAGGTTAATGAGCATGGTAGTACCTTCTCATGATCACCAGAATCATATATCCTTGATGGATGCTCAGATTCGGTATTTTGACTACCTCACTTATCCCCGGATCACACAAAAATTCGATCCACCTAAAAAAAAAACACGAGGTTTGGGAACCTTACGGCTCCGGTCTCGTGTTTCGGTTTCAGATAGATCTGCTTACATGCAGAATTCGATCTTGATGTAGTCAGCGATTTCCTTGATGGTCTCGCCTACGGCGAACATGAATTCGCGCACAACTTCATTGCATTTGGCAACGATCTTCAAGCATCCATTTACGGCCTCAGCCGATTCGATTTGTATGATGCCGATCTTGGTACCAGCTGCGAAAGTGGTGTGTGCCATGTTACCATTACTCCCAAAAGTTAAGATTGAAGGTGCTAAGACGATTCCCTACACCATTCAAATCATATATGTTTGATTATTCAGCAGGTACGGCTTCGATGCAACCGTAGTCCTCCACCAACAGCTGGACCAGCTCACGTGGGTTCACGTATTTGCCGTTGCCGTTCATGAAGATACTGTCGGCATGCTCCAGAACCTTGCGTTCTTTGGCGATGAACTCGTCGTCGCGTCCACGAACAGCACGGTCCTCTTCGGACAGCTCTTCGTAGCGCACGTCGAGGCCGATGACGATGACGTTGTAGTCGGCGTACAGGTTGCCGGGACCGCACTTGCTGCGCAGGTCTTCAATGCCTTCTTCAGCGAGGATGATCGTCGCGATCTTACCATCGGTAAAGTCTGGCAGGGATCCGTACATGTCCTTGAACAGCGAGTCCGGCTTGGTGCCGATCACGCCGATCAGGCGATCTTGCAGCAGCGGGAAGGTCTTGCGCTGCACGAAGATGTACGGGTTGCCGAAGGTCTCGCCGGGGCGCATGCTGCGCGTGGAGAACTGTTGCAACTTGTAGAACAGCTCGGGATAGTCCTTGACCAGATTCTGTTCGAGGGTACTCTTCCCGGAGCCAGACACGCCCACGAGGGCGAGGATGATCGGATTTACGATTTTGTATTGGGTCTTCAAAGCAATTTCTCCGTGAAATATAGCCGGACCTTCTGTCCCCTATGTTTCAGTTAGTCCGGCCTTGATAGTACATCAGGTTTTCTGGATACCGTACGTACACGGGAAGATCCACCCCGTTATACGATGGATCTTCATCGATGAAACGCACGACCCACAGCAATAACATATGAACGAATAGCGTTACGTATTTTCACGGAATTGTCGTCAGCTATAATACAATTCTATAGTAGAGTTCAATTCCGAGGAAGCAATTATGAAGATCGTAGCTAAATTTTTCCACAAGGTCAGCGAGTCTCTGCTGGAGACTAATAGCACAAACTGGTCCATGACGAAGCTCGTCATGATGTTCCTGATGTACCCGACCGTCACCGGCATCTTCATCTACGATGCCATCATCCACCAGCGCATGGACGTCATGAATTCGCTGGTATACATCACCGCAGTGGCGACTCCACGCGCCCTGAGCCAGATTCTGGCAGCGCGGTACGGTTTCAAGTCCAGTGACGGCAGCGCCATCACAGACGGCAACTTCGTCGATGCCTCCCCTGTGAAGAAGTCCAAACCTGCGGAGTGTCCTGATGACGACACTCCTAGACAGTAAGGTCAGATAAAGAAGATCCCCCATACACCCGTGAAGGTGTATGGGGGATTTTATCTAGCGGCTATGCGCCGCTGGCCGACGCCGGAGAATTACTTCTTGGCGACTGGCTTCTTCAGCGGAGCCTTGACCGGGGCTTTGGCTGCAGGAGCAGCTGCTTTCACCGGTGCCTTGACTGGTGCCTTAGCCGGAGCTTTAGCAGCCGGTTTGGCGGCAGCTTTAGCAGGGGCTTTCTTGGCGACCTTGTCCGCGTCGTTCACGCGCACCGACTTGCCGACCTTGAACTTCATGGTCGAGTAGGCCGGAACGTGAACGGTCTCGGTCGTGCGCGGATTGATGCGGTCGCGCGCTTCGACGTGCGCCCAGCGGAAGGTACCGATCGAGGTGCGGACCGATTCCTTGGCCTGGATGGTGTCCTTCAGGCCGTCGAACACCGCAGCGATCATCACTTCGGTGTCTTTCTTGTTGGCGGTTACGCCGTTTGCGGCCAGTTGGGCTTGTACTGCAACTACCAGATCGTCTTTTACTGCGCTCATGATGCATTCCTTTAAAGGGGTTTGGTTTTGAAAATTGGGTTTCCGAGTCCCGGCGGCGATGTGACGCCACCGAATCTCACTTTCTAATCGTATGTTACGAAGTGGGCCATCGCAAACTCAAAATCTAAATTCCAAACGTCGATCAAATACTATGCATTCTTGAAATCCCATGTAACTAATGAAATGAATCCCCGAATGATGAAATTAATCACCATTCGGGGTACCTAACATCTCTTGATGCTAGTTTTGATCAGGTTAGCCCAGCAGGTTTGCCTTGATCACTTCCACCATCTGAGCGACAGTGGTGTTTTTCTTGAAGCCAGCGATGGTGGCCTGAGCTTCTTCGCTCAGGTGCGGTGCCATCTTCTGCAGGAACTCGGTTAGCTCTGCCTTCGAGTAGGTCGAGTACTGTTCTTCGGTCAGAGGGGAGAAGGTGACTTCGCCGTTCTCTTCGCCGATGGTGGTCAGCAGGTTGATCTTCTCGCCGGTGCCGGTGCCTTGGGTGGAATCTTCGGTCGATTCTTCCGACTTGGACTCGCCAGCGCCTTCGGTGCCTTCAGGAGCGGCTTGCTCCGGGGTTTTCACGTCTTCGATCAGCTCAGCGACCGACTCCTGCGGTGCTGCCGGGGCCGGGGCTTCAGGAGCTGCGGCTTCCGGGATCACCGGGGCGATGATGTTGGCAATGTGCTCCGGTACCGGATCGGACTCGAACACGCTGGTCGGGCGATTGATGGTGGTGCCATTCTTCAGCACTGCCTTCAGCACTTCCATCGAGAACGACTGCGACTTCAGGAAGTCGTATTGGTGGGTCAGCATCGTCACTGCTTTCAGTGGGCCATTCTTGACGAAGAACGGGATACGGCGGGTGTCGTTCACGTCCACTACCAGATGCGAAACGTCGCCGATTTGGATATCTTCTTGGGTCATTTGGGTCTTCCTTAAAGGTTAAAAGAAAATCTCACTAGCGATTTTGGTCGCTAGTGAGATTCATTTGTCTAAGCAACTATGGAGTTGTTAGATGTTGGAAACGAGGACTTAGTCTTCGTCTTCCTCGTCTTCTTCGTCGTCAGCCGACGCAGCGGCATCCGCATCGGAGCCGTCGCCGTCCAGACCCTTCAGGAAGGCGGCTTCGTCGAAGTCGGCTGGCAGATCGACCGAGTCGTCGTCATCGTCCGGGATGATGCCGTCGTTGGAAGCTGCGGCGTCATCAGCCGAGTCTTCGGCCAGCAACGATGCCATGATCGAGGTTGCCGAGCTGAAGTCGGTCTCGTTCAGGCGCTTCTTCTCGTCGGTGATGTCCGAAACAGGCGGCATCTCGACGGCTGCGAGGTTGCGGTCGGGGTCTTCCGCACGGGCGACGGAGTCCGATGCCGCTTTGACAGCACTGCCGTCTTCGTTGATCGAGGTACCGGTCAGCGGTTTGTCCGGATTGGTGATGTCGTACAGATCTTCATCCGTGACGCCCATCACTTGATCCTGATTGAAGAACTGATACTTGTCGAAGTCGCCGTCCGACTTCAGATCCGCCATACCGGCCAGATCACTATCCGACTTTGGCAGGTCAGCGGTCTCGACGAGGAAGCGTGGCTCCATCGCATCGCATACGGCTTCTTCAGCCGACAGGGTCTCCTGCAGCGACAACTCTTCCAGCTCCTTCTGCTCCAGAAGCTTGATTTTTTCTTTGGTGGTTTGGGTATTAGCCATTTCGATTGGTCTTTCCTAGAAAATTCGTACGGGTGAAAACAGAGAGGTGTGCAGCGTTCTTATTGCCCACTCACCACTTCCCTCCGATAGTACCTGAGGGAAAATAGCACCAGAGGTACTATATAGTAGTTATCGTTGAAGTCGTCCACGAAGCCAACATCGTTGGGGATCTCGTGGAAGTTGGACTCGTTGTAGTACCCATTGAAGGTTCGTGTGAGGAATTTCTTGTATGGGTTAGCGTTCGTCTGGATGTTGTTTTGAATCTCGTCCAGGAACGCCGGATCTATCGGGAAGACGATCTCGTCGATCGGTGCCGTTGTGGATGTGTCGAGGATCGGCGACAGGATGTAGTGGTTCGTGCTGGAGAACCAGTCCATCGAGTAGCGTGTGGCGTTACTGCGCTGGATGATGCCGCGCTTGGCGGTGTAATCCGAAGACAGACGCTCCTTCACCGCATCCATCGGCGATGCCGAAAGGATACCGTATATTGACCTGTTGGTGTCGCCGCGACGCAGACCCTTGGTGAAGTCCGTCGAGGAGTAGCGGAAGTCACGGTAGCTCGTGTAGAACTCGATGAGTTTCTGCTTCTGGATGAAGTCGTTCAGCAGGGGGTCGATGATGCTGCGGCGGAAGCAATCGCTCTCTTGATCAACGAACAGGAATGTCTCGTTGTCGTAATAGATTTCGTTGTACCACCGGGCGATGCCGTCGTAGATGTCCTCGATTGCCAGACCAAGCTCGAAGGCGGTCTTCTTGACGATCGGATTCTTGGACTGACCGATGAGGTCGTAATCCACCACGAGGTTCTCGCCAACCTGCTTGGCTACATCAACCATGTCGTGGTCGGAAAGCCTGAAGGTGACTTTATAGTACTTCGAGTTGTTGTAGTTGTCCTGCTCGACGTCGGTGACGAGGAACAGCTTACTCACGTTCTGGTACTTCAGGAAGATGAGATCGTCCTGCAGCGGAATGATGGTGTCCGGCAGTACGATGCACGAACTCGTCACACTACCCACGATACCGAAATCGGTGATCTCGGTGCCGAAGGATGCGTTCTCGATCTTGTAGATCGGAAGGTTCTCAATCTTATTGAAGACGACCGGGGAGTCAGCACCAACGACCTCGCTGATGTTCTCCAAGCTCCGGTCATAGGTACTCTTGAAGCTGTCCTTCGAGAAGTACGTGCAGAACGTAGGCGCTGACGCGAGGAAGGTCGAATAGTCCTTCGTTGCCTGTTCGAGGTAGTGCTGAATATTCGACTCGGTGATGCGCCCGTTGGTTAGAAGTCGGCCCATTTCTCTGGATCCTATCGGTTGTGTGTCTATCTGGTTGTTGCAACCTCAAGCGAAAAAAAAAACGAACGACCTACAGGATTTCTCCCATAGGCCGCTGTCTTTTAGTCGTTCAGGATGAACTGGCGATTGCCACTCTTGTCCGACGGGTTGATCTGCATCAGGCTCTCGCTGAATGGGATCTCCGGTACCGGCTCCGGTTTCGGAACTGGTTTCTTCTGCTCTGCTTGCGGCTTGCTGTTTTCCATGTGTTTTTCCTTAGAAGAATTGGTACCATTTGCGCTGCACGTACTCCGAGTCCTCGTTGAGTCGGATGTCCGCGATAGCACTAATGATTTGTCCTGCATTCCGCTCCAGATCGCGAAGGACATCAACCAGCAGATCGATGTCTTCCACGATATCTGGACTGTTGGTGAGGAAGGTCTGGAGATCGGTGTGCAGCCAAGGACTGCCGGAGCTGAGGATCTTCTTGGCCTCGTTGCTCCGCGTCTTCATGGCACTGAACCAGCTCGTGTAAGCCAAATTCCACTTCTCCTCGAAGCGCATGATGTCGCCGATGACATCCTTGGTGGCGTATGCGAATGCCGATGTAGCTACTACCGGACAGGTATTCCCGCGCAGTGCATTGCGCAGCGCCTCCATGAGTGGGAAGCAGCCATTGATGAACTCAGCGATATTCATCACACCCTTTTCGTCATTGACGATCCGGGTATTGATGTCTACAGCCACCATGTTGGTCAGCCGGAAGTACTGATCAACGTTCTTACCGTTATCCATTGTCTCCCGGCGTGGGATTTTCTTTTTCATGCTTTTCCTTATTCTTCTTCGCTCACGCTGCGACTAGCTGATGACGACGAAGATCTTTGACGACGACTGCCGATGAACGAATTTACGAGCAGCAGACTGTTGGTCGTCAGGTTGAATTCTTGTATGGCTAGGTTGAGCGAGAGGAAGACATCCATCGGGAAGAAGACAGTCGTGGCCTCTGAAACCACATTCATACGGACGCCCTTGTCGTAGGTGCCCCTGTTGTCGTTCTCTTGGATGTCAAACTCAAGGGTGAGGTAGCCTTCGACAGCCTTCACCTTTTCGCAGTAGCTAGCATACTTCTCGTTGACCCCGATGAGCTGACCGTGTACGGGATCGTTCAGCTCATCGAAGATCTTTTGCTCATTGGTACGGAGTCTCTCGGCAACAGCGTGAAATGCCTCCTTCAGATTGTACATGTGGGGGTGGCTGAAGTACGCCTCCTCCGACAGGTTGTTATCTGGATTCTCCTTATCAAACTTCTTGTAAGCGAGAATCACGTAACTGCTATAGTTCAGCGTTGCATATGAAGCGTCGCTGTTACGTGGGGTAAAATTCTTCACTCGCAGATCGTCCGGAGACTTGCACCTCAATCGCAAGGTGAATGGGCCGTACCGGAAGATGTCGTTCGATATATTTTGCATGCAGCTCTTTCTTTTCTAAAGTCAATCATCCTCTTCGGAGACTTCCTTCTGAGGTTTACCGACTGTGATCCTATCCATGCTGATGGATACCTCCTCCATGACCTTGCGCTCGCGGTACATCATGTTGCGAGCCTTCTTGAAGGAGAGATCACCCAGTTGGATGAAGATACGACGCTTATCCTTCTCCTTGCGGAGACGACCAGCAATTTGCTTGATATGCGCCTCGGACGTCACCGGGGTCACATTGATGATGACCTCCAGATGAGGAATGTTTAAGATACCGGCAAACGATCTATCGGTACTGATGATCACGTTTCGATCCAACTCCGGGAGACGGTCATCGAACTTCGCAGCCGTCTTGCTGTTGAAGTAGCCGATGGTGAGATGCGGGAACTCCGTAGCGATGTACTCGCCGATCCACTCCCCCGACTCGTTGGTCTTCGTCAGGATGGCGATGCGGTTGGTGTCATCACTGAGGTTCTTTAGTGCGAGCTTCAGACTAGGGCGAAGTACCTTCTGAAGGAACCAGTCCTTATAGTCCAGCTGCGCTTGTCCCAGCATCTTCAGATAAACCAGAGCGTCGAAGCCGTTCGGCTTGTTGATGCCCTTGGAGTGATCTGCCGAGGCATTGAGATGATACCCTACCTCGATGTACTCGAACTTCTGCAGCGGAGGCGGCTGATAGACGCAGTCCTCAGACGGTGTCATGTGATCGAGGATGACCTGCTCGCCGTGGATGCGCTTGATGTTGGTGGCAGTCAGGTAAAAAGTGCTATGAGTTACCAGTAACATCTCCATGTAGAAGATGCACTCCAGCCCCATGTGCAACTCATCGTAAACCTTACGCCCGATCTGCATCTCTTCGAAGAAGTGCAGCAGCTCGTCGTCTGCCTTGTCCTTGAAGATAAACGAGCAAGTACGGTTACTCAGCAGCACCAGCTTGTATTTGTCTTTGTTCTTCAGGACGATACGCATCCTGTCGCGACCCTTGACGACTGCGATCTCCTCGGACTTGATGTCTGTGAATTTCTGAAATTCCTCGATCCACGTCTTGATCGCCCGGTCATCCGGGCAGACGATGACCGACATCACATCCTTCTCGCAGATGTCCTTGATGGTCGTGAAGGTCTTACCGGAGTCCGTGTCTGCGAAGAGCGCACGACGCGGCTTGTCTTTGATCCCCTTGTACTGACCGCGTCCGGCGAGGAAGTCGAGGATATCGACCTGCATCTCGTTGCGCGGGACCGCGTCTGGGTTCATCTTGATACCGCACTTGCGGTATGGAATGTAATAGTCGTCCTTCTTCACCCCGATCTCGTCGTTTTCGAGGTAGCTGTAGAGGAACCTTGATGGGAAGTTTCGTGGCAGTGCGAAGTACTTCTCACCTTCATAGACGATGTCCTTGATTCCCGTCCACATCTCGTCGTAGCCGAAGGTGATCTTCTTCTGGAAGACCGTGTTTTTCTTAATGAACTCCGGGAGAGAATCCTCTCGGAACCCGTTTACCAACATCCTGTTTCTGTGGAGGATGATGCTCATGATGATTTTCCTTCATATCATTCGTACTAATGATATATTCCGAAAAGCGGAATCGGAAAAAAATAGCGCTTGCTTGGGAACGCCCAAGCAAGCACCATGAGACAACCGACGTGTCTTCTACTAACGACCGTCGTTTCCTTCCATTTCGTGACTGAAGTGATCCTCACGTTCCTCCGCATCGCGCCGCGCCTGCTCGGCAGCGAGACGACGACGGTCGAACTCAGGATCCACATCGACCACTTGGATCAGCTCGATCCCGTGGCTACTCAGGAAGTCGTTGGAGATGCCCCCTTTGAACTCTTCCAAGAAGTAGATACGCTTCACCTTGGCGCGCTTCAGCCTCGCGGCGCATCGCATGCATGGTGAGTGCGTGATGTAGAGTGTTGCCCCTTCCAGATTCTTTCCGGATTCCATCGCACGAGCCAGCAGCTCATCCTCCGCGTGGAGGGTGGTGTCTAGCGTACGACCGTTCTCATCGACGGTGCTTGGATCGGAGTCGTCGGCGTTGTAGTTCCAACCGTAGCCGAGAACAGAGCCGTCTTGTCCGGTCGCGATCACACCGACTTTCTTGTCAGGAGCAGGGGAACGCTTAGCCATCTGGATAGCGATGTTAAGCCATGTATTCAAAGCTGTAGCCGGTTTCGACTTCTGATAGATGAGGAGTTCCTCGTCAGGCAGTGCTTGTTCCATTTTTATTCACCTGTAGGGTAAGCTTTCGTTTCTCGACGTCAGCCGCCTTCTTCCGCATACGTGAGTTGTAGGCAGCTTCAATGGCGGCGACTCTGGTTTCCATGATCTCCTGCGGCGAACCGGCTATGGGGCAGATGCGACGCACCCGCACAACCGACTTTGCTTCGATCTTCAACTTGTCGATCACGCTTTTGGTAACGTCCAGAACGAACGCACCATCCCTTCCCAGTTTCTGGAACTGGGGTAGGGTAATTTTCAAATCCAGAGTCGCCATGTCTATCAGTACAGAAGGTCAATGATTGAGGATTGGTTCTTCTGGAACAAGTTGTTTTCGACAACCTGATCCATACGTTCAAACGCCAGAGTGATCGCCGCAGACGGGTGGTTCACAAGAGCATTGGTCAGCTTCAGAAACTTGATGTTCTCCACGTCAGCGAAGTTCTTCGGACGTTCCTGAATGTTGTTTGCATCACGGATCAGCTCGCGCAGAATCAACTCGATCGTCACGGAGCTGGAGCGAATGTTGGATTTCTCCAGCAGACTCAGGAACTCCGGCAGCAGCAGGTGGATGCTATACTCGTTGAGCAGAGCCTCGCTTTCCAGCAGCTTGATGATCTTCTTCAGCGGCGTGATCAGCTCGGTGTTCTCGATGTTGATGCGGAACACCTCGTTGTCTTCGTAGATGTCGAGGATGTTGTCGGAACGGTAGGTGCTGATCTTGTCCTGCACCAAATCGAGGAAGATCTCCTTGCCCTCTTCGAAGTCGAACTCGATCTGACGGTCGTCGTCGAGAACGATGATTTTGTTGCTCGAAAGCTCTTCTTCGTCGCCGGTCTTCTGGATGTTCTGTACGTTCACCCGGAAGTTCCGCTTCGCGATGAGGCTGGTCTTGTCGATGTAGAAGTACTCTTCCAGCCCCGGTGGCAGCTCGATCTTCTCAGGATTGATCTGCAGCAAGTGCTTAGACGACAGCAGCATCTGAGTCAGCTGTTCGGTCAGGTTCAGCACGCCAGCGATACCGATGTGGAACGGATTGACGCGGTGCAGCTGACCGTAGCAGGTACGACAGATTTCGCCGTTGCCGAGGTGGCAAGTCGCCGGTGAGCGCAGTTTGATGTGCTTCCCGATCATCTCCATGCCGTGCTTACTCAGGGTCTTCAGACCCTTCTTGGTGTAATGGAAACGACCGTGCAGACGCTTCAGCGAGTCCTTGGTCTCGATCTGCATCATCACGTAGTCCTCGGAACCGCAGTCCTCCACATCGGAGAGCTTCTGGTTGAGGACGAGCAGCAGCAGCTTACGTGACGTGTAACCGGCACGGCGAACCTGCAGAGCATTGGTGATCAGCGCCTTACGAGCACCCATCGCCGAGACGAAGTAATCCATCTCGTTACGCATGCCCTGATACAGGTTGGTGTTGACGCAGTGCGGATAGATCGCACTCGAAATGATTTCCGGCTTGTAGCCGATATTGCAGAATACTTGCTGAAACTGACCGACCGAGATGGCCAAGATCAGATTGCGATAGCAGTTGTTGGTATCGCGGGAAATCTCCTCAAGCAAATCGCGGGTCGCGGTCTTGATGGAGTCAACGGTCTCGAAGTATCCTTGATTCTCGTCAACCTTGAAGGCGAGCAGGTCGGCTACGCGCTTGTTTTTCTCCGACAGCTTCAGCATGTCGTAGATGTTGACTGAGTTACCAGCGGACTGGTTGATCTCGAACGTGAGATCTGCGAACTCCTCCAAGGAGTACGCGATGATGCTCTTGAGGTCATCGATATCGACGGTGTCGTCTTCGATGCTTTCCTCGATGGTCTCGCTGAAGTATTTCTTAACTGCGGAAGCGACGTTGTCGTCCGGGCCGCAGATCAGAATGTCGCGCATCTCAACAGGACGCGCCAACAGGAAGCGAGACTTGATCAGGATCAGCGCGATCACCAACTGGCCGAGGTTGATCTCGAATGGATCACTGCCGTCCTTGTTGATGGAACACACAAAACTTTGCTTACGGTTGACGAAGTCCTTGGACATCAGTGTCTTTCCGTTGTTGCAGAAGTCGATCAGGCCTTCAGGGTTTTTTTCTTGCACGAAGTCTAGGAGCATCGCCTTCGATTTTTGCTGTTTTGCCATTTTCGTACCTCGTCTTTTGCACTAGGAAGGAGATCTGCAATCCCTTGGACTTCACCTTCAGTTGAACCTTGGAAGTGGCTTTTCCGCCATTTCCCCTTTTGCTGATCGGTTTTGCTTCTTCCGGGATGTCCGGACTCAGCGCATTACCAACCTTTGATACGAAATCCATTACACCGCTTTTCATACAGTCCCCATGATTGGAATCATAGGGTGTGGCTAAGAGCCGTAGCCAGCACATCACCGCCTAAGCAGATTTAGCGCCTCGTTCGGTTTTACACCTTAGTCATCCCTGCACCCTTGCGTTCAAAAAAATATGACGTTGTCATATAAATACCTCCGCTATACCCGTGAGGATATAGCGGAGTTATTCAGTCTTATTCAGACTTTCGGTGCAGGTTTACTTCTTTTTGCCAACGACCTTCTTGGCAGCGGGAGTGAACTCGTCGCCGTTCCAGGTGCCCAGGATGAAGTTGCCTTCATCGTCGAACGCGCCTTCTTCGAACTCGCCAGCGTCGTTGACTTGACCTTTCGAGGTGGTCTTGTCGAAGTACAGCGAGAACGAAACCTTGGTGTGCGGCGACACCATGGTGTGGTACGGCGTGGCGACCTTGTCCAGACCCGGATTCGGTGCGTACACGCGCGCTTCAGCCTGACGGCGCTTCGACTTGACGCCGAGGAACTTCAGGTCGTTGTTGACCAGCACTTCGCCCATGGTTTCTTCCATGGTCTTCAGGATGGCGGCGGTCATGGCCTTGGTCGGAGGAGCGATGTCCTTCTCGACCAGCTTCTCGTGCAGCAGGTCGACGAACATGTCGGCTGGCATCCACTGGCCCGGTTCCAGAACGCGCTGTTCCTTCTGCTCTTTCTTGGCCCAGCCGCCGCCTTTCTTGGCAGCAGGAGCGGCAGCGGCAGCAGGTGCTTTCTTCGCGGCAGGTGCCGGAGCGGCTTTAGGCGCGACCTTGGCGGCAGGAGCGGCAGCTTTAGGAGCGACTTTACCGACGACCTTCTTCGGTGCAGGTGCGGCCACTTCTTCTTCTTCGGCCTCGCCGCCTTCTTCGCCTTCTTCTTCGCTTTGCTCTTCTTCTTCGGTTTCTTCAACCGGAGCAGGAGCGGCTTTCTTCGGAGCGACCTTACCGACGACCTTCTTCGGTGCCGGTGCAGCCACTTCTTCTTCTTCGGCTTCGCCGCCTTCTTCGCCTTCGGTCTGCTCTTCTTCTTCGGTTTCTTCAACCGGAGCAGGTGCTGGCTTCTTCACAACACCCTTCGGTGCGACCTTGGCTGCAGGTGCTGCTGCGCCACCGGCTTTTTTCGCTGCCAACAGTTCTTTCATCGTCTTTGCCATGCTAAACTCCATTTTGGTTTGGTTAAAATACAACTTGCTTATCGATAAGTAGCTGAAATGCCGAATGAATCTTTCTCAACGGACACCATAAGAATATATCCACGTTTTCCGAGTCAAAGTTTTCCATTCGACATCTAGCATACTGTTGGGAGCCGATGAGTCTAATCACTTTCGAAAATGCGATATAGTTCATCGATCCCTTGACTTGGATGTAATTAAGCTATGAAACTCTTCAGATTTTTTCTTCCTGAGCGTCGAGCAGCTTCTGGAAGAGGAATCCTACGATTACGCGAGCCATCGCAATGCTACGATGATTCCACTTCAAACGGTCCTCACCACTCACCATCGACAGCGGAACCTCGCGGTGCATTTCGCGGTCGTAGATAGCGAAGATGGAATTGTAACCGAAATCGCGCCAGAGCGTTTCGAGGAACGAGTCGTCGCCATACTGCTGGGTGGTCGGTACGAAGAGACGACCGTACATGTGGCCGACGGCGTGGTGCATGATCTCGCCGTTCTTGGCGATGCTCGCGGTCGTCACGAAGTTACCGGTCGCCATGTAGCGCTTGAAGAACGGATCAGAGAAACCGATCGAGCCGCTCAGCTTTTCGCGGATGGCCTCGGAGATGATCACCTTGTTGACGAAGTCCTTCATGTTCTTGCGGAACTTCGACAGCGATTTCTCTTCCGTCGCTTTACGCGTGAGGAACCGGTCCAGTTCTGGGAACTGGCGACTGATGCGGTCGTAGACGCCCTCGTACAGGATATCGTCCTGCACGCGAGCCGAGTGTACGCCCGGACGACCGTTGAGGATGTCCACGCAGATGCCGGAGTCCTCAGCGAGGATGTACTTATTCTCGTTCTGGAACATACTGGACAGACCGCGACTCTTGATGAAGCAGTTGTCGAGGAAGGTCTGACCGGTCTCGTCCTGTTCCGCGTAGGCGTCACCTTCCAGCACGCCGAACGTCAGGATCCCGGTGGTGATCCCGGCCAGCTGGGTGTTCACCTTCAAGAAGTTGTTGAACTCGTCGATCTTGCCGTGGTTGCCGGTACCGAACGAGATGTGCCACTTGCCGTTCTTCGGATTCTCCAGCCACGCACGGGTGGACAGGGTTCCGAAGTTATTCTGGATGACATCGATCTGGTGCTTGAGCTCCTTCACGCTATTCTGGAAGGTGCCGATCTTGTCGTGTTGCTGGTCCACCGACACAAAGCCTATGGATAGCGTGTCTTTCACAAAGTCTACTGGTGTTTCATTCATTTCTTCTTTTCCGTCTGTTTCGACCGACCCTAACTAGAGAGTAGGCCCAGATGCCAGTCCCGCCACGCACCGAGCGAAGGGGGATTTGGGGGAAGTTCGCTATCGCTACCTTCCCCTATATTTTAAATAATCATAAATAATAATAAGAAAATGGTTATTATACCATTTATCTTCTTATCTTATAAAAGAATCTCCTAACGTTTAGTACGTTAGGAGATTACTTATAATTATTAAATAGTAAAATCGCACGAGGGTTGAAGGATGTCTTTCGATATCCGTCCTTATCATATATTCGTAATCAACATCTTAAAGTTTGACGCACGAGCAACAGTAGAATAATACCAGTCATCCACATTTGGAAAGACCATCATGCTAGTCCAGCTCGACAAGATCCTCAATTCGCGGATTTATTTCTCATCGACCCTGCAGTGCAACCCATCTACCGACTCCGGCAAGTACTACGCTTTGGCGTACGACCCGGCTGACGAGAACGGGTTCAACAACCTGCTGAAATCGATCAAGTTCATGCCAAAGGGTAAGGAGTACGTGTACTACCCGGCATCGATCTTCAACCCTACATCGTTCGCTCCGATGCCATCCACCAAGGCAAAGGCAGCGTTCTACGAGTGGCTCGACAAGAACCATCCCGCATCGCACACCAAGATGAACCAGCTGACGCTGAGCGAATCACAGCAAGCCGACCACAACCCGGTGCTGTTGAACCTCGCGTCGTACTTCACGGTTCTCGATCCGTACGCGGAGCAACACAAGAACTCCGCCTCCAACAAATACAAGTACTTCAAGATGGTTCTGGCAAAGATCCTGCCGAAGTACTCCGAATTCTCGAAGGAGAAGATGAACCTGCTGATCGACATCAGCGGCACCGTCACCAGCTCCTTCCTCTTCTTCATCCTGTACGGTCTGCGTCACGACTACGAGGCGATGACCAAGGCATTCGAGGGCATCAACGTGATCTTCGTGGACGGTCCTCACGGCCTGTTCATGAAGCCTGATCTGGCTGATCGCAAGAAGGTCCAGTCCAATCTGAACCTGATCGCCAAGATGCTCAACATGAGCCGCAACTTCGATCGCGATGCGATCATGAAGGACAAGGACGTAAGCATCACCGACGAGAGCGTCGCAGTGTCCTCCGACAAGGTGGACCAGAAGACCATCGATGCAGCCATTGCTGGCTTCGATATCGATCGCACCACCGAGCTGGAGGGACAGACTCCCGAGCAGATCATGGCCGCGAAGACCAAACGGATCTCCATCGCCGAGAAGGATCCGAGCGACATCGCGTCCGTGACGGTCGCCAACGAGTCCGACCTCGAAGAGATTCTCGGTAGCGTCGCCACCGATGACTTCCAGAAGGTAGCCAAGGCCAATCAGGACTTCCTGAACAAGTACGCTCCTGTACAGGAGAAAGCGATCTCCAAGGCGCGTGCTGAGGCGGAGAAAGCCTTCACCGATAGCAAGCTTTCCATCACCAAAGCTGTCGATAGTTCCGTGATGAACTCGAACGTGAAGTCGTCCGTTATTGCAGCTCTGACCTCCTCGTACTATCGCAAGATCTACAAGAAGGACATCCTGAGCATCTTCACGAACCTGAACAACGATCCTGATCATCCGGTCGTGATCACCAGCTTCGAGATGAAAGACAACTCCGATCCGCTGAACATGCTGGATGAGCTGTCCGTGCAGTTCCTCGACAAGAACGGCAAGCGCCACACCTTCACGGTGGACGTGCCTAAAGTCTCCCACGATGGCTTCCTGTACCTCAATGGCAACAAGAAGTTCGTGACGAAGCAAGCCGCGCTGCTGCCGATCATCAAAGAGGCTCCGAACCGAGTCCAGATCACCACCAACTACAAGAAGACCTTCCTGTATCGCAAGAACGACAAGACCTCCGGTATCGTCGATCGCATCTTGAAGACTCTGGTTGGCAAGAAGATCGACGGCGTGAAGCAGATCTCCGGTAACAGCTTCGCTTCGAACCTGCCGTACAACGTCAGCATCCCTTACAACCTCTTTGGTCGTCGCCTTTATAGCGTCGAGATCCAGCAGGGTACCAGCGGTGGCAACGTCCTGCATCTGGTGTTCAACCAGAATAAGATCCGTGAGGACATGAAGGATCTTGGATTCGACATCGAGAAGCTCGGCGATCATGCAATTCCAGTCGCCTTCCGCTGCATCAACAACAAGATCGAGACGGTCTACTGCGAGATGAACACCCGCTCCGGGAAGATCATCGGTGCGTGGGATCGTACAGGCAAGCCGAAGCAGGAAAACTACAAGAACATCACTCAATTCATGGCTGACCAGATCCGCAACAGCGGCAACTCGTCCCTGATCGAGGCTTTCAACAGCACCTCCGCAGGTAAGTCACTCGGTCAGACCGAGATCCGGCTGGCCGGTCGCATGATGTCGCTCGGCGTGCTGCTCTGCTTCTACCGTGGCATGTTGCCGCTGCTGGAACAGTATGGCATCAAGTACACTGTCTCCGACAAGGGTGGTCGTGCAACCGATACGCAGACCATCCTGCGTTTCAAGGATGTGTCACTCATCATCGATGCCGAGGGAGACACGACCAAGGAACTGATCGTCAACGGCTTCTACTACCTGAACACCAAGGAGTACAACCTCGACGACGCAGGTCAGCGCGGCGCAGTCTACATCGAGTACTTCGGCGAGTACACCGGTTCCCGGAACACCGCCAAGGCCGTGCTGAACTTCGAGTCGGCGATGATCGATCCGATTACGTTGGAGGTGCTGAAGGATCTGCACCTGCCGACCACCTTCGTCGATCTGCTGCTGTACGGTAACACCATGCTCGGCGACTTCACGCACAAATCGAAGAACGACATGTCGAACTTCCGTACCCGTGACGCGGAGGTCGTGTCCGTGGCGGTCTACAACACCCTGATCACCGCGTTCAACGAGTACAAACGTACCGTGAAGACCGGTGTGGTCACCTCGATCTCGGCTCCTCGCGATGCCGTGACGAAGACTCTTCAGACCTACCAGAACATCGAGGGCTACTCGACGCTGTCACCGTTTCTGGAGATCCAGAACAAGGCTAAGACCACGTTTAAGGGTCCGTCGGGTCTAAACTCCGACGACAGCTACACTGCGGATATGAGAGCATTCGACGAGTCCATGGTCGGGGTTTTCGGTATCTTTACCCCCGTTTCTGCACAGGTGGGTATCGCACGCTCCATGACCCTGAACCCACGCATCAACCATGTGCGTGGCTATCTGGAAAAGAAGAACGTCAATGACATGAACATGGACGAGTTGTACGCCCCCGGCGAGCTGCTCAACATCTTCGTGGCGTCCCACTCCGACCCGATGCGTATCTGCATGGCGACGACTCAGGGCGGTCACATCATCGCGACCAAGGTCCAGCACAACTACCTGATCGGTACCGGCATCGACAAGACGCTGTCCCATCTGGTTGGTCAGGACTTCGCCTTCAAGGCATCGGAGGACGGTGTGGTGTCCAAGGTCGATGAGACCAACAAGCTCGTCTTCCTGAAGTACGCCTCCGGCGAGACGACCGCGATCGACATCAGCGACAAGCCAGCCAACAACTCGGCTGGTGGCTTCTACATGAAGAATCAGCTGGAATTGACTGATGGTCTGAAGGTAGGCTCGAAGTTCAAGGTCGGTCAAATCCTCGCGACGAATCGCCAGTTCTTCAAGGAGGACATGGATGGCTCGCACGGCTTCGCTGCCGGTCGCCTGACCAAGGTCGCCCTGATGTGCCTGACGACCACCTACGAGGACTCGATGCCGATCACCGACACCGTGCGCCGCGAGATGGCCTCGACGATCATCTCGGAGAAGGAGACCATCCTCAAGGAGAACTCCCGCATCCACTCGATCGCCAAGGAAGGTCAGTATATCAACATCAACGAGCCGCTGGTCATCTTCGAGGAGATCGGCGATACCGAGAAGGCCGCACTGAGTGCCGTAGAGAAGGCTTCCAACCCGGACTTTGGTAAAGGTTCGGAGCTGGAGTATCTCGGCAAGAACGTGGTCAAGTCGAAGTACGCCGGTCTGATCACTAACATCAAGGTCTACTACAACTGCGATCTGGAGTCGCCAACGCTCGAACCAACTCTGAAGGAGTATCTGCAGGGCTACATCGAGTCGAACAAGCGTCGCTCCGGTCTGCTGAAGGGCATCAAGGCTGACGAGCTGATCGAACAAGCATCGACCGAGCGGATCATGAAGGACAAGATCCTCGGCAATGAGATGCAGGGCGTGCTGATCGTGTTTTACATCCAGCACGAGGAAGATTCTTCTATCGGTAACAAGTTGACCTTCTTCTCCGCAGCCAAGGGCATCGTGTCCGAGGTGATCCCGGACGAGTTGGCTCCGTATACTGACTACCGTCCGAAGGATCCTATCGAGGCGATCCTGAGTCCGATGTCGCTGATCAGTCGTAACGTACCCGACCTGATGCTGACGGGTCTGTCGAACCGCGTGATCGTGGAACTGCGCAAGCAGGTTCTTGAAGATCTCGGTCTCATCCCCGTCGCTACTGCTTGATTTTAACGGACTTGCCCTTACTCGGCAAGTCCGTTTTTCTTTTTCTTGAACATTTTCCAACAACTCTTTAGTCATTCGTTAAATCTATGAAGAAAGTGGCATATGACTGATATCAAAATCAAGTCCACCAACGTGGCCGGTAAGGTTCCTCATGTCTCTGACATCGATGATTCCGAGCTGGCGATGAACACGGCGGATGGCAAACTCTTCCTGAAACGCAGTGATGCTGGTGTTGACTCGATCGTGGAGATCGGGAAGACTGAGATCGTCGATGATCTCTCCTCCAGCGATGCCTCCAAGGCGCTTTCTGCGGCTCAGGGTCGAGTTCTGAGCGAGCGTATCGACACGCTTTCGGCTGACAACGGCGTGAGCATGGCGCTCGCGCTTTCTATCGCACTGGGGTAACACATGCCAAGCTTTGCAAGCTTTCCCGTGCAGAACGTGGGCACTGTCGAGAAGGAGCTGTATCACAACGATACCGCCCTCTCCGCAGTGATCACCGGCTGCAACGTGGCCAACCTTCAGGCCTCGAACCTGCCTGTAACGGTTGGTATCCGACGTGGACAGACGTTCACGCGGATTGCCCCGACCAAGATGATCGCCGGTGATGACAACGAAGAACTTGCCAAGGGCAAAATCGTTGTGATGCCGGATGACAGGGTCGTGGCATTTTCCAACACGGACGATGCATTTGACATCATCCTCTCTGTATTGCAAGGAGTATGATCATGTCTCTCCAAACAGCACAACTCGGTGGCGTAGTCATCGACGACAGTATTTCCAAGAAGGTCTTCTATGGTATCCGTTTCCAACAGGCAACGGGCCACCTGAACATCGAGGAGATCTCCAAGGGTTCCGATCCGATCGCCCTGCCACAGGACGGTGTGATCGACCCTACCGATTACAAACAATGGCTCTGGACTAACTCCAAGCTTTCCTTTCAATGGTCCACGACAAAACCGGGCCACCTCGAACTGGTGATTAAATGAATATTATCGATCTGGGTAAACTCCGCTTCCACTTCGCCGGTCAATTCGACGCTGGCGCGAACTACGAGTACAACGACATCGTCAAGTACGGCGGTAATGTGTACTGCTACATCTATGCCCTGAAAGAACCGGGCCACCTGCCGACCGATACCAAGTACTGGGATCTGATGGTCGAGGGTATCGACTTCCAAGGCGTCTTCTCGCCGACGACCGCCTACAAGGTCGGTCAAGGTATCGCCTACGGCGGTAAGGTCTACATCGCCATCGCCGACTCGCAAGGTCAAATTCCTCCGAACGCTGCCTTCTGGTCGCAGTTCGTGGATGGCGTGCAGTATGAAGGTGTGTGGTCGAATCTGACCGCCTACCAGAAGAACGACATGGTGAAGTACGGTGCTTGCATGTACATCGCCAAGGTTGACAACACCAATGCCAATCCGGTCGATCCGACCAAGTGGGACAAGATGGTTGACGGTATCTCGGCGCAGAGCGTCTGGAACTCCGCTACCGCTTACGTTCCCAACGACGTGGTCGCCTACGGTGCCAATCTGTACCGCGCTCTGGTGAATAACACCAACATCGTTCCGGGTTCGGACCCTGCCAAGTGGGATCTGTACATCGGCGGCGCATCGTACAAAGGTGTATACAGTGCTGCAGCCGTTTATCTGTGCGGTGAGATTGTCGCCTACGGTGCCAACCTGTACCGTGTGAAGACGACCGTGCAGTCCGTGACTGCTGGTGTGCTGCCAACCGACAACACCAAGTACGACCTGTTCCTGTCGGGTGTGACCTTTAGCGGTGTATGGTCGTCCGCGAACGCGTACACCATCGGTTCGCTCGTGTCCTACGGTGCCAACCTGTACCGCGCCAAGGCCGACTCGCCAATCGCAACGCTGCCAACCGACACCTCGAAATGGGATCTGTTGAACACCGGTTTCCGCAACACCGGCCCATGGACGACCGCAGCCACTTATCTGCTGAACGACGTAGTGTCGTATGGTGGTAACACCTTCATCTGTCTCGTACCTCATGCTTCGGCTGCATTTAACGCCGATCTGGCGGCTGCTAAATGGCAGAAGTTCAATGGTGGCGTACGCTATCGTGGTACGTGGGCGACCGGTGTGTCGTACCTGAAGGACGATATGTTGACGGATGGCATCTCGCTGTTCATCGTTCTCAACGACTACGTTTCCGGTGCAACCTCCGCCGCCGATATCGCCGGTGTCAACCTGCAGATGACTGCACGCGGTGCATCCGGAGTGCCAGTTTTCACTCTGGCCGACAAAGACAAAACCATCACCAACGATGGCGTGAACCTGATCTGGACTCCTCGCGATGTATTCGCCGGTCGTGAGATCATCGACGGCGTAACGTTGGCCCCGATCGTGGCTTCGATGTTCTCCGTATTCTCGCGCCAAGGTGCTTACAGCTCCATGGCGACTGGTAATACTTCCCCTGCTGCACCACAGCTGATTCCGGCTGGTTCGCAGGGTGCTACGGATGCGATGCAGCTGCTCAACATCGCGATGGGCGACGGTTACGGCGCGTCCGGTAGCGCCACCCAGCCATGGCTGATGGATGATACCGGTGGCATGAACCGTCGTCTCGAATACGCAGCCGGTCTCCGCTTGGGTCACCGCCGTACGTTCTACAGTATGAACAACCCGACGTCTTATCCGCCGATTGGTATTCGCATCATGCCAGTACGGAATAACTCGGCGGTTTCGAAGAACATCACGCTTAACTTTGCGCATTCAGCGTACAGTGAAGGTGCAGCTCTCTATGTCGGTACCCCTACCACGGGTCTGTATAGCGCTGCAGCTGCCGTAGCTTGGACTGTTCCCTACACCTACAGTGGTTCCATTTATGAGACGACTGGCTCGACCACGATCACCATCCCGCCGAACACGACCGTCCTGATCATGCTGGCTAACACCATGCAGTATCAGACGACCAACATGTTCCAGGATATCAACTACTTCTATGGCCTGAATACGACGTTCTCGGATCCGGCCATCCAAGTGGATATGCGTATGCTCACCATGCTGGCACATGCTCGCCTCCCGGCTAACTACAGCTACTCGTCCAACGAAGCGCACAAGGTCTACAACCAGTGCGCTAAAATCTACGGAGATCGTTAAACCATGAAATTCTATGCATTTTTCAAGGATGGTGTTGCCGTCCAACAAACGCAGCTGGATGAGAGCATCGATGCTCCTGAAGGCATGACCGAGATCTCGGAAGAGAATTTCGGTAAACAACTGAAGTTGGTTGGTGGCGAAGTGCGCCAACAGACTCCGGAAGAACTGGAAGCCAAGGCTCAGGCTGAACAGTTGCTGATGCTGAAGATGGTGTTGGACGGCGCAGTTCAGGCACACATGGATACGGTCGTTCAAGGCCGTGGCTATACCAGCATGATCTACGCCGTATCGTACTACAACAGCACCAAGCCTCGGTTCAAAGCTGAGGCTGAGGCTGCGGTAAAGTTCCGTGACGATGTCTGGGAGAAGTGCATCGAGGTTCTGTCTGCTGTCGAAGCGGGTGAACGCGAGATCCCGTCCGTCGAGGAACTGATCGCTGAATTGCCACTGATCGAGTGGCCTGTCGTCTAACCGACGAAAAAAAAAGAATCGCCCTAGACCCGCAAAGGTCTAGGGTGGTTTTTACTTCGGTGCCATGTGGGCGAGCATCGCGAAGGCTGCAACGAAACCGCACAGGAGCAGTGCGCCACCGATGGCCCACTGACGGACCTCATTGTTGACGATGGATGCTTCGGCTTTGGATACGTAGCGCTGATGGATGATACTGAATTTCATGGTTTGCTCCCAAGTGTTAAGGAAAGACGTCGGTGTTTCATCGACGTCTCTTTTCCCGATTAATGTTTCGTGTGTACTTCGCTTCGCAGAGCTACACCACGCGAACGTACGTGGTAGTAGATCTGTCCAACGCCCACATTGTGCTTTGTTGCGATATTCTGGATCGTAAGCTTTTCTTCCGGATCGGAGTAGTCAGCGATCAAAGCTTTGATCGCCGATTCTTCAATCAGAGGATTTTTTGCTTTGTAACCTTCAGAATGATTCTTAACAACGCGAGAATTTTTCTTCGGTGCTTCGCTAGGATACAAGTCGAAGTAGTTGATGTACCTTCCCTCAATCTTGGTAAAACTGATTGGGAAGATTGCACGAATCGCTACCGAGATACCGATGCAGTTGAGCTTTTTGCTGATCGTGTAAATGCGGTTACGCATTTCCGAAACGCTTTGCGGCCAATTTGGGTCATTGACAAATTTTGGGAAGCCCCAGTTCAAGTGCTTCAGCATATCTTCGGAGTTCTTCGTGACCGGACCGACAGCATCGTCCATCATTCGATGAATTGCTTTCAAGAAGACATCTTTGCTCGGAACAGGAGCCTTAATGTTTTCCATACCGGTGATGATGTTTTCCCCAAGTACAATTTTCTTTACTTGCACTTGAGGAATAGTCGTCTTAGGCCTCGGCGGCAGTGCCTTGATCTCTTCTTTTTTTCTTGGAGCCGAAAGAATCTTCCTTTTTCCTTCAGGAAACTTCTCTTCAAGCTGATCAGGGGCTGTGGCTACATGAGCTACTGGCGGGGCTGACTCGATGCTACTCTTGAAAAGTTCGAAGAGCTCATCGAGGGTGTTGTATTTAGTGTACGTCCCATCATCGAACGTCAAAAGTATTCCATTAACCTTTTTATTTTCCAAGTCTGTGCTCCCAAAGTTTAAACAACTTATCTACAAAATCTCAAAATAATTATATATAAACAATTCTCTTTCAGTTACGTTTTCAGTGCACAATTAGTGATACAACTTATAAATAATATGAACTCCATCTAATATAAAATGACACAGCTAGACTACGAGCAATTCCCGGCAGATAGCCTGGAAATTGCAATGAATCTCATCGAGGATCTGGGTTTCTCCGAGAAGGAACTCGCCTCTATGGAGGCAGACATCATCAACATCCTCACCGAGGAGAACTACACGACCCTCGAACTCACCTACTACGGTGAGCCGAAGGCACAGGCTCGCGCCCGGTCGTCCGGTCTAACGGGATTTTTCTATGATCCGAGTCAATCCCTGAAGAGCTGGCTGGTGGAGCAGATCACTTCTCAGCTCCCTCGCGGCTTCACTCTCGTGGACACTGAGATCCACATGGAGTGCAAATTCTACAAAGGGATGCCGAAAAGTGCGAGCAAGAAGGCCAAGGTCATGATGGAGCTCGGAGTCATCCGTCCCACGACAAAGCCTGACAACGACAACTATCTGAAGCTGGTACAGGATGCCCTGAACCGCGTCCTGTACACAGACGATGCCGTCATCACGAAGGTCTCGGCGGAGAAGTACTTTTCCTGCAAACCTCGTGCAACGATCAAGCTCCGATTCAAGCGCAAATGAACATCGGGATAGCAACAACTCCCCATCTTGAATTCCTCTTCTTTGGAATCCCTCTAGGGCCGAAAGGCTTCTAGAGGGCTTTTTTTTTTCTGAAGGACAAGTTATTAGATGAAACAACAAGGAGCCTTAGATGGCAGTCAATAACGTATTTATCAAGGATCTCCCTTACGAGTTCCTTAAGACAAAGTCCGGTGAGTTCTTCAGTTCACCGGAGTACAAGGGCATGCAGGATCTCTTCGACTCGAAGAAGACCCCGGCACCGATGCTGGCTGATGCGCCGCCGCTCGATGTGATGCCGGACCAGCTCCTGAACTACGCTCGTGACCTCGTGGTGAAGCGCTACATGGGCGACACGGTGATCGCCGAGACCGAGGACGAGATGATCGGCGTAATGTACACCAAGATGCTGTCGAAGATCGGTATCAAGATGAAGCGTTCGCAGAAGATGCTGCGCCCCATCACCAAGGATCTGACCAACTACGTGGTGCTTCCGGCCACCGTGATCCGCCGCGAGGTGGAACCTCCGGACATCCGGCGCTTCCGCAACGGTTCGCTGGACAAGGTGGGGATGCAGATCCCTGCTATGACGGGCCTTCGTCCAGAGAAGACCTCGGACCCAGTACTCGACGTCGTGGCCGGAAGTCTGTTCTACCAGAACACCATGTCGAACGATGTCTTCGATGACGTCAAGTTCCGCAACAACAAGATCAATGACTTCATTCAGGACTCGATCGTAAGGGAGGAGGGCGTATCACACGGCCTCGAAGTCTTTCGAGATCCTGCGGAGGTTGATGTCAACTACGCATTTCGCTACAGCGATATCGATGCGACCGTCAAGCTCGTACGTGAATCATTCATCGACAAGTATTTCTCGTCGTTCAATTCCAAGGCTAAGCTGACAATGGATGCCGATGCCCTGAAGCAGTCGATCAGAATGAATTTCAGGATAACACCTGTACCGAGGGATCCGTTCTCGATCTTCAGGTTCACATCTTCAGAGCAGACTCCTCAGTCGGATTATACGGTCACCCACAATCTCCGTTCGTCCAACATCATCTCAGGTACCATCATGGTAGATCAGAGTGATGAGTTCTCCTGCACCGGTGTGACAGCGGACAGTGAGAATACCGCCAAGGTGGTCCTCACCGACCCGTCCAACGTGCTGGTGACGATCGTATCCAGTAATGTCTCGGATGCGCAGTTCAGACTGAAGGACATGCTAAAGGACAAGAAGGTCTTGGTCCGCGTCATCAACTTCGACTTCGCGGACACATGGCGTCTGGACTTCGAGGGACTGGACGATGGTTTCCTGATCGATTTCGAGACGGATCAGGATCCGATACTCAAGCCCAAGTCGATCAAGCTGGTAGACCCGAACCGGGCCGAGATTGCCTTCGACTTCCCTGTTTCCGGCAAACTCTACCTGATGGCCAACTCCGAGAACGTGCTCACTGACGGCGATATCGTTGTGACCAAAGACAACGTGGAGAACGTGCTCGCAAGCACGAACTTCTATAGGAAAGGATTCAAGATATGGAAATAGTAGAGATCGGAGCTAGCGAGTCGGCAGACGTAGCGAAGAGTACCACTGACAACGTGGCGCTCAACGTCGTCAGCGCACTCGCCAACGTGGCGCTCGGCAAGGGAGAGAATGGGCTGTCCGACAAGAACGCTCGCCTCTTCGCCTCGATGCGCAACAAGCTCTTCATCAAGTACATCGGTGCCGACTACGAGGTACTGCTGCCTAGCGTGTCGCGTAATGACCGCTATCTCCCAGCCATCCAGTGAGGTGAACCATGATTCGTAACTGCCTCGGCATCACGGTTGATGACATGAAGCGAGACCTCTTCAAGCAACAGGACAACTGGCTTCTCGGTTGGCTCCTGCAGCAGAAGTGTGGCGGCGGTAGCGCAGGTCACGCCGCTCTCTCCAACTTCGACGCCTTTAATGTCTTCACGGCTAAGAAAGCTCTGGACTACCTGAACAACGCCGATGCTCGCAACGGCCACCTCTCCGGGAATGACATGTATGGCTTCCTCAGAGACCTCTTCCCGAGTCTCCTGAGTGAGTTCGCGCAGCGCGAGTGCGTCGGTGGAAACAACTCCATCAACGACTTCATTCGTCCCTACAAGGACGATCCGTACAAGAACATGTACCCGAACACGATCACGGATGCGCAGAAAAACGTTCTGTTGAATTCCTTGCAGAACTCGAACTTCAACGCCACGCCGCGTGTGGGTACCGGTCAGGACGGCAATGGCGGTAACCCGTACGGATGGACCGGCTACGGCAACAACGGCACCACAGGCTCTGGCCTGAATGGCAATGGTCAGTACGGTACCGGTAACGGTGGCTCCGGCGCTCCGAAGGGTGGTGGATCGGGACTCCCGTACATCATCGTCAACGAGAACGACACTCCCGGTGCAGGTAACCTGTCCGACAAGACCGGCGACCTCTTCGGCGATAGCATTCTCGGTCGTATCCCTCCCGACAAGATCGAAGGAATGAATCCCGACAAGGCCATCTACACGAAGTGCTTCAAGACGACGTTCAATCTGGACCAGTTCCTCGTCCCTGACAGTCCCGAGTCGAAGCCCGTCATTACGCAGGGCAAGATCCAGAACCTGAAGAGGATCTACGACTCGATCCTCATCCCGATCTACAAGTACTACTACGGTGATGAGGGAGACATCTCCTGCAAGATGCGCATCCACGGAGGCCTGACTTCGATGAAGGTAGCCTACCAGCTGCTGGGATCGTCGCTCTCCACCAAGCACATCACCGGCGAGGCATGTAACTTCTCTCTGGTGTCAGTGTCCAACGATACAGTCATTAAGGACATTCAGGAACGTAGGATCAAGATCGACTTCGGCGTGATGGCCGAGATCAACGGCATCTTCATCACGCTTCCGGGTACGTTCGAGGGCTACGAGGTGAGCGGAGTGGTTCTGTCCTCTCCAACATTCGATGCGGACAACATCCAAGTCAATTTCTCCTAGACTTTCATTGAGATTCAACTTCATGTGGGCTTCGACTTGGAGCAACACGGTTAATAGTTAAAACCTTGCATGGAAAATGAAAATGTCCAACAACATCACACCAGATCAGATCCTGACGGAGGAGGAGAACAAACGCCTCTCCCGCATGATCTCGGTCAAGAAACACATCTACTCCTACGTGGACAACAAGAAGCTCATCGAGTTCCTGTTGCACCTGATCGACACCAGCGGTCTGCTGGCGTTCGAGCGGAAGTCCGATCGCCGGTTCCTCAACCTGCGTAACCTGAGCCTGAGCCTGGCCTTCGATGTCGAAGCGGCCAAGCAACGGTATCCGAAGGCTGATTACATCAGCCACAACATGAAGGACGGCGAGAGCCGTCCGCATGTCATCGACCGCCGCACGGCCATCGTACGCGAGTTGGTGGTCACGCCGTTCGTCAACCTGATGAACACGATGCTGCGCGCCATCCTCCACGGCACGATCCCGGAGGAGTACGAGCACACCCAGTGGATCATGTCCATCCTGCCGGATGACTTCGAGACGCTGGCGAACTCGATCAACACCTTCGTGGACCTGATGTCGAAGAAAAACGAGCTGGAGGAGGACTTCTTCATGTTCGGCCTGACTTCGGCCCTCACCTATCCACCGGAAGACAAGGAGCGTCCGTCCAGTCTGGATCAGGATCCGGGCTTCACGCTGGAGTTCCTGCTGTAAAACGTCATGGGTATGAGCCGAAAGGTTCATACCCATCAAACGTTAACTAAACTCCTTGGCGAATATATTATGTAAGTGATGACTTAGGGTTCATCTTCTAATATAGGGAGTTTTAGTAATGCCTAAATACAACTGCACCGTAGTAAAGCGTCCATCTCAGTTCAACCTGCGTCAGTGGAAGACCAATCTGCCGAAAGCGAAGGGTCTCCAGTACCTGTACTGCTCCGAAGTGGCCGACAAGGGCAACGAGGACATCGGTGGTGATATGACGTCCTACCTGCTTCTCAACGGTAAGGTCATCTTCGCATCGCTACTGGCCGCTGGTCACGATCTGCCTGAAGGGGATGCTCGCGCACCGAACACCCGTTCCGTGTCGATCTTCCTGATGCCGGGTCAGGAGCCTGAGAAGGCATTCGCCCCGCTATTCAGTGTCCCGAGCATCGTTGACAGTTCGCTGGCCGATGGTCTGGTCGTGTACGACATGACATCCCCGACCTTCGACGGATTCATCGCCGGTTGCAAAGAGATCGAGAAGAAGAATAAGGATCTCGGCGACAGTGTGAGCTCTTTCTTCGCGAAGTACCGCGATCTGATCGAGGGTCATCTGCGTACGAAACACTGATGTGGTGCAATGCAGTCTGGTGAAAGGATGAAAGTCCTTGGGATTCTACGAAATGGTATTTTTGCACACCTAACAAGGTAATGTACCAGTGAGTGGGCCTCTGCCTTCCGTGCGACATCGTCGCCTGTGCGTCCCGCGCCCACTCCGTAAACGAATTCTTCTCTGGCTTGCACCCCGGAAGAATGGAGCGTCGGGAGACGTTCCACCTCACAGACCGCAAATCGGTCTGCTGGTCGTTGCCGCGAAGCGCCGGTCACGTTGGATAAACGTGCTGGATGCTAATGCGTGGCTACGGCTGATCAGGGAAGGCTTTGCCAACCCAACCCCGAGGCGGGATAGCGGCGTTCGGGCCGTTGCGGCGTCGAGAGACGCCACCCGCCTCACCTTTTTTTTTTTTGCACAATCTAGTTATGCGATAGCTGGAGCCTTCTACTTTTGCGTGTTATACCGCCAAAATCTACCACATGAGACCTCACGGTTTCATGTGGTATTTCAATCTAGCTATTAGGTATATATAATAACGACGATACAGATTACAGGTTTGTACCTGCACAGCATTTAAAGGACACGTATGTCTAAAACAGTATTTGATTTCATTCCATCCTTCATCACCATCTCCGACGTACACCACGGCGCGAAGCCGGAAGAGCAGATGCGTCACGAGTTCTACGGTGAAGGCGGTTTCTTCGATGTGCTCGATGCAGCACTGCCGGAACCGGAGTTTCTCGGCGTGGCGATCACCGGCGACTGGTGGGACTGCAAGCTCTCCATGAATGATCCGAAGGCCAAGCTCGGTACCTCGATCGTCGTGGATATCATGACCCGCTGCAAGAGTCACAACAAGTGGCTCATCATCCTGCGCGGCACGTATTCGCACGATCTCCAGCAGCTGGACCACTTCAAGGAACTCGAAGTAACCTACGAAAAGTTCCGTCTATTCAACACCGTCGAGGAGTTCCAGTTCGGGCCGCTGAAGACTCTGATCGTCCCGGAGGAGTACCCGAAGGATCCGGACGAGTACTACGGCGAGTACTACGACCGCAAGTACGATCTGATCCTCGGTCATGGCTTCTTCGACTTCAACTGTTTCGACTCCAACGACGCCGAGAAATCGATGCCGTCGATGCCGGTCTTCGATGCAGAGAAGTTCTGCAAGATGGCACCGCTGACCATCTTCGGCCACGACCATACCCACAAAAACTTCATCGGCGCGATCCACAAGGGCATGAAGGGCAAGCCGGGTCGCATCTTCTACAACGGCTCCTTCTCCCGCCTCTGCCACGGCGAGGAACCGGCGAAGGGCTTCCTCTACGTCGTCTATGATCCTAGCGATATTCAGGTGAACTTCATCGAGAACGAGCTGGCTCCGAAGTACGTGACCGTCAACATCGAGTCTCTGATGCGGAAGGTCGCCACGATCAACTTCGAGTCCATCGTGAAGACGACGGAGGCTTACCGTAAGGCTCACGGTGTCTACGACCTGAAGGTCAAAGTACCGGCGAAGTTCTCCGAAGAGTACCGGAACGAGGTGGAGCTAGCTAAGAACTACTTCTCCAGCCGCGACGGCTTCCGGTTTGAGACTGGTCGCCTGAGCATCGCCCACAAGGACGAGAACGTCACCGACGTGCATGGTGAGACCGAGAACGGTAGCAGCATCGAGAACTCGCAGTATGCCTTCCTCTTCGGTAACGACGACATCGTGACGAAGATCGGCAAGTTCATCGACACCAAGCACAACGGCGAGATCACGCTGAGCCGGGAGGACATCGCGCAGTGTCTCGCTCCGGTCAACAACACCTAAGAAGCACACTGGGGGATGAGCTTGGTCTACGACTCATCTCCCAACATCGGATTACCCAGTCTCCACTCCCGGAGGCCACCCGTGTCGAGCGGGAGAAGTAACAGCTTTATGGAAAAGTAGAATGAAAAAAAGACAAGGCAGTTCCAGCGGTTCCTCGTCATCACCCAGCAGTAAGAAGATCGAGCTGGAGATTCCGTTATCGCTGTTTCGAAACCTGATCGCGTACCTCTTCAGCGATCACAGCAACAAAGGCTTCATCAAGCAACTGAACATCCTGTTCAAGCTGATCAACACCAACAAGTTCGAGCAGGACGTCGATTACGAAGTGGCGTTCAGCATCACCCGCCAGTACTGCAAGATGATGCTGGACGACGACCTGCGCAACAACGAGCTGATCTACCAGAAAATGATCGCGAACGATCGCTTCGAGGGAGAGCTTGAGAGAACTCTGGACGAGTGCATCGCCGAGCAGGAGATCGACGAGAACTTCGCCCGGTTCGTCGAGAACGAGTTCATCGACCGACTGAACTTCGTCAATGCGATGCCGGTCATCTCGGACCTGAAGCGTAAGATCCAGGCTCTTGAGAAGCACGAGTACGACGATTTTGGCACCGCGATCGAAGGGATCCGCGAGCAGACAACCGCATTCAACAAAACACTTGCTGTGCGCAGCGCCGCGACGATCGCTCACCCGGTCATCTCGTTCGCCAGCGACAGCTTCATGACCCAGCTCCGCTCCTTCCACAAGAGCCTGACCAACCCCAAGCGTGCTATCCGCACCGGCCTGAAGCGTCTGAACCAGATGCTGGGCGGCGGCTTCATGCCGGGTAAGGTCTACGTGTTCATGGCGGTATCGGGCGGTTGGAAGTCCGGTCTGCTGCTGAACGTGCTGCTGTGGGCGGCGAAGTACAACAAGGACTCCCGCTGCCGCGACCAGTCCCGCAAGCCTCTGTATCTCTACCTGACTCAGGAGAACGATACCGAGGAGACGATGGATCGCCTGTTCAGCTATCTGCGTGCTGCGCAGGATGGTCACATCAGCGCCACGCCGGAAGAGATCTATGACCTCTTCATCGAGGAAGGCATCAAGTCCGAGCACTATGACGTTCGTGTACACTACTACCCTAAAGGTACTATCTGCGCGAACGACATCGAGAACATCGTTCGCGAGCTGGAAGATGACGGCGTGTACGAGGTTAAACTGATCGTACACGACTACATCAAACGTCTGAAGCCGAACATTGCCACAGGCGACTTGCGTATCGATCTCGGTGAGGCCGCGAATGATCTGTCCACCAGCTCGAAGGCCATGAAGCTGCCTATCGTGACGGCGAACCAGATCAACCGGGGCGCATACGACGTGTTGATGCAGCAGGGCAAGAACGAGGGCAAGAACGACCTCGGCAAGAACGCATCGCTGACAATGCAGTCCGAATCGCAGATGGTCACGGAGAACGTGGACTGGGTTGGCGCTATCAACAAGGAGTGCCTTACCTCGACGAATGAATGGTTCATCTCGTTCACCGACCTGAAGAACCGTGCCGCAAAATCCAACAAGACCTACAGCAACCGCTACTTCGCCCAACCTTTCGAGGAAGGCAACAGTATGCGCTTGATGGAGGATGTCGATATGCCGGAAGGCGTCTGCTACGGCGTCGATAACATCGCTGACCAGCTCAAGTCCTACGATCCTAACTCGGTCGATGAGGACGAGGGCGGTGCTCCGGCACCACAGCGCCGCAATGGCAACCGCACCGCTCGCCGCATCAGTATCAACGATGCGGTCGAAGAGGAAGCAGCCTAATCTAGGACGGACAGACCCGCTTGAGCAAATGCGCTCTTTGGGTCTGTCCGATTTATTTAACTGAGGAGTTGCAATGCACGACACGCAAGAAGCAAAGATGTACTCCGTATCGATTTACGATGCACTGGAAGAGAAGGTCATCTTCCGTCAGGTAGAGTCGCCAACCGGCAATGTCGATGACATCCTGTTGGCCGTCTTCAAGGACATCTTCGACACCGAGGATGGTTCCGTATCGATCGACGCGGAATACGTTAAGAATAACCCTTATACCTTCAAGGACATGGTAGTCGTATCGATCATCCAGACCGATGCGCCGAACCTGTACGATATCCACGAAGACGACGAAACGGAAGAAGAAGATGACGGACACGAGTTCGCCCTCACCGGCACCATCGACACCGCCAACTCCGCAGCAGCTGTTCAGCTTGTTGACCGAGGCGATGCGGCAGAGGGACAAGCTGTACGAGGACACTGTCCTTTCCGGAAAGTACTGTCAGTATTCAGGTCTCTCAACCCTTTCAGCGGTCCTTGATTACATCGAGGTCTTCGCTCTAAATGATCTGCAACTGTTGGAACTGGAACGTCTCCAGAAGATGGAGATCCTGCGTTATCTGCTCACGCAGACGAAGTACGGCCAGAACCTGATGTATTTCGGACCAAGTTCGATGAACGTCAGCCTGGATTCCATGTACAACGCTCGGATGGAGATACGTGATGCTTCCACGGGTGCAATGATTCTCGGTAATATCTCGAACAACAATGGCTACAGCCAAAGTCAAGTAGCCGTGAAATTCTTCGGGGCCAACATCGTGGTCGCTGATGAAAGTGTATCGTCGCGGTTCAATACGGCGATGGCGGTTCTCGATGGTATTGCCCTCAACATTATGACCTTCTTCGGTCTGTAGAATTCGAGAGAAGCGGATGATACCCGCTTCTCCACCCTCTTTTTTTTTGCATTTGCCTTTTCTGACAAAAGATAACAGCTTCATAGTTGCAACCACTAACAGAAAATTCTCATGAAAACACAGATTATCTCAGCAGTATTACTCCTGATATCCGGCTTCCTGATCACCGGGTCTGGAGCGTACTTCTCGGTGAAGGGCTTCACGATGTTCATCCCGGATGAGACCATCTTCATCGGTCTGCTCGTTCTGGCGGTGGCCTTCGAGGTCGCCAAGATCACAGCATCGACCTTCCTCTTCCACAAGTCCGGAGACTCTCGTTACCCGACTTGGATGAAGTTCGTCCTGTCGCTGTGCGTGGTCGTCTTGATCCTAATGTCCGACATCTTCACTTTCTCGCACCTCAACGTGTCCGTCGCCAAGTCGATGGCACAGGTCGAGGCTATCGACCGAGGCAAGGAGCGCCAGACCACAGAGCACCAGCGTCTGGTGGACGCAATCGCGAAGGTCGATAAGCAGATCGAGTCCGTCCCGGACAACGCGAGTGTTAACCAGCGCCTCCGCATGAAGAACGCCTACAACGAGGAAAAGACACAATTGCGTCAGAAGCTCGACAAGATGGAGACTGAGATCACCGCATCGGAGAAGGAATCCATCGACAACGATCGGTTCCTGTTCCTCAACTCCATCTCCAAGCTCATGCATGTTGGTAAGGAGACCATGTTCACCATCGTCGTCCTGACCGTGACCTTCATCATCGACCCTCTAGCTATCTCGCTGATAGTCTTCGGTACGGCTGTGCTGACCGATGCCTTCCGGAAAAGGAACGAAAAACTGATACCTCTGTCGGAGGTGGAATTTGATCCTGTCGAGACCATTACCGAGCCTGTAGTTGAGGTGGAAATGGTACAGATTACCCCGGAACCGGTGCGTGACGCTGGTGATGCGTGGTCCAAGGCCGATCTCGATGCCGTTATCGCCACCATCGTACACAAGCCCGTGATTGACGACACCGAGACCTTCGAGGCCGTCAGTGCGATGGTCACTGCCGAGGTGGAACACACAAAAAATGAGGAAGCTCCGGAACCAATCGAAGAGCCTGTGATCGAACCTGATCCAGTCGTCGAGGCGGATCCCGAAGCGGAATCGCTGGAGGAAGCGGAGCTGCGCGCCGAACTGACCGCCGACGTCTCCATCCAAGCAACTCCGACCACCCCGACCGCCAAGCTGGCGCGTAAGCACCTGCAGGTGACCAACTACAAGGTGAAGGACAACGAAGATGCAGCAGAGTAAGTACTATGCGGTCTCCCCGACCGACACGCGGCGTCAGAACCGCTACATCATCCTCGCCCACGTATCGGACTTCGTGATGCGGGGATGGTTCTTCGATCCGGATCTGCGGAACAAGACGAACTACTTCTGCTTCGACAAGATCAAGAACTACTTCCGGGAGCGCGTCGACATCCGTCAGATGCCCTTCCACTACTACACCTCGATCATCAAGGGCGACTGGGAGCTGTTCCACGCCGCCCCGGCTACGTACCGCTCGCCGATGATCTCCGAGGCCATCCAGCGCTACTACATCCCCGACCGCTTCCGGGATGCGATCGTCATCTGTGTTCAGGACAACTTCGCCCTGAACACGGCTGATATGCGGATGCACCAGCTGCTCGGCTCGACCCTGATCGCGCCTCTGCTCAACCAGTTCAAGGTGAACTTCATGGACTCCGTGTTCTGGTTCGACGAGATCTTCGATTGGGACAAGTACAATCAGGACGTGGAGGACGACCCGCTCGGCTACACGTACCCATACGAGACGAATCGAATGAAGTTCTTCGATCGTACCATATTCAACCTTGAATGCCGGAGGTTCATCTAATGGCTACATCTTTCATTCAATTCGACTCGGCTGACATGGCTACCTTGGAGGAGTCCATCACTCACTCCAAGGAGAATCCCTTCCTCATGGACAAGTTCTCGGACAAGCTCCGGACCACCATCGACGGAGAGGGTTGCCTCGTCAACGAGCCAGCCAACATCCTCAGTTCTCTGGTGTGGATGCTGGAACCGTTTCTGGTGGAGGAGCCTCTCCCGGATAACGAGAAGTACATGCCAGAGAGGACTTCGAAGCGTCTATACAACTCGCATGATTTCTGGTTCGTCCTGATGCTGATCAACGGCGTCGCGGCGTGCAGCGAGTACAACCTGACGACAATCAAGCTCCTACAGGCGAAGGATCTTCACAAGATCGAGATCTTCCTAGCGAAGGTCAAGGGTCAGGTCAGCGCCTACGGAGAGGACCGCGACGTGATCTACAGCTAAGGAGAACGATATGACCCTCATGATGTTCTGGCTTTTCACCAAGCACATTCTGGCAGACTTCTTCCTCCAATCGGAGGTGCAGCTCAGTCAGAAGGGTGACTTCAACCGCATCGGCGGCTACATCCACGCCGGTATCCACGCTGTGCTGACCCTGTCGGTGTTCCTGTTCATGAAGCATCCTCTAGGGGCGGCGTTTCTGGCGGCGATGGTGGACTTCGGTATTCACTACCTGATCGACTGGTGTAAGGTCAACGTCGGACGCCTGATGAAGACCAAGCCCTCCGACAAGGCTTTCTGGTGGAGCTTCGGCATAGACCAGTACCTCCACTTCCTCACATACGCTTTGCTCATCCATCTCTTTGGCTAGCAAAAAAAAAAAGAAGACCATTACCCTCAACGGGGTAATGGTCTCTTTACTTTACTTCTTCCTGTGACTCCAGACAAGGATCATCTTCCCGATGTAGAGCGCCGCTGATATCAGCAAGCCGCGCACCACTACGGTCGGAGTCACCTGCTCCAGAGGCTCGATTACCCCGCCGTCACTCAACGCGAGTATGAAGAGCATCCCCATAGTCAGGTTGAAGAAGACGACGTGGACGGTGATGATCACTCGCGTGACAAAGCCGAGTTCGTCCACTTGGATCTTCATTTTTTCGACTTCTTACGATAGTCTGCGATGATCTCCTTGTTCGCCATGAAGCCGGTGTCGTCGGTCTCCACGGAGCTTCCCGGCAGCAGGATCAGGGCCAGTTCCGCAGCGTGGAACGCGTCGTTGTGGGTGATCATGAAGCACTGCTCGCAGTTCAGGGTGTCAAGCTGCACATCCAGAATGTCGATGAAGCGCTTCCGGTTCACGGTGTCGAGTTCCGCGTCGATCTCGTCGAGGTAGACGATGTTGTACTTGCTCTCGTCCTCCTTCTTACGCTTGATCGCGGAGCTGGAGATACCGAGGGACAGAGCGCACTTGATGAGCGCCGTCTCACCCTGACTGCAGGACTTGACGTCTTTGTTGTACATGACGTTGTTCTGGTAGACAGGTACGAGGAAGTCCTCGTCGGAGATGTGGAAGTCGATGAAGAACGACTCACCGAACGCCATGTTGAGCAGATCGTTGGTGGACTCCTTGATCTCGCCGAGGTACACGCCGAGTACGTACAGCGGCATCCCGGTCTTGATGTCCAGAGTGTCGCGCACGATCATCAGCTTGTCGCGTATGGCGACCAGAGCGTCCTTGCGCTCCTTGTACTGCGTGATGCGCTCCAGCTTCAGCTTCTCCTTGTTGAGGGAGTCGCTTGTCTCGATCACGATCTCGTCGGCGTTCACCTTGCGGATCTTGATCTCCTCCATCTTATCGATGTTGGAATCGCGCTTGGTGATGCTGTCCTTGTTACGCTCGTAGATCTTGTTGAGCGTCTTCAGGCTCTTGTCGATGTCCTTGATCGAAACCATGTGACCGTAGATGGCGGAGTACAATTCCACGATCTGTTCCTTGGTGTCGATCTCGGTATCAACTGCATCGATCTTCTCGATGAGGTCGGCCTCCTCGCTCGTCATCGTATTGATCTCTTCACGATGAGTGGCGATACGCTGACGGATGTCAACCAGCAGCTGCTCGGCATTCTGGAGGTTGTCGATGCGTTCCTTGGTGTTGACCTTGGCGCGCTCGGTATCCTTCATCTTCTGACTCAGGTTGATCTTGGTCACCAGACGACCGAAGTCATACTGCTTGCCGATGTCCTCGCCGGAGGACTGGTAGGTGATGCGACCGATCTCGGTGGCGTCGCCCAGACTCAACAGCTCCACCAGATCGCTCTTGGAAGCGGTGATAGAGTGCATCTCCAGCGACATGTAGACCGACTCGTTGAAGAGCTTGTAGTGACGCTGGACCATCTGCATCATGGTCAGAGTAGCGTGGAGTTCAGCCAGTTCATCTTCCTTCAACTGAATCTGTTCTTCAACCTTGACCTGCTCGCCGTCCTTCTCCAGTTCCTTCTGGCCGATGCGGTACACCGCGCAGGTACTGGTCTTGCACATCGCGGTGATGCGACGTACGGCTTCCGAAGCGATCTTATCGTCCTCCAGCTGACGCAGCCGCTTCTTCAGACCGGAGATCTCCTTCTCGGTAGTCTCGATGAGACCGGAGTACTCGCTGATGTTAGCGTTGAGGGCGCTCCCACCAATGTCGAACAAAACTGATTCAATCACCTCTTGATCGTAGCTGCTCAGATCGTGTTTAGCCTCGACCAGACGGTTGGCGAAGCGGCTCAGCTCGTTGACGGATGCCGTGGCCTCCTCCAACTCGAAGCTCTCCACCAGCTTCGAGTCGAACTCGGAGATGGAATTGAAGCGTTCGGTGTGCTGGCGCAGGTTCTCGGTGTGCTCCTGCAGCTGGAGCTTCATGTTGGCGATACTGGCGCTCGTCGGCGACGAGTACTTACGCTCGTCTGCCTCGGCAGCGGCTTTGTTCTTCGAAGCGTTGTGCTTGTTAGACTGGAGCTTCTCCCGCTCGACGTTCAGCTTGCTCTGCGTCACGCGCAGTTCCTTCAGCTTCTCGTTGAGGCTCTCGATCTTCTCCTTCAGTTCTTCGGCGGAGATGCCGCGACGCTTGGGGAACTTCTCGTAGATGGCCTCCAGCTTGGCCTCCTCACCGTCGCGCTGCTCGATCAGCAGGAGGCGTTGCTCCAGATCGGACGCGAAGGCTTCGAGGTTCTCATCGATCGCCTCGTTTTCCTTCTGTACGGTACCCAACTCGACCGCGATGGCGTTCGCCTCGGCGGTGTTCTTCTTCAGAGTCTTCGTGAGGATGTCGATCTGCGTGGTGACATCGGCCTCGGAGTCGAGACGACCCAGCTCATCGGTGATGTGCTTGATCTCCTTCCCGGATGCGTTGAACTTATCGTTCACGATCTTGAAGTGGTTGGTGTACTCTTCGACGCTCGGAGTGAAGCGCTGCATGAACTGCTTGCGTGCGCTGCTGTTCATGTCGATCAGGCTGGTGGAGCCGGAGCCGATGCGGACCAGCTTGAAGTGCTCGGGCGTCACACCCAGTTCCTTCTCGCACAGTGCCTCGAAGGTGCGCTTACCGCCGTTACCGTTCAGGTTGTGCTCGTCGTCGGTGCCGTTCTTGAACATGAATGACTTGACCTTGCCACTCTTGTAGAAGTGCTGGATGACGTAGTAGTCCTCGTCCTTCTGGTAATGAATCTCTTTGTAGCCCTCCTTGCCTTCGAGGATCAGCTCGGTGCGACCGTCGAAGGACTCAGCGAACGGCGTCAGCATGCTCATGGCGGTGCTCTTACCGGATCCGTTCTCGCCGAGGAACATGATGTTTCGCTTGTCAGACTCGCGCAGGTCGATCTCGAATTCCGAGATCTTCATCCCGGCCCAGATGCCCTTGAAGTTGACAAGCTTGAAGTATGGAATACGCATTTTCTTCCTTTAGATGAAACTATCGATCATTGCTATTATATATGTCCATACGAGCTTTTGTATAGTGATGCGTCACCTCAACAAGATCCTTTGGATCACAGGAAAATGTGTAATTCGAAAGGATTATGCACATATATAATGGGAATGAACCATGTTGAGGGATCATCCCTCGAAATCAATTAAAGGAGATACACCATGAGTAACGATATCGCATTTCTGCTGTCCACCGCATCCATCAAGTCCACGGATGACGGCGAGCCCGGACGTTTCAAGCTCACCAACGATTCCAAAGAGAAGATCTACCTCTCGTGGATCGATTTCACTGGCAGCATCAAGCAGTACGCGGTCATTGATCCCGGTCAGAGCTACGTTCAGCTCACCACGCAGACTTCCCATGCGTGGCAGGTCAGCAGCGACAGCGGTAACGTCGCTTTCAAGTTCTTCCCAACTGTCTATGGCAACATCGATGTCAAGGGGTCCGGTACGCCGGTCTTCGAGTCGTTTGCCAACGCCACCGTCCATACCGACATCGGTAACTGGAACACCTACACTGGCTACGGCCTGATCAACGTCGGACGTTCCCTCGGCATCGCCGACACGGGCGACGACGGCTTCCATCTGGGCGGCAAGAACAACAATGTCGCTCTGGAGCTGATCAACGCACCAGTGGCATGGAAGAACGGCTTCACCGGCAAGGGCGTCAAGGTGGCGGTGATCGACTCCGGCATCGCCGACAACCCGGAGATCCACGGCAAGATCGTCGATCAGTGGGACTTCCGCGATAACGATTCCGATGCTTCTCCGACGAACGGTGCCTACAAGGACCACTCTCTCGGCGTGGCATCGATCATCGCGGCCAATCACGACAACAAGGGCAACGCCCCGGATACGTCCGGCGTGGCCCCTGATGCGTCCCTGCTGAACGTGCGTGTCTCCAGCCCCGAAGGCGCTCGCGGCGACGACATCGCCAAGGGCATCATCTGGTCGGTGGATCACGGTGCTGACGTTCTCTGCATCCCACTGCAGGGTGCCGGTGACGGCTACGACCAGTCCATCCACGATGCTCTGAAGTACGCCGCAGACCACAACGTCGTGAGCGTGGTGATCGGCGGTAACTTCGGCATCTACGGCGGCTCCGGTATCGGTCTGGCAGCTAAAGAAGGTCTTTGCATCACGGTAGGCAACTACGACGTGAATGTCGGTGACCCGTTCGGCTCGTCCAACCTTCCCGGCAATACCCCGTTTGACTGGGTGATGGCCTCCTCGACAGGCTACGTACCCAACTCGCACGGCGGTTACACATTCTACATGGATGGCGGCACCTCGTTCGCTGGTCCGTACGTCGCCGGTCTGGCCGCTCTGCTCGTGCAGAAGTATCCTGACGCTTCCGCGAAGTTCATCATGGACAAGATCGTCGAAGGTGCGACTGGCGTACCTAACGACGGTTCCTCCCGCACCGGGACTGCGCTGGCCGACAAGTTCATCAACACGAACATCGGCGAGCACTTCTTCGGCAAGGAGGGAATTGACACCGTGTCCTACGGCGGCAATCAGGGCGACTACACCGTAGCGAATACCAACGGTGTCTTCACGGTGACCGACAACCACACCAAGGTTGTGGACGCATTCTCCAGCGTGGAGCGCATCCAGTTCTCCGACCATGCCGTTGCCCTCGACATCGATGGTAATGCGGGTCAGGTGTACCGCCTCTACCAAGCGGCGTTCGACCGTAAGCCGGATGTGCAAGGTCTCGGCTTCTGGATCAACGCTATGGACAAGGGCATGACTTTGGAGCAAGTAGCCAAAGGCTTTCTCGACTCCCCGGAAATGAAGCGGGTCTATGGTGACACGAGCGATAAAGGCTTCATCACCAACCTGTACAGCAACGTGCTCCACCGCACCGCCGATCAGGGCGGTTTCAACTGGCACGTTGATAACCTGTCCCACGGCGTTTCCCGCGTGCAGGAGCTGATCGGCTTCAGCGAAAGCGCGGAGAACGTTGCAAATCTGGTAGGCGTGATCAACCACGGCATTGATTTTGTGCCGGTAATCTAAGGAACTTGATTTGATCGATATCGATAGACCTGATCGTAACGGACGCATCTATGATCGTAGTGTCCTGAACGCTCTGATGGCGCAGATTGCCCTTTCCGGCCCCGGTCGTCAGCTTGTGCAAGAAGCTGCTCGCTCGATGCCGGAAAGGGTGGTGTTCATGACCGCATCACCTCGTAATTCGGGACGATGCTACGCGCACACCATGCACGGCCTGCACCGCCATTGGGATATCCAGCCTTACGGACGCTATCACTGGCCCAAGCTGGACTACACCAGTCCAAGTAATCTGGACACGTTTTACGAACGTGGTAGTTTGCAAAATAACCTGAAGAGCGTCAATGCTAAGAAGGCACTAGCTGCGGACTTCATCAGCGAGAGTCGTAAGCGCGCCGAGCGTAACAAACTCCGTCAGAAGGTGATGGAGGTACTGGTCAGTATGAAGACCTGTGGTTGGACCCGTTTCAACAACGAGAACGTTCCTCCTGTTGTTCCTCTGGATGTCACACGGGAAGGACTGCGGATGGGAGTATTCGAAGGAAAGAGTGTGGGGGAGATGCGAGTCACCAAAAAAGGTAGGAACCTGGTGAATAAACTGACTAAGGAAAGGGAAAGCCATGCAACAAGTTAACACGCTGACTCTGGTCGGCACTCAGCCGTCCCGCTTGACCAAGGCGGTAGAGATCGCTATGAACCCTGAAGTAGACAACGTTCTGAAGCCTCGTAGCTTCACCTTCAGTCGGGAAGATGGTCTCATCCTGTTCTCCGAAAAGGAAGCGGGTGCGAATGTCTTCCGCTCGCCTGTCAACTCCGGCGACATCGCGGAGATGGCTCGCGAGTGGCTGAAGACCGAGGATGCGTCCAATGTCTCCTACGAGCAGTGGGAGAAGGAGGGCGTTGACCGCGACGGCTGGAAGGTCTACTGCGGTGCCAATCATCGTGTGGGCAACTACTCGAACGTGATCTGCGCGATCCGTCCGACTCAGGTCTGCTAAAGTAGTTTCAAGGGGACGATCTCGGTCGTCTCCTGTTGTAAAACCGGGTATGCCACCGTCCCAAGCGGTACATGCTCGGTAACCCGAAAGGGTTCTAGCACTCCTTAGCTAAAACTAGGGAGTTAACATTCGTGCTGTTCTTAGTAGAAAAAGAGAGGACACGGTCATGAGCAGTCAGCAACACGCGGGTGAAGGTTCCCAGCAGCTGCAACGAGGGGATACCACCGCACATCAAAGCAGCGTATCGCAGACCAACGTACTGGTCGCGCGTTTCGACCGTAAGGACTACGATGTGGTTAGGGAGACGGTGAACCGCTTCAGGGCGAGGTTCGCTGATGTGGAGTTCCACTTTGTCAAGTCGGAGCTCGGCACGCAGAGGGATTTCCTCTACGTTAACCGGATGCCGGACGGAACTGCGATAGGCGAGTTCTGGGGAATCCATCATGCCATGATGGCCTCTAAAGAAGCGGGGATTCCACTGAAGCTGGCGGAGACCTCGTTCAAGCCAGTCCTGACTGAGCCTCTAGTCATCAGACCTCCGAGTCTGGTCCCGGAGGAGTTCATCCATTCGTTCGACAAGAGCATGACGGAGATCTACTCTGAGGCGGCACGTCGCTTCCGGGCTGACAACCCTCATCTCTGGTTCAAGATCGTCTGGGGCGCAAGCGAGAACGCTCTTGTGGTCTACGGTCGTAATGGTAAGGAGGACATGGAAGACCTCGTCCACTGCGTCCATTACCTCATCGCCCACCAAAACGGCGATGGCACTTTCGACTGCTACACGCCGATGCATCGGGTCAGGGCTAATGATATTCGTCCGTTCAAGAGTGTATTTGTAAGGCAAAAGGATTCGCCGATCTATACCGAGTTTCGGTTAGTGTTCGCCGAGGAGCCTACAGAAGAAAAATGGCATGGGGATGCCTTAGCAGTTAACGTGAAGACGGGGGAGTGCGGCCATCTCTCCAGCTTCAGGTTAGAAGAAGTATTTGCTCCTTAGAGAGATAAACCGGTCAAACAAGAGATTACGATGTAAACCTAGAGAAAGGAACAGCATTGTGATCGAATCGATGACCGATCCGAATGATTCCGTCTGGACTTCCCGTGGGCGTAGGTTCGTAACTAACCTCCTTCCCGGCCAGTTGGAGACGTACACCGAGTCAACGAGGGAATTCGAGCGTCGATACCCCGGCGTTCTGTTTCACTTCGGTGCTTCGTCAGTGGGAACACCGGGCGATCTTGGCCTTGAAGCGAGTTTTCCTCAAGGCCGTTTGCCAGACCTGAATAAGTTCTGGGGAATCCATCATGTGATAGAGAACCAACGATTCAGACGAATCTAGGATAAAAATCCCTATACCCTTTGCGGGGTATAGGGGTTCTTTTTTTTTTTACAAGCCGGGTTTCCGATCACGCATGACGTTCTCCTTTGAGTTTGATTGCGGCGGCCTCACGTTGGACCTTCTTCAGGTCTGCCATGTGGTCGCGGATCTTCTTCTCGCCGCGAATCTTCAGCGACACGTAGCGTGGACCTCCGGTGAGAAAGGTCTCCTTCGCGATCATCAGACCCAAGAGCTGCAGGATTATGATGGGGGTGAAGGTGAGCGCCACACCGGCCACGAAGACTCCGCCCCAAAAGATACCCTCGTGGCTCTTACCGTCGAGGATGTCAATCGCGAAGTCGCAGACCTTGATGGAATTGGCGATCTCATCTTCGAGTTCCTTCTTGTCCTCCGGATTACTTACCTTGGCGATACGGTTCCGGTACATCTGGATCTCGGATGGATCAATGTGCGTCAACACCTTCTTCATCCCACTGTAGACTCGTTCAGGGGTCGATTCCCCGCTGAGGAGTTCGTTCAGGAATTCTTGCTGGCTTTTCATGTTGGATCCTTGTCAAGACGAAATGCGGTTGCGAGTTCTACCATCAGTCCCTTAGCCGTCATCTCGTCGAAGAACGCCGCGTAGGTACGGGCGCTCACTATTTTGTTGAACCACGCATCGCAGACGACGTCTTCGGTCACGTAGATCGCGTCGAATGCGGTCAGGATGAACCTGATCCGGTCAACCAGATCCCCGGCGACCGCGTCACTGTACGTCTCGACCCAACCGAATGGGACGCCATTCACGGTCTTGAGGAACTCGCCGAGCAGATGGCACCGGGCCATGATCGACAAGTCCTCATCACCGCGATTGGTGATGTAGTAGTGGTGCATTTTCTTCAGCGCCTTGTTGTTGCCGTTCGAGTCAAAAGACCCGCCGATTACGTAGGCTAGCAGCATCTGCTGGAAGACAGCTCCACGGTTGACGATCTCCAGACCTTCCCCATCGAGACGGATCAGATCGGTCACGAGGAACGATCCCCTGAGACCGGTACCGTAGAAGCCCTCCGAGAAGGACAGTACGAAGTCTGAAGGAATCGCGGACGCGATGAAACCGTAATCCACATGCTCCCGGCTCCCGCTGGCCGCAAGGAGTCTCTCATGCGTCTCCGGTCGAAGCAGACGGTTGATCTCCTCATAGCCGGTACGACCATAGACCGAGCGGATGATCGGCGCTGCGAGCTGGTAGAGTCCACCGGCGATCATGCCGTGGTAGCGAATGAGATCATCCGGACGCTCGAACAGCCCTCTGTATGGTGCCATTCCGATGGCGAATTGTTTAAGCGTCCTCATGATTTCTCCTATGCGGCGTGCTGGTGTTGTTGCTGCTGACGCTTCTGGATCTCGTGCTCGATGCGCGGGATGACCATGATGCAGAACCGAACCAGATCGGCCAGAACCGGTTCGTGGTAACAGTCATCCCGTAGGCTGTGCAGACGATTGACGATGCTCTGCAGCTCGCCGACGCTCATCCGGTCCACATCGTCACGGTGCAGGATACGATCATGGATCTCTCTTGCCTCATGACGAAGACGCTGTACATGCAACGCTGCGTCTTCATCGATGAGCAGCTGTTCCATCAGTTGGCTCACCGACGTGGAGTTGTCGTAGCGGCTAGTAGCCAGTTGCAGCTCGACTTCCACGAAGAACTGCTTGGTTGCTTCACGGCGTTCTGCCGGGTCTTGTATCAGTTGTTCAATTAAGTTCATGATATCTCTTCTGGTGAAAATAGACTTGCCCACTCGTCCTCAACACCGGTGATCCCCTTGAGGGGTTCGGTCTCTTGGAGAGGGAAAGAGTCTGGTGCTGTGCCGTTGAGAGGCCAGCCCCCGGTGAGCGCGGAGGCGTCCATCTCACGGTCGATGTCGTGCATGCTCTCGAACAGTACAACGTTGTTTTGCACGTTGTTCTCGTTGAGGCGGTTGACGTAGTCCACGCTACTCCGGCACTCACCGGAGAAGTCGTTGATCTTGGAGAAATCGGTCTGCACTTCGGAGAGATTACCGAGGAGAGAATTGGATACGCGGTACGTCTCCAGATTCGTGCCAAGATTCTGCGTCAGGATGTTGGATTCATCGAAGCCGTAGGTCGAGACCACCTGCGAAGCCAGACCATTAGGAAGGCTACTGGTACTGGATGGGAAGGAGAAAGTCTGACCGGGAAGCTGCTTAGTCGAATCGATGTATTGAGTGCTGCGATCGTAATACTTGGTCGAAGTATCGACCTTAGCGTCCCGAGCACGGTACATATCGCCGGAGCAGCAGTAGCAAGCCGTCCTGTCCGAGAAGGAACCCTGATTCAGACCGTACTGCTGGTATGCCATCTGTTGATTAGCCGCCGAGAGGCCGGAGACCCCCATAGCCGTGCTGATGAACGGGTCGTAGTTGCCGAACCTGTTGAGGGACTGGGCTGCGATACAGGCACTAACTGATTTGTTGCCAAACGATCCCTGCAAGGAGTTGCCCAGCGCCGTACCGAGGATACTCGATACACCGTTCTTTGTCATGAACCGACCCACCTCCGGAGAGATACCCGCTAGGGCGCTCTTCATCTGAGGTGGGATCTTGTCGGTTATACCGTTCACCGTGCTCTGGATCCCGGCGACGCCTTTAGCCGCGTACGATACAGCACCGTTAACGACACTCATAGTGCCGTTGATGGCTCCCATGACACCGGACACCGGTGACTTGAAGTCGAACGATGTACCGCTCGTCTGCGCCAGCTTGGTCAGACCCATAGAGAGCAGACCGAGGACCGTGTCTTCCTTGCACTCCATCATCTTGGCGACATTGGAGATCGGATCCTTGATGGTAGGGATGTTGGTGTTAGAGCGAGCGCCGGGTGCGAACCCAGACAACGCATTGCCAGCTGCCTTGGCGATCTTCACCAGAGAGTTACCGATGCCCTTGATGCAGTCCTTGATGAAGTCTCCGTCCACCTTGGACAGACCGATCTTAAGGTCATCGAAGGCCATATCGATCTTATCCAAAAGATGACCAATGTTGAGGGACGCCACCTTGTCGGTGAGCTTACCAAGGAAATCGAGACACTCCGCACCCGCCTGTGCGATCAGGAGACCGGTCTGGATGCCAGTATCCACGATCCCCATCACGGCCTGGACACCAACTCGGGAGTTCAAGAGATTCCTATCGGCAGAGCCGAGAATGGAGCCCATGTTGCCGAAGTTGATGTTACCGCAGGGGAGGTTGTTGGAGACATACTGCTGTTTTGTGTAGCCACTGTATGGCCGAACGTTGGACTCAGTCGGCAGCAACTTGCTGAACGGCCTGATGAGTGAGTCCTTGATATCTACTGCTATCATGCTGTGCTCCTTGCACGTCGCATGCAATGAAGTCCAATCCGATATGGAATGAACTCCATGAGGCATGACTTTCATTGTCGATTATTAAGGTGTTTCCTATGATGCGCAACACATTAGTAATCGAAATCAAGCAACTTTCTAGCATAGGGGCTACTAACATGGCCGGTTTATTCAAGAACATAATGAAGTCCCTGACGACTAAGGTAATCCCTGACATCGCCAAGAACGCATTCCCCACGGTTCAGCAGCTGAACGAGGAAAGGCGTCAGAACTTTAGAGAAGCTGAAGGTGTAATGGATGAGCTCGGCGTGAAGATGAACTCCTTCAAGGAGAACTTCGCCGGTCTCGGTACAATCCACAGGAATCTAGCTAAACAGCTGGGTTCCGGCAGCTTCGGCACCTCTCAGGAGGACGCCGACAACGCGATGATGAAGTCGATGTTCGGCATCGACTTCGACGAACCTATCGGCGGCGCGGATGATTCCGCCGACGGTGCGAAGGGTTCCAAGAAGGTCATCATCAACAATATCAACTCCTCGAAGATGCCTTCAGGTATCACCGAGGACGGTCTGGGTACCATCCAGTCCATCGCCAAGCAGACGAACGTCAACGCACGCGGTCTGGCCTCCAACGCCAAGATCCTCTCCTCCATCAACTACAATCTGGGTCTGATGAACGCCTTCCACATCGAGAAGACGTCAGCTTACTACGATCTGTCGCTGGAGTCGATGAAAGGCCTCATGGCCGGTCAGAAGGAGATGATGGACCAGAATAGGGCCATGGCGGATCACTATAAAGAGATGCAGGAGAACGCACGCCTTGATGCAATGAACCGCCAGCTCGACGTGAAGCAGGTGCTGAACCCGGCCAACTTCATGAAGCGCATCGCCGAGAACCCGCTCTTCAGCGATCTCGTGATGGGTGCCGCTGGCTCCAAGGTCAAGCAAGCCATTCAGGATCCTCTCGGTATGGCGGCTTCGCTCGCCGGTACGGCCATCATGCAGAAGTTCGCAGGTGGTCTGATCAACAGCGTGGAGCAGTTCGCCAAAGACTTGCCTTACATGGCACAGAATAAGTTCGAGAAGTGGTCCGGCTCCCGTGACTTCTCCAAGAGCGGCTTCAGTCTGACGAACGTCCTCGCCACGATCGGCGACAACCTGAAGCTGAACACCGCCGATGCGCGTGTCCGCATGAATCAGGACAAGGACGGCCCGGTAGCATGGGATGCCAAGGCACGCCGCGCACTGGTGACGGAGATCCCCGGATACCTCGCCAAGATGCTGCGTGAGCTGGAGGCGACCAACCACTTGATGGCCGACGCGTGGGGAACCAAGCGTCGCAACGTCGAGCATCAGGTCTACGACGGCATGACCGGATCCTTCACCTACGAGGGTGAGATCAAGAAGCGTCTGAACAAGAACATCAAGGACATCGATCAGGGCCAGCACTTCGGTGGTCTGGGCAGTCAGGTCGATACTGTTGCTCGCATGGGTAACATGTCCAAGTCCGAGGCCGCTAAGGTCAAGGCGATCATGATGAACATCGGCAACTCCAACATGGCTGGCGAGGTCAACCTCCGCTCCAAGGAGAATGTCAAGGCCAACATGGCGAACTACGTCAAACAGACGTACAAGCGCAAAGAAGGTCAGACCGACGAGAACTACAACAAGGCCATCGAACGCCGCATCGCAGCTCTGACGACTGGTAAGTCCGGTAAGTCGATTGACAAGTTCATCGGCACACTGCAGTCCTCCGGCACTGGCGGTAACGCCATTCGTCAGCAGACCCTCGACCGTCTGCTGGGCGAGCTGAACGGCACGTCCGACGCTTCCAAGAAGCAAGAGCTGCAAGAGGAGTACACCCGTCAAAAGGACATGTTTGACGAGGCAAAGAAGCGCGGTCGTAATGAGCTGGAGAAGACCGAATCGGCATTGAAACGCCATTCGCTCGACCGCTTCACCGCAGCAGAGCGCTTCGGCAACTCGCAGCGTGACTCCGCGTCCTCCAGTGTCTTCGCTATCAACAACATGTCCGGTCAGATGTCCAAGCGTCAGATGATCGCGCAGCGTACCAAGATGCCGGATGCCAGCGCCCTCGACAAGCTCGATGCATGGGCAGAGCGTCTGAAGGAACCCTTCGACAAGCTCAATGCCTTCTTCAGCAAGTGGTACGGCAAGTTCGAAGTCAAGATGAATCAGGCTATGGACTGGGTCGGAGACAAGGTCAAGAAGGCTTGGGGCTGGATGAGCGACAAGGCCACCAAGGGCTACAACAAGGCCAAGGACGGCTTGAAGAACCTGAACGAGATGTTCCAGGCCAACATCGTCCTGCCTCTGAAGAAGCGCCTGATGGGCGGTGATGAAGACAAGGCCAAGAAGCTCTCCTTCATGAAGGTCATGGAGATCAACTGGAACAAGAACGTCCTCCTGCCGTTCAAGCGCATGCTGCTCGGCGACGACAAGGATGCCGCCAAGAAGCTGTCGCTCTGGCAGACGATCAAGTTCAGCGCCAACAAGGCCATGCAGCCCGTCAAGGACTGGTTCAACAAACAATTCGTGCCTTCGATGAAGGACATGTACAAGGAAGTCTCCGGCGAGGTCAAGAAGTACGCCCTCCAGTTCAAGGACTGGATCGTTAAGGATGTCTTCGGAGGCGGTAAAGCCTTCTTCAAGGGCATCTTCGGCGACGAAAACATCGCCAAGCTCCGCAAGAATCTGGTCGATCCATTCAAGAATGCCGTGAACAAACTGACCGACTCGCTCGGCGGTATGCTCAAGTTCTTCGCCCGTATCCCGGTCAACTTCTTCCGTGGTGTCGCAGACACTATCAAGATGAAGCGCTGGAAAAAGGGTGAGGGTAACTTCTCCGAAGAAGAGATCGAACGCTTCAAGGGTCACGAGGAGCGCGGCTCCGCTTTCGATTGGAAGAACAAAGGCAATCCAGCCAAGAAGGCTCAGGACGCTACCGCTGGTGTGCGCTCCGAGGCTACTGAAATGGGTGCCAACATCAACGAGGGTCTCGCAGACGGCATGCAGCAGACTCAGGATCAGGTTCAAGAGCAAGTGGACGAGGTAGCTCACACCAGCATCCTGGACCGTATCAAGAAGGCTCTGGGTATCCATTCTCCTTCCCGCGAGATGATTGCCATCGGCGGTCACATCATGGACGGTCTGCGGATCGGCATGGAGAACGGTCGTGACGACCTGCGCAACACCATGCGCGGTATCCACGAGGATATCATCGACGTGGATGCACGTGAGGTGTTCCCTATGGCCGGTGGCGGTGATCGCAAGGCCAACGCTGGTGGTTCTGGCAACCGCGCCTCCGGTACTGGTCCTTCCAACATCCTCGAATCGATCAAGCGCTCGGTGGAAGCCATCGAGAAGACGACCGACAACAACCTGCCAATCATCGCCGACAACACCAAGACCATCATCGACATCCTCAACGGTCTCGATCATAGTGGCGGAAATGGCGGCAAGAAGGGTGGTCTCTTCGGTAAGATCAAGGGCTTCTTCACCAACATTATGACCGCACCGATGAAGGTGCTGAAGGATACCTTTAACAGCCTGAAAGACCTCCCCGGCAAACTGCTCACAGGCATTTCCGGGTTCGCCAAGGACTTCTTCGGCAAGGCCGGTAAGGTAATCACCGGACTGGTCGAGACCGTCACTCCGATGATCGGCAACCTCATGGAGGGTGCCGCGAACGTACTGAAGAGTACAACCGAGATGCTGATGACCGGCGCTAAACGCGTCTTCGATCAGATCGGTCCTATGGCTGAGAAGCTGGGCAAGATGGTTCAGGACGTAGCGACCAAGGCGTTGGAAACGGCGACCAGTCTCGCCAAGTCGATTGGCAAGGCTCTCAAGCCGATGACCGATGCGGCCATCCAGATCGGTAAGGATCTCCTGACCGGTATGCGTCCTGCGATCTCCGCGCTGACGGCAACCCTGTCGAACGCGATCGTCGGCCTTGCCAAGTTCGGTAAGAGCCTCTTCGATTTGACCATGAACATCGCCAACAAGCTGCTCGCTAAGGGTGCTGGTCTGGCCGACAAGCTCATGGGTGGCATCGGCGGTCTCTCGATCGGAGGCTTCGGCAATGGCGGTAGCGCTACCGTGGCGGTGAGTAACTTCTCCGACATGCGCGGTCACCGTCGCTCGAACCCGCTGTTCGTACATGTGGTCGATGGTCGCGTCCAGACCTACTCCGGCAAGGGCAAGGCCCGTGTTGGCAAGATCGACAACGACGAGGGAAGCTTCGGCCTGAAGGGTCTGCTCGGCGGTAAGAAAGACAAGAAGGATGGCGAGGGCGACAGCGATTCGCTGATGGGTGCCGCAGGTGGAGCACTGGCCGGTACCGCTGGTGCCGCGCTGCTGGGTCGTGGTAAGGCTCTTGTAGGTAAGGGCATGTCCAAGATCGGTGGCTTCCTCGGCTTCAAAGGCAAGGCTCCTGCTGTTCCAGCAGGTGCCGCTGCCGGTGCTGAGAGCGCGACCGTCAAGGCCGCTGCTGGCACTGCGACCAAGGTTCCGACCGCAGCCGGTGAAATGGCTGAGACCGCAGCCAAGGGCGAAGCAAGCGCTGCCGCTAAAACCGCATCCAAAGTTCCTACATCCGGCGCTGCCGCTGGTGCTGAGAGCGCGACCGTCAAGGCCGCGTCCGGCGCAGCAGGTGCTGCTGAGAACGTCGCTGCTGGTGCGGCGAAGTCCGGTGGAGTCATGTCCAAGATCGGTAGTGCTGGCAAAGGCCTTATGAAGGGCGGAGTCGGTAAGCTGGTCAAGGGCGTGGGTGCTGGTGCTATCGTCAGCATGGGCGGTTCCGCTCTGACCAACCTCTTCACCGAGGAAGGTTCGAAGACTAACAAACTCCTGAACGCCGTCTTCGGAACGGTGGGTGACGCGGCAACTGGCGCGGCGATCGGTAGCTTCATCCCGGTCATCGGTAACGTCGTTGGTGCCGTGGGCGGTGCGCTGTACGGTGCCGCTACCAAACTCATCCCTGCAATCGAGGATGCTTTCAGCGAAGAGATTCAGAGCATGACGACCTCCTTCTTGGAGTTCCCGGACAAGCTGACCGCATGGATCGATGCACTGCCAGCCAAGGTTGACAAGTTCGCCGAGGACATCCCTAAGAAGCTGCTCTCGTTGTTCGAGGCTCCTGATGCTGGTGACCTCGATCCGGTGACTGGTCTGCCGAAGGAAGAAAAACCATCTATCCTTTGGAAAATGACCAAGGCGCTGGGTAATGCCGGTGTCGCCCTGATCGCAGCCATGCCTAAGCTGGGTATCACTCTTGCCGAGTCCTTCGGTAAGATCCTCGGTTCCGCCTTGATGGGTGCCGTTGGTATGCTCGGTAAGGGCGTGACGAGTGTGGTGTTCGGCGTGTCGAACTACTTCGAGGACATGGTCGCAGGTGTCAAGAACTGGGCTGCGTCCACGAAGATCGGTAGCATGCTGGGCCTGAAGGGTGAGTCCAAGGACGAGGAGAACAATCGCAAGGTTTCTCGTGCCGCGTCTCAGAACGCATACATGGCGAACTACGATGCCACTGTTTCGGACCTGTCCTCCAAGGCGGGTAAGCTCGGTGGTCAGATCGGCGGTGCCGTTGGTGCTGTCGCTATGGCCCCGGTGACGGGTGCTGCAGTGCTCGCTAAGGGTGCTCAAGCCCTGACCGATGATGGTGGTGCGGAGAAGAACCGTAACCGCTACGACGAGGCCATGAAGGCATCCGGTGGTGATGAGAAGAAGGCTAAGGAGTATGCCAAGACCAAGTTCGGTGGCGACGTTGAGTCCTACTGGAACAAGGGCAAGGATGCTTCTGGTCAAGCCAACAAGGCCGTTAGCGACGCTCGCTACCAGAAGTGGCTGATCGCCAACAACGAGAAGTCTGGCCCTGAGTCGCGTGCTCGTTTCGACGCTATGGTCGCATCCGAAGCCGGTGGTAAGGCCAAGGGTAACTTCGGTAGCAAGGAAGTCAGCGACGCGATCGCTCAGGCCTCCGCTGCGTACGGTCTCGACGTAAGTCTGATGACCAAGATGGCTCTGGTGGAATCCGGTATGGATCCGAAGGCGACCTCACCAACGGGTGCTAAGGGTCTCTTCCAGTTCGTCACCGGCACCGGTAAGGAGATGGGTCTGAACAGCGAGGACCAGTTCTTCAATCCGTACACCAATGCTATGGCAGGTGCGCGGTACCTGAAGATGAACGGTAATCAGCTGGCCGCGAAGAACGTCCCTGTCAATCCACTGACCCTGTATCTGGCTCACCAGCTGGGTGCTGGCGGTGTGACTGAGGTATGGAATGCTGCCGCCAACGGCAAGCTCCTGTCCGACGATCGCATCAAGGCAATGACCCTCAACAATCCGGGTCTGACCAAGGAGCAACTGTCCAATCCGAAGCTGTACATCTCAGCGTGGGACAAGAAGCTCCAGACCGGCATCAATCCGTTCGGCGATCTGTCGAGCGCGATGAGTGCCGTGAAGGTTGATTCCCGCGTGGCCGCAATCGGCGCGGCTGGTATCACTCCGACCTCGTCCAGCACCCCGGCAACAGCTACCGCAGATTCCAAGGTTCCTGCGGTGGCCGCGTCTAGCCCTATGGTAGCAGCAGCGACCGCAACCCCTTCAGTATCGGGTGGTAACGCGATCAATGGTGCTTCCCCTTCGGTTATGGCAGCTGGTGGTAGTGCGCAGGTAGCTGCCAATGAGACTGTTGCTCAGAACCGTAACACCGGTTCCGTGATGGCCGCTGCGGTATCGACCGGCGTATCGACCGACAAGGATCCGATCCTGTCCGAGATGCAGAAGCAGACCGGCATCCTCGCATCCATCGCTGGCAACACCGGTGAGATGAAGATCGCGGCCCTGAGCGCTGTGCAGAACAACATCGCTGAATCCTCTTCCGACAAGGCCGAGGACAAGATGGTTGCTGCAAAGGCTCAGATCGCGGGTAAGAGGGCTGAACGTCTCGCCACCGATCTCTTCGGTAACATGAATCAGAACAGCGGTTCCAGTGCAGTGCCTTCGGGTAACGCGCTGCGTATCGCCTCTGGCATGAGTGGTCGCTTCGCGTGATAACTAATGTTTAGAGAAGCATTTACGGGCGCTACGGGATTAACTTCTCGTAGCGCCCTCTTTTTTATTTAGGAGTAACGACATGGCTGCTGACCTGAACATGTCCAATCCGTCCGAGAACCCCTACGCTAAGTTCTACGAGCCTAGCTTCGGGACCATCATCGGACGTCCGATGGCATTCAACGCAAAATGCGACCCAAACCAGCGCGTGTATCAAGACACGATGCTAAAGAACAACACGATCGTCCGGATCACTCCGGGCATCTACAACTACAATCAGGCAAGCCTGAAGCGAGCTGATGAGATCCTGGAAGAACATAGTAAAGAGATGCAGGAACTCAAGGCCAAGGGTCTGGAACCCGGATCCTACGAGCGGAAGGTCAACGAGATCAACCAGAAGTATCAGGATAAGCTGATCAAGGAGAAGGTGGACATGCGCTACCTGACCTTCAAGCCGGACTTCCCGCACTTCCTGCGCGCCCTGCAGCTGCTGATCAACCGCACCTCCACCTCGCTCTTCAACCGGAAGCTCAACAGCGCCACCGGCTCGAAGTCGTCCTTCCTGACCGACATCCTCGCGTCGCTGGACATCGAGCAGAACGCGGCCTACCGTGGCTTCAACATGTGGGTGGAGAAGTCCACCTCGATCTCCGAGTCCATCAACAACAGCTATACCAGCTCGGTGTTCGAGGGTCTCCAGAACAAGGTCTCTCGTTTCACCCGCGAGCTTCAGGCGGTCGGTATGTCGGTAGGCAACGCCACCAACGCCGACCAGCAGAAGGACGTGAAGGTTGATGGCGACTTCCAGAATCAGGCGTCCGTCCTCGGTCAGCTGGTGCAGAAAGCATCGTCTGCGATGGCAGGTTCCAAGATCATCATCCCTCAGATCTGGGACGACTCGAAGTTCACCCGTACGTACAACATCGCCTTCCGCTTCAGCTCACCGTACGGCGACGACCGCTCGTGCTACGTGAACGTCATCCTCCCGTTCCTGTTCCTGTTGTGCTGCGCACTGCCGCGTCAGGACGGTCCTTCCGGTATGATGAACCCGTTCCTGCTTCAGATGGACTGCCCCGGCTACTTCAGCACCCCAATGGGATGCGTGACCGACATGTCGTTCGTCAAGGGCGGCAACGAGCAGCTGTGGAACTACTCCGGTCTACCTATGGTGATCGAGGGTACGATGGCCGTGTCCGACCTGTACAACGCGCTGTCGCTCCCGCTGGAGAACCAGCAGCTGCTGAGTAACTACGGCACTGCGGCATTCCTCAACAACCTCGTTGGTGCGTCCCTGTACTCGACGGAAGACCCTAGCGTCCTCGACCAACTGGCCAACTCCATCAAGGGTGGTCTGATGAGCGTGGCCGATCCTCTGAATCAGGCCGACGCCAAGATCCTCTCGATCATGCGTTGGGCTGGTCTGACCAAGCAGAACTAAGGAGGAAACATGCGTAAAACGATTGGAATGGTCGTGAGCATCATCGTTCTCGGTATCACACTGAACGGTTGCTCCAGCGAACCGAAAAAGAGTACCATGCGTGTCGAACGCGGTGAGGTGACCTCGGCACCCTACGGCTACACCGACTACTGTCGGAACCACCCCGAGTACAAGGAGTGCGGCAATGCAGCTAAGTGAACTTGACTCCATCAACCGGCGCGTGAACGAGTCGGTTACCTACAAGACCGACATCGAGGAGTACAACCAGCTGGAGTTCTGGAACGTGGCCGGTACGGTCGGTGACTGCGAGGACTACTGCCTCCTGAAGATCCACCGTCTTCTGGCGGCTGGACTCCCGATCTCGGCGATGTCGCTGGTGGTCTGCGCCTATGAGGACGAAGGTCACTGCGTCCTCTTCGTCGAGCTGGACGGCGAGACCTACGTGCTCGACAACAACAGCGACCAGCTGCTCTTCCCGGAGGACACCCCGTACGAGTGGATCAAGGTCCAGACCCCCGGTACGCCGGAGTGGCGCGAGATGAAGCTGGTCAAGCGCTAAACACGGAAACCCCATAGACCTTAACGGGCCTATGGGGTTTATTTTATTTCTTCAGGAAAGTACTCGGTCGATAGTCATACTCGAACACCGAGCTATATCGCTCTTGCATGGTCATGGGTTCCAGCATTACCGTACGGCACTTCACCGCAACCACCTTGTCGCTGTGGTTGTGCTGAAACGCGTAAAATACTAGGCCGATGATTCTTGTTACTTCTTGTAGGGCGTCTAGGAGTGGTGGAACCTTGACGTTCACGTAGAAGACTTCTTGCTTGGTCCCGGTGACGGTTGTGTCGTATGCGAAATCCTCTTCTCGCTCCCGAGAGAAGACACGGATCTCGACATCCGGTCGTACCTCCATCGATGCATTGAAAAGGTCAAACATCTCTCTGTAGATAGGCGCGGTGCCATCCGACTCGACGTCTATATCGACACGGATCTTGTAGAAATCGCCGTACTTTGTCAGCACAGGTTTCTTGTCGGTACTCATGTGGTTTCTTCTTTCATAAACCGTTCTTCTGCGGAACGGTGCTTTCGTTGCTCGGACAAGCATCGATTGTACAACAGTTACTTAGTTAAACAATCTTGCATCAGAAAATTTCACCAAAGGAATATGTCATGACTGACAAAATCGTAGGCTACATTTTTCATGAGAGCGGTCCGGTGAACGAGTCGGAGATCCGCTCGATCGAACACCGTCGCAATGGTGTGGTACGCATGACGACCGTGTTGCAGGAGGCGAACCTCCCGAACCGCAACGGTCGCATCTACCCTAAAGCTATCATCGAGAAGGCTCTGGCGGCTCCTTTCATCAAGGAGAAGCTGGGTACTAATTCCCTGTTAGGCGAGGACGGTCACCCTGTAACGGACTCGATCCAGCGTCAGGCAACCATCGTCCAGCAGAACGCCGCCTGTGCCATCAAGCGCTTCTGGTGGGACGAGAGCGACTCCAACATCCTGCTGGGTGAAGTGGAGTCGGCTGGCACCACCGTCGGTAAGGACTGGGCCGGTCTGATCCGCGAGAACGGCATGATCCCCTCGTTCTCCATGCGCGGCATGGGCGACGTGATCAAGGGTCCGGGCGGTCGCGTGACCGTCAAGGATCCGCTGCGTATCGTCACGTACGACGCGGTCAACTTCCCTTCGCACCAGAAGGCTTACATGCGCTCGCTGCAGGAGCAAGTGGATCCGACCACCGCGATCCGTATGTCGCAGCTGGCTCGCTACGCAGCCGAGAACAGCAAGGACATGTCGATGCTGAACGAGTCCGTCCTGTGCATCACTCAGGACAAGATCGACTTCTCGCTGAACGAGAAGGGTCAACTGGTAGTCACCGACAAGTCGGATGGTCAACCGAAGGCCGTGATGCTGCTTGAACGGAACCTCGAACGCGAGGTCACCGACGCGTTGCGCTCCCTGCGCTTCGGCAGCTGATCGACGCCTAAATCCCAATGCCCCTAATACGGGCATTGGGAAAACGAAATCGTTGCGGTAAATCTTCATATATTATAATGATGAGTCGTAGATGACTCTTAACATATTAGGAGAAGTAAGATATGCTGAAGCATTCTTTCATACTGGCACAGGCCGCTGAGGCTCGCAATCAGGTTCGTTTCGACCCCGAGAACGCATCTCACGTCCGTAGCGCGCTGACCTACTTCAACGCTATGTCGCCTAACCGCAACAAGTGGATCGACGAGGTCACCGGCACCCAGTACGCCTTTATCGACGAGCTGGAGTACCCCTCGCTGCCGGACATGGTGCGCGAGAAGCTCATGTACGCTCAGATCCGCAAGATCACGGGCATGGAGGAGATCCAGGACACGTACCAGATCCTCTCCCGCATGAACCACGCCGATCTGATGAAGCCGGTGAAGTCGGGCATCCCCGTCATCGTGGATGCCTCGGTCGAGGCGTAAGGCAGTAAAATACATATATAGTTAAAGAGCGATCGGAACTGTGATATCCGGTCGTGCAAACAAACCTTTGGGAGCAATGGAAATGAAGATTCAAGCATTACTGGACGTCAACGCACGCATCGCAGCTAACGAGCTGGTGAGCGACATCAACGTCTTCCTGCACAACGGAAGCAACATCTTCGGTACTCTGGAGGAAGTGGACGAGCAGGCAGAGTTCATCGTGATCACCAAGGAGACCGCAGGTCAACTCATTGGCTCGGTCCAGAATCCTTCCACGTTCCAGGACGTGTTCATCGACGTCGAGGACATCTCCTACATCGAGACCGACCGCACCAAAGAAACGGAGGAGTGACATGATCGACATCGACACCCTGATCCAGATGATCAAGTCCTTCGAGGTCTCCCCAACCGTGACGGTCTGGGACATCAAGGGATGCTGCTTCACCGGCATCGTGGACACCGAGCGCACGAACGCACAGATGCTGGTACTCCTTCCCGACAGCAAGATCGATCCGGAGGGCTTCGGCAACATCGGCGCACCGGTCATCATGTCCGTGGCCTACGTCGGCAAGATCGTCACCCAGCCCCCGACCGTGCTGCCAGCGGGTCAGATCCATCGCAACCGCTAGAGCAAAGATACCCATAGACCCTCAACGGGCCTATGGGTGGTTCTTTTTTTTTCCTATATACGATCGGGATCCTACTCGTCGACCAGATCCTCCTTGTACTCCCCGGTCATGACGATGTCGCCCTCGAACGTCGGGAGCTTGCTGACATCGAAGTCCTCGGGTACATCATACGAGAGCGTGATGTGCGGCTGGTACTCGCTGAAGTCGTAGGTGGCGTCGTGGTCCCTCATCAGCTGCTCGTGACGAGCGCAGACCTCGGGTGCGTCCAGCAGCATCACCAGAGCCTTCTTCTCCTGCCCGAACAGTGCGTACCCCTTGTGCCTCGCAGTGTAGACCTCGTTTGGCTGGGCGACCATGTCGTCGTGGATCCTGCGACTGTAGATCAGCGTCGTGTGCAGCTTGTCACCACTCACGCCGTCCGTGATCCCCACGTCCGTCTGGAACTGCGAGATGCGGTCCTGAGTCGCCTTGTCCGCAACCAGAGCCACGTAGGTGCCGGTGCGACCGTACCCGGTGGACGTCTTGTCACTCATGTCCGCCTCACCGAGGAAGATGAATGATGGTTTGTCTTTATTCAGAAACATGTTGGTTCTTTCTTTGTGAATTGGTTTATGTGTGCGCGTGGGTGCATCGCTAACCCGATCTCCATTCCACTAATCACTCCACCCCCTAGTAATATAGGGGTCGTCCGGGGGCCGGAGGGCGTCGAGCCCGCAGGCCCTTCCCTGATCCTCGATCAAGCCTCCGAAAAATGATGGAGGTCTAGGAGGTGTCCACGACCACGTTATCATGACGATAGGGCTAGGTACCTCGTTCGAGGGAGTGGTGGGGAGGCGTTTTCGCCATGCGGGATATGTGGGGTGGATATAGACAGGGAGAGCCTTGGACCCTTCCGGCCACCCCTAGCGGGCAGTGAGGAACGGGCCGTGGGGAGTCTGCGCGGCAGCGAGCAGGACGACCGGGACCGTGAGGAACCCGCTGACGAGGGAGATTAGGGCGAGTGCGAAGGCCGCACGGTTCTTCTTTACGGACTGCATTTGATGCTCCTTGTTGTGTTGGCTAACGATGTGTTGCAACGCCTTCTGTATCTGAGGGCCGCGTCCGCATATATTATTAGTGTGTGATGCATAGGGTGTCACGTACAAACCAACGACCTAGGAGGTAAAGATGGTTACCGGAAATGGTAAAATCAATAGCTCGAACAACGGGAAGCGCTCGTCTTCCGCCAACAAGATGCCTGCCAACGCGGGTAAGATGCCTTCCGGCATGGGCAAGGTGACGAAGGTGGGCGGGAGCATGATGTCCTCGTCGGGAGGGAGCAGCGGCTACTCGGTTGGACCTAGCGCGAGGTCGCGAGCCATGCGAGGGAACGACAACGCGGAGGGCAACCGTGGGAACCGCATGGGGGATCGGGGTGGATCCATGGGCCGGGATCAGGACATGGGTACTCCTCGTCCCGGTCCCCAGCAGCGCTCCGTCGTCCACTCGGTATCCAGCGCTGCCGATGCGGCTGTCATGGGGATCGACAGCGGCCTGAAGCGGGTTGGAGGCATGGTGTCCAACGTGGTCGCTGCCGGAGGGAGGCTGGTGTCGAACGGCGAGCAGAAGGTGGTCAACGCCGTCCGCTCCGTCGTGGGCGAGAGCCGTCGCAGTGACCGTGGCAACGGCGGCGGGAACCGTAGGTAGGGTTCCTTCGTCCATATATTATTATGGTGAGTAGTGGAGGGTAGTGTCTACCCCCGGCCCGGATCGGCCTCCTTCGGGAGGTCTCGGGTTGTTTTTTCCTGTGATCCGAGAGGAGAAGTACATGAGTGACTATGATTTCTCCACGGATATCCGGGAGATTGAGGAGGAGTTGGGTAAGAGGTTCGAGCTTGTGCCCACGGTGACGTTCTCGCTGACCAACAGCGAGCCTCGCAACGGGTGCAGGGAGGACGCGGGGGTTCTGACTGATGCGTTCGTCAGACTTCCGGAGGGGCTGAGGAGGCACACCGGGCTTATGATGGTGATCGCCCGTCACGAGATCAGGGAGAACCTTCTGGTCCAGCACTACGCGGGTGCGGAGGAGGCCCACGAGTACGCCCTAGGCAAGGAGGCTCTGGACATCATCAGGTACGGTGTCGATCCGGGGTGGTACGAGGCCGTGAAGGATCTGTACGAGGTGTCGATCGATCCGGACTTCTTCGGTAACCTTCCTGTACCGAATCTGTAGGAGCGGGGGTTATATATTAATATTATGGAGGGTGTGACCACAATGGTCATTCTCCAGTGCGTCACCGAATCCGTGACGATCCATGTGATATATTAATATAATGCGGGGTGAGGCCGCACACCTCCCCTCCAGCACGCCGCCGTATCGATGCCAGCGGGATCCATATATAAATATTATGGAGGGTGTGACCACAGTGGTCATCCTCCAGCCCGTTCCATCGGAACCGAATCTGTAGGTACGACGTAGATATATGAATATTATGAGGAGTAGTAGGAAGCTATTACTCAACACTAACCTTTAAGGAGAACTGTACGTGAGACACAGACTAAGCAGGATAATAACCGTGGTCATTCTGTACTTCGGCGCAGCCAAGCGATCCCTCCGTGTGAGAATGGGCTGCGACAGGATGACTAGTACCGACGGTGTAGGGGGAGACGCGGATCGAGTGTGGTACGTGCCTAGGGCCGATCACCACCTGAGGGGCGACGCTTCAGGGTCAGATCAGTAAGGGAGGTCTCCGGACCTCCAATCCTAATAACTTTCCGAGCTTAGTGCTCTGGATGACCGCCCTCCCACAGGGCGAGTCCAAAGAGACCTACCCGGTCTTTTTTTTTTTTTGTAGAGGCTAGAATTTTTGTGTGATCCAACAGGAGATTAGTAGAAATCCATCACAGATCGGAGCAATGATGATCAACGAAGTAATGAATCACATCAAGGGTCGCCTCGGTGCCACCCACAGGCGTCTGGAGCTGTCCGACGAGGACTTGGTGCGCCTCCTGCAGACTGAGACCCTGATGACCCTGTCGGTGTATCACCCGATGTACCTCGAATACCACATGAACCTTGAGGAGAGTCTGGTGGAGGGTATGGGCAACACCTACAACGTACCGCGTGACATCTCCGGGTTCCGGCCCATCGGCGTCGAGAAGGTCATCGGCACCATGACGAACGGCGGCGTCTCCGGGAACGGCTACAACTACGGCATTCTGGGATCGACCCTCACGGATAGCATGAACAACTTCATGTCGGAGAAGCTCCTGAACGGCCTGTCGAACGCCATGATCCCTCCCGAGACGTTCCAGTGGATCCCGCCCAACATGCTGCGCATCCACAACACCTACACCTACCAGACGGTCGCCCTGATGCTCAAGACGACCCAGAGGAAGGACTTCAGCACCCTCAACTTCGGCCTCCTTGAGACGGTGAAGAAGCTGGCGCTGGCAGACGTGTGCGCCGACCTCATGGGCATCAGGAACTACTTCCAGAGCGTCGGATCGACCTTCGCCGAGATCAACCTGAACCTGGACCAGCTCAAGGAGTACGCCGACAAGCGGGACGACCTGATCGAGCTGATGCGGAAGAACCAGCTGAAGAACGCCGGTGTCAAGAAGATCTATCTGGCATAACATAAAATCCCTAGACCCGCAAAGGTCTAGGGGTGCTTATCCTGTGGGACCAACATCAGAATAATCCGTATATACGGATCTGAAAATTTCTCCTATATAAGGAAACTCTATGAGCAATGTGATCCAAAAGCGTTCGTCCGTCCCCGGAAAGAGGCCGGTGGATGCAGACCTTCAGACCGGCGAACTGGCCGTCAACCTGACAGACAAGCGCCTGTTCTCCAAGGATGGTGCCGGAGTGATCATCGACATTGGTGTGACCCCGGAGCAGCTCGCCCTCAAGGCAAATGCGGCAAGCGTGTACACCAAGGCCGAGGCCGACGCGGCCACCGACGCCCGTTTCAACGTCATCGTAGGAGCCGCCCCTGCGGCACTGGACACCCTTAACGAGTTCGCCATTGCCCTCGGCAACGACGCCAACTTCTCGGGTACCATGACCACCCAGCTGGCCCTCAAGGCATCCATCACATGGGTGCAGTCCTACGCGGAACCCGCCTTCGCGGTCGGTACCGTGGCGCAGTACTATCGCGGCGACAAGACGTGGCAACCGCTCACCAAGGGCGTTGTGGGGCTGTCCAATGCGGACAACACCTCCGACGCGGCGAAGCCGATCAGCACCGCCACCGCGACCGCTCTGGCCGGTAAAGAGAACAGCATCGCCGCTGGCACCCTCAGCCAGTACCTCAAGGGCGACAAGACGTGGTCCGACTTCGCGACCGACGTTCGCGCAGCCGTCCTCACCGGCCTCTCCACCGCCTCTGCGGTCGCGGCGAGCGCAGCAGACAGCGTCCTCGGCGCTATCGGTAAGCTCCAGGCTCAGGTCACCAACCTCTACTCCACCAAGGAGAACAACATCACGGTCGGTACCGCAGCTCAGTACTTCCGTGGCGACAAGGTGATGGTGACCCTCGACAAGACCGCCGTTGGTCTCTCTAATGTGGATAACACGTCGGATGCCAACAAGCCCGTAAGCACCGCTCAGGCGGCTGCTCTTGGCGGCAAGGAGAACAACGTCGCCGTTGGCTCCGTCAGCCAGTACTACCGTGGGGACAAGACGTGGGCAACTCTGGACAAGTCGGTCATCGGTCTCTCCAGTGTTGACAACACTTCTGACGTTGCCAAGCCGATCTCCTCGGCCACGCTGACCGCGCTGAACGGCAAGGAGGGCACGATCGCCGCAGGTACGGGCGCTCAGTACTTCCGTGGCGACAAGGTGTGGGCGGCTCTGGACAAGACCGCAGTGGGCCTCGGTAGCGTCGACAACACCTCCGATGCTGCTAAACCTGTGTCGACCGCCACCGCATCGGCCCTGAGCGGTAAGGAACCGCTTCTGGCGGCTGGTGTAGCCACCCAGTACTACCGTGGGGACAAGACTTGGGCGACCCTCACCGCCCTCGCAGTGGGTCTCGGTAACGTTGACAACACGTCGGATGCCAACAAGCCCGTAAGCACCGCTCAGGCGGCTGCTCTGGCGGGTAAGGAACCTACCATCGCTGCGGGTACCAACACCCAGTACCGTCGCGGCGACAAGACTTGGCAGGACTTCGCCGCCGACGTACGCGGCGCGGTCCTCACGGGTCTCTCCATCGCCTCTGCGGTCGCCACCACCGCAGCAGACAGCGTCCTCGTCGCGATCGGTAAGCTCCAGGCGCAGGTCAACGCTCTGGTGACCGGCAAGGAGAACACCGTCGCAGCCGGTACCAACACCCAGTACTATCGCGGCGACAAGTCGTGGGTGACTCTGGACAAGGTGGCGGTAGGTCTGAACAACGTGGACAACACCTCGGACGCATCGAAGCCCGTGTCCACGGCCACCAGCACCGCCCTCGCGGGTAAGGAGCCTACACTCGCTGCCGGTACCGCGTCGCAGTACTACAAGGGCAACAAGACGTGGGCCGACTTCACCACCGATCTGCGTGCATCCGTACTCACCGGCATCGTGGTCAAGACCCTCGGCGAGACGATCGCCAACTTCGGTAGCATGATCGCTGGCACCAACAACATCGATCTGTCCACCGGTGGCATCATTACGCTGACCGTCGCGAACTCGGGATCCCTCGCGTTCACCAACGTCCCGGCTCTGGTGAACGGTGCCTCCGGTAACGCGTTCGGCTTCGCCCTGATCACGATCAACGACGGTACTGCGGGTCGCGCCATGGCGTTCCCGGCGTCCGTGAAGTGGTCGGGTGGTACCATCCCTCCCCGCACAACCACAGCAGGTGCGAAGGACGAGTGGTACTTCTACACCCTTGACGGCGGCGTCACTTGGACCGGCTCCCTGTCGAACCAAGACGTCAAGTAAGTAGAAAAAAAAAAGAATCGCCATAGACCTTCGCGGGTCTATGGCGGTTTTTCATCCTCTAGATGAGGAACTCGGTCTCGCCGAGGAAGCTCTTGACGACTCTCTCCATGATCTTGTCCGCAGCCGCCTCCACGTCCGTGTTCATGTTGCTCTTGGTGATGAACGCCACCAGTTTCTGACGGGCGTCGCGGATGTTGATCTCTCCCTTGTCCAGACGGAAGTAGTTCTCGTTGCCGTTGTAGTCGTCGGTCTCCTTGCCCTTGAACAGCTCGTGGATCATGAGCACGCTCTCGCTGGGCTCCAGCACCCAGACGAACCTGCCCTGCCTCGCGATCACCTGCATCAGCACCGTCTGACCACGGACCCTCATGCTGGTCGCCTCCGGAAGATTACTCATACAGATCTCCTTAGAAAGTTGATTAAACGACGGAATACCCTCTCACATCACCATAATAATATATGCGAGGTATGTGTTCAGTTACGAGTAGGAACCTTCTAAGACGGTGTGCACTAAATGTGTTCCTCCTAAACAGTACAATAACCCGTCTATACGGGGTCTAGTAAGCTCACCTATATAAGGAGTAACACGATGAGCGTAATCAGTCCAAAGAAATCTTCGGTCGGTGGCAAGGTTCCTGTGCCGCAAGACCTTGAGGTCGGCGAGATCGCCGTCAACCTGATCGACCGTGTAATCTACGCCAAGGATGGCACGGGTACGGTCATCACCCTCGGCGCAACCCCTACCGAGATGGCCGCTAAGGCGTCGATGACGTGGGTGCAGTCCTACGCGGAACCCGCATTCGTTGCCGGTGCCGTGGGTCAGTACTTCCGTGGAGACAAGACGTGGCAGACCCTCAATGCAGCTGCCGTGGGCTTGACGAACGTGGATAACACCTCGGACGCCAACAAGCCCGTAAGCACCGCGACAGCGTCCGCTCTGGCGAATAAGGAGGCTGTCATCACCACCGGCCTCGTCAGTCAGTACTTCCGTGGCGGCAAGACGTGGCAGGACTTCGCGACCGACGTGCGCGGTGCCGTCCTCACCGGTCTCTCCACGGCTGTTACCACCGCCGCGCTGGCGACCGACACCGTCCTCGCGGCGATCGGCAAGCTGCAGGGCCAGTTGGGTCTGAAGATGGACAAGATCGGTGGCACCTTCACGGGCAACGTGCTCGGTAAGATCATCGGCTTCACCTTCGAGTACGACAACGGCCTGTCCAGCGCGGCCATCACCATCAACCTGTCGAACGCCCAGAAGCAGAAGGTGACCCTGAACAGCGTGACCTCGCTGACCATCAACGGGGCGACGGTCGTGGGCCACTACCAGCTGCGCATCATTCAGGACGCCACCGGAGGCCGGGTTCCCACCTTCGCGGGTCTGAACTCGACCCGATGGCTCGGTACAGCGACCGCCCCATCGATCAACCTCACCGCCAACGGTGAGACGATCCTCAACATGTACTTCGACGGCGCACAGCTGACGCAGACCCTTTCCAAGGTGGGTGCGTAATGGCAATCACCTTCGTCGGAGCCTCTAGCAACTCGGTCGAGACCACGGGCGGTAACGTTATTGTCACCAAACCTGCAGGAGTGCAGGACGGTGACCGCCTGTTTGCGATCGCCACCGTAGAGCAGCCGCTTCCCATGGTGACCGTCCCTGCCGGTTGGACTCTGGTGGCCGAGATCACCGATCCAACGCAGCGCGGCCACCTCTACACCAAGGTCGCCAGCGGCGAACCCGCCAACTGGACCTGGAACCGCACGAACGGCTTCATCGTCAGCGTGGCGGCGTACCGTGGCAACGGCATCGCCATCGACGTGGTCGGAACCATCTATAACAACGCCAGTAACGGTGATGTTATGACCAATGGTCTGACTCCCACCAAGAACGGTCTCCTTCTGATGGTCGGGTGGGTCAACAACTCGAACAGTAACTCGACGACGCCTCCCGCTGGCTTCACCGAGCGTCTGGACACAGGCTCCAACGATTACAGTGGCGTGGGCGGGGACAGCTGCGGGACGTTCCTCGCGGAGCTGGCACAGGCTCCGGGTACCGTGACCGCAAAGACGGCTGTGAGTCCGTCGAGCGCGCTCGGTACCTCGGGCCTCCTGATCCAGATCTACGAGGCAGCTGTCGGACTGTCCGGCAACCCACTGTTCTTCGGGACAAACCACTAACCCGAAAGGAATTAACATGAAATACGTAGTAGATAGCAATGGCGAGGTGTTCTCGCCGGAGGAGCTGCCTTCGCGCTTCCCCAACACGGCGTACGACTGGAACATCACCCCGATCCCGGAGGCTCTGATGGAGTTCCTCGGCATCGCGGTGCTGGACGAGGTAGCGCCTCCGGACGTTGGCATCCTGAGCGTCGCCCTTCCGGACGGCGCGGAGAAGGTAAACGGTGTGTGGCGCACGAAGTTCCGCGTCACCCTCCGCTTTGCCGACATCGAGGGTGGAAAGACCCGTCAGGAGCAGGAGGACGAGTACGTCGCGATCGTCAGCGCCAACGCTCTGGCTGACGCCCGTGACCTGTTCAAGATCCAGCGCGCCAAGGACGTGGAGCGCATCACCGTCGAGGTTGACGGCAAGGTCTTCGACGGCGACGAGACCAGCCAGAACCGCATGACCCGCGCAGTGGTGGCACTCAAAGCCGCCGACACTCCGACCACCATGTGGACCCTGAGTGACAACAGCACCGTCGAGGTCACCACCTCGCAGCTGGAGCAGGCGCTCGTGAAGAGCGGTCAGGCCCAGACCTCCATCTGGACGCCTCAGTAAAAAAAAAAGATCCCCTAGACCCGCAAAGGTCTAGGGGTTTCTTTCATCCTACAAGATCAGATATCGTAGTAGTCCCAGTGCTCAGGCCCGTGCGCGGAGACGAAGGCGTTGTAGCCCTCCTCCGAATCGGCGCAAACGATCGTCTCGAAGTCTCCCCACACCCGACCGAGGACGGGATGCGAGGCTTCAAAGACGTTCACCCAGTAGTAGTAATCCTCCACCACTACGCCGGAGATGGTCCAACCGTCCTCGTGGGTACGGGAGGAGTGACCGCATACCTCTTCAGCTGCGTTCACCTCGTCGGTGTTCAGGGTACGGGCCTCGGAGCCGAAGGACATCTCGAATTTCTTCTCAAACATGGTAATTCCCTATAGAGTTAAACAAGCGATGTCGCGCTCATCTAGGGGATTACCAATTCCTTACATACTACTGTTCTTTAGATCTTGAAGGGGAGTGACTTGATCGGCCCGTTGGCACGCCGAACGCCGACGATACAGCGCTCGTTCTCCTCGTCGTGCTCCTGATCGAAGTCTATCCAGATCCCGACACCCGAGTGTCTGGAGAAGACCGCGAAGAGCATCACGGCGAAGGCTTTCTGCTCGCCGATGGAGAAACCGTTCAGGAAGCGAACATGCACGCGACCGAAGAGCGTGTCCCTCATGTTGCTCGTGGTGACGCGCACCAGCTCCCCGAACTCCGGGTTCTGTGCCAGTCCGATGATCCGGGACTCGAATGCCCTGTGGGCTTCGAGGAACCTGCTGCGGTAGTGACGCATGATCCTGATCGCGATCCCCTTAGAGAGCAGCTGGATCTCGTTGTTAGGGCAGACGCCAGCGCCCAGCAGGAACTCGCGGAACTCCGGGAAGAAGTCGCACAGGGCGATGAGGGTCATGATCTTCGGAGGCTCGTACACCGTGTCCATGAGCTTGAAGTCCGGAAATCCCTTCCCGGTTATCTCCTTGGAGTAGGTACCCACCCTAGCGCTCGCCGCTCAGCTTGTGGCCGATCTTGTCCCACTCGAAGGCCAGCGTGACCTGCTCCTGCGGCTGCAGAACCTCGCACAGGAAGCGCTGGTGGATGTTGTCGGGAACGACGTACGGCTCCGTCTGACCACGGCTCATGAAGGACTCCACTACCTGCTTGAACTCGTCCTTCGCCAGCTTCTTGGCGCTGTCCTCGTCCGCTGCGACCATTCGAGCGCGGCAGTGGAGGCCCAGAGCCTCGCTGACCACGCGCACTTGGAAGAACTTCAGGCCGATCTCGATGACGATGTAGCCGACGTCGGGATCGATGGCGTTAGCCGCCAGAACCGCCTCCTCGATACCGGTGAACTCCTTGCCGACGAACTCCTTGTTGCCCTTGAGGTTCGAGTGCATCTTGAGGGCCGCGACCCGGTCCTCCGCCGTTACGAAGCGCACGTCGTGGCCGAGGTTCCTGTTTATCTCGGTGAGTGCATATTGTTTCATGATGATTCCTTTATTTTTGGTTAGCGCATGATCTTGGCTGCGCGGATGGTGGCATTGGCGGTGATCCTCGCGGCGTCCGTCATTCCGAAGTAGGTCGCCTCCGCCTGAAGCTGTGCGCGCTTGAACGCGGCGGCGTCCTTGATCTTCTGCAGTCGCACCTTGTACTTGTGCTCCAGAGCCATGCGCTCCTTGACGAGACGCATGTCGAAGTCCTGATGGAGACGCTTCATGCGGGTCGCGTACTCGGTCTGGAGGATCTCGTCGTCGGTACCCTCCAGCATGTGTACCGGGAAGAAGGCGTGCGGAGCCTCACTCTCATTCCACTTGGTTCCGGAGCGTGCGATGAAGTACGCCCGACCCTGCACCACCCAGTTCTTGGCGGTTCGTTCGCCGTCGCCGCCGTAGTAGCCGACCGTTGGGTTGTGGTCCGGATCCCTGAAGTTGAACCCGTTCCCGATCAGCTTGTCCCGGATCACCTTGAGCAGCTTCTCGTCGGTGATCTTCCCGGTCATGGCGATGTCCCTGAAGGTGGTGCTGAACAGCTGCGTCACATTACCTGCGAACTTGCCGTCGATCGTGACCTCCAGATCGACTTGGGTCTCGAACTTCACCTCCTTGGCGCTGGTCGTGAGGCGAGGGTACTGGACAGCCGTCACCAGCATCAGGGTCTCGTACTCGCGGGTGCCGTACTCGTAGCGGATGTTCTTGTCGCTGTTGTAGAGCATGAAGGTGCGGACGGCGATGCCGTCGTAGTGCTCTCCGATCCAGTTCTTGTGTACGTTCTGGTTCCAGACCTCCGGCTCGTTCTCCAGCAGCTTCGCAAGATCGGTGGCGCTCACCGTGATCTCGACCGGGACGCCGTCGTAGTGCATCGTGCAGCTCTTCTCGCCGGAAGGTATGACGACGCTCATCTTGACGCGGTCCCAGAGCAGCTTCGCGGCACCGTACTTGGTCGGAACCTCGATGAACATGCTCTCTTTGTTGCTTTCAGACATAGTTACTCCCAAATTACGGATTACGAATCGAAACCTTCGCGCTCGTCCACGAGGTCGCGGGGCATGCCGTCGGCCCAGTCCTTGGCGAGGTAGTTTTCGAGGAAGAGCGGGTAGTCGGATACGACCTCTTCGAGCAGCTCCGGGTACATGTCCTGAATCACCAGCTTGCCCTGACGCAGACGGTCGAGCAGTTCGTTCGAGGGGTTGCGACCGAGCATGTTGACGATGAACCAGTGGTCGGTGATGATCTCGTTGCACTCGTCCCATGAAAAGTTACTGCCGACGAAGTCCATCAGCTCCTCGCGGAGTTTATCGTCGAAGATGTCCAGATCCTCGCTCTTGATGCCTTCAGCCGACAGCCTGAATTCGACATCTAGTGCATTGATGCGGACCTGCTCGGTCAGGACGAATGCCACGGTCACCGGACCTTGCATCGCATCGAGAAGCTCCAGGTCGATGATGGAACTTTTATTCTCCGGACCCATACGCATCTTGATCTCGGCGAGATCGGTGGCGCTTACCTCCTCCAGCCCCTTCAGACGCACCGCCACCATCGTGGAGATCTGCGTCATGGCGATGTCGGTCGGGTGGTTGACGTCCTTGGTGATGCGGGAGACTGCTCGCAGGAACTCCAGCTCGCTCAGCTTACTCAGATCTACTGCTTCCATGATTTTTCCTTTTAGTTCTTTTTGACAACGACCCAGCGGTGCTCGTGCTTCACGCTGATCTGTTTCTTGAAGTCGCGGCTACGGCGCTTGCCCTTGCCAGCGAAGCGTCCCTCGCGGCTATTGCGTCCGGTGGGACTCATTTGCGACGGCACCGTCATCACATTCTCCTTGGTGCTGCCGCAGTACAGCTCGATGCGCTGGAGCTTACCATTCTCGAAGTGGGCGGTATACTCGTGCCAGATGCTGCGACGAGCGTTCCAGGTACGACCGACTTGGAACTCCTCCGGGAGCGTCTCGTCGGTGTAGAAATTGAACTCCTCGTTGAAGCTGTGGTCGATCCCGACATCCCTCAGAGACCTCGCGTAACTACGGTCAGTGACGGTGCGGCGGAACGTACCGTCGCGGGAGATGCGGTGCTCCAGCAGGTCGCACTCCAGACATTTGCTTTGGAAGCTTTCATCTTTTGGAGCCAACCAGCGGTCAGGCAGTGGCACTTCGCAAAAGATTGTATCGAACATTCCCATTTGTAATCCTTTTATGTATATCTGTCTGACGTATTGTTGAGGTATTGAGTTCGCCATACTCAAACGGGATGCCTCCATAGAAGCATCCCTTTTTTACACTGATTTGAGCCGATGGACTAGCTCTTCGCGTGCCAGAAACCGCCGGTCATGTCGAGTTGAGCGAGGTTCAGCGCCATGATACTGAAGACGGTGAAATCGTTGAGGCCGTCCGGGATTCCCGGTGCCTCGGTGTATGCGTCGTCAGCCGAGTCCTTCGGACGGGTCATGACGATGACACGACCGTTGACGTACTGCTCCGCCGTAGGGAGGACTTCGTCCTTGATAGAACTGAAGACGGCATCGATCTTATTTGCCAGAACGTCCAGAACGTCCGGATCCTTGGTGAAGAAGCCGAAGATCTTGTACTCCTCCGGTGCGTTGCTAGCCGCTTCGACCATTTGGACCAGCAGATCCTTCAGCTCCATGCTCTTGTCGTACTGGAAGTCGTCCGAAGCGTAGGTTTGGGTGTTTTCTTGGGTCATTACGTGATTTCTTTCTTTTTCTTTATGAAATTTATCGTGGTGCGTCGGCCCGGCCCAGCCTGTAGGCCGTGGCAATCGCGTGGTTGTGGCGCTCCACCACCATCGACGCTTCCAGCGGGTTCCTGAACTCCGCGCTCACCTGAGACCTCTCCCCGGCCCTGTACCTGATGCACGGGTTCCGAGCGAGGAAGGCGTCGTCGTCCACCTCGTTCGCGTTGGCGACATCGAAGGTCTTGCTCTCGCTGTCTAGGTACACTCCCCAGACCAAGTCGTGAGGAGCGAGGCGATTGAGTACTGCAATCTCGTCCGGGTTGTAGGGGATCATCATATTGCTGCCCGATCCGCTTCCGTCCTCGGAACCCTTCACGATGAAGTAGGTGTCCGCATCGACGTGGTCACTCAGGACGAAGACATGGAGGATGGTCATGCGACTGAGCGCGTAGATGTGCTCCACGGACATCTTGGCTGACATCGAGTGCTGGCGCAGGATGTGTCCCACGTCGTTCTTGGCGTCGTCCGGCTCAAGCGAGATCGCCTTGACCGGGTGACCGGAATCCTTGGACACCGCGAGGAACGCCTGTTGGAGGTTGAGGTGCGAGATCCAGCCGGAGCTGTTACCATGCACGTCACCGAACAGGACGAGCTTGGCGTCCCCGTATGTGACCTTGAAGATATTGTGCAGCATCATTACTCCCAATGGTTTAACTGGAAAGAATCCTCCTGAGAGGCTCCTTCCCGCTTGAATCAGCCGAGGTCCGGTGGGGAGTCGGGTACCGAGCAGCCGTTATCGTGGTTGCTGTTGCTGTGGCTGTGGTGACTCACCGAGCCGTGGTCGGCTGGCGCGCAGTGGCGGTGCGTGTCCTCGGTGCGGTGGTGCGAGCCGGTGTCGTAGGCCCGACTTGGACTGTTGTCGATCGCCGGACTGTAGGTGTGCAGCAGCTGCTGGGTGACGTAGGCGTTGTCGTCCTCGACGCGCCGGGCTGGTTGACGCGGATCGATCTTGAAGGTACTCTGATGCACCTGCTGGGTCGGAGGACGCTTTGGACTCGCGAAACCGCTCACACGCGGACTGGCATTCGCTTGACGCTCGAAGCGATCTGCCAGCTCCTGACCCCGCAGATCGTTCTGCTTCTTACGGGCCGCGCGATCCGCTTCCTCTTGCGCAAAACGGGCGCGTTCCTGCTCCTCGCGTTCGAGGCGCTCACGCTCCAGACGACGGGCCTTACCACCGAAGAGATCACTGAAGAATCCCATAGTACTTCCTTTCTATCTTGTGGTTTCAACTGGGGATGCCCTTGTGAGGCATCCCCTTCGTGCTACCGACTACGCGTTAGACGCGCAGCTCGGCGACCATCTCGCGGAAGACCGGCTCCACGATCATGTCCGAGTTGCGGAAGACGACCTCCAGCGCGTTGCCGGGGGCGTCCACCTGTTCCTTGGTCTGATCGTCGAACAGCTTGAAGATCTTCGCTTCGCCGTCGAACTCGACGCGCAGCATGCCGCGTGCCGACTTCTTGAAGGACGAGGTACCCTTCGGATCCTTCTGCAGTGGGTAGTCCACGCCGTCGATCTCCGAGTGCGTCGCCTTGACAGCGCAGCCGTAGGAGTCGCGGGAGGCGTCCTTCAGGAAGGCCCACGAGCCGACGCCGAAGAAGACATTGCCGACGCACCAGCCAGCGTCCATCATGCCCTTGTAGATCTTCTGTTGCATCTGCAGGGAGATCGCTTCGCCGTAGATGATGCGGACGTGCGAGTCCAGCAACTTGTACTGCTTGCCGTCCGAGCCGGTGACCATCTCGCCACCGAAGGTCTCCCACAGCAGCTGCAGGGTACCCTTCTGTTCCGGAGCGAACATCGACGAGTATGCCTCGTTCAGGTTCTCGCGGTCGCCGAGGATGATCTCGTACGGGGTCTTAGGCGAGCTGTCCGGACGAGTGGTGAGGCAACCCGGCAGACCATCGACGTTGGCCGGACGCGACATGATCACGTCCTTCAGCTTCGGCAGGATGTTGGCGATCACATCCCAGTAGTCGCGACTGTCTGCGACGTAGGAGAACGTGCCGTCCGGGTAGCGCTCGGTCAGGAAGTAGTTCAGAGCCTTCAGCTCGCCCTCGTGACCGCCGCCGAAGTAGGCGATCGCTTGGGTGACGGTTGCGTGCTCGGTGGCATTGACCGACTTGGCGATCGGGTCGATGTCGGTGTCGCCGTTGTAGTAGTCTTCGATGAAGTCGGCGACCGCGAAGGTGTCGGTACCGGTGTGGAACAGCGAGTGACCGAAGGCCGACATGATGCCGTCCTCCATGCCGCGATGGCCGCGCAGCGCGAAGTTGTGGCAAGCGAACGGGAGCCAGAAGTCCATGCTCGCGCCGGTCAGCTGACCGTAGTGCTTGGCGCACAGGTAGTACTGCTCCATCAGCGAGGCGCTGTGACAGATCGGCCAGATGGTGTTCGACAGCACGGTCTCCAGATAGTTGACCAGAGCGTGGAAGTACTGCCACTTCGGATCGTCCTTGTTGGACAGGCTGTTGGTGACGGTGAAGACTGGGATACCGGCGTTGACGCGGGAGCCTTCCTTGATCGAGCGGATCTCGATCGGCAGGTAGCCGAGGTCGTGCAGGTCGGACATCAGCTGGCGCGCTTCCTTGGCCTGATCGGTGCCGAGGTAGTTGCGGATGCGACGAGCGTACTTCTGGATGACCTTCTCCTTCGGACGGTTGAAGAAGGACTCGTTCCAGTTGTCGATCAGGTACGCCTTGCAGACATAGGTCATACCGGCGTAGACCATCTTGTCGGTCTTGAACTCCTCCAGCACGTTCGCGTAGCCGAAGTCGCGTGGCGTGTAGTTGGACAGAATGCTGTTGGTGCCGAAGATGTACTGCGAAGGGTGACCCAGCTTGTAGCCGTCGGTTGCGTTCGGTGCGAATACTTTCATTTGATACTTTCTTTTGCGTGCTGCGCTAGTAGGTTTTCGGGGAGGAGGATCCGCTCTGCGTTCTCATTCCCCTGTACTAGTTTGTAATTTTGATGCTTGTTACTGCTTGGCGAAGAAGCCCGGAACAACCGGTACCGCGACGAGGAAGATACCAATACCGGAGAAGCCTTCCGGATCGTTTTCCTGCGGATCGGCGACAGTGAACTCCGCCCATGCGGTAGGAGTTTCACCGTACGACAGGAACTTGTCTTCGCGATCGCTCACACGCTGCGAGAACGGAGTACCGTCAGTATGGTACGACCAGCACAAATCGGTGCCGACGTTCGGCTTCTCGATCTCTTCCGGGTAGCAGCCATTTTGCAGAATGGTATCGGCAGCGGCTTTGATCGCATCGGTGTCGGCATCGCCGCTGTCAGGAACTTCGACCGTCATCAGGAGACCGAAAATACCCGGTGGAAAATGGGAATTGAGATTGCTTACGATATTGAACAGAGCCATTTTTTCTTTCTAACGTTGTACTACTTTGAAATTACTCGTATTCCTGCTTGGTCGGTGGGGTGTCGCACCGGTCATCCAGCAGAAGAACGCGCTTGGTGATGCCGCGAACCACGTCCGGGGTGTTGTAGACCCGGATCGAGTTCGGAGTGCCATGCGCCGTGTAGTCCTGCAGGTGCTTCGCGGCCGAGGTGCCAACGTAGCCCAGCATCACGCCGCTGATACGCACGGTCTGATGGTCAGAGATCACCTTTCTCAGGTTCTCGATCTCGTCGCACAGTGGGAACAGGCGCTCCTTCATGTCAGCGGGAACACTACAGTCGTCCGTCACGTTCAGGATCGTGTGGGCGTCCGTCAGAGCCTCCACGGTACCGTCCGGCAGCGCCGGGAGATAGAGCTGCGGAGGCAGCGGAACCGGAGGCACGGGGATCTGGTGCTTCACGATCTCCTTCAAAGTCTCCAGATGCCGCTCGAAGTCCTCAGCGAACTCACCATCGACGTGCTTGGAGAGCATCCGCGCAGCTTCAGTGAACACGTCCATCATGTCTTCCGGCAGCTGCGGGAAGAACGGAGCTGGCGATACACCAAGGTGCTTCAGGGCGATACCCGCGAAGTGCTGTGGATCCGGAGTACCCTTGGCAATCAGATCGAGACTGTGCAGAGCACCACGACGCTGCTGCGCCGGGAGGTCTGCGATCTGCTTCGCCAGACGTTCCTCGAAAGGAAGATCACGGTAGGATGTCGCCCCAAGGGTGAGCGTCGATGAGGCTGTCACTGTCGTCTCGAAGACCTTGCCCTCGTTCAGATCTATGGTCTTTCGTTCGCTCATCGGTCCACCACCAGAGTTGCGTTGACGGGACTGGTCGCAAAGACCAGCTCGAAGATCGCCTTCAGTACCTTGCGGTCACCGTTGGCGCGACCTCCGCCGATGAACGGGAAGTAGACATCGCAGCTCAGCTTGCGTGCCTTTTCCTCGACCTGCCGCAGGGCTTCCTCCACCGCGTCGTAGGACACGTACTTCTCAGCCGGATCCTTGCCATAGTAGCGCTGGGTGATGGCGTTCATGACGCGCAGCTCACCGACGCGGGTGGACTGGATCGTGCCCATCTGGCTCTCGGCGTTGAAGCTCTTCCGGTATTCTTGGAGGAACTTCTCGTAAGCAGCCGGGTACTGCGCCCGGACGAACTTGGCGAAGCCGGATTCCATCACGCCCTGAGCGTTGCAGCCGTGGACGAGGATGGCGCGTGCGGGGATCAGCTTGAACAGATCCCCCTTGACGGTCTTGAAGGGCATGGATGCTCCTTTAGATGCGGAAGGTGGTCAGCAGCTTGTGCTCGATGCCGCGCATGTTGTTGGAGGTGTAGATACCGTCGAATTCCTTCTCGAAGACCTCGGCACCCAAGGAGAAGATGCCGTGGGTCACGTACAGGAAGATGCGACCGCTGGTCACCTCACGGATCTTGTCGGCCAGACCAAGGAAGGTACCGCCGCCGTCGCAGATGTCGTCCAGGATCAGGAAGTCACGGTTGCCGTGCTCCTTGTACTGGTCGGCGTACAGGACGAACTCTTTCAGCTTGCCGGTCGGGATGTCGCGTACCTTGTCGGCGCGGACGACATCCTTGTAGCCGTGTACCTTGGCGAAGTCGAAAACCTTCTTGTTGGAACCGGCGTCGGGCGACACCAGCACCACGCCGCTGTTCGGGCCGAGACCTACTGACTCCAGATCCTTGCCAACGGTCTTCAGATCGAAGTGGACGAGGTTGTTGATCAGCACAACGCCGACATCGGAGTGGATGTCGCGGCACAGCACGGTGCGGAAGCCGAGCGAGTTAATCAGATCGGCGACGACCTTTACCGACAGACTCTCCCCGAGGTTGCACACGCGATCCTGACGCGCATACGGCAGGTAAGGCATGAACAGGTCAATTTCGATTTTACGGCGCCCTGCACGGCGAACGGCATCGACCAGCATCATCAGATCGATCAGATCGCTGTTGCTTTCGAAGTTGAGCGAGATCGTAACGCTGGTTTCGTTTCCCGCCAGACCGGTGAGGAAGTCATCTGGGATGCGGATCAAGCTCTCGCCGCCGGGGAAGGTCTTGACGAGGGGTTTGCAGGTATGACTGCGGATTTTGAGTTCCAGCACTTTCGTTTCCTTCAGTTGGGTTTATGGATCAGAAACCTCGATCCATCCCAATAATATATAGACGAAATGTATGTAAAGCTTTACTGCTTCTTGCGTTTGAAGGGAATCACCCGGATCAACGGGGTTCCCGTCTTGTTGGTGAATAAACTATGGATGAAACTGAGCTGAGTGTGGTCGGGTGTCATGGAATGAATAATCCTCCACACTTTCTGCTCCAAACTCTCTGGCTTGTCGCTATCTTCGGAGGCCAATCGACCTCCTACAGGTGGTAAAGGGTGAACAGGCCTGTCTCCGAGGTGCGGATGGCGATGTTCGTGGTGTGGCCCTCCGGATCCTTGTCGTCGTTGACGTGCATCACCTCCAGCTGAACATCAGTGATCCACGTAATGACGGCGCAGATCATCATCGACACCGGGAGGCGATAGTCCATCACCTCGTTGGCGATGTCGCCCTCGAAGTCGGTATCCGGGCAGCGTTTTCCGGTGCGCAGATCGTAGTACTTCTCCAACCGGAAGTCGGCCGACAGATGTTCGATATTCTCCATGAACTCGAAGTATGCCAGCCGGAAGATCTGTGCGTGCTCCGACCACATCTTGAGGAAGTTATCAGGACTGAGCAGGTCGAAGTTGTCGTGGCTCAGCTCGATATCGCAGCCCTTGAAGAACTGGTCGATCTTCGGATCGATCTCCGTGATGGCATCGAAGCCAAGCTGCTTGTTCTCGATCACCGGAACCTGAAGGTAGCGAAACTCCGGGAACTTGCTGCTGTAGTGGTGGTTGATCATTGGATCTCCTTAGATGTAATAGTGCTCGAAGTCCGGTGAACCGACAAACTGGACAACGATGCGATACCAGTTTTCGGTACCGCCGTAGTCGAAGTACATGATGACACGAGCGTCCATGACCTTGGAGAAGACGGCGAACAGGAGGGTCGCCATGCCGTACAGGTTGATGGTACCGCCCTGCTCAGACAGCCATTCTTCCAAGGACATATCGTCATCTCCAACTGGAGTGTCGAGGAGCTTGCCGGTCTCCAGATCGATCCAGTCCTCCAGAGTCATCTCGTCGTTGTAGCTGATGACCGTGTCGCGGAGTTCCTTGTACGCCTCGGCGAACTCCTTGGTGTAGTGCTTGATGAGGCGCACCGCCGCCGCGCCACTGCAGATGGAGTCCCATTCTTCCGGAGTCACACCGGCTCGCGTGAGGAACTCCTTGAACTGAGGGTAGCGCTTCACCATGTCGGAGCTGTGCGCCTCGACGCGCTCCATCACCGGAGTCTGGATGAGCATCATCCGGGCGTAGTTGACGTCCTTGAGTTTCGGATTGTTCATGGTCACAGGAAGTAGGATTTCTCGGAGCGATCCCCGACGCCGAAGGTCAACGCGACCGGAACGGCGCTGCGCTTGTCGATGTCGTGCTTGAAATCGATGGCGACCGGGACGCCGCACGCCATGCTGAACACCATCATGGTCATCATCGCCAGACCCTTGCGCATGTCAGGCGGCATGTAGCCATTGATGATCTTCTCGACCGCGTCGTAGTGACGGCTCTTGAGCAGATCGATGATGACGCCGAGCATCGTTTCCGGGTGATCGTTCTTGAAGCTGGTACGGATTGAGCTCCACGCATCGATGTACTTAGTGCGATACACATGCAGCAGACGCTGGATGTTGACGCCGCTCAGGATCGAGTTGGTGTTCTTCGTCACGCGGACGTGGGCAACGCCCAGAAAGTTCTTGAACGAGCTGCGCTCCTTGACCAGATCGACGAGACTGAGCACGGACTCCCACTTCTCGGTCGGACGGTGGAGCGTGAAGTGCTTGAAGCCACGGAACTTATGCTTCGTGACGCCGGTCTCATCAGCCTCCTTGGCATCACGGATCTTCTTCACCACGCCACGTGGCTCGCGGCTCAGACGGGTCTTCTTCGGGGCCGGAGTTGGCACTACCGGTGTAGGCCAGCCGGTACCGAAAGTCTTGGGTGTTTCAGTTTTCTTTGTGGACATCTTTTTCTTTTCCTTGAATGCAGTTGATTACAGCGAGTAGAACTCGAACAATTCGGTGCCGACCATGCGGACGTTCACGCCCAGCATCTCCGGGTTGTACGCACGCGCGTCGTAGCTGAAGGAGAACTCCAGATCGATCCCGGTGGCGGTCGCCATCGCGACGAGGAGAATGAACGCGGTACCAACTTCGAAATCGTAGCCGCTGTTCTCGCGGATGCGCTCGTAGAACATGCGCTCCGATCCGGCCACCACCGACTCGCCGTTCTTATGGAAGTAATTGATGATGCTGAAGTCCTCGTTCACCACCGTGGCGATCTCGTCCTTGAAAGCGTAGGCGACTCGGCAGAACAGCGTCCGATGCTTGTGGTACATCTTGGCGATGTTCTCGACGTACATCAGGTCGTCGGCTTCGCCGGACAGGACGATATCGCAGTCCTCGATGAAGCGCTTGAAGGCCGGGTTCCGAACGATCAGCTTGGCGATGCTCTGGTGACGGGTGCTCTGCCGGATCGGCGACAGGAAAGCGATGCGCGGGTACTCGGAGTTGACAGTTTTCTTAAAATTCATAGCTTTTCCTTGGTTCATTCGCCGAAGAGGCGGCGCATGGTCGGCTTCAGGCCGAACTGGGTGAATGTCAGAGTCACAGCGATCATGATGACCGATGCGCCGATTGGCGGGACACCCGCGTAGTACAGTCCGAACGTGAGGGCGATCAGCAAGATAGAGAACAGCACGCCGACTACGACGCATTGCATGAGCTTCTGCATTAGGTTTCCTTTTTGATGTTGGTTAAACGCTGGAGTGCCATAGCGACTTCCATCAGCTCGCTCTCCAGTCGCCCGTGACCCTTTCTTACAGCGCGTTCGATAGCTGGTTTGAAGTGGGTCTTGTCCTTTTCGGGCTTGAACTCAAGCCCGAAATCTGCCACTAGGGCATCGACGTTGCCGCCTAGGAAAATAGCTTTCTTCCCGAGGTCGTGGCACTTGTCGTAGTGTAGTTGGGACTTTGCCAGCGAAGCTGAACTGACTTTCTTCTTCATTCTGCCGCTTTCCCACAGACAAGCGGTTTCCCGCCAATGTCCAGTTGAAGGACGCCCCACGACGCATTGCCGTACGCGAAGAACCAGTATTTCTGGTTCTTCCAGCAGAAGGAATGCACATCTGCGGTGCCGTCACTGTCTCGGATGTTCACGCTTCCCTCCTTGGGAGCGTTGTCCTTCACGATAGTCTCAGTGACGACAACACGATTCACAAGCGGAGGCGCGGATGGTTCGGCGAGCAGATGCTCATATGCTGCACGCTGTTCCGGAGGCAACTTGGCGACCTCCAGAGCGTGTGCCTTCTCGGCATCGATCCTCATACTTGCAAAGACGAAAATGCCGAAACATACCGCTGTCAATGCGAGAATTACGCAAAAGTAGTACTTCATACTATTGCTACCATTAGATACGTTCATTTTATTTCCTTAGATCACTTCTACACAGTGGATGTCACGGAAGTTGAAAGTCTTGCGGACGGGTTCGTCCAGAATCTTCTCGTCTTCCTTCCGAACCATCATGTCGAAGATGGAACCTGCAATCCAGCTCTTGGTGCTGAGCGGATCATCCTTTTCCAGAACGATGGTGCCTGTAAATTCGTCGCCACTCTCCTTCATGACGATGACGAAGGGCTTGCCTTCCAGCTTGTAGATGCCCTTGTTGACATCACGCTGGAGACCGGCCATCGGGTTACGGATCGCATCCCAGACCTCCGGGCAGAAGCTCACGCCGCACACGTTCTTAGCGACCTCGGTCAACTCCTCAGCATCTGCGCTGAAGTGGTAAGAACGTACATGATGCGATGGAACCTCTTCCAGTTGTTCCATAGACATCATTTGTTTGTGATGCATGGTGTAGATGGTGGTCCATTTGTCGTCATCGCGACTCCAGATGCGCAGCTGGGCGGTGGATGCCGACTCGTTCTCGGGATCGACGCGGATCAGGATCGAGAAGGATTTGTGGCGCATGCCCTTGTCACGCTCAGACCATACCGGGTTGCACTTGAACAGGCGCTCGTAGATGTAGGCGATAACCGGTGGCTTGCCGCGAAATGGCGCGGTCGGGTGTGGTGCGGCGCGCTGTATGTGTACGCCGTCGTGCAGAACTTTGTCCATAAAATTCCCATATTTTACTGATTAATACCGAAACCCATACCTTCCTGCACTCTCGGAGGTAACACAGAAATAGATCACCATTGTCTGCGTGTCTTTGATGGGTTTTCTTTTCATGCACTCCTCTATAACCGGCCTTACCTTCACGGGTAAGGCCGGTTTTATTTACTGGCCGTCAGTGAGGGCCGGACGGACATTGCGAACTTCGCAGACTGCGATGACGAACTCGCTGTAGTGACCGTCTTCCTTGAAGATGTACGTCATATCGACACCGCCCTCGAAGTAGTAGTTCAGCTCGCGCTTTTGCATCAGTGCGTCGAAGGTGTCTTCCCAGTTCGACATTGCGGTGTCGTTGATGGTCTTCGGGAGGTCGAGGTCTTCGAACTTGGCATCGAAAAGGCCGGAGCCGGACTGTTTTGTCTCGATCTCGATGAAACGCTTGACTGCCTCGTCAAAGCTCGCAGCGGTTACGGTGTTGATGTAGCCGAGACTATCGTTACACCAGTTCGCGCAGTTGGCGAACACATTGAAGACTTTGTCCACAGGAATTCCTTTATATGATGACGATGATTCAGTTTCAACCAACTTAGCCAGAAGGTCCGAAGGGACGCCGTACTGAGCCGCAGCGGCGTCGATCAGCTTGCGGTCAGTCATTGTCGAAATCGATATCGCAGAGGCACGCCGCCGTGTCCGCTCCTTCAGCGTTAGCCCAGCGCAGGGCGCAGCCTACGACGAAACCGATGATCGCGCCGACGACAACTGCATGAGTTGTGTGCTCGACAAAGTGGCCAATCGCAGCACCGATGCCACTGCAGATTAACAAAAAGATGAAAGTGATCATGCTACTTCCTTAGCGTTGAGTTTATCAGGGGAACCTCGTCTTGAGGTTCCCCGCTTTTTTTAGTTGAAGAGTTCCATATCGCGGTCGTACTTCTGGCGGATCTGGTTCTTCACCCAATTGGTGAAATTCTCGACGACCGATTTTTCTAAGTCATTCGGAGTGATGTTTTTGATACGTAGCATCTCGGCGATGGCGTCGATCATGCTCCATGTATCCTTCACTTCCACGCTCGACTTATCGTTCAGGCCGATGCCGGGACGGTACTTCGTGTGGATGATCTCCAGATACGCAGGACCGTTGTCCTGCCGGTAGACGAGCTTATGATCCTCCATCGTACCGAGGAACATCAAGACGCCTTGATCATCATTCTCCGAGTCCTTCTCGTAGAAATCGATACGGGATTGGTCTTCGTACGGCTTGACCTCCGTCGGTACCGTACCGTACTTGATGGAGATCAGCGTGCTAGCCGCGTGACGGAGCATGTCCATCGTGGCCTTCTCCAGCCCCGTAGGACTCTGTTTGTTCTCACGGAAGATATCGATGAACGCCTGTTTGGCGTCTTCGAATTCCGCGAAACCCTTCTGCTCATACTCGCAGGTGGCGTCCGGCTCACCGTCGTAGACCCATGCGCCAACTTCCCAAGGAGGGTTGCGATCCTCATCGAAGCAGAGGAAGGCGAGACACTTGCGACTGCCGACGTTCACGAAGCCGTGGATGGCCGCGTGGTAGTCCAGCTCGTAGTGGCAGCTGGTGAAGCTAACAGGTGCTTCATCGAATACTTTGCCGTGTCCGATGTCTACAGCCTCAGGGGCCGTGGAACTAGCAGATTTGATCTCGGTATTGTACGCAGAGATGAGGGATTTGAGCCCCTCATCGGCTACGATCTTCTGGTTGACGTCCTCGACGCGGAAGTAGCCCAGACATCCTTCGATGCTATCGCAAGTACCAACATCCGACTTGCTCTTCATGTCGATGTCGTAGTGACCGTAGAACCAGCGTTTGGTGCTACTGTCAAATGAGATGTATGCGAGCACCTCCTTACCGCCGATGATACCGCTCGCCAGAACGGTTGGGCCACCAGTCATCTCGTTGAACTGACGGAAAGCCCAGTCGTCGTATTCCATGACGATGGGGCGCTTCTCCTTCGACGAGACGTAGTTGAAGAAGGAACCGACAGGACCGCCTTCGATGTTGAACATGTTCGGATCGATTTCAGCGCATTCGAAGAAAGTCCTCAGTGCAGCGTCATGACTGTAGCCGACGTACTTGATGGTCTTCTCGAACGGCATCTCCTCGTGACCCGGAAGACGGTGCATGTAGCCCACGGTCAACAGTTTACCTTCCAGCAGATACGACATGAATACCCGGCGTCCGATGCATGCTAGCACAGCAGTCACCGCTGCGGTGTGCTGCAGATCCGGATGGTCATCGACGAAACTCCACACGGTATTGCGCCGAATGGCTCCTTCATCATCCGAAAACTGCTTGGAGATCATCTCGAAAGCCGGGTGCTCGAACACGCCGCCCTCCTCGATCCCCACGGCACGGGAAAGGGCTTCTTTAGCGAGACGGAACGAATCGAAGGCCTCGATGTCGGTGACCACATCATTGCCATCGAGTGTCTCGTAGTAGCCGGAACACCACTGGTTCGTCCGACGATCGCGCATCAGGTAGTGGTACAGGTTCGTGTCCACCGAGCGCTTCACGATCACCGCAGGGGTGGCATCGATCTTCGTCTCACGGGCCAGAACCTCGTGGTGCGAGTGGTAACCCACGTCGAAGGTGACGAACCCCGGCAACACGACCTTGTCGTCCGGGAAGAAGACGCTGGTGCTGTGCGAGTCCACCACCATCGACGGATCGAAGCTGGTCAGCAAGCCGCCTCCGATGGCGCTAGTGATCTGATTGTACAGTCCAGCGGAGACCTCGTTCCGCAGTGCTCCGCCAGAAGCGTCGAGGTCGTAGACGACATCTACTACGACCTGCGCCTTAAGATACTGCTCGTTCTTTTCCATTTGTTTCCTTAATCTTCTTCTGGTTCTTCTTCTGGTTCTTCTGGAGTCAGATCATCCAGATCAGCTCCGGTCAGATCCCAAAAGGTCCGAATCGCCGCCATCGCGTCAAACGCGGGAGTGTCGCAGATGGCGACATCGCCGCAATCGTACTGATAGCCCTCCTCCCGCTCTTCGCCGTTGATGTGATGTACATTCAGCCACTTGCAGAGCTTTTGCATCAGCACCCACGTATCAGTGTCTAACGGGAGACCACGAATGCCGTACGTTTTCGTCATGCCTCCATCGCTGCCCCTGAAGTAAGCCATGCCGAACAGGACGTTCATGGTCGCCGCCTTAGGCACATACGGTTCACCGGCTACGTGGTAGGGGATCTTGAAGTCCTCGATGCCGATCTCGACGGTGTTACCGGCATTGTCGCTGACCGTGACGGTCTTAGACAGCTCCACCGCTTGGTGCGATGGGTGAGTCAACGTGACCTCCTTGCCATTGTAGATGCCCTTTTTCGTGAGCAACGCACGAGTCCATTGGACGATGTAGTGGTCGCCGACCTCCGCATCCATGTCCACCAGTTTGATCTCGTCCGGGTTGGCGGTCAACTCGACGATGTACTTGCGGATCTTCTCGGCGGTTTCCTTGGAGACGAACTCGATCTCCTCGTCACTGCGGCGAGCCGACTGGCGGGAGATGGCTACGGGTTCGTCGTCCATGTAGAACACAGCCGAGCCGACCCACGTATCAGTGCAGAGCCACTTCGCCAGCCAGTGCTTCTTGACGCGCTGGCTGAAGTCCGCGTTGTAGTACTCCGTCATCCCGAGCGCCTTGGCGAACAGCTCCATGTCGGACCAGTCCGTGTTCTCCGGCGAGCGGTCAACACCGTAGATCAGCTCACGCAGTAGCGACATAGGTACTCTCCACACTCTGATTGGTCTGACCGAGATATGCCAGCGCATCGATGGTCTTGATAGGGCTGTAGCCGCGATCGGTCTGCCCCTTGCTGTGACCGCAAGGACTGATGAAGTTCTTGAGATCATTCTGACTCTCGGTGCGACTGGTGATGTGGATCACCTTGTCGCAAGTGCGGCACTTGAGGAACTTCAGCTTGAAGAGGCCGCTGTACAGTTCGTTGACTGTGCCGGAATACACGATAGTGTTCTCATGCTTGTAACGTTGCTCGCGCACCACGTCGTGCGAGACGCGCAAGAGGTTCTGAGGATCCTGCTCCGCTTCCAGCTGGCGGATGATGTCGAAACGCTTGCCACCGGATGCGGTAGCGAACAGCTTCGCGATGTACGCGATCTCGCTGTCGTTGCGAATCGCCTGACGGGTCTGTTCGGTACCACCGAAGCACTCCAGTGCGTTTGAAATTGCGTTATAGCTCATGTCTTTTCCTTGTGATTAACGATTAGGCCAGTCGATGGCTACACCGTTTTGATGGAGCGTCGTCGGACTCTCGACCACGATGTTGTCGAAGGGTTTGCCATGGTTGCCTGTACGGTCTGGGACCACGTTAAGCATCAGCTTACCTTTGGTGAGAGTGAAACCGCTGCTGGCGATTTCGTTGTAGCGCCAGCCGAGCTTCTTCATTTTCGCGACAAAGGGATAACGATCGTCGTCGCGAACGACGATGACGGTTCCTTTGCCCATATCGCGTGATGTACTGCGACCCAGTTCTACGGCCAGGTCTAGGAATTCTTTGCTTGCCGAGAATGGCGGAACCATGAGGGGCGGTGTCCTGTGAGCTGGACCCTCATAGATCGTTATGCCACCACCGTCCATTAATTTTGCCATATCAATCGTCCCAAGGCGGGTTGGACGAGGAATTGGTCTTCTGACAGACTACCTTCGGAGCCGGTTTCTTCGGCTTCAGATTCGCCGGTAGCTCTGCGGTCATCGCACCCTTGGGTTTACGAGCTGGAGGACGTTCTTCCTCCTCTTCCTCGACGACTTTACGTCCTGTCGGTTTCTTCTTGTTGGCATCTGCCATAGTTTCCATAGCAGCTTGATCGACCAACTTCATGATCTCGTTACGACCCCAGCCGGTCTTCGCTTGCAGACCCTCTTTTATCCGGGCGGTCATGTCGAGAATTGCATCGCCTACACTCATTTCGTTGCTCCCAAAAAAGTAACCCATAGACCGGAACTGGTCTATGGGTATTCGTTACATGTAGTTCTTTTTAGCTTTCGAGACCTTGGCAATGTATGCCCGGTCGCGCACGCCGCGCAGGAAGTCGCCAAGGCCGGTACGGTACGCGCTAAGCACGTTCGTGTCGTCGAGCTTCTTGGTTTTATGCTTCCGCACTAATGTATTTGCCAGCTCATTCAAGTGGGCAGCGCCCCTACGTATATTGGTCTCTGGGTCGAAGAGACCCCGACGGTGTTTCTTGTCGCCGTAATATACGTAGTCGAGTTGCATTAGCCCCTGACAGGTTCCCAGCTTCGCCAAGCGATAGAAAGCCGATTCCACCTCAGTAACAGCCATGATGTCCTCGTACTTCGGGTACACCGGGTCGGCGTTCTTGTGGGCGGTCTCGACGATCAAGGTCGCTTCCTTGACTGAGATCTTGCTGTACTTGGAAGTGATGTACCTGATGTGGTCGGCATCCTTCGAGGAGGTGGTTTCCTTCGTCTCCACCTGCATTTCCGCAGGTTTGTCGAGCAGCAGGTCTTGAGCTTTCACCATGAAGGCGAAGAGACTCATTGCTACTAGCAAGATGATTGGAAGGATCTTATTCCTGAATTGCATAGTTTCTCCTTATTAGGGAGAACCTCTGAACGTCATGTGAAATGATTTGGAATGACAGAGATTCGTTTTACTTGTACCCGATCCGGAGGCTCGTTTAGACGAGTTCTGGAAAGGATCGCTAATTTGCTGGAAGGTTCCTTCATGTGCAAATCGATTGAAAAAATAAGAGGGAAGTCGGAGGATAAACCCGACTTCCCTTCTCTCCTATACTACTGTTAGCCTATCACACGGAAGTTCCCTTTCCGGTTACTGGCAGTTCACAGCTACTTACTCGAAGGCATCAGCCAGAGCAACCTTCTCCCCGGCACGCCTGTCGATGCCGAGCAACTCGATCGCTTGATCCTCATTGATGATCTTCACGCCCAGATTCTTGGCATCCACGTTCTTCTGTGTGCCGGACGTTGTATCGTTGGTGATCAGGTAGTCTGTCTTCTTCGAGATGCCGCTGCTGACTTTGTGGCCCACTGCCTCCACGGCGTTCTTAAAGTCCTCGCGGTCCTTGTAGTGTTTGAGCGAACCGGTGATGACGACCTTGTACTTCGGACCATCCGGGATCTCAGCGACCGCATCGACTGCCTTGGTCGACGAACTGGTGACGAGGTACATCAGGTTCTTGATCGTCTCGCGACGGAGTTCAAGTCCCTTCAGCAGCGCGTTGACAGTCTTCTCTTTCACACCCGCCAACCCGACGAACTTCTCGATCCATTGAGCCGGATCCTTGTCCACCATGTCTAACAGGCTGACGCGGCTGAGAAGCAGCTTGGCACGCTCGCCGCTAATCTGCCAAATATTCATGGCTCCTAACAGCTCCCAGTCCTTCAGACCCTTGTCGATCAGACGTTCCTTAATGGCCTTCTTGATCGCGGACGCCGACGATTCGCCAAAGCCCTCCAGTGCCGCGATGGCATCTTTGCGAACGTTCAGCAGATCACCCGGCTTCTCGATCAGACCCTCGCAGTACAGGGCTTCGATCGTGGCGCGTTGAATACCCTTGATACCGGTCTTGTCGATCAACTGCTGAATGTGGCCGATCTTCACCAGATCGCAGTCCTCGTTCGCGCAGAACAGGAACACGTCGTCGTGCTGCAGGGGTTCCTCGCAGTACTCGCAATGTGTCGGAGCTTGGAACAACGGCTTCTTGTTGCCTTCGGTGACCAGTTTGTCAAGCCAACCAAGGACATCGTTGCGAAGCTGATAGACCATGCGGTCGCCCGGACGGAGTTCCATTTCCATGAAGCGACCATAGTTCGCGATGGAGGTCTGCTTGTAAGTGTTGTTGTTGATGTCCAGATGCTCGAAGTGGACGACCGGCGTGTAGATCGCCGAGTTTCCCTCGGTGAACCACTCGACGGACTTCGCCTTCGTCTCGCGCTCGATGTAAGGGAACTTTAGCGCCCGAGCGAAATTCGGACGGTCATCTGAGTAGCCCAGCTCGTCACGGATATTCTGATTCAGGATTTCGATAACGAGGCCGTCGATCATGTACGGCATGCCGCCGCGATCACGGTTGGTCTTCGTGTAGTGGGATTCGATGTCCTCACCCAGCTCGAAGAACTCATAGTCCATCGCCTCAAAGTTGGAACTCCCCTGAGGCGAGACAATGATATCGGCCAGCCACTCCAGCTCCTCCTGACGGGTCAGCTGCTGGTCCTTGATGCGGAACTTCAGCGGTATCAGAGTGAGGTACTTCGCCATCTCGACGCCGTCCTCCTTGATGATGCCGCCGATAGCCGAGCGCGGGTTGTTGTAGCTGGTGCCGAACTCCTCGTTCAGCTTCGCGAGGTTATCCCACGAGATCACGGCCTCGAACGACACGGCGAACTCACCGCCCGGCACGTCGATACCGATGTAGTTGTACTGGCCTGAACGAGCCTTCTTGAAGTAGCCGGTCAGATCCTTGCCGACACCGTCCTGGCCGCGAGTCATAGCCTTCACCAGACGATTGTTCTTGAACTCCTTCAGAACGGAGTGCCCATCATACTTGATGGAACAGCCAAGGACAACGGTCTCGTCCTGCGGCAGCTTCTTACTCTCCAGCCACTTATCCAGCTCCGGGATCGTGTTCACCTTGTCGAGGGTGCCCATGATATCCTCGAAGCCGTGGGCCATCTCGGTCGTGTTCGAGACCAGAGGCTTAGCGCCGACCTCGAACTTGCGTCCGGTGCCGAACTCCCACTTCGCCTTCAGCTCGTCGAACTGCTGATTGGTCATCAGCTGGGCGTCCTGATCGTCCGAGTTATTGTAGTAGGCCGCAGCTGCTTCGCGCAGCTGTGCCTCGATCTGATCGGCGTCTTTGAATACCGCCTTCTTTGCTTTTGGTGCCATGTTGCTTTACTTCTCCATCGTTATTGTGTCACGGTCGATGTCTTCGGCGAGACGCTGCATCGCCCCGGATACCGCATTGTTGGCGACTGCGAACAGAGACACATTGCGGAACTCGTTGTACTTCGCGATGTTGCGGCAGATACCGGCGAAGCTCGTCTGCAGTGGATCGATCTTGTCGATATCGAAGAACATGCGGATGGCCGCACGCTGACCGACAGTGAAGCCGCCGATCCACTCAAGACCGGCGTCCTCCACCTTCTCTACCTCCCGCCGCCAAGTTCCGCGACGCAGAATCAGTTTACCTTTCTGGAAGAACTGAACACGAGGCCAGCTGGCATCGTGAGCCACAAGGTCGCCGATCCTCACCGGCTGACCATTCTGCTTATGAACTAATTGAAGGGTCATGTCACGTCCGCAGAAGGAATTTCTCGATGATCGAGTCCATCATGCGCTTCTTGGCAGTAGGGACGAGATCCTTCCACAGCATCATGGAGTACAGCAGCTTCGGGTCATCGAAGGTGAAGCCACTCTGGTGGATGCGGCGGATGTTTGCCTCCAGTGCCGAGCCGCGCACGGCATACTCCGAATAGGGGATGTCGAACTCCGGTACGTTGTGCACAAAGTACAGCTTAACGCTGTAACCATAAGGCTCCATGCACATCCAGCCAATCCCATCAGAGAAACCGTTCTCTTTCGGTCCAGCCACGGTAATCTTGGGTGGACTGCGACGGATTAGGGCGATAAAGGTGCTGAAATCCTTCAGACCGATGGTCTTGGCGATCTCAGCGCTCTTCTTGTGGAAGTACGCGATGTCCTCCGGGGAGTCGGACAGCGACGACATGACAGCCGAGTCGACGATGATGAGTTTCTTAGCCATTTTGTTTCTCCAATGGAGCCTCCGAAGAGGCTCCGTATTATGGGTTAGCGAATTGGCAGACGCTTGACGACGGCGACGGCTTCCTTCGACGAAGACTTCTTAGGAGCGTGCTGACGGCGCTGCTGCGAATCCTTGCGACGAGCAGCATCAGCCCACGGGCCGGATTCCTTGGTCGATGCCGCAGCCGGAGGGGTGTACATTGCGCGGTAGCCCAGCTTCTGGTTGACAGCTGCGCGGATCGATGCCTTCTGCTCGTCCGTCATCTTCTCGATCAGACGGTTAGCCAGCTCGACACGCTCGGACTTCTTCATCTTCGGGTCGGTAAAGGCCGCAACGATCTGGTCGGCGTAGATGATCTTCTTGATCTCGAACTCGCTGCCAGCCTCGGTCTCCGGGTGAGCAGGGGTTTCCTCCGCTTGTTCCTCGACCTGGACCGAAGTACCAACATCGGCTTCGACTTTGGCCGCTGCTTCGACTGGGATCGCAGCCGGTGCCGAGTCGGACTTCTCGTCCGGATGCTCGGAAGGAGCTTCTTCGTCAACTTGGTCTTCCCAGACCTTAGCCAGTTTCTTGAACCACTTGTTGGACAGGACGAAGTAGCTGCTGCTGTCGAGGTACACGAACCAGTCGTTCGCCATCACCTCACCGGCGCTGGTGATGGCGCTACCGGCACCCTGCGCGAAGAGGCTTTCCTTGATACGGGCGCGCTTGACATCGGCGATGAACTGCGTGTAGTCCGTGAACTGGAACGCTTTGACCTTCTCGCCGCCGATGTTGAACACGGATGCTTTTACGGATACTGCTGCTTTTTTGGTTGCCATTTTGAGTTCTCTCTGAATTTTGAATTAGTTGGTGGTGATACTGCTCATCGTCACCACGAGACGGTCACGAGCTTCCGTCATGTAACGGCAGATGCTCGCTGGGGTGTAGTGCCGGAAACGGTCGAATACTTCCAGACCGAGTGGGAGTTCTTCGCCCGAGGTGCAGTCGAAAAGGGAATCATGGACACTCGTGAAGTCGTAGCCCTTCGGGATACGGTAGAAGATCTCCTTCAGCACGTAGTCCTCCGCGAGTCCGGTGACCGCCACCATCTGCTGGCTCTTGAGAGCCTTCAGTGGAGTGACCGATTCCCGGATCATAGAAATAACGCGTTGCCAACGTTCGTTGGTCTTCATGTCCGCAACGATGCGTTGAGCCACATGCACTGAGCTGCCGTTGAGGGCGAGCAGTCCCGGCAGGACGTCGATCATGTCGAGGAAGGAGTTGATCGCAAAGTGCATCGCCGGAGCGGCACGTACCTGATCGAGACTCTGACACTTGAAAGTGTGGTCCTTGACATTCGGCATCACCTCAGTGATGCGGTAGTCCTCGGGTTTTTGTATGTCGTCATCTTCGATGACAGCTGCTACTACGAATTGCATGGTGTGCTCCCAAATGTTATCTTGGCGTCAAAATAGATACCAAATTTATAATATATCCGCAGATAACCGTTAGTTACCCTTTTTCGACATTCACCATTTCGGTGGACGTGAGCTGGATGGTGACCGATGCCGGGCGCGGAGGGCTGAACTTCAGCTGCTCGTAGTTGATCACGGTGATGCGGATCGTCTGGTTCACGTCCAACTGCGTGGTGTAGTTGTCCATCGAGACGATGCGACGGCTGGTCGTCTGGGCCTCGAAGTCTGCCTTGGTCTTCTCGACCAGCTTCAGGACATCATCGATGGCGACATCAAACTTCGAGTCAGTCTCGGAGTCGATGTGTACCGACTCGACCCGCGTGTAGATCGCGGGTTCGCTGCCGGGGATGTGGTGCGTTACGGTGAGGACATGTGATTTCATTTGAAGTGCTTAGGTTTGATGACGCTCCAGCCGAGGAACGCCGTGGAATAGGCCTTTGCAGCGGCCAAGAGCTTCGTGTCTGCCGGGACGGAGCAATCGACACCCATACCGCGAGTATCGATGTGACACCATGTCTTACCCTTCTCAGCGAAGAAGCGTACGTTAGCATACAGCTCGATCAACGGTCCCATCTGTCCCCAGTTGGTCGAAGGAGAAAAGATCTCTTCTACAAGATCTTCTTTCGGGATTCGTTTGAGATCTCGGGTGTACCGAACCAAGACACCATTTTGGTTGAGAATCCAACCAAGATCTACCCATGACTTGTCTTCCGGGATATCGTAACCGAACTTGAAAGTCATGGTCGGATCGGCCATCGCGACCATGAAGTCCAGCTCCTTGCCTTCTTGATTGCAAGGTTGGATTAGCTCCATCTTACTTCTCCATGCTCTGGTTGTACTTGAGCGCCATGCGAAGGGTAGCCCACTCCAGCAGTGCCTTGTGGTACTCCGGGATCATCTTGGTCAAAGATTCCTCACACGACACGGGCATGGAGCCGGAACGATCGGCGCGTTTGTCCTGCTTACCGCCCCAGAGCCAGATGCGGTCGGTCTCGATATCCATGCGGCTACGCGAGATAACCTCATAGTTGTTGGATGCCGTGAAGCGCCAGAAGATGCCATCATCCGGACCCCAGTAACGATGCTCGTCATCCTGTGCGTGGATGTCGAAGGTAAGGCGACCGCGAGTGCGTATCAGTGAGTACTTCAGGATGGTCGTCATGGTGTTGGGATCCATGATGTTCGCCGTCTCCACCGGACCAGCACGATCGAAATCGACCAGTGGCGTAATCTGTCTGTCGCCGATGTCGATGATTTTCGGCACATCATTGTACACGATGTCCTCTGCGCGACTGAACTCGAAGCACGTTCCGATCGTCACTTCGTTCTTCTCCGGCTCGCGCATGCTGTCGATCGCGAACAGAGTGAAACCGCACTTGGCATCCCCACCGTTCGTACCGTGTTTCACCTTGAAAGACTTGATCTCACGACCACTGGCATCAGTCAGTTTCAGACCGTGTGGAACGACGATCTTGGTGTACACTGGCGAATTCGAGTGCAGACCGTTGCCGAGTGCGCCCATGAAGTCATCCACGGTTCTCAGTGCGCCATAGCTCTTTTCCATCTGTTTCTCCAATAAAAATAAAAAACGGGGATCAGCTTTCACCGATCCCCGCTTGAATTACACTACCGTGATTGCTGCCACCTCATCGTCGCCGTTGAGCGAGATGATGCGACCGCCCTTGGCCGAACGACCGTAGGTGTTAATCTGATCGGAATCGATCTTGATCGACTTGCCAGCCTTACTGGTCACGACGATCTGCTCGCTCTCCTTGATCACCTCCGTACGGCGCAGCTGGTCCTCGGCGTTCAGTTTGATCGCGAGGAACGCGGCGCTCATGCCGGTCTCGGTCTTCTTGTACAGCAGATCCTTCACGAGGACCATCTTGCCTTTGCCCTTCGTGGTGATGAACAGGAGGTGAGTCTTGTCCTCCGGTGCATCCACCAGAGCCATCGACACGACCGTCTCCGCGTCCTTCATACGAATCAACTTGCGACCCTTCGTGGTGCGACGAACGACCGGAATATTCTTGACCGGCATCTTCGAGGCATAGCCACGCGAGGTCGTCAGGATGACCAGATCGCTCTCGGACTCAGTCAGCAGCACGTTGACCACGACCTCGTTGTCGTTCAGAGCCTGAGCGATCAGACCGTCCGAACGCATACGGGTCTGGTACTCGGCCAGATCGCAGCGCTTGGTGAACGACGAGGACGTGGTGAAGATCAGATGACCCTTCACGTCCTTACGCACCGGCACGAACGCCACCACCTTCTGGTTGCCCAGATCCGGGATGATGTTACTGATGTGGACGTGATCCACGTTCAGCTGGTAGCCGTGCAAGATGAACATCTTGCCCTTGTCGGTGAAGACGAAGAGCTCGTCGTGCGAGTTGAGGATCATGGACTTCTCCAAGATCTTCTTCCGCTTCGTGTCGATGATCAAGAAACCCTTGTTGCCCTTGTTGGAATCGCGCAGCTCATCCACCGGCGTGCTGTAGATGTAGTTGTCGGTCGAGATGTTGATCAGCAGCTCTTCCTGCTTGACCAGATCGATGTGGTTCAGCTTGTCGACGTCCTGCAGGGTGGTGCGGCGCTTCCACTTGCCGTACTTCTGCTTGCACTCCTCCAGTTCCTCGCGGATGATCTGGCGGATGTTGTCTTCGGAACCGAGGATCTCGATGAAGCCGTCGGCCTGAGCCTTCTTCTCCTTCATCTCTTCACGCAGCTTATCGACCTCGATGTTCGAGATCTTGTACAGCTTCTGCTCGACGATGTACTCGGCTTCCTTCTCGGCGAAGTCGTACTTGTGGATCAGTACCTCCTTCGCGTTGTCCTTGCTGGTCGAGGTCTTCATCAGCGTCAGGATGGCGTCGATGTTCTTGCTCGCCTTGATCAGAGCGCTCAGGATCGTCACGCGCTCCAGCGTCTTCTGGACGAGGAACACGTACTTGCGACGAACGGTCTTGACGCGGAACTTGATCCACTCGCCGATGACCGTGTGTAGCGGGACGTTCGGCTTGAACTCGCCGCCAATCAGCACGTTCATGATGTACTTGTGGCTGTAGGTCAGGCTCGTCAGATCGAAGAGCATGTTGCGCAGTACGGACGGTGCCACATCGCGCTTCGGAGTGATGATGACCTCGACAACCTCGCCTTTGGACAGGTTCTTGATGTCGGAGATCTTGTCCATCAGAGGACCGGGAGCCCTCTTCTTGGTCTTCTTGTCCTCCACCTCCTTGCAGAGGGCGACGATCTCTTCCTCGATGCCGCCGACCGTGCATTTCGGAGGGATGCCGGTGATGACAACCACATCCTTATTGCCGATCGTACGCAGCTCGATACGGCCACGGACGCGCACGACACCCTGACCCGACGCATACATGTCAGGCAGATCCGAGGCGTTGATGACGTCGCCACCGGTAGGGAAGTCCGGACCTTGGAGGATTGCCGCCAGAGCCTTCGAGTCCAGATCCGGGTCTTCCATCAGCGCCAGCGTTGTGGAGCAGATGTCTGCGACGCTGTGGATAGGGATATCCACGGAGAAGCCCGAGGCGATCCCCATGATACCCGAATTCAGGATAACCGGGAATTTTGTCGGGAGAACCGATGCAATTTTGCGCGTCTTGTCGTAGTTGTCTACGGTATCGACGATATTCTTGTCGATGTCGGTGAACATCACGTCTTTCGTGAACGGGCTGAGCTTCACCTCCAGGTAACGCATTGCCGCAGCCGATTTGCCACCGACCGTGCCGTTGTTACCTTGAGGGACGATGAACTGAAACTGGTTCTTCCACCATTGCGTCAGGCCCACAGTCGTGTCCCACAGCGACAGATCGCCGTGTGGGTGATAGCGCGACATGATCATGCCGTTGTAGTACGCGCCCTTCTTGAAGTTGGAGATATTCTCCTCGTCCATCGTGTACAGGATGCGACGGTTCACCGGAGTCAGGCCGTCCTCGACTGCCGGGATGGCGCGACCCAGCAGCACCGAGCCGCCGTACGTGGTGAAGTACTCGTCACACGCATCTTCGAGATCCATCGGAATGATGTTCTCGACGATCTCTTCTTCTTTCTTCTGCACTTGAGCTTTTGCCATTCTTCTCTTTCAGTTGGTATTAGATATCGATGTTTTTCAATTTAGACCGCCCTGAAGCCGAGCTCCAGCAGCGGCTTCACTTCTACGAGACTCATCATGACGATCTTGTTGAAGATGTCAGTGGCGCGGCACGACGACGCGATGTCCAGCGACAGGCCGTTGCCGTTGGTACCGATCGCGGAGATGCGGTAGAAGTTCTTCTTATCGGCCTTGTGGAACTCGAAGATGATCTCCACCAGACTCTTGCGATGGTGGTCCTTCAGCTTGTAGTTGTTCTTCCAGTCGCCGATGGTCTCTTTAAAGATCACCACCTGCGATTCCACCTTCGAGATGATGTCGTCTGGGATACCTTCCTCGACCTTGGCTTTTGCTTTGGTTTCCTTCGCCTTTTCGTCTTCGAACAGCTGTGCCATCAGGATCGGGAAGTAGTACTCTATCGGCTTCATCAGCTTCTCCCGCTTCATGTAGACGTACACGAAGTAGGCCAGACTGACGCAGGAGGACTTCATACCTTCCATACTCCAGTTGTCGGTGTGATCGACCTTGTACTGTGCGAGCATGGTCTCGTTGATCAGCTCAGCCTTCAGGAGTTTGATGATCTTGGCGACGTTGAAATGCGCTTTCCCGTAAGTGCATTTCCGGAGATAAGCTTCGCTATCGCCAGTGCGGGTACTGAGGTACTCCAGATCGTTGATTTGCAGCATATGAATCATCGCTGCTTTGGTGAATTGAGATGTCGGTTGGAGGTGACCGACTGCACGTTTAGATGTAGGGCGCATTACATTTCCTATGAAAAGGGGAGTCCTTTCGAAAGGACTCCCCTCGGTTTATTAGATATCCAGCGATTCCTTGTCGGCAACTTCCAGCATGTTGACGAGGAACTCCTTGCGGAAATCGACACGGTTAGGCGACATGAAGTTGGCGACGGTGTTCATCGCGTCCTCCACATCCGTCAGGGTGATCTGCACCAGCGTACGGGTGGCAGGGTTCATCATGTTGTCCCACAGCTCATCGGCGTTCGCCTCGCCCAGACCCTTGAACCGCAGCACGGTGAAGATCTGGTTCAGTTTCTTGTTGATGATGTTGATCTTCGCGTAGGAGGAGTTCTCGACGATCGGCTCGCCCTTGAACAGCAGGTCGATCTCCAGAGCGATATGCGTGTAGTAGTTCGCATGCAGATCGCTCAACGCCTCGAAGAACGACTCAGCATCCTCGTTGATGATCGCCACGAAGTTGTCCTCGCCGGACTCTTCATCGCGGTGGAAGCCGGTGATCGAGATCTGGCCGTTGTCGTTCAGCTCCACGTTCATCTTCTTCTCGTTGAAGTCGAAGCTGTAGTTCTCCGGGTCGAAGGTCTTCAGGAACGTCAGCTCGAAGACATGTGCGTCGATCTGGTAGCGCTTCGACAGCTCTTCAATCTTCGAGCAGTACTCGCGGCACTCCGAGAAGATCTTGCGCTTCTGGGCTTCCTTCGTCACTTCCTTCTCGTTCTCGAAGAAGGTGAAGTTCTTCTCGGACTCGCTCAGGAAGAATGCATCCAGTTCCTTCGTCGTGCGGAAGTAAGTCGGCTTGCGACCGCTCGCGGTGACGCGGTAAAGCGGAGCCTGAGCGATGTACAGACGGCCCTCGATCACGAGCTGCAGGTACAGCTCCATGTAGGCGGTCATGGTCAGCAGACGGATGTGCATGCCGTCATCGTCGGCGTCTGCCGAGATGATGATCTTCGCGAACTTGGCTTTACTGGTATCGATGCTCTCGCGAACGCCACAGCGCATCACGGCGATCAGGTCAGCCAGCTCCTTGTTCTTGTAGATCTTCTCGATGTCCATGCCCAGAGCATTCAGGGGCTTACCCTTCAGCTCGTACACTGCCTGGAACGTACGGTCGCGACCGTCGCATACGGTACCTGCCGCCGACGAGCCCTCGACGATGAACAGTTCGCACTTGGTCGGGTCATCGCTGACGCAGTCGCTGAACTTCGAGATGCTGTTCAGGGAGGACAGGAAGCTACCGGCCTCCTTCTTGACGTTGTCTACAGCACGCTTCGCAGCCATACGAGCACGAGCCGCCAGAGCGAACTTCTCGGCCAGTACCTTGACGGTCTTGGCGTTCTTGTCCAGCCATTCGCGCACACCGGCGACGGCGACCTTGAAGACGTAGCCGTTGACTTCCTTGTTCTCCAGCTTCTGCTTGGTCTGGGTCGCGTACTTCGGATCATACAAGAATACCGAAACGACCGCCGACAGACCGTTGTAGACGTCCTCGTTCTCGATCGGTTCCTTGACCAGCTTGTTGGTCTTGATGTAGTCTGTGATGTACTGGCTGATCGCACGCTTCAGGCCGGTGACGTGTACACCGCCCTCCGAGGTGCGGATGGTGTTGGTGAAGGACTGGATCTCCTCGTTGCGGAAATCGGTCGTGTAGGTGAAGGCGATCTCGACACGCTGGTCTGGATCCTTGTCCAGCAGTGGACCGCTGAAGTAGGCTGGCTTCATCAGCTGCTTGGCTTCAGGAGCGAAGTCGTTCAGCAGCTCGGCGATGCCGTTCTCGAAGCGGAACTGGTGCTTCTCGCCGGACATCGTCTTGTAGGTGATGGTCAGGCCGTTGTTCAGGTATGCGGTCTCTTTGACCAGTTGGATCAGGTCGTCTTCCGAAGGGAAGCTCTCGAACAGGGTCGAGTCCAGAGCGAACGTAACCTTGGTGCCGGTCTTGTAGCCCTTACCCGCGTAGGAAGTCTTGCCGATCTTCACTTCGCCTTGACGGATACCGCGCTCGAACACGATGATGGCTTCTTCCTTCTCGCGGCGCGAACGCACCTCAAAGTACTCGGACAGTGCGTTCACTGCGGAGCCGCCGACGCCGTTGTGGCCGGTGGTGATTTCCTTATTCTCGATCTTGTCGTAGTTACGACCAGAGTAGAGCTTAGCGAAGATGACTTCCAGTGCGTTCTGACCGCTGTCGTGCGTGTCGAACGGACAGCCACGACCGGCATCCTCGACGATGTACTTATTTTCTTCCAGCTGCGTGATGGTGATCGAGTTGCAGTAGCCACGCAGGAACTCGTCAACGGAGTTGTTCAGGATCTCGCGGAAGCAGGTCTTGCCACCGTTCTCGTCGAGGTTACCGATCAGAATCTGCGGACGGGTGCGTACCGAGTCCGGGAACGGCAGTTCCTTAATGCTACTTGCGTCATACGCGTCATTTTGCTTCTTGGTTGCCAAGGTAGTTCTCCAGTTAGGGTTTCTGTGCTTGTTTAGCGAGCACTTCGCTGTTCACTTCTTGATCGTCACGGATCGGCTTGCTGATCTTGTCGCGCCAGCTGTCGAAGTCCTCGAAGAGGTACTTACCGATCAGGTTCCAGAGCCACTCACGACCCCGCCGTACCTTGATCGTTCTCCAGCCACACGACTGCGCTTCCCAGCATGGCTCGAAGACACCGCCGGACAGGACAGCCGGTCTGGTAGGAAAGATGCTGCACGGCATGTTGTGTTCTGCAGCCATACCACCCGCGATGACGATGACGTCGATGTCCAGTGGTTTCTGGACGCGCTCACCGATAGTGCTGTAAGCGCGCTCGTCGTGGTAGTTTATCATACACATTTACTCCTCAAAAGTGGCGCTATCTCGTCGACATGGACGAAACGCGTAGTCTACTAATCATTTGTCCGGAGTTCTCAAAAACTCCACGATTTTTTCTCCTTGCGCTTCCTACGCGCTCGCGTATTAAGGATAAACTTTATCGTACTTATTATATATATCTAATAGAAAAATAAAAAAAATAAACCTATACCCCTGAGAGGGTATAGGTTTTTTATATTTCAAAAAGACGACGCGTACGCGCGCTACGCGGGTGGAATCTTGGCGATTTCGAAGCGCTCGTTGGGGTTAAGAAGGATTAGGTAGACCTCGGCGAACATGGCGACCCGAGCAATCTCGCTACGGCTCCAGCCATCGCGTGGACGGAGGGATCCTCGTGTACCAACCATGCTGGAGCTTGCGATGACACGGTTGATCGCATTGCCGATGCTGTCCAGTTCCTGATACTCTTTCATCGTATAGAAGTTGCTACGATGCAGTTCGTCACGGAGGAACATCAGGTAGTCAGCTTGCTTGGAGAGTTCATTGATCAGATCAGTGTAGATCTTGACCAATTCCCTGTTGGGTCGGATGCAACTCAGCTTCGACAGAAGGAGAGCGTAAGTGATGTAGACAACGGTCACGACCCAAGGCATATACGAACGCATAGCAGGGTCGGTCAGATGACTGATTGTGTAGCTGAAGTAATCGGTAATGACTCCCCATACCCCGAAGAGGAGCCAAAGCACCAACATGCACTGGGTGAACACCTGCACCAGCATGACTGTGCGAATGTAATGGATTGCAGTCTTGATTTCTGTCTGAATCATGTTTGTTCCTTATAGTTCATCGGGGTTACTGTCCATGTCCGGCATCTCGATCGCCCTTCCGAACGGATACTCCTTGAGCGGACGGGTGTTCTCGGTTGCCAGCCAGACGACTGGTTTCTCTGGAGGCTGGGTTGGGAAGGCTCCATAGCCATCGGTCGAGAAGACGATGATGTCTGCGTCAAAGACGTTCTCTTCAATGTACTTGAACGCTGGACGGAAGTCGGTGCTGAAGCCACCAGCACCTGTAGGACGGTGCGTGGTGAAATCCTCACCCGTCTGGTACGTGTAGACCTTGCGCACCTGATCATCAATCTCAATGATCGTCAGCGTATAGCTGTTGAAGGTGGAGAAGATGTGATTCAGCTCCGCATAGACCTTCGGCAGATAACGGGTCTGCGAACCGGATGTATCGACTACGATCACGGCGTTCAGATGACTGCCCTTGTAGGAAGGCATGATCATCCCGCGCATCAGCCACCGGGTACTAGGCGGACTGAAGGTCATGTCGGTCTTGAAGAAGTCTCCAACAGCCGTGCTGAGTTCGTCGCGCCACGAGACCTTCGGAGGAGCAAAGATGATCTTCGCCAGCGTATCGACGAACCCCGGAAGAGGCTTACCGGTCTGCTGTGCGATGAGGATCTGCTTCTGGAAGGTGGTCTTCCAGACGTTGGCCTGTGCATTGGCTTGCGCCTCGCTGACACGGTTCTTCATCTCCTCCTTGTTGAAGTGATGATCGAAGAGCATCTTGCCTTCGCCATTGCCACGGATGATCTTGTTTCCGTCAGGAGCATCGTCAAGATTCTTGAGCAGATCAGCATAGACCTGCTCTGCCGACATGCCGAGATACTTCACGTCGAAGAAGCACCAATCTGGGATGTCGAAGATCGGTTGTTTGTTGGGTGCCGACCTGCGATATTCGGTGTTGGTTTCATAGCAGAGACCATTTACGACGTAGTCGCAAGCGATCTGCCACAGGTGAGTGACCATATCTCCGCAACGAACTATGACATCACGACGACCACGCCGTGATTCGAGAGGGTGGTTGAGGGCGGCATGCCATGTCTCGTGCGCCACACCGAACTCCAGACGACCGGGGATCTTGGCGCTATCCAGCACGAACTGCTCATTCCAGTAGAAGTTCTTGGAGTCGGTCGCGAGGGTGGGGATCTTATCGTTCCTTACCCGCTTCATGGTGATGATGAGGTTGCCGAACCAGCGGTATGCAAAGAGCATTCGGAATACGGCTTTAGTGATTAGAGTTTCTGCGTCGTTCATACTCAATTGCTCCGATAAAGGTATTCAATAGACGACATACCATGTCGTTTTGAAGGACGGAAATCGCTCCATCCTTCGGTTTTTCTTCCTTGCTGTAGGCCTCATCGATGCGATGTACAAGGATCTCGTTGAAGTTCTCCTGAATCTCAACCAGTGCTGAATCATCTTCTCCAGCACGATGGATCGCACTGGTCAAAATCTCCGTCACTCCAGGCACACTGTCTCCAGAGCCTTCGATGTCATGGCTAGCTGCGGTCTTCAGCCATTCATAAATGAGACTCAAATCGCCATCCTTTTGTGACACCTGAAGAGTGGTGTGCACAAGGGTCTTCCTCAAGTTCCCGCAGATGTACCTCGGATCCCGGTTCAATTCCTCCAGAATATCATTCATCTCCGGAGTCAGATACTTGATTCGAGTCAGGTATGCAAACACCATGCTGAACCAGACTTGCAACTCGCTGTCCGTCGAATATAGAGTCGCACCGGGATCGTGTTCATAGTACTTCTCACGCATCTTCGAAAGGGAATGCATGATGCGCATCATGCCGGTGATCATGTCGGTCGTGTAACCGCCATAGAGATTACCTCCGATGTATCGAACACACTCACACGCAAGAGCCTTACTCATATAAGAAAGATACGCATTAGAACCGACGAAGTAATAATGGGCATCATAGGAACTGTCAACTGCCTTGGAAATGAGTTCCTCAATCTGGTAGTTGAACCGAGTCATCATGCGCACCACCATCTCTGGACTGCGTCGGAGATCGTACGTGATCATGTACAGGAGCGCACCAAATGATGGATCCTGAGAGCACTTGCTATGCTCTGTATTCCCACGCCGTTTAGTGTAAACGTCCCAGACCAGATACATACTATCGAGTGGCTTGTACTTGTCGTGGTTGATCACGAATGGCATCATGTTGTCCATGATCTTGAGTCGAGAGTCCAAACTCAGATCAAAGTGGTTGAGAATGTAGGTGAAATCCGTCTCACCCCGGTTGTCCGGCGAGGTGAACTGACCCGCATCCTGCTCCTTCTCATAGAATTCGCTGAGTACGCCACGGAGTGTAAGGTTCTTTGGAACACGTTTCTCAAGCTTGCTATCGTAGACTTCCTTCTTCATCTGGACTTTGTGGACCCGAATGCCGAAGCTGAGGATCGTGATCATCAGCTGGTCAAAGAAGGCTTGGTCATACGACTTTATTTTCTCCCTGATATTGTGCTGCATAGCACCAATGTCGTTGATAGAGAGAATGAATTCATCAAGAGTCGCATCGCCGTGGTGACGCTTGAGGAACGTGTGAATCTTGTTGAAGTCATTCGACTTGGTCGGATCCATCTCCTGCAGGGAACAGTACCCCATTAGATCCTTGAATATCTCTTTCATACAACTCCTTTGTGGGGTGGTACACAGCGTACCACCCCGTTTTTTTTTAGTCCGGCATCAGATCACGAATGGTCAGATAGAAATCATCGAACGCCTGCTTGACCTTGCCTTTCTGACCGACCAGCGGCAGCTTAGCTGCAGTGAAATCCTTGTATGCTGCAACACGAATTTCCGGCTGCTGGATCTTGTGCAGGTAGCGGAAGATCGCCAGACCCTTGTCCTCCGACATTGCCTTGCCGGAGCCACAGAACTCCCTCAGGTGCTGGATGATGGATGCGTTCATCGCGTGGGTGGCCGAAGGATCCCGTGGCAGATCGTACTCACGCTTCATGTCGAGGATCTCGCTGGTCTTCACTGCACCGTGCAGCAGCTCCTTGTAAGCCCAGAACTGGTGACCGGGACCGTTGCCAATACCGCCCTCGATCATCTCTTTCTTTACCTCGTCACGCAGGTTCATGTCCATCATGACGCTGACACCTTCCCACGAACGTGGAGAAGCGAAACCCTTCTCTTCGGTATCGGGTTTCTGGGTGTGGATCATGGACTCGTCGGTCGAGACGAAGCCGATGATGACCGGGTTGATGTTGTTCTCGCCAGCCCAGATCTTCCACAGATCAACGCTGATGTCCAGCGTCAGGTGGGAGATGAAGCGGTTAGCCAGCGGCGACACCAGAGGGAAGACGACGCCGCGATCGCTCTTGCGGTTACCAGCTGCCAGAATCGTAGCGCCTTCTGGCAATACGTACTCGCCGATGCGACGGTCCAGGAACAGCTGATACGCAGCTGCTTGAACCATCGGGTGCGCCGAGGTCAGCTCGTCAAACATGATCGTACCGCACCAGTCCGGATCCAGCGGCAGCATCGATGGAGGGAGCCAGAAGCTGCTCCGGGTCGAGATGTCCGGCACCAGAACGCCGCGAATGTCGTGCGGCTCGATCTGCGACAGACGGATGTCCTTGAAGCCCATCTCAACACCGTTCTCTTCACCATACTCCTTGTTGGCGGCTTCTGCGATGGTACTCTTGCCAACACCGGTCTGACCCCACACAGCCAGAGGGCGGCGTACATTGATGCATTCCTTGATGACGTCTTTCAAATCGTTGATAAACATTGCATTCCTTCAGTTAGATTTCTACAGGTTTGGTATGATGAAGATAGCACTACATCCTCACTATTATATATGGGTAAACACGATTTCAAAATATAGATACGAGGAATCTTGTTGCTCCTAATGGAACAGAAGAATAACTAGCATGGAATACCAACCAGAGGCACCATATGTCACAATATTTCGACACGTTCTTCAAGGATCTGGTTGCCACGCCCTATGTAAACCCTAATACCCTTCCGCCGCAACCTGACGTGCAGGAGATGTATAAGAATCAGGTGAACATGACTGGCGACGTGGTGGCGTACGGTCCTTCGAATAACCTAGTCTCCCACATCACACCCTCGGGTGTGGTACCCGGTATCTACAAGCGAGTCCGGGTCAACATTAAAGGTCAGGTGGTTGAAGGTTTGCCTGACATCGACGATAATGCCACGATTTCGTGGACGAAAATCGTCGACACCCCCACCACGCGAGACGGCTATGGCATAACCGACGTCTACACGAAAGGGGAGGTTGACATAGTAGTCACTGATGCTATTGAGGCAGCTCAACAGCATCAAACGATTGTCATGAAGACCTACTACTTCCCTAAATCGACCGTTTGGCGAGTAAAACACAATCTGTTTACATTGGCTTTCACGCACTCCATCCTGAACGATGACGGAACGCCGGTATATGCAAACATTAATCTAGTGGACTCCACTGAATTCCTCGTTGAATTCACAAGCGCCGAAGGTGGTTCACTGCACGTAGTGTACAACCTTAGCGGTAACGCTTAAGGCGCGAGAAAGAGACCCACGTCCATCGTTTTATACTAAGGAACCAAAATGGCTCAAAAATTCCCAAAGCACCATGGTATCCTTCTGGCTGCTAACAGCTGGATCGAGAACCTGCACGTCGAGCGTCTGGACGCCGACCCGTTGCCGATCTCGGCTTCCCGTATCTGGTATAACCTGACCGAGCGCTGCCTGAAGTACTCCAGTCTGGATGCCCAAGGCGCGATCACCATCGAAAAGATTGGTGACCAGACCGCTCTGAACACTGCCATCGCAGCTCTGCAAGCCGCGCTGACACAAGAAGCCACCGACCGTGACGTGGCTGACCAAGCTGAGATCGCAGCTCGCATCTCGGCCATCAACGCCCTGCAAGCCTCGCTGGATGCAGCAATCGCTGCCCAGACCGCAGCACTGGCACAAGAGGTTAGCGATCGCGCCGCCGCTGTCGCCGCTGAAGCAGTTCTGCGCGTCGATGGCGATGCTGTAACCGCCGCTACCGCGTCGGATCAGCTGGCGACCGAAACCACCGCACGTCTGGCCGGTGATGCCGCTCAGACCACCCGCTCCGATGCAATCCAAGCTGAACTGGATCGCTCGCAAGCCGGTGCCGGTCTGAACGTTGACGGTACCTACACGGCACCTGAAAACACCACCACCCTCGGCGACTCGGTTTCGCTGAAGGATGCGGCAGTTAAGCTGGATGCGGCTCTGGCCGTTGAAGCTGCTACCCGTATGGGTCAAGTTGCTGGTCTGGCTTCGGCTCTGGCTAACGAGACCCAGCTGCGTGAAGACGGTGATGCCACTCTGGCAGCTCAACTGCGCGCCTACATCGACGGCAAGATCGGCGATGACGAAGTGCAGGATCAGGCTGAAGTTGCTGCTCGTATCGCTGCTGACGCCGCGCTGCAAGCTGAACTGGACCAGACCCAGGCCGCTATTGGTCTGGACACCCAAGGCCGTATCATCCCGATCTCGGGTACCAACTACCTGAACGAAGTAACCACCGTGTTTGGTGGCGCATTCGTTCTGGACGCTCAGATCAAGCGCGTTGACGATGCCGTTGTCGCCGAAGTTGCCGCTCGCACCACCGCGAACGACACTCTGCAAGCCGCACTGGACGCCGAAAAGGCGAACCGTGAAGCTAAGGACGCTTCGCTGCAGCAAGAGCTGAACACCACCCAAGCGGGTGCTGGTCTGGAAACCGACGGCTCGTACGCCTCGCCTACCGGTAGCAACTACCTGAACACTGCTCAGTCGTTGAAAGACGCTGACTACGTTCTGGATGCTGCGCTGAAGGCAGTGTCGGACCGCGTCGATGTCTCCGCTGGCGACATCGCTGGCCTGACCACCGACATGGCTGAAGCCAAGACCGATATCAGCACTCTGAAGACCCGCATGGGTACCGCAGAAGGCGACATCGATGTTCTGGAAGGCCGTGCCGGTGCTATCGAGTCCGCAGCTACCGCTCTGGAAAGCCGCGTTGATGCAGCCGAAGCCGCGATCGCTCAGGAAGTCACCGACCGTAACGCAGCTGTAAGCTCCGTCTCGGCTGCTGTGGTCACCGAGAAGAACCGCGCCATCGCCGTCGAAGACGCTCTGGACAGCCGCATCGATACGCTGGAAGCCAGCGCCGGTGCCGGTGCGAATGCTCTGAAAGGCCAGCTGGACGGTCGTATCGTCCGCTTCAAGTCGGTGGCCCCGGCTCTGGAGCACACCGTGACCCACAACTTCGGCGAGTTCTACCAGCTGAGCGTGATGGTCAAGGACGCTGGCGGCGTGTTCCGCAACGACATCGTTCCAATCGAGGAAATCGACGCCAACTCGGTGAAGATCAGCCTGACCGAAGCACGCGACATCAAGGTCGTCGTGCAGAGCATGGCCGCTCTGTCGTAAGCTAAAGATGGGGAAGGGCGGCTATCCGCTCTTCCCTGTTTTTCAATCCTGTGATACTAAAGAAGAAAAACTATGACTAATATGACTATCCACGGAGGTATGAGATTCTTGGCTAAGTCCGAGATCCAGAACCTCGAAGTGGAGGAATTGGCGGTCGATCCAGTATCTCCAGACACAGGCCGTATTTGGATCAACACCACAAGTAACAAGCTGAAATACGCTGAGCAAGTGGGGATGGTTCGTATACTCGCTAACGACATTGATCTGCAGTCCCTCCAGACCGCTATCCAAGCATCGTTCTCGAACGTACTCCGTAGTACCCTACTCGCGGTGCCTAATGGTATCGCAACTTTGGACTCAAGTGGGAAGTTGCTCCCCGCGCAAACCGTGACGGTCACCACGATCTCCGGTAACGCAGGATCCGCAGACAAGCTGAAAACCGCGAGGACTCTCGCGTTGACCGGTGACATCAGTGGCTCCGCATCCTTCGACGGCACGGCCAATGCAAGCATCACCGCAACCCTGCCCAATATTGCCTCCCCACGGACGGCAACTAAGGTGATTTTCAATGCAAAGGGTCTCATCACTGCCGGTGGGGATATCCTCGACACCGATATCATCACCGCACTGAAATTCACCCCCTACAATGCCACGAATCCAGCTGGTTACATCAGCGCGAATCAGAGCATTACCATTTCCGGAGACGCGACCGGAACTGGCAACACCGCTATTACCCTAAACTTCGTTAACAGCGGTGTGGTCCCAGGTACGTACAAGAATGGTACGACCGTGGACGCCAAAGGTCGCGTCACTAATATCGTGAATAACTCCACGCTGGCTCAGTACGGGATCGTTGACGCGCAACCGCTCAACTCCCTACTGACCTCTATCACCGCTCTCCCGAGCGCTGGTATCGTAGCAAAGACGGCGGCTGGCACCTCAGCTGCACGCACTATCACAGGCACAGTCAACCAGATCGATGTATCCAACGGTGATGGTATTCTCGCTAATCCCGTTCTGACGCTCTCCGCTAATCCGGTTCTTCCGGGTACCGCAGGTGTAACCCTCCCTACCGGCACGACTGCACAACGTCCTGCCGGTGTGGGTTCCACTCGCTACAACTCGACTACCGGCAAGGCCGAGACGCTCACGAGCATCGGTTGGCTGGATAACGCCGGTGCTGTGATCTCGGTGTACAAGGGTAACGTGGCGCAGGTTTCTGGTACCACTTTGATCCCCACGGACAACACGGTTCCTCTGTCCACCGAGGGCACTCAGGTCTGGAGTCAGGCAGTGACTCCGAAGATCAACGCATCCGATATGATCATCGAGTTCGATAGTTTTGTGGATTGCTCGAAGTCCTCGAATGTCACGGTGGCAATCTTCCGAGACACAACCTTCATCGGTGCTGCAATGTGTAACGTCGGCGGCGCTAGTACGCCAACCCCGTTCGCCGTCAAGATCGTGGACACATCTACAGGAACGACTGCGGTAACGTACTCGGCCCGTGTTGGTATGTCGGCCTCTGGTACTTGGTATCTTGGCCGTAGTCCTTCGGCAACCTTGGGAGGCGTGAATCCCTCTGGTTGGGAAATTAAGGAGGTCGTATGATAGATTACATGGAATGCATCGGAACACGTTTCCCCGGTGTCTTCGCATCATGTTTCGGCGATCCCTCGGTATATTCCAACATCGTGTGGGAGTCCGGGGATCCCGTACCTAGCAGGATCATCCTCGACACGGAGATCCTCGACATGCGTCGGGTGAAGAAATGGGACGAAATCCAGTTCTACCGCGACTCGCTGAAGTCCGGTGGCGTCAAAATAGACGATAACTGGTTTCACTCCGATTCGGACTCCCGTATTCAGTATCTGGGGATGCGCAGCAAAGCCCGAGACATGCTGCTGGACGGCGGGAGTATGGATGATCCCATCCAGAAGCTCGGGATCAACATCATGTGGAAACCGATGGCTACCGACGTCCGCGTCCTGATCACGGTGGCTCTGGCTCTCGATCTCGTCGAAAAAGTTGGCGATCTCGATGCAGTTCTGTTCGAGACTGCCGTATATCACAAAGGGATAATGATGTCTAGTAACAATCCGGATACCTATGACTACAGTCAGGGGTGGCCGGAAGTCTACGTGCTGCCTCAACTCTAGGAGTGTCATTGTGTGTCCTGAAGCTGGAAGTTTCAGGACATTACAATATACAAGATGATCTTAAGTGATCATCCGGAGAGGAGTGATATGCAAGATCAACGAAAATTGGTCGTTTCCGCAAAGGACGCGACTCTGATTAAATCGGAGGTTGCCGCCATCGCCGAGATCGAATCGAGTCTCAAGAGTCTCCGGTCTCTGGCGGCTGGTACCGACTTCGAGGATCCGGCACAGAAAGACAACTTCTCGATGAACGTGAACCAGTTAACCCGGTTCTACGAACGTGCTGAAAGGTTGGCTCTCGATGTCATCGATCAGAAGAAGAATTAACCCAAAACAGATGGAAGGCTACATAGCCAAGCTCCAACTCAATATGCGAAAGTATCTTGAGCAGAGTTACCTCTGGACACCTGAAGAAAGATTAGAATTCATCAGGCAGCAATACATACTGCTGAGGGTTGTAAATAAAGTCTTGAGCGGCAAGATGTACCTCACAGGCTGTTTTCATCCATCCAATAAATAGGAATAGCAATGGCTAATACTCCACAAGTTTCGATGCTCGCCAACCTCCGCGTGGTTGGCGCAGTGCATCTGGACAAGGACATGACGGACTTCCCAGCAAATCCGTCCTACGGCATGCTGGTTCTGAAGAACCATGTGCTCTACGCGTACCTGTCCATCGGTGACATGCAGACATGGTACCCGATTGGTTCGCGCCAGTCGAGCTACGTCCACACCCAAGGTCTGCCCTCGCTGGAATGGACCGTCAACCACGCCCTCGGCTCCGAGCAGGTCTGGTACCAGATTCAAGACTCGGACGGCAACATTCTGTCGCCAGCGTCGTTCACCATCACCGGTCCGAACCAGTTCAAACTGGGCTTCACCGAAGCCGTGGACGGTACCGTGGTCGTTGTGGCCCCTGCTTCGCTGGACGTGCCTGAAATCAAGGCGCAGTTGCTGAAGATCGGCTCCGAAGTCGTCATCGACAACTCGGGCATGACGGTCAACGGTAAGCGCGTGCTGACCGGCGTGACCATGAAGGTCGGCGACGGCACCAGCGACAAATTCACCTACACTGATTCCGACCGTCTGAACTTCAAGCCGGGTTCGGGTATTGCTCTGGGCTTCGATGCCAGCACCAAGACCGTCACCATCAACGCTACCGGTATCCCGGACGGCGCGATGTCGGCGGAAGATGTCGCCGCGATGATCACCACCTACGACGGTACGGTGACCACGAAGATCGGCGATGCGGTATCAACCGCTGTGACCGGCGTCACAGCCGATATCACTGCATTGAATGACACCCTGTCCTCGCAGATCGGTACCACCCGTAGCGATCTGGTGACGATGATCGATGACAAGGCCAGCCATCAGGATCTGATCGATCTGAATGGTGTGATCTCCGGTCAGGTCAACAGTCTGAACACGAGTCTCTCGCAGTCGATCGGTACCAAAGTTGCGCAAAGTTCCTTCGATACCTACAAGGCCGCGAACGATATCGCTGTCAGTAACATCTCGATCTCTAGTCTGAAGGCAGCTATTGCCGACTCGCTGATCAACAACACCACCAAAGCGGTTGGTCTGCAGTGGGACTTTGGTACCACCAAGACTGGCGGTCTGAAACTGTCCGAGGCTAGCGCTTCGAACCCTACCGGCGTCCCAACCACCTACCCTTCGCTGATGGATATTCACACCATCGATGGTTCGAAGACTTACCCGATTCGTATCGGTGTAGGTACTTCCCACCAGATCGTGGTTTCCAACATTGGTAGCGTCACTATTGCTGGTCGTACTGCCACTACTGGCGCTGGCTCCTCGGTGAATATTGCCGGTGGTACAGCTACTGATGTCGCCAGTTTCGGCGGTGCTGCTACCCTCCAAGGCGGCAATGGCGGTGCAACTGGCGGTACGACGAACATCTTTGGTGGTACTTCGACTTCCGATAGCTCGACCGGTGGCTCGGTTCTCATCAATGGCGGTCAGTCTAGCGGCTCTGTTGGTGCAGGTACTAAAGGTATCGGTGGTGACATTGTCCTCAAAGGCGGCAATGCAAACCCTAGCGTCATCGGTGCAAATGATGCCAAGCTCGGTAACGTTCTGCTGACCACCGGCGCTGGCGGTCAGGCCGGTTATGGCGAGATCAAGATGGTGAATGCCACCGGTGCGTCCCTGTTCAGCATGAACAACGCTGGCGTGGCTACCTTCTTCGGTAATGTGAACATGCCTTCGACAACCCTGAGCTCCGGCAACATCAGCATCGCGCCTAGCGCCTTGCGCGGCGTTCCTGTGGCAGACTCGATGGAGTACGATGGTACCAGTCTGTACCTGACCAACTCCGCTGGCGTTCGCAAGCAGCTGATGTTCGTCGGTGACTCCGTCGACGGCGGTACCTTCTAAGCAGTAAATTGATCGGCGATGCTCCTCACGGGGTATCGCCGGTTTTCTTTAACTTCGGGAAATTCTATTCCTCGTATTTCGGAACTAGGGTTTAGTATCCACCCATTCACCAAAAGAGGAAAAGAAATGACCAAAGTCAATCAGCAAGAGCAGCAACTGACTCCCTTCGAGCAGGATCTGTACACCAATACCCTGCTGCAAAGTCTGACCGCCCAGCGCGATCAGGCAATGAACGATGTCACCCGCCTGTCCGGTAACGTCGCCCTACTGAACCACCGTCTGGCGACCTCGACTTCCGAGTGCGAGGCCTTCCGCGACATGCTGCCGAAGATGGCAGGTATGCAGAAGGAGCAGCTGGATCAGGCCAAAGCTGAACGTGACGCCATCATCGCCGTTCGCGACGACGAGATCACCCGCCTGAAGCAGCAGCTGGCTATCGCCACCGGCATCCCGACCTCTCTGACCGAAGAAGAGTCGCTGGCGGCTGAAGACGCATCCCCAGCCGGTACCGTCGGCTAAACCAGCCCATAAATCTCCCTATGCCCATCAAAAGGCATAGGGGTTTCACATCTATTTGTGCAATTTCCCCATATGAGATATAAGGTTGACTGACTTATCTCATAGCTCTAATATGAGTACCGTTTCTTATCAACACTATATTAGACATGGAATGGCAGTTCTAACTCTTAACGACCTAAAAGGTCAATTCTCAATCTAAGGAAACAAATCATGGCAAACACACCACGGATCATCTTCAAGCCTTTCCGCGTTGCCGATCTGAACGACGCCAAGGTAGCACAGGTCCAACCGGGCGAGAGCTTCATCGTTGAGAACGCCGGTGCTACTGAGCACTGGTACAAACGCTCCAGCGATGGCGCGCTGGTCAAGATCAGCGGCGGCAGCTCGGGCGGTGGCAACTACACCCTGCCGGTGGCGTCGGGCGCAGTACTGGGCGGCGTGAAGGCCGGTTCGGGCGTAGCTATCGCGGCTGACGGTACCCTGTCGGTCACTGGTGGCGGCAACTACACCCTGCCGGTCGCTTCCGGTGCAGTACTGGGCGGCGTGAAAGCCGGTTCCGGTGTTACCATCGCTGCGGACGGCACCATCAGCGCCGCCGCTGGCGGCGGCTCGGGCAATCTGTACATGTACGAGTTCAACGTTACCTTCGCTGGCTCGAACCCATCGCAAGTAACCAACCTCCCAGCAGGTTGGACTGCTGCGATCTCTGGCACCGACGTGACCATCACCCACACCTGCGGTAAGGTGCTGAAGACCATCCAGTACTGGGGCGTCTCCACCATCGGCGGTCTGGAGCGTATGCGTCTGCCTAGCTCGTCCAACGAAGTAACCATCGAGTCGGCTAACCGCATCACGAAGTTCACCGCACGCATCACCACCGCCGTCACCGGCGCAGATGCTGACGGCACCGCTCGTATTGTAGTGACCTTCTAACGATTTTTATCGAAGGTTCGGTTTACCAACTCCAAACAAGGAAGAAAGATGAAACCAATCAAGTTTATCCGGGCTGGTATCAGCGGTGTATCGGTTGCTGCCGTCACCAACGTGGGTGCCGCTAGCGGCGTTCCATATCGTTGGAATGCCACCCTGACCATCAATGCCCAATCGCACTCCGATCAGACCTCCACACCGACCCCCGGTCAGTACGACGGTCGCAACGTTCTGGTAGGCGACTACATCGTGTCCGATGCTGACGGTAAAGCACTGAAGGTGCAAGCCATCACCACCGCGACTGCTAACCAAGTGGTCTGTACGCTGGAAGACACCAGCTCGTACAACGCTCTGAAGGATGACACCGGCAATCTGGACGGTATGATCCAGTCCGGCGCTGGCATCGGCGCATACATCTTCGAGGTACACAATGGTGTGCCAATTCTCAGCTCGATCCCTGCAGCTCTGCCGGGTAACCTGCTGGGTACCCAGTTCGCAATGAACCTGCTGGCTCGCTTCAACAGCGAGTTCAACGTGGGCATCGACCTGACGACCGGCAAGCTGCCTTCGAGTCTGCTGCCAGCCGCTTCCACGACCTCCGTGGGCGCTGTCAAGGCCGATCCTACCGGCATCTTCGCGATCGGTGGCGATGGTACCCTGTCGCTGAAATCCGGTCTGTCGATCGCCCAGCTGGGCGTGACCGACGTCTACACCAAGGCTCAGGTTGATGCCGCCATCTCCGGCGCTGCAGCTCCTTCCGGTCTGGACGGCAACACCACCGTGATCAAGCAGAAGAACTCGTCGGTCGCAGCCAACGTGCCTACCGCCGCCGAACTGGCCGCTGGTGTGCTGTCGGTGAACACCGCTGACGGTAAGCTGTATGTCCGCAAGGGTGCCACCGTGGTCGCAGTGACCAACGATGCCGATCTGCACAACAACGCCGCGTTCACCGGTACCACCACCTTCGGCGGCGGTATGGTCATCAAGACGCTCGGCGAGGGTGTGCTGAACTTCGGAGCACTGATTGCAGGTGTCAATGCTCTGGATCTGTCGATCGCCGGTGTCATCACCGCGTCCATCGCAGCTTCCGGCTCGCTGACCTTCAACAACATTCCATCGTTCGCCAACGCTGCCTCCGGCAACGCGTTTGGCTTCACGCTGATCACCGTCAACGACGCGACCGCTGGCCGCGCTCTGGCGTTCCCAGCCTCCGTCAAGTGGTCTGGCGGTAGCATCCCTCCTCGTACTACCTCGGCTAATGCCAAGGATGAATGGTACTTCTACACCCTCGATGGTGGTGTGACCTGGAGCGGCTCGCTGTCCAATCAGGACGTGAAGTAATATGACGTCGCAGTGGCCCACTAGGGTCACTGCGATTTCTTTACTTGAAAAAGAGATATACGCATTTCCTCTGGGGAAGTAGCATGTGTGCCTTGGAGAATATCAAATCTAATAAGGAAATAGAATGGGACTTCTTCATAGTAAGCTTCGTCGCGAACGCACTAATGCTGCGGTGAAAATAGCAACTCAGACCTTCAATGCTCCCGGCATCTACTTCCCGCCATACGGTAAGGCAGTGATGACTGTTACGGGTCGTGGAGGCACCGGCAACACGACTGTACCGGGTAACATCTCCGGTACAAACCCTTCGACTCCGGGTAACGTGTCGGGTACGAACCCGAGCACCGGTGGCACCTACGCCAACACAAATGCTCCTGTTCCCGGAACATCCAGCGGTACGAACCCCTCGACTCCCGGTACCGTCTCCGGCTCGAACCCGACAACCGGTGGCAACTACGCCAACACAAATCCAACGACCGGTGGCACCTATGCTGGCTCGAATCCAACGGTTCCGGGTAATGTGTCCGGTACGAATCCTTCATCTCCCGGCAATGTCTCCGGCTCGAACCCGAGCACTGGCGGCAACACTTCCTACAACCCAAGCTCCACGGTTCCCGGCAATGCTATGTACGCCATGTACACCACCTACGATACTGTGGCTGGCTACTACGACGAATCATACACCGAAGGGGCGGGCAATGGCGGAGTGCCGTATAACCGCTATTCGAATGAGTTTGATGGTAGTGTGCGTGGGACATATTACACGGTACAGTACTACAACTTCACCAACCCGTCATCGACGACGCCTGGAAACGCGTACTCCAACCCTGTGGTGCCGGGAAATCCGACCTACAACCCTGTGGTGCCGGGAAATCCGAACTACAACCCGACCACTGGCGGAAACGCGTACTACAACTCGACGATCCCCGGTACTGCGAATTACAACCCTGTGGTGCCGGGAAATCCGACCTACAATCCGACGATCCCCGGTAACACCAATTACAACCCGACCGTACCGGGTACCGCGAATTTCAATCCTGTGGTTCCTGGAACTTCAAACTATAACCCAGTTGTACCGGGTAATTCTAACTACAATGCTACGACTCCGGGAAATCCGACACCGGGCAACACCGCTCTCGGGGTGAGTTTCCCCGGTGGTCCAGCAGATTCGATTGCCCCTGTGGTGAGCGATACAATTGTGAGAGTAGCTTATTCGGCATCTGGTGTTCCAGTTAGCGTGCCGACTGGTGGTTTTGTTACCGTCAAAGAGAAATAATGTGTGAAATGATAAGGGTGTTTCATAGATTATTCATGAAACACTCTTATAGTAAATATATCCATAGAGGAGTAACCATGGGTTTTCTTCATAATAAGCTCCGCCGTGAGCGAACTAACGCAGCCGTGAAGGTGGCTTCCCAGACCTTCAACGCACCGGGCATTTATTTCCCTCCGTACGGTAAATCCGTTCTGACGGTGGCCGGTCGCGGTGGCTCAGGCAATGCAGATGTGCCGGGAACCGTCGCTGGCACGAACCCGGATACTCCGGGAACCGTCGCTGGCACGAACCCGACAACCGGTGGCAACTACGCCAGTACTAACCCCAACACGGGCGGTACTGTCGCTGGCACGAACCCGACAATCCCCGGCAATGTCGCTGGCACGAACCCGACAACTGGCCACACGGTGAGCGGGTACAACCCGACAACTGGCGGTAACACCTCATACAACCCTGTAACTTCTGTTCCGGGTAATGCTAACTCCAGTACGTATAGTCCGGGTAATGCCGTTCCAGGAAATACATCGTATAATCCAGATACGACAACTCCGGGTAATACCAACCCCGGCAACTGGGCTGTGAATTACCCGCCAACAACTTCTAGCTGCCCTTCTGGATGGACTGACGAAGGCATCGAAGATTTTTACGGCGGTATGAAACGAGTGTGTCGAGTTTTCTTCCCCGGCACCACAAACGCACCGACTACAGTTCCAGGAACAGCTTATACTAATCCTGTAACAACCAATCCCGCGACGTTCACTCCGGGCAACACAAATCCTACCACTTACACGCCGGGTAATGCTTACACCAACCCGACGTCTGGCGGTAATGCAATCTACAACCCGACCATCCCCGGCAATCCGTACTACAACCCGACCATTCCGGGTACCTCGAACTACAACCCGATCATTCCGGGTACGGCGAACTACAACCCAACGGTTCCCGGCACCTCGAACTACAACCCGATCATTCCGGGTACGGCGAACTACAACCCTGTCACTCCGGGTCAAGTTGGCACAGGGATGGCCGCAATGGGTGTGACGTTCCCCGGTGGTCCGGTCGGTTCGACGGCTCCAAGTGTGGGAGACACGATCGTCAAAGTATCTTACTCGGCGTCCGGCATTCCGGTGACGGTATCGCCCGGTGGTTTTGTGACGGTCAAAGAGAAATAGTACAAAGAGCGACTAACAAACTCCTTCACACGAAGGGTTTGTTGGTGGTAATCCAACTCATCAGGAAATAAAATGGGATTTCTCCACAGTAAGCTTCGTCGCGAACGCACGAACGCAGCAGTAAAAGTAGCAACACAGACCTTCAATGCTCCCGGCATCTATTTCCCGCCATACGGTAAGGCCGTTCTGACCGTCACCGGACGTGGCGGCACTGGCAACTCGACTGTTCCGGGAACCGTTTCTGGCACCAATCCATCGACTGGTGGCACCTACGCCAACACGAACCCGAGCACTGGTGGCACCTACGCCAACACGAACTCTCCTGTTCCCGGCAACGTCAGTGGCACCAATCCATCGACTGGTGGTACCTACGCTGGCACGAACCCGAGCACTGGCGGTACCTACGCCAACACGAACTCTCCTGTTCCCGGCAACGTTGCTGGCACGAACCCGACAACCGGTGGCAACGTCAGCGGATACAACCCGACAACCGGTGGCAACACCTCGTACAACCCACCTTCATCGGTTCCGGGAACCAACAACCCACCATCGTACGTGGCTGGCAATAACTACACCAATCCGGGTACGACAACTCCGGGCAACACAAATGCTCCGTATGAAGGTTATGCTGAAGCTGGCGTTAACTTCAACTGCCCGGCTGGCTGGACCCTCTCGGGTTACTATTACGATGATTTTGGCAAACCAATCAAGGAATGCACTATCTATACGCCGGGTAATACCAATCCCTCCACGTACACGCCGGGTAACTCTGCGTCGAACCCATCTACGTACACGCCGGGTACCACCAACCCTACGACGTACACGCCGGGTAACGCTTATACCAACCCGACGTCTGGCGGTAATGCGCTTTATAATCCAACAGTTCCCGGCAATCCGTACTACAACCCGACCACGCCGGGTACCTCGAACTACAACCCTGTGGTTCCCGGCAATCCGTATTACAACCCGACGATTCCGGGTACCTCGAACTACAATCCGACGATTCCGGGTACTGCGAACTACAACCCTGTGGTTCCCGGCACCTCGAACTACAACCCTGTGGTTCCCGGCACCTCGAACTACAACCCTGTGTCTCCGGGCACTCCAGTCGGCAGCAACTCGGCCCTTGGTGTGTCGTTCCCCGGTGGCGCTGGCGACTCGCTGGCTCCGGTGGTCGGTGATACGATCGTACGTGTAGCATACGCGGCGGTTGGTGTTCCCGTCAGTGTTCCATCCGGTGGCTTCGTGACGGTGAAAGAGAAGTAACCGTAGAGAAGTAAAAAGTCTCCCGAAGAGGTCTACACGATCTCTTCGGGAAACACATAAATAACGATTAACCTTCCTCGGAATTTATTATGGGCATGCTTCATAACAAACTTCGTCGGGAGCGCACCAATGCAGCCGTTAAAGTAGCAACGCAGACATTCAACGCTCCAGGCGTGTACAAACCTCCTTTCGGAAAAGCCGTTCTGACCATTTCTGGTCGCGGTGCTTCTGGAAACCCCACGACCGGTGGCGGTATCGATGGCTATAATCCCGATTCTCCCGGCACTGTCAGCGGCAGTAACCCTTTGGTACCCGGCACTGTCAGCGGCTATGGTACTCCAGTTACTGGTAATGCATCGTACAACCCGACAATCCCCGGCAATGTTTCTGGTACGAACCCTAGTACCGGTGGCAACTACGCCAACACGAACCCGACAATCCCCGGCAATGTCGCTGGCACGAACCCGACAACTGGCCACACGGTGAGCGGGTACAACCCGACAACTGGCGGTAACACCTCATACAACCCTGTAACTTCTGTTCCGGGTAATACCAACCCTACCACCTACAATCCTGCGTACACGAACCCGCCAACAACGGTTCCCGGCACCACGAACCCCGGCACGTACGTTGCAGCTTATACGAACCCCGGCTGGTGGGATGAGAGTCTATTCTACAACAGCCAGCTCCAGTGTCCGTACGGCTGGACATTTGAAGGATATGAGGACACCGTGCCTACTTCGGTTCGCTGTTCTACTGTGCATCCGGGTAACACGGTTCCGGCATCATTTACTCCGGGCAACACGAATTCTAGCACCACCACTCCGGGTAACGCAGTGCCATCGACGGCTGTCCCCGGCACCACGAACCCTACCACCTATACTCCGGGCAACGCGTACACTAACCCGACATCGGGTGGCAATCCGATCTACAATCCGACGATCCCCGGCAATCCGTACTACAACCCAACAACCGGTGGCAATTCGAACTACAACGCTGTAATTCCGGGCAATTCGATCTACAACCCAACCACCGGTGGCAATGTCTTCTACAACCCACCTACTCCGGGTCCAGCACAGTACAACCCGACGATCCCATCGACGTCTAACTACAACCCGACGATCCCCGGTAATGCTAACTACGGTCCTATGACTCCGGGCAATGCGGCGGCTCCAACTGTTGTACTTGGCATCACCTTTCCCGGTGGAGCGGCCGACACGGTTGCTGGTGCTGTTGCAGACACGCAGGTTCGCCTCTCGTATTCGGAGATCGGCACACCGATCTCGGTGCCATCAGGTGGCTTCGTGACCATCAAGGAGAAATAGACTGAGTGCGTTCCTCTAGGAATAGCATGGGCCTTCCCCGGTATCGGACGCTCGGGGAAGGCAACAGTGTATTTAGATAAAACTAGAATCGCGGTAATCCCGCCGCGATTCGTCGAACTTGAAAAGAGAAATCATCATGCATTACCCAATTCCGCAGTTCATTCCTCCTACCGAGAACTTCCGTTTCTGGGAAGGTGGCTTCAGTCCCGAAGAGCTGGACCGCATCATCGAGATCGCGGAGCGATTCGACTTCACGCCGGGTTCGGTTGGCAACGGCATGATCAACGAAGAAGTTCGTGATTCCAAAATCACGTGGATCCATCTGGAGGAAGAGACTCGCTGGATCCACGATCGCCTTGCCGCGATCTCCTCGAAGATCAACTTCTACCACTTCGGTTTCGATCTGGACGTGGTTGACGGTCTGCAGTACACCAAATACAATTCGGACAAGAAGCAGCACTACCGCTGGCACACCGACAACTATATCGGTCGCGAGGGCTACCAGCGCAAGCTGTCCTGCACGCTGATGCTGACCGAACCTGACCAGTACGAAGGCGGCGAGCTGCTGCTGAACACCAACGGCAATCAGGACCAGCCGGATTCCTTCAAGCCGAAGCGCGGCGACATCATCTTCTTCCGCTCGCATCTGCCGCATCAGGTATCTCCTGTCACCGCTGGCGAGCGCGTAAGCCTCGTGACGTGGTTCCTCGGTCCACGTACTCGCTAAGAAGGAGAGCAGTATGATTCGCGAAATTATGGATCGTCTGGCCTTCATTGCGAAGCGCAACAAAGACGAAGACGCACCGATTATCGAGTTCCTGTGCGACCCGAACGACTGGGGCGTCCTCCCCGAACCCGTACCGGCGATCAAAATGATTCCGGACTGGTTCAAGAAGATCAAGCCGAATGCGCCCGACAGCGCCGGTCGCGACCAGTTCAACGGCAAGGTGATGACCGCCAAGAAGTGCATGCCACTGCTGGACGGCATGGCCGCTGGCTACATCATGCCACTATTCGGCGATCTGCATGTCACGACCAACGAGAACAACCGCATCATCAAGCTGCATAACAACATGTACGGTCATGCTGGCGACCTGCACTCGTTGGACCAGCTGGGCGGCAAGACCAGCCCGACCTATCCGGGTCCGGCAGTGAAGTTCATCAACCGCTGGGTCATCAAGACCAAGCCGGGTTACTCGACATTGTTCATCCCACCGATGAACCACATCGAGAAGCGCTTCACCTGTCTGGCCGCGATCGTGGACACCGACACGTATCCGAAGAAGGTCAACTTCCCGGCTGTGTGGCACGCTGCCGACTACGACGGCTTCGTCGAGGCCGGTACGCCGCTGGTGACCGCCATCCCCGTCCGTCGCGCCGATCTGGCTAAGGCAGGTATCATCCGCAAGATGACTCCAGCCGAGATGGCCGAGGAACATCGCATCGAGAAGTGCCAGCATGCGCAGTTGCACTACTACACCGACCATCTGCGGGAACCTCGCAAATGAGTATCCTCGACAGCCTGAAGAAGCTGGCGAAGGGGCTGAAGAAGCCCCACATCCGCTTCAAGTGCCACACAGGTGGCTACTACACGTCGCAGCCGGTGGTACTGGCACGATCGATTCTTCCCTACTGGCTGAAGAAGCAGATTCAGGCCAAGGAAGTGAAGTTCGTCCGGTGTCCGGGGATGCATGACCTTGCACAGCAGGGTTACCTCATCGTCGCACATGCAGACATTCACATCAAGGCCAACCGTCAGGTGACGCTGGTCGATGTACACGGCATTCCGGACAGCCTGAAGCCGCAGCCTATGGGCTACGATGTCGTGGACGGGCTTGCCCCGATCCGTGGCAACGTCGCAAAGAAAGTCACGAAGATCCCACTTCCGTGGTGCATCTTCACCGCTCCGGGTTATTCGGCTCACGTTCTCCCGGCGGTAAAGCACTCCCCATTCCTCGACAAGCTGTTCGTGTACGGAGGCGAGGTTGACTACGAGGGCTTCCACGTAGTCAACTTCATCTTCACCGCGATGGAGGAATGCGAGTTCACGATCCCTGCAGGAACCCCGCTGCTTCAGGTAATCCCCTTCAAGCGCGAGGACTTCCATGCCGAGGTCGGGAAGGCAACCGAGCTGGAACACGACCAGCATCGCTTCGCCTTCACATCCCGTGTGGTAGGTGCGTACCGTCGCATGTACCATGTCAAGAAACTTTTCACTATCAGGAACCAAAATGAGCGTGCTTTTCCACGTAAACAAAGCTGACAAGACCGTCTTCTTCGCAGGTCGTCAGCCAGAGACTGTCGGTACCACTATCACCGGCTTCAAGGACATGCCTTACGCGGAGATCATGGATCTCGGCTATCTGGGTCTGCCCAACGAGGGCTTCCTGACCGAACAGGACGCACTGACCGCTGGCATCCCGGCGTCGGAAGTCCAGCGCATGAAGGATCTGGCCTACGAACTGGAGTGGACTCGCTTCAGCGAGCAGCGCGAGACGCTGATCACCGCCGTCCGCTGGCGCACCGACCGCCACAACGACGAAATCGCTCTGGACCGCGAGCCGAGCGAGGACATCACCCCTGTCCTGAACTACATTCAGGCACTGCGTGACCTGACCACGGCCTTCACCGATCCGTTCGAGATCGTGTGGCCGCAGGTACCGGCACTGCCGACCGCGTAATATGATACCCATTGGACGTTCATTCGTCCAATGGGTCTTCTTATTTGCCAACAGGGAAATAGAATCCGCCCCAAACAATGGAGGAAAAATTGGCTGATAAACAAGTGAAAATATTCGTAGTCTTTAACCATGACTACATTCTCGGTAAGCTCACAAAATTCTTCACCGGCTGCTATGCATATCACGCCGGATTTGTGGTGTTGGAAAGCGATGCTATCTATGACATGGGATGGCTGTGGCGAAAGATCAAGTACAGCGGCAAGTACACCGACAAGCAGATCGTACTGTTCGATTTACCGGAAGGTGTTATCTTGACCGAGCAGGATTTGCTGGATGAAGTGATCAAGGGTGTTGCTGAGTTCAGTAACAACCAATTCAGTAACAGCCTCTACGGCTTCATGGACTACGTCGGCTTCCTGCTGCGTCCGTTCTACCACCTCGTAGGCAAGCCAACCCGCAACTTCGGCGGTAAGATCTGCACCGAGAAGATGAATGATATCCTTGTGGCCCACGGCTGGAAGGATTCGCCGTTCAATGAGGAAGTGCCTAGCCCGTGTGACTACGTGCGAGCCTTCAACATAGCGGATCCAAGCAACTAAGGAATCAAAATGTACTCAAACGTAAAAATGAAGATGAGCGATGTACCGGGAAAGGTTCCAACTCTGGAAGACCTTGACTTCGGTGAGATCGCTATCAACACTAGCGATGGATTGATGTTCTTCCGTCGTCGCGACGTCAATGGCGTCGATACAATCGTGATCGTCGGAGGTGCCAATCGTGGTGCTTCCGGCGACCTCAACACGACGAGCGACTCGATGGTCGCTCTGATCTACACCGGTTTGCAATAAGAAAGGAATCAATATGGCACTCCCAACCACTATCGGTCAGGCCCGTAACGGCAACTTGACCGCGATGAAGGCTCAGATCTTGCAGATCGATCCTACCACTGCCGGTCCTACCGAGCTGGTCAATCAGGCATCCCTGATGGCTCTGTACGGTCGTATTCAAGACTCCCTCTTCATCGATCTCGGTGACCCGACTTCGCTTGGCGATATCTCCAGTGGCGACTTGTCGTCCTTCCTGTCGAATATTAATAGCCTCGCAGACTTCAACGCACGCCTGAGCGACCAGACATGGTGCAACCTGCTGACCGGCAACGTCGGAGCTATGGCTACCGTATCCGGTTCCGTTACCGCTGTGACTGCATTGATCGCTGCACCAAAGGCTCTTACCGCCGCTTTAGCATCTAACGTCGCAATGACTGCGCTTATGGCTTCCAACGTATCCGTTTCGGTATTCGTTGGATCGTCGTCAGCTATGTCTTCGCTTGCAGCTTCGGTCACCGCATCGAACGCGATGGTAGCATCGGTTACCATGATGAATGCTGTTGCAACTTCTGCGGTCTCCCGTACCGCGATCGGCAACGGTAGCGTCCAAAATGCTGGTTTCACGGCTATTGCCGCCTCTTCAATGGCTCTAGCTAAGTACGCCATTGGTCAAGCCGCTAATGCGTCCGGCGTTACCGATCCTTCGGCGTATGCCGATCTGACGGCTGTAACTGCATTGAGTTCGAGCCAGCATACGACATTCGCAACTAGCTATAGCGCTATCTACACCGTTCTCTCTAACTCGGCAGTTGGTATGGCCGCGTTGGTTGCATCGGTGGGCTTCATCACTTACGCCGGATCTCTGAGTGTTGCAAACAGCGTTAACAACGCTATGACTGCCTCGCAGTACAAAGTGGGTGCGTATCTGGACAAGATTCGCACTCAGATCGGCGGAGTGGGTAGCAACGCGAACCTCGCGGCTGCGAACACTGTAGCTCAGATCTCGGCGCTTGCGGCGGCTGATCTTACTGCCCTCTTCAGTGTAACTCAGGCTCGCCTGAACGTTCTGATCTCAGTCAGTGCGATGACAACTTTAGCAGCATCCGCTAACGCGATGGCAGTTCTGACCGCCAATTCTTCCTACATGACCACTGTGTGGAGTGTGGTTTCTGCAGCAACCATCATGTTCCAGAATACTGCTTCTCGCCAAGCAATGTGGACCAACGATCTGGCTTCGCTTGCTACTCTGCAAGCAAATCCAGCCACGGTCCAAGCTCTAATCAGTGCTAACGTATTCTCCAAGTTCATCTCGACCACTATCCCTCAGAAGATGACTGCCACGGGAGTCAAGACGATCCTGATCCGTCGATTCTACGGTACGAACGCAGGTGCGAGCGGTGATGAGTACGAATACATCAGCTACAAAAAGACTGGTGATGGCGTAACCACAGGTGTGGGTAACGGGGTCTTCTCTCCGGATGGAACCCGTGGTCTCGCCCCCGGCAATTTAAGCACCGGTACTGTCGCCGGTGTTTATACCAGTAATGGTGTTCGCCCCATTACTGACGATACCAGTGCAAATTTCGTCGCAGCGGCAAACGGTCTGGAACGTACTTCGTGGGCATACGGCCAGAACATGACTGTCTACTACATCGCAGCATAACGAAAGAGAAATATGAAAATTGTAATCGACAAACTGACTAACAAAATCGTCGGTCTGACCTCCGCAGAGTTCGTTACCGATGATCACAAGCTGATGGAATACCCTGCCAATTTCATCGAGTCCGAGCTGGATCTCTGGTACTTCGATGGTGAGAACTTGCTGCGTGACGCCAGTAAGGTACTGGTAATCGCCAAGGCGGAACGCAAGATCATCGTCAAGAAGGAAGCGGCGCAGCTGATTGCCGCCACTGACTGGAAGCTGTCGCGTGCCAAGGAACGCCAGACTGCCGGGTGGGGATCCCTCGCCGAGATCGATGCGGTTCTGACCGAACGCGAGGCCATTCGTCGCTCCAGCGATATCGCAGAGCATGCCATCGATGCTCTGGAAACGGCATATCAGGCCGAGATGTTCCAGTGGAGTGTCACCGTCGCCGTCGCCGCCCCGAAGCGTCTGACCCACGTTGACTTCATGAAGCGCTTCTCCGACGACGAGATCGAGTCCGTTCTGGAAGCCGCCAAGACCAACGCGGCGTTGAACGCCTTCTGGGAGAAGTTCCGTCTGGCCGGTGACGTCAACCTGCTGGATCCGATGACCATCGCCGGTGTTCAGGCTCTGGAGATCGCCACCATCCTGAATCCGGGACGTGCGGAAGAGATCCTCGCCTAAAAAAAAAAGAACCCCTAGTGACCGTGAAGGCCACTAGGGGATTTCTTTAGACTGCTGCATGGTTCGCTGAGCTTGTCAGTTCGAGCTGACCAGTACGGCAGTCGAGGTTGAGGTGGCTCTTCGCCATCTTTCTCATGACTCCGGGTTCCGTGTAACCGGTCTCCCAGATGGAAAGCGAATCGTAGAATACAAACGAGTTCGTCACATGAACCACACGAATCGAGAACCCGACAGGCTTTGCCACTCGGGTTCCCCTATCTGTGCGGATAGGATAAGGATTTATGTACTCTTCGGGGAGTGGAGCACTGTAGGTGTCTCCGATCCTCGGCTCCCTACATCCGCATGGTTGCATGGCCCCTCCGTTCAGGGTTTCCGAGCAGCCAGCGACGAGTTAGCGACGTGGTTCACGCCAAAAATCATATACTTCCTGCTGGTTGTAGTTGAGAAATGGTCCAGACTAGTCTGGCCTCGCTAGGATCAGTTTTCTCTCGGCACGCGTGACGGCTGTGTAAAGCCATTTACGGTGTACCTTTCGATCTCTAGTCAGATGTTCCTCGATGATGATAGGCTTGTCGTATGAGCTACCTTGACTCTTGTGGCAGGAGATCGCCTCGGAGAAGTCCACCTTCAGCAGTCCGTGACTCTTCAGGTAATGGCGCTCCTCGTTGGCGTTGTTGAACGCCATGGAACCATCGAAGTAGAGCTTAAGATCGATCGCGTTCGGGTTGTCAGTGCTACTGCCAGTGATCGTCGAGATCGGGATGCCGTCCGGACGGATGCAGCGATGCATCAGGCCGACCGAGTCCTTCAGCGCGAAGGTGTTCTGGTCCTCAGCGCTGGTCATCACCATGCCGTTGAACAGACCACGCTCGTGATCGTTCGCCAGAACCATGACGCGCTCACCCTCGCCGGGGTAGTTCTTGAACTTGAAGCCCTTCAACTTGCGCATCAGCTTGTTGAAGTAGTGACGCGTCTCGTTCTTACCTGTGATGATCTGGTCTGTCATCATCAACAGGTCATCCGTCAGCTCCTCCTCGCGCACCACCAGAACACCGGCACCATACCTGCCGTAGCTGATATTCTTACCTAGCCTGATGTCGTGAGCGAGTCGGATGATCGGACTGTCCTCCGCCTGACGGTGGATCTTGATCAGAGCGGACTCCGCGTTCTCCATGAACTCCGCATCGCCATCGTCGCCGATAGGAGGCAGCTGACCGGAGTCGCCGACGTACAGTACCGGGACGCCAAAGCTCTCGATGTCCTGACGCATCGCCTTGGAGACCATCGAGGCCTCATCGACGATGATCAGGCTGTACAGATCGGCCACTTGGCTCTTGGAGCGACGGTTGAAGACGTAGTCTCCGTTCGGCAATTCCTCGGCCTCGTAGCAGAGGCTGTGGATGGTACCAGCCTGTGGAACACCCTTCTTGCGTAGTTCGCCAGCGGCCTTGTGGGTGTATGCCACGACCGCGATCTGTTTGTTGGTTCGGAAGTCGTCACACGCGATGAGAAACTTCATCAGCGCCGTCTTCCCGGTACCGGCGTAGCCCTTCAGCCTCCATGTAGGCTTGAGCTTGTCCGTGTACCACGTTCGTATCTCGAACAGAGCAATCTCTTGCTCCTGAGTTAAAACGATATCTGCCATTTAAGTTCTTTCACCAGTTGCTGGGTGTTGAATCCTCAATTCCTTCGACGCGCTGCGACCAGCGCCGGATGATTTTGTCGTCAACGTTTATATAATATATGTCCAAAACACGGTTACAAAATGAGCCTAAAATCCATATCAGAAATCTCACGCGACGGTGTGATGCGCGGCGTGGTCGTGAGTGTCAACGACCTCCAGCTTGAGGGCCGCGTGGCCCTCCACGTTCCGAAGATGGTCACCAAGTACGATCCGAAGAACGTACAGGTGCAGTCGCGTAAGAACTCCATCAACACCGACATCATCGCCAACGATGACTTCAAGGATCTTCTATCAGACTCCGTGGAGACGGTCAACTACATCTGGTTCCGCCCCCTCTTCCGGAGCAGCTTCATGGTGCCGTACGTCGGCATGACGGTACAGTGCTTCTTCGAGGACGGTGATCCAAACAAACCGTACTACTACCCGCACAACACGACGCTGAACGGCGAGGTCATCCCAATGACCAAGCTCAAAGCGACCGCCGACAAGTACGACGCGGCGACGAAGCCGCTCGTGCATGTGATGAACGAGTTCCAAGACGGTACCATTGTATACCACAACGAGAACAAGGCGAACAAGCGGTTCGCCGTCACGTTCCAGAACAACCACTCGTTCAGCATCAACGAGAACGAGAAGGAAAACAGCATTCAACTGATAACGGAGTCCGGCCACGAGCTGGTGCTGGATCAGAAGAATAAGCACATCACGGCCACGTCTGCCGGTCTGCACATGATCAAGATGGACGACGTGACTAGCACCATCACCGTCAAGACCACCGAGGGCCACACGGTCATCATGGACGATAAGGCAAGCTCGATCGTGGTGAAGACGATCAAGGGTCACACCATCAGCATGGATGATAAGGGAAAGAATATCCTCATCCAGACCACTGGCGGTCACAAGATCAACATGGACGACGGGGGCGCGACGATCACCGCCGAGGCAAGCTCCGGAGGCAAGGTGGTCATCGGCAACGGCAAAGTGATGATCAACTAGAAAAAAAAAAGATATCCCATAAGACCTCATGAGGTCTTATGGGATGGTTCTTTCACGACTGGGATCTATCGGTAATTCCTGTACCTTGCGGCAGGAGTTACGCTTTACTGAACGCGGAGGTCAGCTCCTGCAGCTTCTCAGCGGAAGCAGGTGCCGTGCTCTTGCGTTTGTGTTCTGTAGACTTCGGAGTTTTGGTTTGGTCTTTCTTCTGCGACGCGGCTGCGTCTTTCTGATTGCCAATACCGTCGGTTACCGCAGCTGGGAGGCGGTTCGAAGGAGCCTTGGTCGGCTCCTTTTTCTCTTTTGTCTCGGGGGCTTCAATTTTACTTGCGACCACCGCTTCCTGGACTTCTTTCGCTTCCGGGAAGTTGAAACGTTTCTGCTTCGGGAAGATCTTGCTGAAGATCTTGGTCAAATCGTCGCCGAACAGGTCGGCGTGTTGTACGACTACCAGCTCGCCACCGATTTCTTCACACACTTTGATCATGTTGATGAAATGGTACAGAGCGAGGATCTGACGCTTGCGCATCCAATCCTTCGGTTGGTCGTTCTCGTCGAGGATAACCTCTTCGATGTACGCTGGGATAACGAAGTGCTGGTTCGGCACGAAGCATTTCACTTCAGGTACGAACTTGTCTTCGATCAGGTCGGGAGTGGCAGCGCTATGGAAAACGTGAATCGTCACGGCTGACTTCGTGACTACGTGATCCTTGAGGACTGGCCATTCGGCCTCGTCAAATTCGTGGTAACGAACGTTGACGCCCAACTTGTTGAACTGCTGCAGCAGGAAGGTGCCGATCAACGAACCATGTTGGACATAGATTTCAGTCGCTTTGGTCAATTGTATCAGTGCATCCATACGGCTGTACGCCTCGTAGAAACGAGCCGCACGGCGACGTTGAGTTTCGCTGAGCGCAGGACGGTTGAACTGTTTTTCACCATTGTCCTTCTGGTGACCGCGCTGTTCAGACGCTTTGTTAGCTGGCTTGCCAGCGATGACAGCTTTCATGAAAACAGGAATTGCAGCACGTTCGCCGCGCCGGAAAGGGGTGAGGACAACATCCGCTTTCGCGTGCTGACTATCAGGTGCTTGTTTCCAGAAAGTGTTGATTTTCATGAGGTAGATCCCTTCTTTGTATTGTTCCCAGTTTTGGTGTAGCGATATCACTATCTCTGCATGATACCGTCAATATAATATATCAGCGATTCGACCGTAGATTCGAAATGTGAACTTCTCTATAGTCGATCACTAAAATTGCTGTTGGAAAACATGAAAAAACTCAAACAGAAAAAGATAACAGTCGTCAACGACGACGCCGAAGAGCCGGTCGAGGTAGTGACCCCTAAGGCGAAACCCACCAAAGCGAAGTCAGTAAAGATGGACATCGAGAACATCGATGCACCGGATGACAACGTGGAGATCCTTGGCAAGAGCCAAGCGTACTCGCTCGCGATGTACGTGGACAAGCAGATGGACCCGAAGCTGTTCATCAAGTTCATCAAGCGTGTCGAGCGCCTCGTCCGTGGCAACGTGGACTACAAGCTCTACCTCGACTACCTCCGCGAGGAGCGCGGTCTGAACAAGTGCGCTATCTTCCACAACGTCACATCGCAGCGCGCCGAGATCCAGCTGCACCATGTCCTGAGTAACCTGTACACCATCTGCATCACGGTGTGCAACCGCCTACTCAGCACCGAAAAGAAGGTCTCGTCCTTCATTCTCGCCGATGAGGTCATCCGTCTGCACCTTGAGGACAAGATCGCACTGGTTCCTCTGAGCACCACCGTCCACGAACTCGTACACGCCGAGAAGATCCAGATCCCCAAGTCCCAGATCTACGGCAACTACGCCGCGTACTACGAACAGCACGAAGCCTTCATGGATGACTATGAGAAGGCCATCTATTCGAACAACGAGAAGCTACTGATCATCGACCGCGAGGTCGTTTCCGAGCTTGAATATAAACCATCCGGCTCATCCGCAGCCGCCAACGAAGTAGAGGAAGCCGAAGATGAATCTGAATGAAATGATCCAGTACCTGCTGCTCGACGAGCAGTACGATCTGCTGAATGAGAAGGCTAAGAGCGACTTCGAGAAGCTCAAGGACAACAAGGTTGCTCTGACTGACGATGAACGCGCACAGTGCATGAGCTCCAAGGCTGTCTGGCACTTCCACCCTTCCAAGAAAGCTACCCCGGCTGTGTGGAAGTCGGTTCATCCGGAGACGAAGAAGGTGACTTTCGTTACCAACACTCATCGCGCTTACAACACGGCACCGACTCTGAAGGGAGCGATCAGTCGCTTCCACAGCTTCATCAAGAGCACTGCCTAAAAGGAACTGCTATGAAATCCGTCCAAGAGTTCATGAAGGAGCTGGAGTACGAAGAGGTCAACAACAACCTCAACGAGCGCTACATCGGTATGGACGTCGGCACTATGCTGTCCCATCTGGTCAGCGACGATTCCGCGAAGCAAGAGAAATAAAAAAAGATTGGAACTACCCCACGCAGGGGTAGTTCCGCTTTATACCCAATCACGCAGCAGCGCCACGGCGTGCTTCAGTGGGACGAAGCTGAAGAGCTTCATGATCGAGACATTGATGCCGTTGGTGTTCCGGCGCGACTTGAGTTCTTCCAGATACGTCCTGTGTCCTCCGGGGAAGTGTCCGTTGTAGCCGGTGAAGCCGCGCCCCATACCTCCCGGAACGTTGGAGTTGTAAGAGGAATGGTTGGACGGAGCCGGGTTGTTGTACATACTGTAGCTTTGGCTCTGTCCCATTCCGCGCTGGACGATCTTCTCGTTCTCCTCCTCGGCCTCGATCTGCCTCTCCAGCTCCTTGTCCTTCAGGTAGACCGTGGTCAGCAGGTGGCTGTTCCGCACCACGTACTCCGTGTTGGCGATCAGCCAGCGGTACAGCTCGCCACGGCTGCGGAAGACTACTCCATTCTTCGGATTGACCGGCAAGCGGGTGAAGTCCTTGGTCTGGACGTATTCGTACCCGCAGTCGTACGTCAGGTTCATTCGACTACTGAGTTCTTTGGAGTTCATATGCACTTCCTTTAGAGTTTACTGTTTAAACGGTACCTTAAGGATAACAATCCTATATTATATATTAATTTATTCTTCTGCGCCATGAAAAAAGACGAAGACCAACCCATGAGTGCCGATCATTTCTCTCTATACGGCACATCTGGATTTTACGCGACATACAACTTGGTGGAGAACGAGAAGGCTCGCACCCGCTTCATCCAAGGCGTCGAGCAGATCGTCCGTGGATCCTTCGAGTACTCGAATTTCATCAAGTACCTGAAGACCGAGGCCAAGCTCACGTACTGCGATGTGCTGACGGGCCTGAACGAGGACATCATGAAGGATCTCAGCCTTGAGATGCATCACTACCCGTTCACCCTGTACGACATCACAGAGACGGTGCTGATGAAGCACCTGCTGAACAACATGGACTTCACCCGGCTGAGTATCGCCAACGAGGTGATGGACCTACACTTCTCCTTGCAGGTCGGGATCATTCCCCTGACTCTGACCGTCCACCAGCTGGCGCACAGCGGCGGGATCATCGCGGATCTGGACAACATCTTCGGCAACTACACGAAGTTCGCCGAGGACTACGAGCTTTTCATCCCCGAACCTGCAATGACGAGGCTGAAGGTCTACGAGTCCAAGAGCAAGAACAAGGCTCTGCTCAAGAACACCAATCGCAACACGCTGGAATTCAACCCAGGCCTGTTCGTCATCGACTACGAGCCTACCTCCGGCGATCCGGAAGTTGACCAGTGGGAGAAGGGCAAAAAGCCGCCACCTTGGGATCCAGTAGCGGCCTTCGGTGAAGACACATCCTATGGAGATTGATATGAACGAACAGCAAGTACGAAGGGAATTGGCGGCACAGGTCGCCGCCGGGACCATCAGCGCGTGCGCCTGTATGGGTGCCGTGTACGGGGAACCGCACTGCCCTTGCAAAATGAAGCAACTCGGTCTCCCCAGCTCACCGGCGCACATCGCCGCCAACGAGAAGGCGAACGAAGACCTCAAGAAGCTCTTCGGCCCCGGTGGCGTATTTCATCGACCCGCTCCCGCTCCAGAAAGTACTTGAGCATGTGGTCCTCCGGAGCGATTTCCTGATACCGCATCCCGAGAACGAAGATGCAGTAGGACTCCATAGCGTAGTTGCCGACCTGCGGTAGCTTCATGACGGACTCGAACGAGTGCCAATCCTCTGCTTCCGAATAGGCTCTCGACAGGGTTCTGATAGCCTGAGTCCTGACCACTCCGAAACCCAGCGGCTTGAGCAGGGTGTAGACCTCCTCGTCGGAGGCCAGTACAAGAAAGTCCTCCGGACTGGGGAACCTTCTGAATAACTCGACAGCGATAGGCTTCGCCACGCTGCCTCTTGCCCGGCGCACTAGAGTGGCGCAGACGAGAACCTTCCAAGGATCGTTTGCGTACTCCTCCTGAACCAGCCGGTAACCTTCAGGTACGATATCAGTTCTAGTTGACATGGCATCGAATCCTCCAACAGTAGCATAGCAATTTCATATTTGGATCACACAAAATGTTCGGATTCCTCAAACGTAAGCCGGTAGCTCCACCTCCGCTTCCAACCTTCGACTTCGAGAAAGATACCCAGTATCTCTTCTCGATGATCGCGACCTACATTGAGAGCGAGAAGTTCAAGCTCCGGATTCACCAGAAGACCCTGATGACGGACAACGACATCACGGAGATCTCCGTGGCGCTGCTCACCAGCGTCATCGAGTCCATCGCGGAGCCGTATCGCCGCATGCTCACCAAGTACATTCCCGATGAGAAGATCGACGACTTCATCGCCGAGATCATCATCCGCAACATGGTGGAGGCAGGTATCACCATCAACCAATCGACAGTGTAAGGAGAAAGCATGGACAACCAGCATCAAAAGATTTCGGGTTACAGGGACTTCGGTCAGGAGACCATCGATAAGATCAACGAGATCAAGGGTCTGGGCAACGGCCAACTGAAGCCCCTGATCGACCGTCTGATAGCCGACCACGGCGCAGAGCTGCACCAGACGATCGGTATGCAGACCTCGATGACCGAGGAAGAGTACCTCGCCAAGATGGCCGAATTGGCCGACGCAAGCAAAAACATGGGAACGGCACAGGAACATCTGCGTATCGGTTTCATGATGCTGATCCGGGTGGTCGCCCGTCCGAAGACCGAGTACTAAGATCAACGGGGCGTAACTGTCACATACGGGAGACAGCGGGTGAAATACTCGGGCGCAGGGTTAAACTCCCTCACGCTCCACCAAAAAAGAAAGCACCTTGACACCGAAATGGCGTCAAGGTGCGTTTCTTACACCAGCAGCTGAATAAGCGGCTGAAGGAAGTTCTCGTAGTTGTAGCTGATGTCCAGCTCCTCAAGCTGATCATCCTGAATGTACTCGAAGTACACGTCGTTGCTCGCCAGCCGCAGCTTGAGCTTGTACTGGTAGATGGCGTTCAGTTCCCGGTAGTAGTCGTGAGCCAGCTCCAGACTGACGTAGCAGTGACGTAATTCTTGGAGATAGTCGAAGATGAACTGCTTGTCCTTGTACTCGTAGAACTTCATGAGAATCTTGATCTCTTCGATCAGATTGTCCTTGGCCTCCACGTCGTGATCCAGCCCCTTGAACCAGAACCTGTCGGTCTTGGCGTGCAGGAAGAACTCCTTCTTCCGCAGGAGCATGTATGACGATGCCGTCTCCCGGAGCGTGAAGACCACGTTGTCGAACTCCAGCACGGTCGGCTTCTGGTCGTACATCGTGATCGAGTCCTTCTTGACGCTGAGGATCCGGTCCTCGTCGATCTCGTTGTGCTCCCTGAAGAGCCTCATGTGCTCGATGAATCCGTCGTTCAGCTGCTTGACGAACTCCTTGTTGTCCCTCGCGTACTTACCGATCTCGATGTGACGCTGCTTCTTGGTCATCCCGGATATCTGCTTGACGAACTTCTCGGGCAGCAGTCCGTTGTTCTTCGATATCGACCAGCCCCCCTCGATGATGTCGTACTCCTGAATGCTCTTGTTCTTCAGAACGAGAATGTCCTCGTTCAGGTAGACGAGTGAGTTCACGCTTCCAGACATAGTGTCTCCTCGTACAGTTGATCTTTAGGTTTGTTTTGCGAATATATAATTCTCATGATTGCACTTGGGATGCGCATTGACATCCTTCAACATATAAATTATATATTTGTAATCGATTTCTCAATTTCCCGCACGGCGGGAGATGAATATCTGGAGAGTAAATGAGTATTGCTTACTTCACGGTGCCGAACGATCAGCACCAAGTAACCAACATTGCGGCCGCGATGGATTCCCGTGATCTCGACGATCACGATATCATCAACATCGAAACGGTCAACGCCAACACTCTCGTGAAGGTATGGTTCCGCCAAGTTAAGATGGTTCCTTCCGGCGTCAAGGTCGCCGAGATTGATGTCTCGAAGGCTATGGCGTCCAACATGATCACCAATGCCGGTCAGCTGGTTGCCGCATTCGGCGCACCGCAGACCCGCTATGAGCCGCCTCCTAACCCGGACGCTCATCCGGAGACGAGCTACGACCCGGCAGGATGGACTCCGGGCGTCAAGTACGAGAAGGGTGATAAGGTCACCCTCAACGGTGAAGTCAAGGTAATCGGCAATAGCGGTACCTCCGCAGATCTGGATCCGAAGCCAACCGTCCCAGCAACTGATGTAAATCAAGCCAAAAGCAAGATCGCACTGAAGTCGCTCCCGAACAGTAAGCACCGCCGCTAAACGAAAAATGCTATATGGGTCAACAGATTCATATAGCATTTTTATCGATTTCGCGTTATAATGCAAAGATGTGGCCGAGGGTGCAAAATGAGTAAACGTAAACAGAGTAAGCAAGATAAAGAAGCCTTGGAGTTGGAGCGCAAGCTCGGCGGTCTCTTGGGCTGGGTTAACATCGAGCAATCATTGGCAGTTGATGGTACCGTCATCTTCACGGGGATTGCACCGAAGAGCAGTAAGGTCAGCGTCCTCCCGCAATGGGTACGCGACTGGCGCGACTGCGGTCCTCTGCTGACTCAGGTCAGTATGATCGCGATCTACATCGACAAGGACGCCGACGAGATCGAGTGTCATGTCAATTCTCCAAACATGTCGAAGTACAATGACTTGGCACTGCGCATGGGGATCGTCGAATCCTTTATTGACGACATCGAAGAACAGAAAGAAGAAGAACCTGTATGCTCCAGCTAAAACCACGTAACATCGACGATGCATTCGTCGAAGCAAATCTGATCACCAATCACGAGCCACTGAGCAGCGATGCCAAGTTCACCCTCGACGGCGTCTTCTCCGAGAAGATCTTCGGCACGATGGCGAACGGCATCGACTACTCCTGCACCTGCGGGTGCTATCAAGGCGAGTTCAACAAGGGCTACGAGTGCGAGATCTGCAACGACCCTGTCGTGTTCAAGGGTCTGGCGCTGAAGAAGGAAGGCTGGATCGATCTGGAGTACCCGATCATCCACCCGGTCTTCTACCGCTACCTGAAGAAGATCATCGGTGCGACCAATCTGCAGTCGATCATCAACTACAAGGGCAAGATCAAAGTGTCCGGCCAGCTGGACGAGGCTCCGCTGGAGTACCCGTTCCACGAGATCGGCATGATGCGTTTCATCGAGAACTTCGAGACCATCGTGGACAGCTACATCAGCCAGAAGTCCGAGAAGGCCGTCAAGCACGCCAAGGATATCGCCTTCATCGTCGAGCATCAGGAGCTTGTGTTCATCACCAAGTACCCGATCATCAACAGCCGCCTCCGTCCGGCGACCATCCTGAACGGCGAGTTCAGCTTCGACGCGATCAACAACCTGTACAACGGCATCATCCGTGGCTCCGGTCTGCTGCGCGATCTGACCGAGATCGAGAAGAACGACATGAACATCCTGTCTCTGGTCTACAAGAACCAGATGCTGGTGAACGAGTTGTTCGATACCGTCATCGACACGCTGTCCAACAAGGACGGCTACATCCGTGGCTCCCTGATGGGATGCCGCCTGAACTGGTCGAGCCGCAACGTCATCACGCCGCTGACCGGCAAGTACGGTATGGACCAGTGCGTCATGCCTTACCTGACCGCGATCGAGCTGCTGAAGCCGCTGATCATGCGCAAGCTGCAGAAGCTGAAGAAGATCAGCATCGCGGCGGCGCACAAGATCTGGTTCGAGGCCAATCTGGTCTACAACAAGCTCGTGCACAGCATCATGCGCGAGCTGGTGAAAGAAAACAACATCCGGATCCTGCTGAACCGTAATCCGACGATCTCGGTAGGCTCTATCCTGATGCTGGAGGTAGCCGATATCAAGGAGGACATGGAAGACGTCACCTTGAGCATCTCCAACCTGATCCTGCCGTCCATCTCCGGCGACTACGACGGAGACGTTCTGAACATCGTCATGCTGTTCTCCAAGGCGTTCGTCGATCTGTTCCGTCCATTCATGCCGAGCAACCTCGTCATCGACACCGACAGCGGCGAGTTCAACGGCAATTTCGCACCGTTCAAGGACGTGGCTATCGGCCTCCAGTCCATCGTGAACTAGGAGGTAAAATGTGCCCTCTGCCAACAAAGCGTGAACACGTCTTTCTGGCCGGGGCGCTCCTCTTCGCTATTCTGTACTCGACTGCGATCGAGGCTATGGCGGGGTGGAGCGCCGAAGTGGATATCCTGAAAACCGCGTGTAACGATAACGACGGTCTGAAGGAGATCTACCGAGACTGGAAGAACAAAGGTCGTCCGATCGTCGCCGAGTGCTACGACGGTACGAAGTGGCGAATATTCAATGGGAAGGTAGTACCGTATGCCAAGCAAGAAAAAACTCCGTAGCATCACGGACATCGAGTGGCTGCAGCTCAAGACCGGGCGCGGTCAGGATGCCACCGGCTATCCATGTCACGACTACGGTGACGGCGGGTTCTTCTACTTCTGGCCGTGGGGAACCCAACCCGAGATCAACATTATCCACAAGATTGGTGCGAGCTGTCCTGTCAAAGCAGCTAAGGCGTTCCTGGAACACTACGTCAAGAACCCGTCCGGTGACATGACGACGCACTACCCACCAGTAAAGAAATCCAAGAATGCAAATCAAGGGAAAACCAAAAAAGGTCGTTGACTGGCTCCTGAAGCACTTCGACCTGAAGGACGTGATCGTTATCGGCGCGATCGCGTTTGTCTACATCAATGGCATCTACGTCCAGAAGCAACAGAGACTGGAGATGGAGGAAAGCTACCTGCGCGGCTATGCCGATGGCGTGAAGTTCTCCCTCAACCCCGGCACGGATAACCAACCGAAAGGAAAGAAATAGATGTGTCTCCCATATCAGATCGAATTCTCGATGTCTAACGGCATCAACGGCAAAGCCAATATCTACAATCACGTCGATGCTCGCACCCGTATGAAGGAGATCTGTAGGGATCCCAAGACGGTCAGCGCCGTCCTCTGGACGACCAACGACGATGAGGGCGAACCATCCAGCCCGACTGTCATCAGCCGCCGTAACAAGACCGATCTCGCTTCCTTTGAGATCATTCCAATGTAAGTCAACCAAGGAGGTAGCATGAAGAAGTCCCTCGTAATTCACGTCAAGAGCGATTTTGACGTGACAGCTTTTGTCAGCCGTGCGTGCAAGGACCACGAGCTGGATCCACCGATCCTGATCAAGCGCGAGAACAAGATCTCCGAGTACAAACTCGTAGGTCCGGAGCAGAAGCTGGCACAGGCCGTGTGCGCCCACTTCCTCGACGACGATGCTCACGACTTCACCGAGGCATCGATGATCGCTGCGACCGAGAAGATGATGGCGTCGGCCATCGAACACGCCGAAGCATCGGTCTGACCCAGCGGCCCTACCCTTACCGGGTAGGGTCAACAAGGAGTCAAGATGGCTACAAAGAAGAAGCCCCAATCGACTGTTGTCGTGGACACATCCAAGGAAGTGGACGACGATAAACTCTCGAACCAGCAGCTCGCCGACCTGTACGGTGCGCTCACAACCCGCGTGCAGAGGATGCTAGCGGATCCAGTCTTCAAGCGTCAGCAAGAAATAGAGGACGCGCTGCGACTCAGGGTGTACGAAACCAAGAAGCACACTGAGAAGGTCGAACTCAAGGGCAAGGAGTGGATAGTCACCCTTCCGTCAGTGAAGAAAGAGCTAGACATGCGTGACATCAGACACAGAAAGATCAAGAAAAGGAACACATGAACTCGTTACTAATGGTACTCTTCGGTGCCCTCCTGCTGTTCGCAGGTATGGCGGTGGTACTGGAACTGAAGCGGAGCCGGACCGATCTCGACTCCGTCATTCTCTACAACATCTCGGCCAACTTCTTTGGGTTGGCGTTCATTCTGTATCCCAGCCTGTCCACAATCCACATGATCATCTGCGCGATGATCATCACCGTGATCGAGCTGGGTATCATGCAGATCATCATCAGCGGCAGGGCTTTCGGCATCGAATGCTCACGCATGAAGATCTACCGTCGTTGGAAGGGCGGTATATGGGTAGTCATGTACGATGACGACAAGTGGCACCATGCCAATGCCAAGGGCTTCGTTAGTGGTGGCGGTTGCCATTACACCTTCTTGGGCAACAAGAAGGTCGAGATCTACGACCCGATCGTCGATCAGGAGAAGTTCGCCAAGGTGGCGGAAGAGGGCGTACCTCAGATCGTGACTTGGAACGTCCGCGAGATGCCGGTGGTCGGCGGTATCACTGCGAGCTGGGTTCCTCCGAGCCGGATCTCGTTCTTCGCCGACGGCATTGACCTCGTGATCAACGGCGACGGTACGATCACATGGAACGAGGAGAAGGCCAGCAGCGACGAGGCCGCTCTGGCATTCCTGGAATCGCTCAAGAAGCTGGCTCCGGAATTCTTCCGTCAGTCGAAACTGTAAGCGGGATGGGTGCGAGGGCGAGAGCCTTCCACCCTTCTTTTTTTTTTGTAAGCGCAACAACAGAATAATCAAATATCGCTTTAGGATCATCATGGCTAAGCTGCAAGCAACCACATTCCCGATGATCGGCTCCGGCACGATGCTGAGTAGCATCACGGGTCTGATCAAGAACCATATCCTTGCGCGGCTCCCCAAGAACTACATCAAGTACGTCTACATCAAGAACTCGATCGCCAGTGTGACCGAGCGCAACCGCGATGAAGAGATGAAGCTCATCAAGGAGAAGCCGTCGCTCTCCCTCGGCCTGAACTACGCCTATAACGAGCCTGTCTCGTTCGGCGACCAGATGCCTTGGGGTATGAGCCGCATTCCCGTCCGTGCCTATCAACGCACCTCGATCTACCGTCCGGTGCTGCTGAACGACATCGACAACATGTACATCTCCACCATCGACGAGCGCATCAAGTTGAACTTTGATGTCGGCATCCGTGTCGATTCGGAGACGCAAGCGTACAATCTCCTGATGTACATGAAATCGTACATCGGTGTCAACCGACCCTACTACCTTAACCGGGCGAACCTTGAGGTTCCGATGCCGATCAATGCTCTGAACCTGATCATCAAGAGCAAGGGCTTCGACATCTCGACTCCGCAGGGTCTGATGGATTTCCATGATTACCTGACGAAATGGTCCGGTGGTCAGATTACCTACAAGAAGAACCTCGGAAGTGGCAACATGAACTACTTCATGAAGTTCTCCTCCAACGTCCTCTGCAAGATCACGGACATGCCGACGATCGACAAGACGATGGAGGGCAAATCGGTTCTGGACGCCATCGTCCGGTACAACATCGAGGTCGAGCTGGTCAACTTCACCAACTTCATCTCGGAGCACGAGGAGCTTCAGCCCCTGCCGGAGCCGCCGCTGCTGATCGGTGAGACCGGTAACACGATGGTCTACAACTTCACCGCCAAGATGCCGTTCACCCGGCAGCTGGACGACGGTAAGGTTCTGGCAGTCACGCTGGACTTCATCACCGACCTCAACTCCGCGATCGACATCACATCGTTCGACGATGCGCTGCGCCCGGACGTGCGATACTTCATCGAGCACCAGCTCGGCCTGATCCCGGATGAAGCTAACGCCATCTTGGATCACACAAAAATCCGGGTACTGCGAGATCACGAGGATCTGATCGAGGATGATGACTTCACCGTGGACTGGTCGAAGAAGGAGGTATCGATCCTCCATCCTCGAACGAACTACGTGTACACCCTCGCCCTGTACCTCGACCTGACCCTGTACAACTCGGTCGTCCGCGAACGCGACAGGATCAACCGTGGCGGTGAGGACGGCAGCAATGTCGTCGAGATCCCCAAGGAGTAAAAAAAAAGATGAACGTAAGGATCCCATCGTGGGATCCTTACGTCTCTTTACTTCAAGTTACTTCTGCTTCTTCTTGGTAGCGAAGCGCATGATGTCGTGCATGTCGCACTTCACCAAGCTGAAGATCTGCTTGAAGGTCACTACCATAGGCAGCATGATCTTCATCACACGGATGTACGTGTTGGTGAACATGAAGAAGATCTCATCGTTGATCTCGATGATGATCTCCTTGTCGTCACGGGTGATGGTCACGTTCTCGTTATCTTTCGTGTGAGCGATGATCTGGTCCATACCTTCGATGGTTTCTTCAGCGGTCGGTACGTTCATCTTGCGGAACTTCTCGCTGAAGACCATGGCGATTTCCTGACCCAACTCTGCGTTAGCGATGGCATTGGTTTGTACGACGGTATCTACGCTGATGATGATTTTCATATGGACTCCATTTAGTTAGTTTGATTTAAGGTACTTCGGTACTAGATATCCCTTCTAGACCATCCTAATCATATCTCTTTGACTCTACAGTAGATTCGGTTTTTTGAAGGTTTGCCGGAAGGTGTCTATTCCAAACACTTTATTAGCGAAATACGAAGTTCCACCAGAAAGAGGAATACTATGTCTTTACCAATCAACTATCGCCGCGACCTCGCAGGGAAGGTGTACCAGCTCACGCAGTACTCCCCTCTGCAGCCGATCGCGGACAAGAACTACGACATCGTGAAGCTGAACGAGCGTCTGATCAAGATCAACCACGCCGTCCGTGTCTGCTTCGACGCGATCGCGGACTTGGCCACTCGCGACTCCTCGTTCCTTCCGTCGTTCTTCCAAGGCTTCGTGAACCCGGTGTATGTGAAGTCCCGCACCTATGAGGATCTCACGAACCACCTGTTCATCAACGGCTTCAACAGCAACGGCACCCCGATGTCGTTCAGCGAGAGCCGCGTGGTGTACTCGTACGCCGATCTGGGTGATATCACGAACGAGGACTACGACTTCGTGCTGTACAAGAACGGTGAGATGATGCAGCGCGACGACTTCGACGTGAGCAACACCGCTTACGGCGTCAAAGCCTACGTGAAGCAGGACAAGCTGATCAACAACGACAACGTGACGATGGCGGTTTACCGCATCTTCAACGCCAAGTACCAGATGTACAAGGACACGATCCAAGCCCCTCAGACGGGCTACAACGCGATCGTGGACGTCAACATCAGCTTCCCGAGTTTCTACAGCGTCGAGTACCTGCAAGTGGCCGTGCGCCACGTCAACCAGCCTCACTACGAGGTACTGGATCCGGCTACCTGCTCGATCACCTTCGACAGCGCCAACCGCAAGCTGCGCGTCTTCGTGCGTGGTGTCCAGCTGGCAAAGTTCGACACCGTGATCGTGTACGATACCACCAGCTACTTCCGTACCCGCATCTTCGGCTCCAACCATGACGGCGCTCGTTCGTCAATCCATCCGGTCGCGCTGATCCAGAAGACCGATTCCGGCGAGAACGTCCCGGTGGCCTTCTCGAACTACCGCGACTTCGACATCTGGTTGAACGGTCGTCACCTGATCCCCGGTAAGCACTTCGTCGTGACTCCCGGTCATCAGCTGGGTCTGGACGACAAGATCAACTACATCGAATTCCTGATCCAGCAGCCGTCCGAGTCGTCGTACTGGGTCGAGATCATGAAGAACGTCCCTTACAAGGACAACAACACCACGTACCTGTCCAAGGACAAGCTGGATGTGCGCGGCGTTGAGTTCGTCAACACGAACCTGTTCCCGATCATGAAGAACATGGGCGAGTGCTTCATCAACGGTCGCTTCGTCAACCCGGCCAAGCTCTCGACCGTACACCGTCAGGTGCTGGTCGTGGACAACGTGGACGACACCACGGACTTCTTCTACAAGTTCAACCCGCCGATCAACGACGCTACCAATGCGATGATCGAAGAGGCCGTTCTGGCTTCGACCGACTTCGACAAGTTCGTCAATCTGACGGGCGGTATCAACAACCTGATCTCGGTGACGAAGAACCAGCGCGATCCGTTCCCGGTCAAGGCTTATCCAGACGTGGTCGAGTCCTACAACGGCTTCGTGATTCCGATCGTGACGAACTACCTGCGCTGGGCGCTGGCTGCGGTTCCGGACATCGGCAACTTCGTCCTCGACCAGAACGACGCCCTCGCCACAAGCCTGTGGGATCTGTCCTTCTGGGACCAGCAGTACGTCAAGGACGCAATCATCGATTGCAACCGTCTGCTCTCGCTGGACATCAACATCGACTGCAACTACGGCGACTTCCGTGGTGCGGACTCGCGTGCGGCCCTCATCAGCAAGCATGCTCCGATCATCTCCAACTTCGGAGCGTACGCTCTGGAGACGGCTGCGGATACCCTGTCCGACTTCACCGTTGACAGCAACATCCCGGTCATTCCGGAGCTGTGGAACCTGACCGGCTGGAACGAGCCAAACATCCACGACGTCAACCTCGACGCTAACCTGCAACTGAACGACCCGGTAGAAATGTCGGGTAGCGTGTGATATGAAGAAAACACTTAAAGACACCTACGTCTACAAGGTGCTGGGCCTCGACAACACCGTCGCGGCTTGCGCCAAGATCAACGCCGAGTTGGACTCCCGCCGCGTCACCGGCGACCGACTCGATGCGATCCTGAACGACATCAAGTTCAAGATCAACTACCCGACCAAGATCCGCATCATGGACGAACTGAAGAACGGCACCATCGTCTTCGTCGATGAGCCGGAAGCCAATGCCCTCCCGGCATGGCTCTACGGCAGTGCGGGTGGTCAGGTGCGCGCCGTGGTCAACCTGTTCGGCAAGGTCCGCACCGGACGCGACGGCCAGATGCAGTTCAACGTGCGCGAGGTCTTCGCTCTGGCGCAGATCGGCTTCACCATCAAGGAGTTCTACCTGAAGGAGAAGGCGGTCACCCAAAACATGATGATGTCGAAGCTGGCAGTGGTCATCTACGAGCGCATGATCTACCGCGTTCTGGACACTCTGTACTCGCTGGACATCGGCCCCGCGTGGCTGCGCACTCAGGTCAAGCTGGAGATCCGCTTCTTCGCAACGCAGTACCTGCTGGAGAAGCCGGACGACGACGCGATCTACAAGTTCGTGGCGATGGACCTCGCCAAGGCGCTGGGTACCTCCCCTGAGCAGCTGATCGCACAGGTCGCGTCCAGCAAGACCGAAGGCGATCCGGTCGATCCGGCAACCGGCATGTTCGTGAAGTACTCCAGCATCCCGAACCTGATCAAGCACCTGCAGAACGCCAATCCGATCCTGAAGGATCTGGATACGACGACCTTCCTGCGCAAGTACATCATGATGTATGGCGAGAAGGCTCTGCTGATGCTGGAGAGCTACTCGTACTTCTTGGCACTCATCATGAGCGTCACGCTGTCGGGTAACATCGTCAAGGACTTCGGTCTGGAGGCGGTGGTCGGTAAGGAGGGCGTGTCGATGTACAACACGTTCTTCGATCTGACTCGATAAAAGAAACCCCATACCCTTTGCGGGGTATGGGGATCTTCTTACTTCTTCTCGGTGACGGCAGCGCCTTCGCCCTTTTTCACCTTCTCGGCGTCGGTGGCGTTTTTGCTCGCATCGGTCTCGCCCTTCTTGAACTTGTCGTCCTTCAAGGCATCTGGCAGCTTCCCTTCGGACAGCAGCTCTTCCATCAACAGTTTAACAGACATCATTTCCTCGCGGGGTGGTTTCAACTAACGTCGTGTTCTCACGAAAAAAAAAAGAAGGTGCCCGTACCCCTCGTGAGGGTACGGAGCCTTATTCAGTGGTGCTACACCGAGTGCATGCGATGTTCGTCTTCTTGGGCGCGTTTCTCAAGGTGTCTGGTGAACTTGTGCGCGGTGCGGATCTCGATCTTCTGGAAGAACGGAGTCTTACGCAGCTTGCGGTTCAGTAGTACGGAGAGGATCAAGGCGATCAGCATCAGAGGGATGCCGATGCACGCGGATATCGTTGCCCACATGATAACCGCGAAGAGGCTGTTGGCGATGTTGAACGAGTTGATCGACGTAATCAGCCTCGGGAAAACCGACACCATTATGGATGGTACACCGAAAGCGCCAATGATGGCGATCACCACAGAAATGATAATACCTTGCATTTGAAGCTCCTATCGATAGTTTGAATGAAGACTAAATGAGGGACGATTCCCTCTTCAGTTCACAAGAATCATATATCCTTGAGCAGGATTCAGATTCGATTTTCGCCAACACTCACATAGTCAAACACACAGGAGTGCGCATGAAGCAACTCGTAACCAAAGCGGCCCTCTGGCTGCAGCGGATGATCATCAAATCCAAGATGCGGATCAACCAGAGCCTCTCTATCTCGGACTTCCTCGTGGCGATCTCGGACCACCGGCTCGCCAAGGCCATGACCGAGCGGAACGAGCTTATCATTGTCGAGGTACCCCGTAACGTGGTATTTCGTGGGGTAAACAACATAGTTTTCGAGGATAACGTCCGGATCCATTCGGAGGCCAACATGGTCGTCACCGCCTTCGAAAAGATCAGCATTAATCCACCAGAGCTGAGGGGTGACACCTTCTTCACTCAGGAGCAGCTGGGCGATTACTTCAAGGAACTGACTGCCAAGGTGAAGGCTCTTGAGCACGCTCTGGCCAACCAGCCTAAGCACCAGTGCTGCGCTCCTCCCAAGGCTCCGGCCCTTCCGATCCCGGCAGTGAAACCTTTCAAGCCGAAGCACAAGCAGAAGGTGAAATCGCGGTATTCCCACTCAGCAGAGTACCCAAAACAACGTCAAGGAGCTTAAATGTCAGCAGCAGCAGTAAGACTTGGCGACAAGTGCAGCGGCCACGGCCCGTTCTCCCCTCGCCCATCGACCGAGGGAAGTCCCAAGACGATAGTCAACAACAAGCCGGTGGTCCGCGTTGGTGATGCTTGGGCCAACCACCCACACCCCGGAAAGCAAGCCTCCGGATCCCCGACTGTCTTCGCTGAAGGAAAGGCGATAGCCCGTGTTGGCGATAACATCGACTGCGGCTCCAAGTCCTCCAACGGAAGCCCGGACGTATTCATAGGATAGACCATGTACAAAAACGAAGAGGGACACGTAGTCCAGTGGACAAAGTTCAGCGAATCCAAGCCCGAAGAGGGACAACACATCCTCTTCCGGGAGGAGCGCGAACGCTGCGAGATGTACCCCGATGGCTGGGCCAAAGGGACTGGTCACTACTACGCTGAAGACGCCTCCGATTGGAATGGCGAGTGGATGGAGTGGCCTCGGTAAAAAAAAAGATCCATAGCCCCGCAAAGGGCTATGGATTCTTCATTTACTTCGCGTTGCGACGAGCGGAAATGCACATGATGCTGCGGACATCGAACTCAGCGCCGTGCTTCCAGTGACGGAACTCGGCTGGAACGTCCTCCATGATCTCGTAGACACGCTTGATGTCGTTGTTCACCATGTAGTAGCGCACCAGAGCAATCACCTTTGGCGTGCCGGACAGACGACTGTACATGATCTCCATGTCATTGTGACGCGCCTCGGTCTGGTAGGTGTGGTAATCGCTGGTGAAGTCTGCCCACTCCTCGCTGCTCACCACCTTGAAGCCGCCGTGCATCAGCGTCTTCTTCGATTGCTCTTCAAAATTTACCGGGCTGGTTGGATCGATGTTCATTGTAACTCCTTATGCAAGCATGAGACGCAGCTTCTTACGCTGGTCGATATCGAGGAACTTGTTTGCTTCAGTCAGATTGGCTATCATCTTGGCACGATAGTCATCTGCGTTCTTCCCCGCTCGAACTTTATTCTTTGGAACCAGACCATACAACTCGTACAGCTCGTCCTCATCGTCCGAGTAGACGAAACTGAACGCAACGGTAAGGTGCTGCAGGAAGTTCAGGTGATCCAGATTGGCACCGGACTCGGTCAGGAGTTGAACGACGATGTCGAGATTCTTGCGAGCGTCCGACTTCAGTTCAGTCTTCATTCCCGAGAAGAATGCTCTGAAGTGGTCTGGACCCGGATCATTCATCGAATTAGATCCGAAGGAGAAGTATGCTGGCAGCACCCCAGCCTCCGCGATCGCATAGACGCCGTAGGTCTTTACGACCGACGTCATCATGTATTTGCGAGTATGGCGGCTCTTGACACTCGAAACGTTCTTCAGAGTGAAAGACTCCAATGGGATCTCGCGGACGTACATACTGAGGTAAGTCTCCAGCATCTGGACAGCTACCGCGTGCGAATGCTTGCCGTCCTTATTGAAGTCATTGCAATCCTTGAAGAAAGTCTCGGCGTCCATGTCAAGACGCTTTGGACCCTCGATGATTGGATCCATCAAAAGCTGCGGTGCAACTATGTCGATCACATCGTCCTGAAAGCCGCTCTCCCGGAGGAACGCATTCTCCTCGACCATCATCTTCTTGGTGAAGCTGTTGGGGAAAGAATCTCCGTATCCGGGTCTCGTGGCACTGCCGACGATGACCATGTCCTTCCAATCTACAATGAGTTTGTCCAGCCGGATGTATCCTTCGGCATCCTCAAATACCACATGTTTGAGAAACTTGAAGGAGCTCATGACGCTGCTCGTGTCGCACAGCCTGTTACCCTTCATGTCCGGGATCAAGATCTCCTCGAAGATGTGCTCGATCACCATGCTGTTTGTCAGCGCCTTCTCGTAGACTTTCGATGAAAGCTTCGCGAACAGAGCCTGCACCGGATCGATAGGGGTGTAGTACCGCTTGTGATCGGAGGTCGGAGGGAACTTGGCCTCCATGACGAGACGAATGATGTCGTGTTCCACCAGCGTCTCCACCGAAAAGGAGCGCACCGCGCTCTCCAGCACAGCCAGTCGCTTCCAACCGCTGTCGCCAAACAGCTCGACACACGCAGCGACTTCTTCAGGCTTGCATGGAAGTTTTTTGCGAGGCTTCAAGGCGAGGACAGTCAGGTTCTTACTGATTTCTTTTCATCTTCAATGAATTTTGCGGTATTCATAGTCCGTTCAATCAAAAATAACCCATAGACCTTTTGGCCTATGGGTTGGTTACATTACTCTTCGTCGCCGCGTTCATCCTGCAGCGTTTCGAGGGCTTCTTCCTCCATCCCCTCGTTCTCCATCGTGATACCGATACCAGAGAAGTACGAGCGAATCACCTGTGCGGCATTCGTGATCGTGTTCTCGGTGTCGGTGCCGATGTTGACGCGGTTGATGTTCTGGATGTCGTTGCGCAGCAGCTTGACGATCTGGTTCCGGCGCTCCACGTTGTGCGAGGAGTAGTGACGCAGGAAGTTCACGATCGGCTTGGAACCTTCTGGGCCGTTGGACAGCATCAGCATGTTGAACGTCTCCTGCTCGCCGAAGCGGATCGGAGACGAGTTGTTCATCGCGGTACCCTTCTTGTACTGCTCGTTGCTCTTGAACGGAACGTTGAGCAGACTGATCTGACCAGCCGAGCGAACGGAGAACTTCGACGCGGCCTCGTGCTTCAGCTGAATGAAGTACATGTCGCCGAGGATCTGCGCCTGAAGCAAGCCCTCGAATTTGAGCTTGTTGATGCCGAAGTGGTTATACAGGTTCGACATGATCTGCGGCGTGGCGTTCTCGAAGAAGGGAGGCTGATGGATGTACAGACCCTTCTCGAAGACGGCCTCGCAGTAAGCGTCGATGAACTCGTCGGAGTCCGGCTGCGTATCGGCGAACTCCAGCAGCTCGGTACGCTGCAGCGGGTTCAGGATCTCGAAGAACTCCAGAATCGCGTTGAAGAGCCAGTAATTGCGCTCCAATACCACGCTCTTCGCCTTGAGGATGATCTCGTTGGCGATGAAGTTCAGCTCCTGCTCGAACAGCTGTGCGATGTTCATACGCCCGGTGACGCCGAGCGGATTCAGCACCACATCCGGGATGCGACCGTCTGCCGTGCGCGGCATCTGGTCATCCGGGATGATGGCGGAGATAACGCCCTTGTTGCCGTAGCGACCGGTGATCTTCGAACCGATGTAGATGCCGTGGTCCTTGCGGATTTTGAAGCGCAGCACAGCACCCTCGAACTCGGAGCGATCCTGACTGAACTTGATGCCCGAGTTGTAGTCCTTGGCCTTCTGGAACAGGAAGCCGACATCGTCGCGCAGGGTCCAGCCGTTCTCTTTGAACTGAGTGATCATGTCCTCCAGTTCCTGATACTTGGCCTTGTTGTGCTCGATCAGGACGCGGATCGGCTCGTTGAAGGTGTAAGCCAGATCCTTCTCAGCGAAGTTGCTGAAGACCTCGATGTCCTCGATGACGCCGTCGAAGAAGAAGCAGGTGTCGGTGCGCTCGATGGTCGCGCCGTTCTCCTTGAAGTCGTTCAGGATCGAACTGTAGTTGATCCGGCGACGGGCCGCGAGGATGCCGCCCTTGATCTTCTGACCGACCGTCGGGAACGGCTGGTGACGACCCTTGTCGCCGTACAGGTTCAGCAGAACGTCGTTGTTGTTGACGACGATGTCGGCTTCGGTCACGGAGGTGTGACTGAACTTTTTAGCACCCGACGCACTGAGTGGGATGCCGTCTTCGAAGGTCAGACCGTCTTTCGCGAGAAACAGCACGTTCAGGTTGACGCCGTACTTCAGATTCAGGCCGTCGTCGTACATGTTGGTGCGCTCCAGCAGCGTTCCGGCCTCCAGAGTATCCCCGAACTCCATCTCGGGCATTTTCCGTACGTTTTTGTGCCCATAGTTCTCGGTCAGGCGCGACACGGAGGTGTGGTGGAAGACGCCCACGGACTCGTCGCCGTACAGGAAGAAGTGGTACGCGTTGTTCTCGTTGAACTCCACGGTGCCAATGAAGGTGGCGTCCTCGGTCAACTGGGTGTAGCCCATGCCGTGCGAGTACTTACCGACCTGATTCTCGAAGCGGCTGAAGACCTTCGGGATCTCTCCCTCGTTCAGCGTCAGTGCCTGACCGATCTGGCCGGTGAACATGTTCAGGCGCGAGCCATCACATTTGTTGACGTTTGGAGTGAGGACGTCCTCACCCAAGAAGTAATGGGGTGGTCTTTCCGTCACCACCTCGACGGCCTTAGCGGTTGCGGTCTTCTTGATGACCTTGGCTGCTTCGGTTGGTTTCTTCTTTGCCATGTGTGTTTCCTAGATGCGAAGCGATTTTGGTGGCAGCACCATGAGTGCCTCTGCCTTGAACGTGGTAGCGAACTCGGCGTACGGCTCTCCGCGCCGGTGCTTGCTGTCCTTCTTCCAGTAGATGATGCGATCCCTGTGCTCTGTCGGCGAGAACCCCTTGATGCGGAAAGTGACGTTCTCGCGAGTGACGTAGTACTTCTCGGTCTCGCGGATGATGTCCGCTATGAAGACCTTAGGGGTACCGTCTACCGGCGAGTTGTACTCAGTGATCTTGAGGAACCGAGCTTTTTGTTGTTGTTGGACCATACAAAATTTCCCAAATGAAATGGGGTACGACCGTTGTGATCGTACCCCAGTTTACGTTACTCTTCGAACTCTTCGGTCAAGCTGTTGCGGTCAACCGCTTCGGCGGTCGAGGCACCATTCTTGGCTTCGAGGATCGTGCCCATTTTCTCGGCGATGTAGGTGTTCCAGCTTTCTTGGAAGTCACCGTCGCCGTTGTACAGGGTCAGGAAGTCCTTCTGAGCGAAGGTGTGTTCCGGTGCCGGAGCGATGTAGAACTTCTGACCCTGCTTCTTCAGCACACCCAGCGTGTCCTTGATGTGGTAGTAGTTCGTCAGCGCGTTGTGGAAGCCCAGCTTGCCGTGGTAGAACAGCGGGGCCGACAGCTTGTTGTAGCCCGAGCGGGTCTTCAGGAAGTTGCAATAGACCAGACGGCCTTGGATGCCCAGATCCTTGTCGTCCTTATACTCCTTACCGGCCTTCAGCTTGAAGACGAACGACGCCATGTAGACGAACTTGTTACCGCCCGAGATGTTCTCGTCCTCGCCCAGACCCGGCAGCTGGATCTTCTTCTCGGCGTACGGGTTGATGGTGATCTTGGTCGTGATGTGACCGATCGCCATGATGGTGATGTTGTAAGCTTCCAGCAGGTGCTCGACGCCCATCAGGAACGCGGAGTTGCCCTTGGCGATCGTTGCTGCGACCATGTTGGAGTCCATGTCGGCCTTCTCCAGCAGCTCTTTGTTGCGCATCGCGGCGACGGAGTCGATGATCAGGATGGTCGGCGGATAGATCTTGCAAGGCTTGCCTTCCAGCGTGTACCAGTCCAGCAGCTCGCTCGGCGGGAGGTTGCGCTTGTGCTCGGCGATCTCGAACAGCTGCTTCTTCAGGAACTCGACGGTCATGTCTTCTTGGTTGAAGACGGTGAAGGTGTTGTCGTATTCTTCGTCCGTGCAGCCGGTCAGGTTCTTGACGCGGGAGCGTGGATCGGTCGATGAACGCTCGAAGTCGGCGAGGATCACGTCGCCGTTCATCGGGTGCGCCATGTTCCATGCTGCTTGGATCAGAATGGTGGTCTTACCGGACTGCGAGTGGCCGACTGCCATGTGGATCTTGCCCATCGGCAGACCGATGTTGTAGAACTCTTCGTTGTCAGCGAGGTTGGTCGCGACGGTACCGCAGTTGTAGTCGATCAGGTCGATGCCGGTGGCGACGAACATGGTTTCGGACACGGAACCCGGAGCCTGTTTCTTGATGATGTCGGCCTTGGTACCTTTGATTTGCTTGTTCAGAATGCCCATTGATTACTTTCAAACTTGAGGTTGCTGGGAGTCGGATGATTCCCGTAAAGATAATATATTCACTACCGACCGGCTGAAGTTAGCCGATGATGCGGGTAGCGGACCAGCGGGTGGCGCTGCGCAGCGAGATCTCGAAGATCGGTTGCTGCAGGAAGCGATCCTGCGTCTCGTTGAAGATCTGGATGCCCATCAGGAATGAAAGGTTCGGCTGCTTGCCGATCTTCTCCAGATTACCCTTCAGGAAGGTCAGAACCGGATTCATCAGGTAATCCGCCTCGGCGTCACGGATGTCACCGTTGGCGGCAGCGGTGGTGCGGTTCACGCAGCGTTGCGGCTGGTTGTTGGAACCGTCCCACGCCGCCACGAAGGAGACGTGAGCAGCGATCAGGTCGCCGCGCTCGGTGATGAAGCGTTTGAAGACTTCCGGGTCACCGAAGGCCGTCATCACGACATCCGAGTTGATGTCGTGGACGTAGCGACCGAGCGCGCTGTGGTCACCGAACAGGGCGTTCTGCGCCTTGCAGTAGCCGTCCAGCACTTTACTTGCTGCCACGGAAGCGTTCGATGCGTTTGCCTTTGATTGGTCCATTGTCGTCTTTCCAGAAGAGGTGTTTATTGGTGTTTCCACCGGCTGCAGCCTTGTGACCACCGCCGTTGAAGTGCTTTTCTGCAATCTTTGCTACATCCACCGGACCATCTTTGAGGGTACGCAGACTCAGGTAGTAGCGCTCCTTGTCAGTGTCGTAAACCCAGATGATCGCGAGGTCGTACTTTGCGCAGAGTCGATTGCCCAGCTCAGACGCAAACATGTTGTCGGCACCTACCGTCGCAACGGTGAAGCCGTCGATCTCGCCGACGACCAGTGTCTTGTTGTTCAGCAGCTCTTCGATCTGGTTGTTGAAGAGACGCAGTTGAGCCTCACCCTCGCGAATGAACTCTTTGTAGAAGTCATCGATGTTGAAAGACTCGACGAGTCTGTCCCAGCAGTCGAAGTCCATTGGCTGCGAGGCGATGTTGATCATGAATTTCTTAGTATCTTCCAGATGGAAGTTCCAAAGGTCACGATCCTGAACGTGGTCCACCAGACGCTTCAGACCCACCAGTGTCGCCGCGACTGCGGGACTGTGAGCAATGAAGCGATCCCAAGACAGACCGGCACCGGACTTCTTGCCGTCCAGACGCAGGTACAGCTTGCCGACGATGTCGTTCTCTTCAGCCAGTAGCCTCTGCACACCAGCCATGCGCTTGAACGCTGGCTCGTGGTGGTCGATGACATGCACTTCGGCACCGAGTGCCGCCGTCATCCAGAGCAGTTGTTCGTCGTTGTACGAGAAGTCGAGGACATAGACCGTGGTGTCCTTGTCGATCTTGTCGTACGGCGGAGGATGCCCGTAGAAGACTGGCAGGATCGTGACGTTGTCGATTTGGCCGCAATTCTTCAGGCCTTGTCTGGCAACATACGCTGAACAGAAACCGTCGAAGCAGTTTCCATGGTACAGTATGAGGTATTTCATGATGTCAGTAATGAAAAGTTACGATTTTCAGGAGGATCGCATTTTCGTGATCCTTGGATTTTCTTACTCGGGGATCAGCTCGGCGATGCGTGCTGCAACTGCATCGCGAACCAGCTTGTCCACGGCGTTGTTGTACTCGCTGTCCTTGTGCGACTTGACATGGATGTACTTGATCTTGATGCTCTCGGTCTTTTCCAGGATCTCTTTGTAGATGTCCTGATGGGCCACCGGCTTGCCGTTGGTCGAGCGCCACTCGCCCTTGGTGCGGATCGATGCCTTGATCCACTTCGAGATGTAGTCGTTGAAGGCGTCGGTCGCGGTCTTGCTGTCGGAGTACACCTCGATCGTCAGCTCGTGCTTGGCACCGAACTTCTTGGTCGCGAAGATCGCTGCGCTGAGGATGCCACGCAGTTCCATTTCGGTGATGGTCGAGTTCTCGACGACGGTCACGGCACGGCCCAGCTCGTCATCGATGCCGGTCGATTGGTCGCGGGTCATGGCGATGAAGCCGTAGGCGGCGACGTTGTCGATGCCGTCCACGTTCTTCACGGTGTTGATACTGCCATCGGTGTAAACCTTGATCTTCAGCTTGGTCTTCATGTGTCTCTTTTCTTGAATCTAGATGAAAGGCCGCTACCCTGAGGTAGCGGCTACTTTGATTACTGCGCGGCGTCCAGATTGATCACGCTGCCGCTGACGGCGACGATGCCATCGGGCAGAACCAACGAGACGCCCTGACCTTCAGCCTTCGCCAGTGCGTCGTACTGGTCCATGATCTGCTTGCTCACCGGCTGCGGATTCGCTTCCACCATGTCGGTGCAGGTGGCGTCGGCCACGACGTAGTAGGTCGGTTGCAGGGTAGCGGAACCTGCAATCAGCTCTTCGGCGTTGACGTGCAGCAGCGGCTGCGGATCGGCTGCGGTGTACGAGTCGTCCGGATGCTTGACGAAGAAGGCCGGGATCGGCACGCCGCTGTCTTCAGGCAGCATGAACGAGGTGTCCGGCGCACCATCGGTCGAGTCGTCCGGGAGCGCGAAGCCGCGCTCTTCGTCGGTCACGTAGCGGTCCAGTGCGGTAGGGATCTGATCGATCTCGGCCCACTGCTCCTCGGCCTGTACGCGGCAGAACTCCAGCCACTCTTCCTTGGTCGAGACAGGGATCTCGGTGACGACCTGAATGCCCTGCTCCGCCAGAATCGACGGGTGGGCGAACACGGCCAGCTGCGAGGTCGGAACCCACTCGGGGATATTGCTCTCGGCGTTGACGCGGGATTCGCGTTGCACCAGCTTGATCAGCTCTTCTTCCGAGGTTGCACGGAAGATGTTGACTGGCTGTTGCGGTTTAGCCAGCAGGCACGAGGTCAGGAAGAACAGTTTGCTCATTTTGGTATTCTCTTTCATGGGTTATTTAAGTCTGAATGTCTTTGGCAGGATCAGTTCCGGCCGGACTCCGAAATCCTTTTGAGACTCGAATTTATTGTACACGATCTTGACCGATTTGTATCGAGGCAGCATGAGGATGCGCTCGAAGTCCTTCAGCGAGATGTCGTTGTCGGCGTAGATGGTCAGGTTCTGCGTCAGGAAGCCCATGCGCATCAGCGTCGCTGGCAGCAGGTTGAAGCCCTTGCCGTTGATCGCTGTGAACACGCGGTTCAGGTTGTCCTTGTCGCTGTAATAGTTGTTGTAGACCGATGCGAGGTCGAAGAAGCCCTCCGACATCACCACATCGATCTCAGGTGCCATCTTCTCCACTCGGGAGGTCATGGTGTAGATCTTGCTGCCCTCGCCGTACTTGTCGAAGCCGATCGTCTTGAACCGCTTCGAGAAGCTGCCGTCGTAGAAGCGGAAGCTCGCGTAGGTGTTGTCCTGAGACAGCCAGCCAACGGCGTGCTTATCAACCAGCCAACACTCCTTGGCGAACTGCTCGTCGTCCAGCAGGTGCTCCAGCCCGTTCAGGATCACGAAATCCTCAAGGGAGTTGATGATCTTGTACTGACGCAGGAGGGTGCGGTCGCAGTCGATGCCGAGGCGGCTGTCGATGTACTCCTTCTTGGGCTTGAACTTGCCCTTGAAGTCGTACTTCGGGAACTTCGCATTCGCCATCCGCAGGACGCCACGGCTACCCTCCCGTACCACCGTATTCCTACGGAAAGCACGGTATTCCCTGTGGATATTCGTCGACAGCTCGTCGTCGAATACACTGAGGTCATCGAGAGTGCCGCCGCTGAGAATCCCAGAGCTTTCGCAACGTTGGCAGAAGAACCAGTACGGCACCTGATTCGTGATGTACAGGTGAGCGTGTGTCCTGTCCTTGGAGCTATCTCCGCAGTACGGACACCGCACCTGAAGCTCGGTCCTCCGAGCGTTGAAGTAAGCGACCTGCTTACTCTGCGTCATCACGCGGTACAGATCATCCAGAATCGTCACGGGTTACTTCCCCGTAGTGATCCAGTCCGGGCCGGGAGGCGTGTCCCAGCCGGTATCTGCAACGGTATAGCCCATCGTGGACGAGTAGAAGGTCAGCTTGCCACCGCGATCGCTGATCGAGCGGATGCCCCACGTATCCTTTCCGTTCTCCGCAGAGTCCGGGTCGTCGTAGACGTTCACGTCACGGTGCGTGCCCTTCTCAGTCACGTACTGCGTGATGATCTCGCCGTGACCGGCTGCGTTGTAGAAGACCTCGACCTTCTTGACGCTGAGCATCGCGACGTACAGCGGATCATCGGCGGTGTTCATGCCAGCGACGACGAAGATGCGGTCGCCGATGTCGTGGATTTGTTGGTCCAGAGTTTTCATTACTTCTTCTCGCTTTCCTTCTTGACGTACTCCACGCCGTCGATGACAACGGCGGTCGCCAGCGATTTACCTTCCGGGACCGTCGCGGAAGTGATACTGTTCGGGCAACGCATGACGGTCAGGCGCTGTCCGTCAGTATTCGTGAGGTAGAAGGTTTTGCAGTCCTTCAGTTCGGACGGCATCGAAGCGAAGTAGAGGGTCTTGGCGCTGTCTACGCAGCCGGTCAGAGCCAGCATCGATGCCAGCAGAATTGCGATACGCTTCATTACATACGCTCCAGGAAAGAAAGAACCTCGCTGATGAGAGGCTTCGGGTTCTCCTCGATTGCTTCGAGGTAGGACGACAGGTCGTTCGACTCGTCGTGGCTTGGCAGGTACTCGAACTCGGTACTCATGATGTCGCCGATGAACACGATGATCGACTTGTTCTCTTCGATCTTCTCGCGGATGAGCGAGTACTTCGAGAGGATGTTGTGGTAGGACTTGGACTGCACGATCTCGGTGACCAGCTTGCCCTTGTGCAGGTTGCGACGGCCACCCTTCGGACGGATCTGCGCCGTGAGGATCGCCGCCAGCGTGTAGTACTTTTGATCGAGCAGCCACTGGCGGAAGATCATCAGCATGTACAGGTATTCCTCGCGGTTGCACAACTGGACGTTGATCTTGTCCTGTGCGCCGAGATAGTGCGTCATCAGGCGCACCTGCATCTGGTTGGGCTGCACCTTGCGGGTGTTGTACGCCAGCTCCTCCGGCGAGAACCGCATCTTGCGGCGATCGATGAAGTTCTTGATGTTCTCCTTGTCGATCGTGTACTGCATCTCGTTGGAGTTCACCAGACGCATCTCGACGCGTTGGAACGGGCTGACGTTGCTCTCGTTGCTGTCGGTGCGGATCTGGCTGATCGGCTTGAAGTTGATCTTGATGTTCTGCGTGAACTGGTACATGATCTGCTGCTTGATCACGACGTGCAGGAAAGAGACGATCGACTTGTTGATGTCGAGCTTCGGTATCGTGTCCCGTACGATCTTGCGGAACAGGTCAAGCGACATGACGTGTTCGTCCACCGAGATGTTCTTCAGGTACTCCCACATGACGCGGTCGGAGTACAGGGTGTTGTTGACGGAGGACTTAATGAACTTCGTGATCTTCTGCGGCAGGTCCAGCTCCACGCCGTGCTCGTCGATGTTGAACACACCGAAGATGCGATTGAACACGTTGATCGTGATGTCCTGCTCCTTCTTGATCTGCATCACGTCCATATAGGAGCAGATCAGAGGGATGACGATTCTCGACATGATCGAGATGCAGATCACCATCTTGGCGTAGGAGTCCTTGAACTGTAGTTCCTCCTCGCCGGTGCGGGTCTCGATCGAGATCGTGTACTCCGCATTCACCTTCTCGCGGATGGCCGTTTGCAGGATCTCGTCGCTGATCAGCTGCTCGAACAGGAAGTCGATGAACAGATTCACGTCGCCGAATGGCACACCTTCCTCGGTATGACCCTCGATGAAGGTACCGTCCTGGATGTTCATCATCACAGTCAGGTAGCTCTCCGGCAGGTCGTCGTAGAGGTCGAAGAAGTACTTCAGATCCTCGACGATCTTACCGATGATCGAGTTGTACACTCGCTTTCGGTTGATGGGAAAGAGGCAGTACTTGGCCTCCTCCCCGATGTTAAACAGCTGGGTGAAATCGAAGGTGAAGTCCTTCTCGTTCACACCAAACAGACTATCAATATTCGTGATCGTCATGCGGTACCCTTTTCATTTTTTGGTGTTTCTTGACTACGCGCTAATTATATATGCACAATTGGCGATTTATGGTTTCAACGACGCACCTTGCTGTCCACTTTGTTGTCGACTTTCGTGTTCAATTTGCTCAGAACACGGGCCTTGCGATCGACCGTTTCCTTCTCACTCTTGTCGATCCGGGCCTTACCGCGTGCGGCGTTCACCGACTTCACGACCTTCTTCTCCACCTTCGGAGCGGCCTGTTTAGGCGCTTTCATCTGCATCTTCTTGTGCATCTTGTAGTCTTGATCCACCTCGGCGAAGCTGCGGACGGCGTTCTTGATGCTGAACTTCGTCGCGTTGATGATGGCCGGGGCGTAGTTGGAGTACTCGTTCAGGCCCAACTGCCGGATGAACATCATGGCGAACATGATGGACTTCTCGTAGTTGACGATCTCGTCCGGGTTGCGACTCGTCGGCGCATGGGTCAGACTCATCTCAGGCAGTTTGCTCTTGAAGTACGGGATCAGGAGCTCTTGCTTGTTGAACACGTACGCGTACGTGAAGGCAAATGCCGAGTTGTTACTGAATATTCGGATGTTTTTGCCGAGCAGATTAGTGCTTTTCGCATTAACCTCAAGGAATTCTACCGCTACGTCGTACGTAACGCCAGACACCGTCTCAGATGGGACGCGCACGATGATGAACACGCTGTCCTGAACCTTGTAGACATTGTACTTGAAGGATCCGTTCTCCTTCAGCACATGCTGGTACTTGCCGGTGATCTGCGCGAGCAGCTTCTTGCGCTTCTCGGTCGCGGCTGCGCCCTTCGTACCGAACGGGTCGTTGATGAAGGACTGGATCGTGTACTTGATCCCGCTGAAGAGAGACCCGATGACGGATTGGTCAGCGGGTTTCGGAGCATGGGTGGGATCCTTGATGTATGAAGGGAGAGTGTGGGTACTCTTCGTGGTTTCGGCCATGTGGCACCTCAAAATTTTGAATTATAACACGAAATTTCTATTACGGGCATAAAATTTTCGGGATGGACTTGTTAGGATCCATCCCGAAAACGGGTCAGCTTAGATCAGCTGGTTGATACTCAGGAGCATGCCCACGATCGAGACGGACGCCTTGAGGATCTGGACGTCGGTGTCGATAGGCGCGAGGACTTGTGTTTCCTCGATGCTCTGGAACTGGCGCTCCAGTACGTCGTACATGCGCGAGTCATTCATGTGCAGCGCCTCGCGGATCATCTCCAACGCCTCCGGTTGGGAGCGCAGGACAGGATCCTTGCTGATGATGCAGTAGAACGTGTTGTAGTACACGTCGCGCAGACGGTCGATGACCTGACGCGTGAACTCCAAGTCGAACTGCTTCAGCACCGCGTCGTCCGCATGGATCTCGTCCCAGCGGTTGGCGATAGAATTGGCCGCAAAGAACAGCGAGATGTTGCCGCCGAATCCGAAGCCCTTCAGCAGGGCCGATTTACAGGCCAATACGGCATCCTCCACGAGGAATCGACGCGTCTGCTTCTCTTCGGCGGTGATGCCGCCCACCAGAATGCGAACGGACACGCCGTTCAGCTTGGACAGACGGATGCGCAGGTTACCGCGTACCGAAGGCTGGCTGATGGGAGTCTCATCGAACTCCTTCTGCAGAACCTGCAGACGCTCGCCGTAGAACGGGGTGTTCAGGGTCATGCCCTGACCTGCGAGGAAGACCGATTTGGTTCCGGTCAGTTCGAGGCTGCTCGCCGCACCGAGTTGCTTCAGGTCGAAGGTCGCCGGGTCGCGGATGATGTCGGAGTCCAGATAGATTGCCAGATCGAGGAACTCGTCGTGCTGCAGCTGGCTCGACAGATCGTACGTCTTGACGATGTAGATCTTGTTCTGCTTGCGCAGGAAGTCTGCCATGCAGGTGTTCAGAACGTCCTGATGGGTCTGGTCGGTGATGACGACGATGTTGCGCGCCGGGTTCGCCTGTTGGACCTTCTTCAGCAGCTCATAGTGCTCGCCGAAGAACTCGTAGCTCATGAACACGATCGGCTTGTCTACCGTGATGGTGGACTTGTCGCCGAAGTACATGTTGTGCGCCGGACCACGATCGAACGTGAAGCCGTAACGCATGGTGTGTGACACAGGTGTCAGCGAATCGCGTGGATCCTCTTCGATGCGCACATCCGACAGATAGGACAGACCGGAGAAGACGTTGGCGATGTACTCACCGATGCGTACATCGTTGTTGTTCGAGATCTGGCTGATGGCCGTCAGCACGCGCTTGCGGTTGTCGCCATTCACCTGATGGGTGTACTTATTCTCGATCTCGCGTTCGAGATAGAACACCACGCGGTCCAGCAGATCCAGCAGCTGCTTGCGGGTGTACTTCCGGTCGCGCAGGTCCATCAGGGCTTCATACATGAAGCTCGCCGACAGAACGGCACTGGTGGAGCCGTCGCCGACGGTCTTGACCAGATTGTAGGACACCTTCTTCAGCAGCTGGTGGACGGCGACGTCCTGCGCAGCAGCATACTTCAGGTTCTCCAGAATGGTGTAACCATCCTTGGTGATGATCGGAACACCACCATCATTCTCGATCATGGTGTTCGAGCCCAGCGGACCATAGCTCTTCGCCAGAACGCTGACCAGCGAGGTCAGGAACTTCAGCGTATCACTGTGGAACTGAGCGTCATCCTTGATGACACCTTGGAAAGGCGACGGCGAACCCATTTGCTGGGCCACAGTCGTCTCGGCAGGTTTCTTTCTTTTCAAAAATTCGAACATTGCGGTTCCTAATTATTTCTTGGCCTTAGGCCGGGGTTTGCTTGCAGCTTCGGCCTTGGCCTTTTCCATCTCTCGTGCTTCGATCTTGCGCTTGTCCTCGACGAATCTAGCCCTTGCGTCGTAGAGGCTGGATAGCATGGGAAGCTCACATTCCATGACGTCCTCCAGAGTCAGCTGCCCCTTGAAGATATCCAAGGTGGCAGCTATCTGGTACATGATGTTGTCCAGAGACTTCTGTACTTCGTCATGCGGGCGTACATCTATGAGCTTTACTGAACCCTTGCTATACTTTGAAAAAGCGTGTTGGTCAGATCGACGGTGATGTCGGTGATCATCTCACCGCAGTGGCCGCACTTCAGGTTAGGCAGCTTGTACGAAACCTTGAACGCGTCCATCTTGGCGCTGATCTCCTTGTCGAGGAACGCCTTGTCTTCCGGATCGATGTCGATGATCACGCGGATCTTGTCCTGAATCGTCTCCAGTTCGATGAACTCCAGACGGCCCTCGGACAGAGCCTGAATGTGAGGAATCGCCATGGTGCCGATGTGCTTCAGGTAGCCGAAGATCTCCGGCTCGACGGCGGGGTGCTGCTCGGCGCGGTTCAGCGTGCGGATGTAGTCGTGCAGGGTCGGCGTGGTCAGGTCCAGAACGGTTTTGCTGACCGGCAGGATGATGCGACGGGTGTTGTTTACGACCGACGACTTCACCAGCTCGTTTGCTGGCAGGTTCTTGGACAGCAGGTCGCGAATGTAGCTGCCAACCTCGTTCTCGTCCTTGGCCTGAATCAGCAGTTCCTTGCTGATCTTCGCCTTGTTGGTCTTCTCGCACGAGCCGCAGATGACGTTGTAGTCGCCTTCTTCCGGGAAGGTGGCGCAGTAGATGCCGTAGATCAGGGTCTCGAAGTCGGCCTCGGACGTGATCTTCAGCCACAGGTCGAAGTCGATCTTACCGAAGTTGGCGTTAACCATCTTCGAGTAGGTGAAGTTGAACAGCTTCAGGTTCTGTTCCTTCTCGGTGCCGGTGAACTTGCGCACCTTGATCATGTCGTCGTTGTTCAGTGCGCGGAAGGCGGCACGGTAGCCCGACTGCAGGGCGACGATCTCGAAGGAAGGCTTCAGGAACAGCGTGTCCATTTCCTGATGGGTGCCCAGCGGGTTATCCGACTTACGGATGTTGATCGCGGACAGGTCGATGTTCAGCGCGGCCAGAACCTTGCGAGCAGCGCTCTGCGCGGTTTCCTTGGCCGGGGCCGGTGCTGCCGGTGCCTCGGGAGCCACTGGAGCAGGGGATTGCTCGACAGCGGTCTGTACCGGGGCTTCGCCAGCGATTGCGGTCGAAACTTCCGCTTCCGCTACGGGAGCAGCCTGTTGACCCAGATCTTCTTGCGAAACGCCCTGCTCCGCCAGCATGCTATGCAGATCGTCGATGTTGTTGATTTCCATGTCTGTTTTCCTATTCAGGTTTAGTGTCGGAGTGAAATACTCCTGATGGTCTAACCCCATGTTGACCCTTAGGCCATTTTACGATGGCATTTCGTCATAAAAAATATATGCGAAACAGAAATTCCCCTAAGCACGAATTATCGGCTTAGGGGATTGCTGTCAGAAGTAGAAGTCAGAGACCACATTGTCCTTGACCGGGAGATTCGGATCGCGCTTGAACGTCAGTGCGAAGACATCCTTGGCGTCCACCAAGATCGTCAGCCTGAATATGCAAGCCAGAATCGTTTGACCCGACTGCTTATCGGTGGTGAACTGGATGGTCGCGTCCGAGACCTGATCGCTCGGCAGGTACTTGGATATCTGCGAGTTGATCCTATCTGTGAGGTCGATCAGCGTGGAGTTGTCTGCGAACTCTTGCAGGTACGTTCCGATACCGATCCCGGCTCCCACGCAGTTCGGGATGGTTCCCGGTTCCATGATAAGGAGGGTCTGGATACGCTTCGCCAACGCCTTCAGGTCTGTCTCGACGTGCGATGACCTGAAGGGACTCGGCAGAAGGGTCGCCTCTCCCTTGAGGGTAGCATCGACGGCCATGAGCTACCCCTTAGGTGTTGTTGTTGATGTTGAAGACCTTCTTCTTGTCTTCCGGGGTCGGAGCGGGGTTCGCCTTCTCGTGGTCCAGATGGGCGAGGATGTTGAAGCCCTGAGCGCGGGACAGCAGCTGGTTCAGAACCTCCAGATGCTCCTTCATGTAAACCAGCTTCTGGTTGTCCTCTTCCTTCTTCTTGTCCATCTTGGACTCGAATTGGGACATCTTCTCGCGTGCCTCGCGCAGAGCCTGCTGGATGCGAGCGATGCAGTCGGTCTTCTCCTCGTGGGTCTTGATGTTGACCACGCGGCGAGCCAGATGGTCGATCTCGGCCACGGAGTAGCCCTTCAGCTTGCGGGTAGCCCACGTCATGAAGCTCTCGACGCTGAACTCTTCGTTCATCATCTTCTGTTCCTCCAGTGCCAGAACGGCAGTTTCGGTCAGGAAGATCGGTTGCAGATTGAGTGCCATTTCGGTTTCCTTATATCATTGCCACGAAGTACAACTTAGCTACGTGGTGATCATTCGGTACCTTGGATACGGAATGATCGGTGTTGGTGATGAGGATCTCCTTCAGGGGGCGATCCTTGATGTTGATCAGGTTTTGCCCGACCAGATGGAACCCTGCGGCGATCATCTCGTCGGAGAGCTCCACCAGAGCCCAGATATTCTTATCGGTACTGCCGATGCTTTCGAGGAGCCTGATCTTCTCGATCTCTCCCCGGCGGCAGACGTACTGCCCACGAATGGTGTGGTACAGGCTCGGATTGATGACGCTGTGCAGACTGACGTCCCGAGTGGTTGCGAAATCGGGGCGCGCTTCTATGTAATTGTCCCGGAAGCTCCTGTCCTTCAGAGCGTGATCGGTCTCGACAATCCCTTTCTGCGTGTCCTTTCCAACGAAGACTCTCTCATCGAGATCCACCCGAATGACCTCATCTTCAAGAAGTTTGAATACATCTGGGTAAGTCAAAATTTTCATGAACAACTCCCTCGCGTATGCGCGCATTACGCGATTTTAAATAATTATAAATAATAAATAAAAAAGAAACCAGTTTTTTACTGGTTTTCTATCACCTTTCTGTGAAAGTACACATTGAAAGGTGTGTAGAACTTATCTTCTACTTGAATGTATTGGAAACCCTCGGCGATGGTTGCGTCACGCTTGAGGATCTCTTTTGCAGCGTCGCGCTGCTGGTAGTGCGGGTTACTACCCTTGATCTCGACGATCAGGTTGAGCGATGGAATGTAGAAGTCCGGTAGGTAGAACCGAACCTGACCCTCCGCATCCTTGTAGTAGATCGTAGGAGGCTTGGTGAGCATCGACGAGGTGAAGTGATAAACACTTTCGAGGAAGTGCAGGAAGTGCTCCTCGTAGGTGCCAGTGACTTCGGTCTTCGTCCCGTCCATCCATGTGTACTCGGAACCAATCTGGCGGTTCCCGAGCATCAGGCGCTGGTGCTCCGGATCATCGGTCAGATGGGTCTTACCGTACTTCGCCATCATTTTCCTTTTGAAGTCCTCGCGGTACTCCTGCTTCTCGACCTCATCGGCGAAGCGCTCATAGCGTTCCGTCACCGGATTCCAGGCAGTCGGCTTCCCGCTGATCACCGAGCGTCCCTCGGTCTTCTTGTACTTGAGGTTGAAGTAGAGTCGTGCTGCTGGCATCTCGTCACTCAGCATTTGAGGATACTTCGTCTCGATATGCTGGTACAGAGCAGGTTTACTGGAGAAAGTCGCCCCATCCAAGGGAAACTTAAACGAGTTATTGGTAGGCATGTAATCCTCAGCAAGTTTCAATATTAGCTATTTGTTGAACAAAATCCTGATGAAACATAAGGTTAACTATAGTAACTTCTTCAACCGGAGAGCAATCATGTTTAAAGCATTAACTGCAGGTGCAAAACCGTACATCGCCCTCGCCGTGGTGATCGCTATCGCGGTGCTGTTCGCACTGTGGCAGCACTCCAAGGCAGACCTCGCCACCGTCAAAGCTGACGCCAAGGTAATGGAGGTCCAAAAGAATGCCGTTATCGAACACAATGGCGAACAGATCACCAAGGCCGTAGAGGTCAACAAAGCCAATGACGAGACCCTCAAAACGGTTGTCAAGGCGCAGGAAACAATCAAGAAGAGCTCGGAGAAGATCACCAAGATCATCGACGACAACAATCAGGTCAAGAACGATCTCCTCATCGAGATCCAGAAGAATGTTGACGAGGAACGCTATGTGAGTCCAGAGACCGCATCCTCGATCCAGAAGGTACTGGATGAGATCGAACCCCTCGTTTACCCTCCTCAAGGAGAGCCGATTACCACTGTGTACTCCGGCGAACAACTCGATGTCACACTTACGTAAGGAGCACGAAATGAGCACCAACATCAAGAAAATAATGATCGTCTGCCTCACTCTCTTCATGACCTGCATCCTTGCTGGATGTGGTACGATGAACCCGGAGGCCGGTAAGATCGACGTGACCGTCGCGAAACAAGAGGCAGTTTTCATCGAGATCCCACAGGAAACCCTCGACAAGTGCAAGAAGCCTCGCAAGCAAGATACCGTCTTCTTCCAGCACCTCAAGGAGGGGAAGATCAAAGAGAAGGAACTCGCTGCCGCCTACGTGGAGAGCTACACCGGCCACGTCAACTGCTATCTGTCCAAGGAAGAGGCAGTTTTCCTCCAGCAGAAGCTGAAGGAACAAACTAAAACGGTGAAGAAAGATGGCAATTAACCCATTAGACCAGTTAAAGATCATCGCTAGCAGGGAGATTGATGTACTCACATCTCACTGCGTGAAGGTGGTGATCAAGGATCAGGATGAGGCCGATGTATTCGAGACCCAAGAGAGTCTCCGTCAGGCCTCCCTGTACCTCGACGTGTACTACCAGCTGGACAAGTACCCGACGCATGACATCCTGCGGACGCTCATTCGAGCAGCCGCTACACAAGACAGTCCTGATGCCGCTACGGTCGAGGCCGTGCAGACGCAGATCGATCTGAACTACAGTAACGCCCCGGTGACCCGGACAGCGCTGATCGCGCTCAAGGACAAGATTGCCCGGAACGGCTTCATCTCGATCACTCTGGTGGACAACAACATCACCGAGGAACGCACGCACTTCCTTGAGAGCTTCATCGATCTGAACAAGTACTACCAGAATCTCAAGGAGACCTACGGCATCCCGATCTGGAAGAGCCGCAAGGCATATGACTTCGATCTGCTGTTGGAGCCTAAGAAGGAGGATGACCTCATTCTGGCTAACTTCAGTGAGAACTACGCCGAGTGCCAGCGCTACTTCGTTTCCGTGATGTTCACCAAGTCGATGGCCAAGGATATGGTCGGCACGACCTCCACCGGCAGCTACATCAACTACTACAAGGCCTTCGGTCGCTTCTTCATCTGCTTCATGGTGATGATCAAGACGATCAACGAGAAGCTCAAGAACCCGCTGGACGCTAACTCGATGGATGAGTACATCCTCGACAACATGCTCTTCTCCTTCGGGTTCACGGACTTCAAGAACTTCCCTGTAGACTACAAGCGGAAGATCGTCCAGAACATCAACGAGTTGATTCGACACAAGGGTACTGACCGTATCTTTACCGACATCCTCCAGATCTTCGGTTTCAAGGACATCAACATCTTTAAGTACTACCTCGTCAAGCACCAGTCGTTCAACGATGACAAGAGCATGGCCGGGGTTGACGACAAGATCCGCTTCGTCTCACACAACGTGACCATCCCGTCCCTTCAGGAGGCGGTGAAGCGCAAGGAGTACCTGACCCACTCGTTCGAGAGCGTGACCGACAGCGATCCGTACTGGCAAGCGTCCAAGCTGGAGATCGGGAAGAAGGACTTCAACTACGTCAACAGTAAGTACTTCTCCATCGAGAGTAGCTTCGACCTCTTCAAGGAGACCTCGAACATCGCATACTTCATCAATCTGGTGAAGACCCTGCGTGACGAGTACCCGGAAGCCGACAACGCCCTGACCCTCACGGCGACCAAGATCTCCGATCGTCCGATCGAGCTGGTCGATCTGCTGGTCGCAGCGCAGATCATCGTCTCGAACTACTACGGTATCGACGACACGATTGATTTCTCGCAAGAGAGCATCTACAATGTGTTGAGCTTCGACCCGGAGGATGAGACCCCGCTGAACAAGCTGGTCACCTCCGACGAACACGACATCAACAACCCCGACACGCAGCGGTACGTGCTGGATCATATCTCGGACTACGACGATGTGAGCAAGAGCGAGCTGGAGACCATCTTCAAGTCCGACAAGGGCAAGATGGCCAACATGATCGCGCTCATCAAGAGCCAACAGCACACGATCGGTGATGTGCGCGACTTCAAGAAACTCCAGGCACTCTACGAGTCGAAGTTCCTCGCGAAGTTCAACCTCCGCGAATACGAAGGTTTCATTGGCTACAACCAGTACCTTCGCACTCGGAACCTCGATCTGCACACCTACATCGACACGATCGTGACCTCGTCCACGCAGGACGAGAAGAAGGTGGAAGTCCTGTACATCCTTAGCGCTCTGACCGAGTATGCGAAGAACCTCGATGTGCAGTTCGACAACCGCTTCTCGGACGTTATCACGTCATACATCAACCGGATGGTATCGATCTTCAAGGCGTACACTGTGACGCTGAAGGACTTCACCATCTTCTACTCGTACGACGACAGTCTCTTCTTCACGTACTTCGATGAGGCATTCGTCTCCACGAAGAACACCTTCGACGATGATCTGATCCAGATCAACGACCACGTTGGTGCAAGCCGGGGGAGCGAAGTCCTGCATGATGTCAAGATGCATCTGCTGGACCGGGCTGAGGGAATGACGACCATCATCCGCAATCATGCGAATGAGGACCACCTGTATCTCGTGGACCGACACAGTGAGCGGACGCTTCTCACGATCGAAGACAGGTTCAGCATGGAGGATTCGATCCATTCCATGCGTACCAAGAAAGAGGATAGAGAGACCACCCTCCGGTACAGGGACTTCATCGAGTATGACAAGGAGGAACCTTCCGAATTTAACCTCGCGATCGAAAAGGCGTGGTTCGCCGACAGGACGCGCCCTACGTCCGTCCTCTCTCCGGAGGATCACATGCCGATACATGACCGAACGGGCATGCGCAGCATCGGTGCTAACATTTCAGACCGCGTCAGGTTCTCGGACAGCTTCGAGATACGAGTAATCGAATAACAGTTATCTAGTCAACTTTTCTACCTAGAAAGAGAAATCATGCACCAATCCAATGTGAAACAACTGAGTTTCGAAGAGCAGATGATGTTCCGTGACATCCGTCCGGATCGTCTGAAGTCGAAGCTGCAAGGCATCGTCGTGGTCAAGGACGCCGAAGACGGCAAGATCCTGCAGGTCAAGCCAAATCTGGTCGTGCGCGACGGTCGCGAGATGACCCTGCGCAAGGTCTTCAACCTGCCGGGCGCTGTTCCGGGCGAGAGCGAGTCCGCTCTGGGTTCCAAGTCGGTCCTGCTGTTCGGCATCGGCACCGGTGGCACCCCGAACAACGATCCGTTCAACCCGTTCCAGCCGACCCCTTCGGATCACGATCTGTCTTCGGCGATCTCGTTCCGCACCTCCAGCAACGCCGACCCGCTGCCGGACGCCGATGCACTGAAGTACTCGGACGGTCGCTCCGTCTCGGGCGGCAACATCGAGTGGTACAAAAAGCTCTTCAGCAACGGTCACGGCGAGATCACCGTCGATCCGGTCGCCGACATGGTGTACAACAAGCTGTCGCTGCAGATCAGCCCACAGGATGCTCGTGACAAGTTCGTCAACGAGCTGGCACTGTACTGGGCGCAATACAACGCGTCGGCGCTGGACATGAACTCGAAGTTCAGCAACTACTTCATGTTCAGCCGCATCACCTTCCTGACCGAACCACTGCCGTCCACGACCAATAAGGCCTTGGATATTGATTACTACGTCTACCTGTAAGGGTAGCTGAAGAAATCTGGATCACAGGAAAAAAAAAGAACCGGAGCTACCCTTTGCGGGGTAGCTCCGATTTTTACGCTTTAGCCTTTGACAGCTTCAGCTTCGACTGGTGCGTCGTGGTTCAGCTTGTAGCCGTCGGTCGCTGGTGCATCGACGCAACCGCTGACGGTGGCTGCGAATGCTTCTTCAGCCGGGGCATCAGCAGCGGCTTCGCTCTTGCAGTGCTCGCAGTCGGAGTGGTCCATGCTCTGACCGGTCACCATACCGTGCTTCTGCATGAAGCCGACGATGTAGTCGATGCCAGCAGCTTCGACGGTCTTCTCTTCTTCACCCACGACATGCGCCTTACCATTGAAGGTCTTGGCATTCAGATCCGCGTCGTCGATGGTCAGCGTAGCGCCGTCGTTGAAGGTCACCACGTTACCGGCGACCATGTTGATGCGGATCAGCGAGACCTTCGGCATCTGGATCGGTTCAGGCTTCTCGATGTGGAAGCGACCCTCGATGATCAGGTCGCGGATTTCCTGCTCCGACATGTCGAAGTCATCGTTCTTCGAGCCGTCTTCCCACTTGACGGCGACGGTGAAGTGGCCCGGTTCGTATTCCTTCTCGATCGTGGCGGTGCCGACGCTCATGCTGCTGATGTACAGAACCAGACCGGCTTCGATCTTCAGGTCTTTGGCCGACTTGATCAGCTTGAAGTTCTGGACGGCGTACTCGATCACTTCCGGCAGGATCTTCGTGACTTCGGCGGAGACGTTCGCCAGCAAGCCCTTCAGACGCGGCAGGACGCAGTCGTCCAGACTGGTGTCGAAGGTGGCCGGGTCGTCGCCGGACTGGTTGTCCACAGCGTTCTTCAGGATGTCGGCGGCGACGAGTTGCGCCAGTGCCTTGACGACGCCTTCTTCGTTACCGTTGATCAGGTTGTCGTCGATCATTCCCGTGAACAGCGTCTGGTCTTCAGCTGGCAGGTTGGCGGTCAGGGCGGCGAATGCGTTGGTCTTGGTGTTCATACTGTAGTGCCTTTCTTAGTTACCGGTATCGGTGTAGGTGCTGAGAATGATGGAGAAAGCGGAGTTGTCTACAGTCCACTTCCGAAGTACGGGGTCATGCGTTTGCGGGAAGAAGGCGTCGAGAAATGCCTCGCCGAGGTTCTTCGTTCCCTGAATGGTCGTCATGAAGGTTTCATGATACCATTTGATGAATTGTTGTTTTGGGATTCTGACTATCCCGGTACTCATTTCATCTCGTCCATCTGGAGGATGAAGCGCACCTGCTTCTTCAGTTCCTCGACTTCCGGCTTGAAGCGCATCTCGGATGGCTCAGCGCAGTAGTTGAAGTTCTTCAGACCGGTGATGTCCGGGTGCTTGATGCTAGCCACGGTGTTCCACTTGAGACCCTGTTGGTCCCAGACCTCTACCTTCGCAACGCTCTGGAAGTCGTAGGTGTCGAGGTAGATGTACACACGAACGCGGTATGCGCTCGGATCACCTGCAAAGACCGAGATGCCGAAGATCTCCTCGTAGGTATGACCCTGACGCATCCGCGTTATCTTCTTCGAGAACGGAACCTCGGGATTCACGTACTTTTTCTTAGCTGCCATAAGTGCTCCCAAATTGAAACTGATGGGGAGGATCGGAACCCTCCCCGTATTATTACGCCATCTCGACTGCCTCGTGGGCCATCGCGTTCAGTACGCCGAACAGCGAGCTATTCGAGCCGCTTACAACCTTGAAATCAATGTTGGCCTTGATCAACACGTCACGATGAGCGTGGTCGACCCAGTCCTTCATCAGGATTACTTCACCGACCTTCTCTGCACGACTGCGGAGCATGGTCATCGCCTCGTTGGCTTCGTGGAAACGAAGGTCAAAGAAGCGGTCATACTTGTGCTTGACTTCCGCGATCTGTTTGGGGATGAGTCCGATGATCAGGATACTCGGTTTCCGTACAGCTGCTTCTGCGCTTTTCGGCATACGGGGGTCGTGACGACGGTCCACAGGAGGCTCCTCGACCGAACGGGCGAAGGTCTCCATCGGCTCACCACCCATCGTGTGGGCAACTTCCTGGAACACACCAGTGAGGATCATTTTCCGTACCACGGCTGTCATGAAGTGAGCAGCTTCGGTGCAGCTGACACCATTGAGGAAAACCTCTGGTGCCTCAACAAACACCTTCGCGATGACCGGAGCGATGGCCTTCACCGGTTCCGGCAGAGACCGCACCAGCTCATCCAGCCACATCAGGTCTTCACGGCGCTGCAGACCCTTGCGCTGCTTCGGATCGAGGATCTCCTCGGCCTTCACAACCGCGTCGGTGAGCGGTATGTGAGGACATTCGGAGCGCAGACGCTTGACCTCGACGGCCACCTGCATACGGATCTTACCACCCCAGCGGATGACGCGTGGTCCGGAACCCTCGACAACACTAGGGATGCTCTTGGTCGTCTTGGAATGCTTCTTCAGGTACTCTTGCGTTACCTGATACTCGAACATCGCTGCCGGATTCTCCGGCTGGATGCGCTCTACATCGCCGCGATTCATCAGGAAGGAGATGATCGCGTACATGCGCTTCTCGGGTGTGACCTCGTCACCGCCGATCGCCTCGTGGATCTGCTTCAGGGTCATGCGATGACCGCCCATGGTTGCGTTGGCAATTACTTCAACGGTCACGGCACGTACTTCTGCTACGGAAACTTTGCTGGACGAATTCATTTTTATATTTCTCCCAAAGTATATATGTAAATTGGAGGGGAATCCCATCCCCTCCGGTGATGCAGGTTAAACCTTGTCGATCTTGACTTTCTCGATCAGGTCGAGGTAGTCTGCGTCGGTCAGTACGCCTTCAAGGCGCTCGCCGAGCCAGTCCATGCCGTGCTCGATGTGCTCACGGATGGTAGGGTACTTGTCCATCAGGTCTTTCGTGATGATGAACAGTGCGCCGCCACCGTTATTGGTAGCCACGCCCACCCCGGCCAGAGTCTTCTCGCGGTTCAGGTTCTGCGCGAAGTCGAAGCCGGTATTCTTGTCGCCAGCACGATCGCCTTCGGGGAAGACGTGGTCGAGCGGCAGACGGATGTCTGGATTCATGTGGCTGATCATGAATTGGAAGTCAGCCTCGTTGTCGGTGACGAGATAGATATTGCCGCCCGTGGTCTCCATGAAGTCCCACGTCAGGCGCTCGTCGTCGGCAGCAACTTCACCTTCCATATCGGAAGCGAGGAAGACGTTGCGGAGGATAGCCAGCTTGTCAACTTCGCTCAGTGCAGCGTTTGCACGCAGGTTCTCGCGAAGGTTGTTGATAGATGTTCCCAGTGCTTGCATTTGCTTCTCCAAAGGGTATGCTTAATTGATTTCTGTGCGCTTTTGTACAGGGACGCGCTTCCCTAAGATGTATTGAGACATGGAGAGGTGAATCCTTTGAGGCTTCTCCATGAATTTCAGCTAACTACCGCAATCACTTACCACGACGCCATTTCGCCCAGTCGCCTGGGAAAACGCCGTCACGTTCGGATTGATTTGCAGTGTTGTAGTTGAAATTGTACATCGACATAAAACAGGATCTCTACTAAGGTTATGGCACGAATACCATAGCTATAATATATGCCGAATGGCCTAGACGATTCGGTTTATCAACAAACCTATAATAGACACCAAGCAAAGGTTTCATAATGGATATCGAATCGAAGCTCTTCTCCTTGAAGGGTAGCGCTATCGACCTCAAGCTGCTGCATGAGCTCCTCGCCATAAACGAGAACGGCAAGCAGGTGGTCCACCAAAACACCAAGTTCGTACTAGACAAGGCCAAGCTCGAAGCGGCCGGATCGGAGATCCTCCTCCACAAGGACTTTGATAAGGAACTGGGCAAGGAGACGACCGTTGGCCGCTTCCTGTTCAATCTGCGCCTCTATGCCCTCTACGACCTCATGTACGAGGATGTGGAACGGAGGAACAACCCGAAGCAGGTCGATGTGCGCAACAAATTCACTTACAAGAACATCACGCTTACCGCTAGCGCGATGGATGTACTGTATAAGGAGCTGACCGGGATGATGATCACCTCGGAGATCACTCCCCAAGTGTCGGCCCAGTTCATCGACAACCTGAACTGGATCGGCTTCGTGCTGGTACCCTACCTCAATCCTTCCCTCGACATCAAGTCGGTCAACGCCGGTCCCGAGATCCGCAAGATCAAGGCACAGGTGCTGGAGGAGCACAAGGACATCATCATCAACAACGATGTGAAGAACTTCAACAGCGTGATCGAGGCCAAGGTGCTGAAGTCCGCTGCGGAGATCCTCGACAGGCAGCAGTCCACCGGTAAGATGATCTACGACTCCGGCGTCAATGGTACTTTCTCGAACAACTACAAGCTGACGGCCCTGTTCCGTGGCGTGGTTCCAAAGAGCGATGACCCGACGCAGTACAAGATCGGACTGTCGTCCCTGACAGACGGTGTGAGCAAGGACGAGATCGCCCTCGCGGGTGACATCGCGGTGCAAGGCTCCATCGGTCGTGCCATCTCGACGCGTCAAGGCGGTTACCTCGTCAAGCAGTTCAACTCGGCGTTCCAGTCCCTCGTGGTCGATGATCCCGGCACTAACTGCGGCTCCGTCCGCACGATCACCGTCGAGCTGGACGACAAGAACTTCGGCCAGTACCTCTACCGCTACATCATCGACGGCGGTGTGGTCGTCCAACTGTCGCAGGACAACAAGTCGAAGTATGTCGGCAAGAAGGTCAAGCTGCGTACCCCGTTCTACTGCCGCACCGTCAAGATCTGCAACACCTGCGCCGGTGACATGCTCTACCGCCTCGGCATCAAGAACATCGGTCTGACGACCTCCAACATCGGTTCCGCCCTGATGAATGCAGCGCTCAAGGCGTTCCACTCACTGGCCGTGAAGACCGCAAGCTACAACATCGAGGACTTCATGAGTGAAGTCAAACCATTCAACGGCAACAACAACGGAAAACAATAATGGCACTATTCCTTCAAGTCCCGGCTGTGCCGGAAGAGATTCCCGTGGAGATCAAGAGCTTCGGCGAGGCCATGCTCTCCCTGTACAACACTACGTCCGAGTTCCACACCGACCTCCTGAGTGAGGGCGTCGTGGGCGATATCTTCGAATCGGTGAAGAAGCTGATCATGTCGATCATCAACACTGTCATGAAGGTTCTGCGCTTCCTGCGCGAGAAGCTGACCGCCGCGTTGAGCTGGATCGTAGGAAAATCCGTGTCGGTGCCTGTGGCCGTGATCGCTTACTGGCAGAACACCCTGTCAGCGTGCGATGCGGCGCTGTTGGACCTCACCAGTAACATCCACGGTGACTGGGCCGACTTCAACACACTCCGTAACATCCACGATCAGAAGATCCGGGAACCGTTTAATGCCATCCCGAAGAGCGGTGGTGCGACCAAGATCTTCAGCAAGGACGATATGTCCAAGCTGATCAATCTGGCATCGGAGACGGTGGACCTGTCCAAACAAGCCGCTGAGATCTACAAGAACGAGCTGCAGGAACTGGAAGCCGCCAAGGGCAAAATCCCCGACGACGAGTATCAGACCGAATTCAAGGTACTGCACGCCAAGTGCATCTTCATGCAGTTCATCGTCACGAATTGCGTAGGCGTGATCCAGTCGATCGCGCACCACGGCAAACAGACCGTGGAAGCGTTCTAAAGAAATAACCCCATAGGCCCGTAAAGGGTCTATGGGGGTTTCTTACTGCTGTATGTTACCTCTGTTCATCAAGCCCTGCTTGGTGACAAGCGAGCCGGTGATCAGGTTCGATTTTAGACCAGCGCCGATGAAGAACACATCGAGCGTGTTCAGTGCCTGACCGGAGTGCAGGACGCTGTTCTTGTAGGTCGAGATCGATGCGGTGCCGAGTGCGGAGATCTCCGCTTGCATCTGCATCTTGTGGTTGATGTTGTCGGCGCGAGCACCCAGCAGCTCCTTGATGATGTAGTTGTCACCGGTCTTGCCTTCCAGCTTGTTGGCGACGTCGGTCATCCAGTTGAACTGGTCGCTGACGTTGTTGGTCACCGCCAGCAGAGCCGTGGTGTCACCGTCCGTCAGGCGTCCGGTACGCTCGGTCGTGGACAGGGAGCCGGTCAGCTTGGAACGAGCACCCGCCTTCATGATGTCGGTGTTCATCATGTTCTTCTTGGACAGGATCTGCTGCATCCGCTTGAGGTGGATGTACATCACCGGAACCTTGAATGGCGTGCGGACGACCTGACCGTCAGGCGTGGTGTGCCGGACGTACACGAACTCCTCCAGAGGCAGCTTCAGATACTTCGCAGCGGCCTCCACGGTGTCCATGTTGATCTTCTTCTTCTCGTAGAGGTCCATCTCGACGTAGAAGTTGTTGTTGTCGCTCGAAGCCATCTTGCGGAAGTACGCCATGAACTGGGCGTCCGACATCTTGTCGAACTGGGCTTTGTACTTGGCGGCATTCTTGCCGGAAGGATCGAGAATCTTCAGGGTAGTGAGGATTTTATCCTCAACCTGTTTTCTTTTCTGAGGTGTGATCGATGCCATTGAATTTCCTATTTCAGTTCAAGCGTATACTGTCCGAGAAACGCCTTAGCGTCTATGGTTTCTACCCGGATGATCTCACGCTTAGGGATATGCTGGTCCGTCTTGTACTCATCGACGGCATTGTTGAACTTGTTATTCACCGGGATGAATCTATCCGGAGCGATACAGTACACGTAGAACTGCTTGACTCGCTCAATATCGGTCGTCGATATCGGTGAATAGCCCTCGATGGTCATGATGCCCTTCTCAGTCTTAAATCGCCTGACTTCCAGACCGATTTGTGTCAGAGACGAGGCAAAGCCCATCTCAGCGGCTAGCTGGCGTCCCGCAGATGCATACAAGAACTTGTTGCTCTCAGTCTCGTCCCACTGTATCTCTGCCTTGGTATGATCGATTCCCGGTTTGAGGGTGTCGGTCAAATAGTACGATCCATGGTAGAGAACGAGTGGATTGACTTTCTCGCTAAGCAAAAACCTGATCATATGGTCGGTATTCATCATAGATCACCGGCATTTGTGGAGCACTATGAGATAAACAAAGTAGGAATACACCGCGTTGCGGTAGGCCATCTTCGTCGGGATGCGGTTCGTGGCAGCGTACTTACTGCAGTGCAGCATCAGGAACTTATCGAGGATCACCTTGATCTGGATCAGATCCTGATTCGTGGTGTTCGAGATCGAGATCTGGCGCAGGGCCATGGTGATGAAGTCCGAGCTACAGACCTTCTCGAACGCCTGTGGATCGGCATCGGAGATGATGTTGAAGAGCATACGGAGCATGCTGTCCAGTGTCTCAGGGTTCTCCTTGATGCGGATCTCGTTGAGCGCCTGATAGACCGTCATGAACGGCAGATTGTTCTTGTTGCTGACCAGCTTCGTCAGACCCATGTTGATCTTCATCGACACGTAGTCGTGGACGACGGACTGCGCCAGCTGGTGGATGGTGTCGGACAGGTTGGTCTTATCGACCATCTCGTCCTTGTCATCGAACGACTTCTCGGTGTTCAGGTAGTTCTTCTTGTCGCGGTTGTCGTAGTACTCCTCCGCGATGCCGTTGATGATCTTACCGATCCGGTTCTCCATCTGAGGGATGTACGTCAGGTACGCCTCGTCGGTGCCGTCGGTCAGGATGCGCTTGTACGTCTCGTGGGACGTCATCACCGTGTCCTTGATCACGTTGTAGTTGTTCTGCAGCTGCTTGTACTTGAACTTGTTGCTCAAGTTGTTCATGGTATACGCCATGATCTGCGGGTTCGGCGGGAACTGCCAGCTGCGGCGCTGGCGTGAGGAGAAGAACTTCATCGACAGGTACATGATGAAGAGCTGGGCTTCAGTATCCTTCTTTTGGATCGTCAGTTCGCGGATCACGAGCCACGACAGCATGGTGAACGGGTCGTTCAGCAGCACGAATGCCTCGCCACGCTTGTTCACATAGCCGAATTCCTTGACGTTATCCTTGAGTGTGGACACGATGTAGCCCGACACCTCCTCCGGCGCGATGTCCGTGAGATCGAACACCACGTTCTGGTCTTTCACCGCGAAGATGAGACGCTGGGCCGGGGAGCTGTCGAAGATGATTGCGTGGTTGGCATCGAAGTACTTCTGGATGCTGAGAACGGCGGCGCGCAGCTTGGCCTTGTCGTTCACTGCTTCCTTGATGCGTTCTTCAAAACCTTTGATGATGTAGGAAGACATATTTCTTCTTTCGGAAAAGTGTTGCCGCACAATGGTGCTTACTAGTCTATTGTTAACCAGAAAGCTGTTTTCCTTTAGAAGTAAAGAAAAAAAGAAGCGCCAACGCCCGGATGTGGACGTTGGCGGTTTTCTTAGATCGACAGCATGTTGATCAGGCGGGTCAGGGTCTCGTTGTCACGGGACGCTGCGATCAGCTCGGCGTCGATGTTCTGGTGCAGCGAGGAACGGTTCTCGTTCGCCGGGATCGAGTCCTGCAGGGTGCGTTCGTGAGCGGCCAGAACCGGCGTCAGGCGCTTCTCCAGTTCCACCAGCAGTTCAGCACGGCGCTGGGTCTGCTCGCCCAGAGCTTGAACTGCGATGGAGATGCCGGAGCTGGCGTGCGATGCACGGACGATGCTGGTGGTGTTGACTGCGGATGCCTTGATACCGAAGGTCTTCGGGGTTGCAGCATCTGCGAGCAGCTGCATCTGCTTACCCAGATCCATTGGATCCCGGACGGTATCGCGGTCGCTCGTCGGCGATGCTTCCGTCACACCGTCGCTCAGATCCTGAATCGAGCGTGCGGCGCGGCGCGGCTTGATAGCTACGGATACAGCGATGCCGCCGATGTGGCGGGTACGTGGCTTCTTCGGTGTAGTTTCCACTTGGGCAGCTGCCTTGGCGGCGCGGCGGGTGGCGACAGTTTCCGGAGTCTTCGCCTTCGGGATACGACGGGTGGTAGTTGCTTGTTGCTTAGGCATGGTATTCCTCCTGTTTCAGATTGGGGTGTGCCACCAATAAGACGGTGGCAGTTCTTTACACTGGTGCTGCGACGACGTGGGTCGGCTTCTTCGGGTCGATGTAGACCTCGCGGCACAGGTCGGCGAAGTCGGACTCGGTGAAGCCGCGATCCAGCATCACTTTCTTGACGCGGTTGAGGAATTTACCTTCCTCTTCCACTTTCTTGCGGTTAGCTTCCTCGCGACGATCGGCTTCATCGCGAGCGCTCATTTCCTTGAACATCTGGTCGGGACTACGGCGGTAGGTCTCCAGATCGTTACGGTCCAGCATATCGCCTTCGGTCAGACGAACCTCACCGACAGTACTCTTCGGATCCGCCAGATCGTAGCGACGAATCTCGGTGGTCCCGCCAGAGGCGGTGATGGTCAACAGGTGGGCCTTCTTTGGACCGCTGTCGCTACGCAGACTGCTATTCATGTTTGATTCCTTCAGGTTAAGAGGGAGGAGTGCCCAGACAACAGGCACTCCTCTCACTCAGGTTTTACTGACAGGCTTCGCATTCCTCGAAGCCGGGGTCGCCCGGACGCATGTAGCATGCGGCACCGGCGTCAGCCTCACCTGCACCCGGAACAGCGACAGGAGCCGCTGCGACAGGTACATTGGACTGTACCGCGTTCAGTTCACCGCCCCGGCCAGTCGATTTCTCGGCGGAGGTAGCGGAGGTGGTACGCAGGTAGTAGGTGGTCTTCAGACCGCGCTGCCATGCCAGCTTGTAGGTGGCATCCAGCTTCTTGCCGGAAGCACCGGCCATGTAGATGTTGAGGCTCTGCGCCTGATCGATCCACTTCTGACGGCGAGCTGCCGCCTCGATCAACCATTCCGGAGCGATCTCGAACGCCGTTGCATAGACGTCCTTGATGCTCTGTGGGATGCGGCTGATCTTCTGGATCGAACCGTCGTAGAACTTGATGTCCGAGATCATGACCTCGTCCCACAGGCCCAATTCTTTCAGGTCGGCAACCAGATAGCGGTTGATGATCGTGAACTCGCCGGACAGGTTCGACTTGACGAACAGGTTCTGGAAGGTCGGCTCGATGCACGCCGATACGTCGATGATGTTACTGATCGTCGCGGTCGGAGCGATAGCGAGGCAGTTCGAGTTGCGCATGCCGTGGTACTTGATGCGCTGACGCAGCTCGTCCCACACCGATTCGCCGTAGAAGCTGTCGGTGTTGATGGTCAGGTACTCGGCACCGCGCTCTTCGGCCAGCAGACGCTGGGAGTCCTGCGGCAGAATGCCCTTGGACCACAGCGAGCCTTCGAACGTGAAGTAGCGACCGCGCTCGATAGCCATGTCGCACGACGACGAGTAGGCGTGGTACGCGATCATTTCAGTCGATTTGTCCGCGAACAGGACGGCATCTTCCGAAGCGTACGGGACGTGCATCATCTGCAAGCAGTCCTGGAAACCCATCATGCCCAGACCGACAGGGCGGTGGCGCATGTTGGAGTTCTTTGCCTTCTCGACCGAGTAGAAGTTCAGGTCGATGACGTTGTCCAGAATGCGCATTGCAGTCTTGACGGTCTTCGCCAGTTTCGACTCGTCGATGTCGTACACCGGTGCGCCGGTGATGGCATCGTTGCCGATCTTGATCATGTGAGCGACCAGATTGACGGAGCCAATGTTGCATACGGCGATCTCGTCGGCGCTGGTGTTCAGGGTGATCTCGGTACACAGGTTCGAGCTGTGAACGACGCCCATGTGCTGCTGCGGCGAACGGATGTTGCACGGATCCTTGAAGGTGATCCATGGGTGGCCGGTCTCGAACAGCATCGACAGCATCTTGCGCCACAGATCGACGGCCTTGACGGTCTTGAACAGCTTGATCTCGCCGGTCTGCGTCTTGCGCTCGGCGTTGGTGTAGGCGGTCTCGAATGCGCGACCGAACAGATCGTGCAGGTCGGTGACGTCGGAAGGCGAGAACAGGGTCCATTCACCCTTCTCCATGACACGCTTCATGAACAGATCGGGGATCCAGTTCGCGGTGTTCATGTCGTGAGTACGACGGCGCTCATCGCCGGTGTTCTTACGCAGGTCGAGGAATTCCTCGATGTCGAGGTGCCACGTTTCCAGATAGGCGCAGACAGCGCCCTTGCGCTTGCCGCCTTGGTTCACGGCGACGGCGGTGTCGTTCACCACCTTCAGGAACGGTACGACGCCTTGCGACTTGCCGTTCGTTCCCTTGATGCGAGCGCCCAGCGAACGAACTGGAGTCCAGTCGTTGCCCAGACCGCCAGCCCACTTCTGCAAGCGAGCGTTGTCGTGGATACCGTCGTAGATGCCGTCCAGATCATCGCTGATCGTGGTCAGGAAGCACGATGCCAGCTGCGGACGCGTAGTACCGGAGTTGAACAGCGTTGGGGTGGAATTCATGTACTCGAACTGCGACAGCAGGTCGTAGAACTCGATGGCGCGAGCTTCGCGGTCGGACTCGTTCAGGGCCAGACCCATAGCCACGCGCATCCAGAAGATCTGCGAGGACTCGTAACGAACTTCTTCCTGATGCAGGAAGTAGCGGTCGTACAGGGTTTGCAGACCGATGAAGCTGAACTGCGCATCGCGTTCCCACTTCAGGGCCGCTTGCAGACGGTCCAGATCGTAGGTTGCCATTGCCGGTTGCAGCATTTCCAGCTTGACGCCCAGCTCGATCGATGCGCGCAGCACCTGATCGCGTTCCGGTTTGTTCAGGTGGAAGAAGACTTCCTTGTGGATGTCATCGGCCAGCAGACGTGCAGTCACTTGATTGTACTGCGGCTCGGTCTCGATGAAGCCACGAGCGGCCATCAGGACAGCCTTGTCGATCTCGGCTTCGGTGACGCCGTTGTACAGCTGCTGGTACATCACATCGAAGATGGCGTCCGGGTTAACGTTGTCCAGACCCTTGCAAGCGTCCTTGATGCGGATGCGCAGGTAAGCGGTCGATACGATACCCTCGGTACCGTCGGTGTTGATCATGCGCATCTTGATTGCGCCGCCGTTGTCGTGGCCCACTTCGCGCTCGGCGCGGTGGCGGTTGCGGTAGATGACGTAGTCACGTGCCACATCGTGCAATGCGGAGCGCATCATGTACAGTTCGACGGTGTCCTGCACGGTCTCGATGTTGACGGCGGTCAGGCCGGAGCGTTCGCAGGAGGCTTCCAGATGTTTGACGATGTCGATGGTCAGGGTAGCTGCCAGTTCGCGCTCGCCTTGCGACAGGACGCCAGCGCTGTTGCGCAGTTGACCATCGGCATCCTTCAGCATTGCTTGCAGGATTGCGTTGGTGATCTTTTCCGCTGCGAAAGGCACTACGTTACCATCGCGTTTGATAATCTTATCCAGCATGTCTTATTCCTTCAGAATTGGAAGAGGAGAGCCGACAACCGGCCCTCCATTACTACGGGTACTATCTTGTTACGGTGATACGGGATATCAGTCGTCCCAGTCGTCCAGCTTACCGCCGACCTGATAGTCAACGACGCGGGTCTCGAAGAAGTTCTTCTCCTTCTTCAGGTCGATCATCTCCGACATCCACGGGAACGGGTTCTCCTCGCCGGGGAACATCGGGTCCAGACCGATCTGCAGCAGACGGCGATTGGCGATGAAGCGCAGATAGCCTTTGAACATGCTAGCGTTCAGGCCCAGCACGCCGTTCGGCATGGTGTCCTCGGCGTACGCGTACTCCAGATCGACCGCCTTGGTAAACAGGGTGCGGATCTCGGCGACGAACTCGGCGGTCCACAGGTGCGGATTCTCCATCTTGATCGTGTTGATCAGGTCGATGCCGAAGTTGCAGTGCATGGACTCGTCGCGGAGGATGTACTGGTACTGCTCGGCAGCGCCAGTCATCTTGTTCTGGCGACCCATCGACAGGATCTGCGCGAAGCCGACGTAGAAGAACAGGCCTTCCATGATGCATGCGAAGACGATCAGCGACTTCAGCAGCTTCTGGTCGTTCTCCATTGTACCGGTCTTGAAGGCCGGGTCAGTCAGGGTGTCGATGAACGGGATCAGGAACTGGTCCTTGTCGCGGATCGACTTGACTTCGTTGTAGGCGTTGAACAGCTCGCCTTCGTCCATGCCGAGCGACTCGACGATGTACTGGTAGGCGTGGGTGTGAATTGCTTCCTCGAACGCTTGGCGCAGGAGGTATTGGCGACATTCAGGGGCCGTGATGTGACGGTAGGTACCGAGCACGATGTTGTTTGCTGCCAGCGAGTCGGCGGTGACGAAGAAGCCGAGGTTGCGCTTGATGATACGGCGCTCGTCGTCGGACAGGCCGTCCTTGCTCTTCCACAGCTCGATGTCGCGCTGCATGCTGATCTCTTGCGGCATCCAGTGGTTCGCGCAGCCGTTCAGGTACTTATCCCATGCCCACTTGTACTTGAAAGGTACCAGTTGGTTGACATCGGTCTGACCATTGATGATGCGCTTGTCAGCGGCGTTCACTCGCCCCAAGTTGCTAGTTTCCATATTGCTTCCTACGGATGGAGGGACAACAAACTCCCTCCTGTTGATAAAAGAAATAGACCCATACGGCCTAGGGTATTGCTAGGCGGCATGGGTCTGTGTGGGTTCCCGGATGAAGATCCAGGAGATTTATCTTGTGTCTAAATAGTAGTTTGGATCGTCCATCCCACTGCCAGACACCGAATGCTTGAAATTCATCATCGCTGGTAAAGGACTTTCTCCTTCCAGCGTATTCTTTGTATGTCTGGAACTGTCTCTCCGTTAGTAATTTTACTATATATTATATAATAAAATTTAATTACAACCTTAGTGTAATTTATTGTACACTGCTATAATATATGAATGATGAATTTGTTAAATAAAAAACCTCGGTAGTGGATTATTCTCCACTACCGAGTTTATTTTTCTTACGCTACTGCCTTCAACTGGTCGAAGCAGCTCATGTGATACAGCTTTGCGACCACCTGCTTCTCGCTAAGTGTCGGATCGGACACCATGATCGCGTTCAGCTTCAGGAGGGTCTCGACACGTTGCTTACCAGCCTCGTTGTCGCAGCAGGAGATCACGGTCTTGAGTCGTTCCTCGCAGATGGAGTTGATGCTGCGGCCATCGTCCATCTGACAGGAAAGGATGTCTTGATTGCGCCAGAAATCTCCGGTGCAGTTGAGGTAGTCGTTCTCGCGATCGCTCAGACGGATCATCTGCGATGCGAGTACATTCTTGCGAATCTTGGAGCCGAAGCGCTTGAACGAGAACACATGGGCGCTCAGTCCAACGGTCATCGGGCGGAGCTGTTCAGGCCAGCGTTCCTTCGGCAGGACGGCACGGGTGGCCTCTGCCACGGCGGTGGACAGGTTGAAGGGCTGACCGTGCGCCATCTTTGCACGAATCTTGGTGAGAGTGGTCGCGACGAGCTTCGAGTATTCCTCGTCGGTATAGTTGGTCTTATCCATTGGTTTTTACATGGTTTCTGGGTTGAAGAATAGGGGATGCCGGTGAGGGCATCCCCATACTCGATTAGCGCATCGACAGACGCTTCTGACGGCGAGCGTCGAAGCACTCGCGGATCAGCTCTTCCTTACCCTTTGTCATGAAGCCGAGTACGCTCAGGGTCTCCATCAAGGAGTACTGGGCGATTGCCTCGGACATCAGCATCTCCGGACGGTACTCGATGCTCTCGCTCATGACGCTGATGGTCTTGGCGACCTCACGCAGAACGGAACTACCGGTTGCCTGACGGTACAGTTCGCGGTTGGCATGCTTGCTGAACTTGTTGGCCGTCGCATCTTCCGCCAGATAGGTCTGCAGGTCGATGATATCGGTCTCTTCTTTCAACACGCCGAGCACGATGCCTTCCACCTTGTCGGCGCAGGTATCGACGAAGGCCTTGTAGGCGGCTTCACTGATGTTACCCTGCTCCTTGTCCTGACCCTTGGCGATGTCGCCGAAGGACAGAAGATTGTCCAGATAGTTCTGGGTGTTGTAGGTCGCTTGGTCGGGGTTGTCCGACATCTTCACGTTGGTGCCGATGACGGTCGGAGCACCGAACGGGTTGCAGCTGGAGGCCAGACCGATAGCCATCTGCGATGCCGAGACGGTCTCGGTCTCGCCGAGGTTCAGCACCGAGCTACGTGCATACAGGTCGCCGACCTTCATCGAGATCGCAGGATCCTTGGTCAGGTAGCTGGAAGCAGCGGCCTTCATGTTGGCGAATGCTGCACCACCGGACATGACGTCGGCCTTGTTGTCCACCGGCATTGCGCGGTAGGCGATCTGGGCGACCATCTCGGTCAGCGATTCCAGGAACGCGTTCTTGCGAGCAACGTTGGCCTCGCGGCGCTGTACGGCCTTGCTCTTGATAGTGGTGAAGGTGGACTCGCGCAGACCGTTCTGGTAACCGGACTCACGCTCACGTTCGCCCTGAATCAGAGCGTTGCGTCCCTCGTGCAGCGACTGAGCGGCCTTGGCCTTCAGTGCGGTCTGACGTGCATTGAAAAACGGTTTTACGACGCCGCCAGTCGGATTCTTGATGCTCATAATGCTTCCTTATCGTTTTAAAGGAGTTGGAAAGGAGTAATGCTAATCAGGTGTTACAGGTATTCCAGCGTGATGTCATACCGGAAATCGTTACCCTGATCGTCCGAGCCGCTGATCTTCTTGACCGTGAGGAACTCCGGTACATAGCTGATCTGGTTGAAGCTCGTGTTTGCGTTCGCCTCGACGTTCTGGATGTTGGCGTTGTTGACCGAGTACAGCTGGATGTACGCAATGATCGGGAAAGCCTTCTCCAGAGATGTGATCAAGTTCGAGGTCGAGAAGCGTTTATCGAGGGTACTGTTACAGTTCTCGATGAACGACACGATCGCTTTCTTGATGTCGCCCTCCAGCGAGGCAGACTGAACGCCGCGCAACTTGATCTGGAACTTCAGACGGAGATCTACGATATCCGACGAGAAATTCTTGCTGATACCCATCGTGTTGAAGAACTTGACGTCCAGTTCGGTGTTATTCTCCAGAAGCTCGGTAGCATCTTTCAGCGCTCCGAACAGTTGGAGGATCGTGGACATCATGTCCTTGTTGTACTTCTCGTTGTAGTAGAAGTTGCCGTTCACCAGCGGCACGCGCTCGACGACCACGTTGCCGGTGTTCTGGTTGATGGTCACAGGGCAGTAGACCAGCTCGGAAACGTCCTCGGCAAAGCCGATCGTGTCCAGACCAGTGTACTCGACGATAGGCACATCGTCCAGCGAGTTGAAGGAGCCGTTGTAGACCCCGATGTCGATGGTGTAGTCGCCGCTCAGTGCGATCTCCGGGATGATTACCTCCGGCGCGTTCGGCTCGTAGAAGGTATTCTCCACGATGTACTGACCGCGCGAGTTGAACGAATCGCTCGTGTTCACGTTCAGATAGTAGACGGTCGAGTCAGGGATGCTGCTCATCTTCGCCACACCGATCAGCTTGCCGTTCTGGTTGATCTTGGCGACCAGCACGAGGTTGCTGATGTCCTTCACATCGGTCAAGACGTTCAGGGTGATCTTGAACTTGTCCAGATCCACGAGGTTATTACGCTGAACGTTGTAGCTCGTGATGTTGATCTGGTTGGCCGTGTCGTAGTTCACCGCGTTCAGCTTGGCGTTGACATTGATGTCCTTGGAGTACGTGGTCACGTACGAGTTGATCTTCGGGAACTCCTCGAAGTCCAGGTTCATCAGGAACGGGGTAGTGAACACATACGAGTCGTTGTTGTACAGGTACGGGTCAGGGATCTCGTTCGACTTCAGCAGACGGTAGCGCGACGACTCGCGGTCGTACACGATGATCGAGCCGGGAGCAATCGAGAACTTACGCTCGGTAAGCTCATCGAAGGGGATCTCCAGACTGACCGTGTTGGTCGGGATGATCTCACCGGACGACAGGCGCATCAGCACGTACATCGAGTAGATGCGGCGGAAGAAGTCGTCCCGGACCTTGATGGTCTTCACTTCGAGGTTCGCCCGGATACGGCTCTGCTTCAGGTCGCGGAACAGCGTGTCCAGATCGTACTCGGTGATGTAGGACTCGCGGGTACGCAGCTTGTCGATCAGAGCGATCTTCGATTCCTTGAAGTTCAGCTGGTTCGAGCCACCCGTCACACCGGCGTCCGGCAGATTGTGCAGCGTGTAGCCGATCGGTTCGAGGAAGCTGTCCTTGATGGTAACGTTACCGAAGTACGGGAAGTTACCCGCCAGACCTTCGGAGGTCAGCAGCTCAACCTGAATGCGGGAGTTGAACTCAGGACGGAACTTGGCGGCACCGGTAGCGAAGTACACACGCAAGGTCGAGTCATTCACCAGTGTGTAATACGCGTACTGAGGGACGGTAGGCTCGTCGGACTCGTTGAAGTACATCGTCAGGTCCGACCACACGGTCGGGGCGCTGACCTTATCAGCCGGTGTCTGATAGCCTACCTTGAAAGCGACCAGATTCGAGCCGAAGTTGATGTCGTACAGCGAGCGCTCCAGAATGTCGTTGGTCAGGACATCGTACACCACCTTCTTCTTGCGGAGCTGGTAGATGTTGAACGTGATCGTGGCGTTGACGCCGTCGATCAGTACCGGCAGGTTCTCGGACGTGATGAACTTATCATCGTAGTTGGTCGTCGAGGTCGAGCGGTTGTAGAACGCGACCACGGATGGGATCGTACCATTGAACTTGGCGTGGATCTCGATCTCGTGCGGCAGCATGAAGTTCAGGCCACCGATGGTGAAGTTCGTGTCCTTGGTCAGCTTGAAGACCCGGTAGCCGCTGGCGGTGTCGCCGGAGCTGGAGATGCTGGAGGTGGACATCAGCTTCTGGATGTTGATCGTCAGCGCGACGTGGGTCTGCGACGGCTTCGCAAGAGCGATGTTGTAGTTCAGGATCTTCGCCCAGTTGTAGAGCGAGTTCTTCAGCGATGCGGAGTTCAAGAAGAACTCCTTGTACAGCATATTCCGGTGGAAGGTGCTGTCCTTCGCAGTGTGCGACGTGATGCCGGTGATGTAGCCAAACATACCGGTCTTAGCGGTCGAGATGTCATCGATGTTCATGAAGCTCGCCGCCATAGCGAGGAACTTCTCATCGTAGTTGTAACTCACCTCGGAGATATTATTCTCTGCCATTTTGAGCTTTCGATTATCGTTTTAGAAAAGATTCTTGATGCTTCCGAGTACTGAGGAAGACTTGGTTACGTCATTCTGGTCCGAACCCGGCATAGCCAGACGGTACAGAGAACGGTTGTTTGCCTTGTCAAAGCTGTTCGGGATCTTGATGATTCGCGGACGATCATCATTCACCTTTATGGTATCCGGGTTCTGCGAGCTGCTGCCGGTGTAGAACTTACCGGCTGGCTGTTCGATGTCTGCACGCGATGCAAGCAAGTTGAAGTCGCGGAGAACCTCCAGCTTCATCTCCTCGCGATAGGTGTAGGCGTACTCGATGTTGATCGTGGACTTGATCTCCTGCTTACCGCCATCCTCCGAAGTGAACTCGGACCAAGGAAGCTTGGTAGGCAGAGCGCCGGTGACCCGGTTCCAGTGGGTAAGGGTCTCACCGTCCGGAAGGGTGGAGAACATGTAGATCGACACAAGGTAATCGACGGTACGCTTGGCGTTGTCCATCAGATCCTTGGAGAGTAGTACGCCTCCGGAGATGCACTCGCCGATGAAGCACTTCTCGATGTACTCGAACCACAGCTTGTGCATCCGGAGCATGGTCGTCCACTGATCCTCCATCAGGTTGATGGTCATGGTACCCGCGATGCGCGAGTCCTTGCCGGTCGTACCGAGGATGATCTTGTATTTATTCCACGTCTCGCTATAGTCCATGGTGTTCATTACCTCGTCGGCGGCCATGAAGCTGGCGGCGCGGTTGGTGATGATCGGGAGGAACTGGTCGCCGTGGGTGCCTGACAGCCACGAGATGATGTCCGGGGTGTAGATGGTACCTTCTTTGAGACCGAGCTTCCGCTCATTCTGATCCAAGATCAGCTTGGCTGCACTGTCAAACGGTTGCAGTGACAGCGATTTCTGACTGATAGCCAGATCGGGGGCCGTCATGAAGATGTAGTGATACCCGGTGATGAGGGGATCCTGAAGCGGCTTGCGGAAGCGGTGATAAGTCTTCGCCTCATCGCTAAGCGTGTTCAGGTAGTCAAGCTCTTCCCTCTCTTTTTCCGGAAGAGAATCCAGATATTGTTGGAAGTCATTGACTGGACTTGACGGATTTGCCATTTTGATTCCTTAAGCATTGGTCTTATTACTTCTCAGATAATAAGTTGTTGACCGTCGATCCAATACGCGGTCCAAGGAGCTTATTGCGTTAATTGAACATTCCGTTAGATGACTCACTTTAAGTACCTTTATCCAACAAGGAAGAAACATGGCAAACAATTCCGTTGTGGCCGATACTTTCGAAGCAATCATTTCGAATATCGCCAAAGCAATTCCCAACAAAGTCCGCACTGCAGTGGGCTTTGGTAAAGTGACCGATATCAACAAAGCATCTGGCACCAACATGCTGGAGCTGTATGGTATCTGCTCCGACAACATCCCTTCGAGTGCAGCGACGCTGATCATCAAGGCGTTGGAGACGAAGTATGGCAAGATCGTCTCGGAACTCGCGACCGAGATCATCGCCAAGTCCAGCAACACCGGTGAGGCCATCGACAAGCTGAAGGACACCCTCGGCAACAAGGGCCACCTGAGCGCCCTGAACAACCCGGTTGCATCGGTGGTCGATCACGCCGGTCTGTCCGAGACCACCATCGGCGACCTCATGTCGAAGGTGGTGTTCAATGAGAGCACCCTGTCCGGTGGTCTGAAGAAGATCAACGAAGGCGCTGGCGACCAACTTAACGACTCGATCCAAGCATCGGTCTTCAACATCACCCCGCTCGATCGCAGCAACAAGGATGTCACTGTCAGCTTCGGTGTCCGCGTGAGCATGATGACTGTCGAGTCGCACAAGCTGGTCGAGAACTTCGGCTCGGTGCGTGACCGCTCGATTCTGTTCAACTACATCAAGCTGCGTGCCGGTGTACTGCCGTTCTGGAAGGGCTTCGTTGCCAACCTGAACGAGATCGACAAGGACATCAAGCGCGCCACTAGCGACGACCTGAGCGACCGCGTCCTGAACGACATGAACCGCAAAGGCGGCTTCCTGATGCCTCAGAAGCTGTCCGGCCTGTCCGAAGCCAAGTACTTCATCGTCATGCTGGAGCAGACTGATGTGGACTCGCTGAAGTCGCAGTACAACTTCGACATCAAGAAGCCAGCTGCTCTGCAGCTGCTGTTCAAGCAGTACAACATCCTGTCGCTGGTGATCGTGGACTCCAACAAGAAGTCCATGCGCATGTTCGACAGCGACAACCCGCTGAAGGGCACTGTCTACAACTACACCAAGACCTCCGAAGAGGACATGAGCTCGGTCTTCTCGGCTCTGGCCCGTCGCAACTAAGGAACCGACATGATCAAAAAAACTCTGCAAGGCTTCATCGATGAAGCTGCATCGAAATTCTACCTGAACGAGCATACCTCGCCGTATGCTTACGTGAAACTGGGCGACCGCGAGCGTCAGGAGGTTCTGGCCTCCGTGACCCTGCACGAGTACGCCCTGTTCTCGGAGAGCGGCGAATCGACCTCGATCGCCATGAACGAAGCCATCTCCCATGCCAAGGACTCCTCGCAGTTCAAGGCAGCGAACTCGTTCAATTCGGTCTACTTCGACAAGGTGCGCGCCTCGGGTGGTGACATCACCAAGACCCCGAACTTCGCCAACTGCCAAGTGCTGGCTAAGTACTCGCGTGCTGAGTCGAAGGACAAGGTATTCATCGACAAGATGGATACGCTGGCCGATGCACTGACCAACATGGTCAAGTACAAGTCGCAGTTCGTCGAGGCCGTGAAGCGCGAGAAGGAAGAGATCTCCGACGAGTCGAAGCGCGTCGTCACCCAGTACTACATCAACCTCGTCATGATGATCGACATCGGCGTGGATGTCCTGTACTCGTCGTCGGCTCAGGCAGAGATCGATTACAGTTCGACCCCGGCGATCGTGAAGCGCATGTACTTCGTTGCACAGCCGGAGACTCTGGCTGACACGATCGGCATGATCCATTACTTCAACTCGCTGGCCGTGTCCGGCAAGCTGTCGAAGGTGCTGACCAAGAACGGCGCTGCCGAGCTGGCAGTCGCATCGGGTCGCATCCTGAAAGAGAACTTCCTCGATCTGGCCTTCGCTCTGGCGACCGGTAATGACTGGACCGAGCTGCTGCTGTTCCCGCTGTACATGATCCGCAGCGCGATCTACTTCGTCAAGTACATCACCGCCCTGTACGGCAAGATGACCTTCGGTCTGCAGCGCAGCATCGATATGCAGCGTGCCACCAAGGTCACCGAGTCCGAGTTCCAATCGTACTCGTCCGAAGCCTCCAAAAAGGCTCTGATGTTCGATCAGGCGGTTCGTCAGGCATCTTCGGATACCGAGCACGAGTTCGCCGATAACCGTGCCCAAATCAAGGGCATGGCTGCAGCCGGTGACGGCGGCATGCTCATGTAATGTAGAACTGATGCGAATCGTCTATATTCACGGTGCGATCGCCTCCGGGCGCTCCTTCAATTACCTGCGTAAATGCGAGGAGCGCCCGGACGACATCCTGTTGGAGTACAACAGCGTCCAAGGCTTTCGAAACAACCTCCGAGAAATGATCTTGAAACTGAAGGACATCGAAGATGATATCCTGATAGTTGCACACTCACTCGGAGGGGTTTACGCTCTGCATCTGGCTACTGCCTTCCCTAATAAGGTTAAAGGCGGCGTGACCATGAGCACACCGTACGGTGGCTCCAAACAGGCGGATGCCCTGAAGTGGTTCCCGCCATTCAGTGGTAGTCAATTACTGAAGGACATCAGTCCGGAGGGAGCTCCAATCCTCGCTTCAGCGAAGATCAAGCTAGACATACCGTGGGTGAACCTCGTAACCATTCGGGGTGGCACCTACTGGATTCCAGAACCAAACGACGGCGTCGTTACTCTGAAGTCCATGAAGCATCGTGACGACATGCAGTTCGTGGAGGTCTTAGCTGACCACTTCGAGATCACGCAGAGTCCCGAGTCGGCGCAAGCCGTCAAAGAAATGATATCCCGCCTCTCCTAAGAGGGGATGAAGGCACCCTAATCGAATGGGTGCTCGCCTTCCCTCCCGCGATGGTTCACTCCGTCGTCAGAACATTAGAGTAGAGTAGGTAGTAATCTCACCCGTTAACTAACGTTAGCACTTTAATTCATTTGAGGACACAAACATGGCACTCTTCCTGCAAGAATCCCACACCCCGGCCCCTAAGGCTGACACCACCTTCGGCCTGATGAACGCGCTGTGCGAGTTCCACGTCGAGCAAAGCAACATGACCGAAGCCATGCTGCGCGCTGACTTCGTCATCCACGAGCAGACCCGCGTTCTGCGCGAAGCTGCCGACGAAGCCGGTGCCAAGGCCAAAGAAGACGGTCTGGCGACCAAAGCATGGGGCATGGTCAAGTCCGGTCTGAAAAAGGCCAAGGAACTGATCATCCGCATCTACAACTGGATCAAGGCCAAGCTGGCTGCGTTCTGGGAAAAAGTCAAGACCGCCTACAAGGGCGCGAAGACCTTCGTCATCTCGAAAGCCAAGCTGGCCAAGGCTCACGCCCTGCTGCTGCTGGCCAAGGCCCGTCGCAAGCTGGCCGAAGTCCTGCTGGCTGGCGCTGGCAAAGTTGACGTGGCTCAGGCCGAAGTCGACAAAGCCAAGGCAGCTGTTGAAGCCGCTGGCAAAGAAACCGGCGACGCCAACGCTCCAGCCTCCGAACTGGAAGGCATCACCGCTGGCGCTTCGGAAGAAGCCAAAGCCGCTGGCGATGCAGTTCCTGAAGGCGGTTCGGGCAACCCTGCCGACGCTCAAAAAGCTGGTAACGAGAGCGTTCAAGCCGCTCAAGCTGCCCAGCAAGCAATGGGCGCTGTGCTGGGTGCTACCGGCACTGCTGCAGCCTAAATAAAAGTGCGCAAGTCTGGTTAACTCCGGGCTTGCGCCTTTTTTACCTAATCAAATAGAAAGAAGAAACGATATGGCACTGTTTCTGCAAGAGAGCTCGCAAGAGACCATAGTAACCCCAAGCTCCGATACCTTCGTGGACATCATGAACGCTATCTGCGAGACCATGGTGGAACAAGGCGCGGTCATGGAGCGGATGCTGCGTGAGGACTTCGTCGTCCACGAGCAATCCCGTACCCTGAACGAGGCCGAACAGGTCGAGAAGAAGGAAGGTCTGCTGTCCTCCGCCTGGAAAGCTCTGAAGGAGTTCCTCCAGAAGATCAAGGATCTGATCGGTCGCGTCTGGGGCTGGGTCAAGTCCAAGATCGCCGCCTTCTGGGAGTGGGTCAAGAAGAAGTACCGCGATGTCAAGTACTTCCTGATCTCCAAGTACATGATCTGGCGCACCAAGCGCATCATGATCAAGCTGGGCATGGCTAAGGAAGCCGCAACTCTGGTCGCCAAGGGCAGCGTGACCATGGGTCTGGCTATCCATCGCAAGTTCGAAGAAGAAGGCCGCGACATCTCCGAGGTCAGCCACGAGGAGATGGCCAAGATCGCCATCGGTGAGCTGGAGCCGATGCTGGCCGATCTGGGCAAGGCTATGGGTGCTTCCCAAGAAGAGATCGAGCAACTTCGCTCCATGAGCGAGGGTGTTAAAGGTGCTGATCCAGCCGCCGTTCACAAGGTGGCGTCGATGTTCACCAGCATCTCCTCGGAGGTATCCGCAGTGACCTCCGGCCTGACCAAGGCCAAGCCTGTGGAAGCGTAACAAGAAATTCCCCTATACCCCGCAAAGGGTATAGGGGTTTCTTTTAGCGGATCTTCGTCATGAAGTCCGCGAACTTGGCCTGATCGGGACTCGTAAAGAAGTCCTTCTCGGCCCGTACGTAGTTGCCGGAGAGCGAGTTGTTGATGAGCAGGATCTGACGACGGTTCACGCCGTTGTAGTTCATGCCTACGTGGATCCAGCGCCACTCCTTGCCGTTGCCCTCCAGAATCACCTGATCGAAGTCGAGGCCGGACTGAGTCGCGATCCAGTGGAACGGCTCGCACAGGGAATCCCCCAAGGCACTGGTGAGCGCCAAGTCAGCGGCCATGGCCCACATGTGGCTGGACTTCGCAGCGCCCCCGGTAGGGACGGTGTAGCGGTACCAGCTGTTCATCTTGCCGCCGCCCCCGATGCACTTGCCGTACTGCTGGAAGATCGGGTCAAGGAGCTTGGTGGCAAACTTCTGGGCGTAGCAGTACAGATCGAAGTCCTGACAGATGTAGTTACCGCGAACGGGATCGACCGAGTCCTTGGTCGTGTAGATGTCGAGGAACTTGACCGTGTCCGACATCATGTCGCTCGGCTTCAGCTCCTTGGGCACCACATCCCCGTTATAGTCGGTATTCCCTGCGAATTTCGGGAGATATGGTCCGCCCTTCTTCTCGACCTTCAGGAGTGGTGGCGACGCGGAAAGCTTACCGCTTCCCGACGTGTTTCCACCCGTCTTCCCCTTGTAGGCGGCGTAGTCCTCCCGCATCTGACGGACGCGCTCCGAGTAGGTCGGGCGCTTCATGGAGACACCGTTGACCGTGACGTTCGGGATGTTGGTCAGGTACAGGAAGCACTGGAGGCTCACGCCCTGCTTAGGCTGCATTGTACCCTCGCTCAGGAACCTGAACTGCATGCCCTTGAGCCTGTACTCACCCGAGTAGGCAGCATCGTCGTTGTTGAAGAACTTCAAGACGTACCGCATGTTGGAGTTCAGCATGTAGGCATCGACGTCGTTGCACTGGATCGCGATGCTCAGAGCCTTCTCCCTGATCTCGTCCTGCAGCTGGGTCAGGTTGTACGGGTTGTCGTTCGCGCCCCAGTACGTACGCTGGGGACTGTCCTCGTTCTCCGAGATGTCGCACTCCGAGCTGAACGAGTCGTCCTGAGACGATCCCATCACACGGACGGACTCACCGTCCAGAATGCGAGCGCTGTTCCGCTTGTCGATCTGGTAGGCCTCCTGCGTCCGCACCAGACACAGACGACTCTCCTTGTCGACGAACGACCCGGACTCGTACTCACCGACGTTCACCCGAGAGACCTTGTCCACGACCTCGATCAAGACCTGCTCGATCCCTCCCTTGCCGAAGGCGTGACCGCCCTTGTCCGATACAGTTACTAACGTGACCATGGAGGAAGTCTTGGACGACTCGTCGTAGACCTCCCCGACCGACGACATCATCATGCGGATGCCGGTGGAGTAGACGCCGTACTTCTCCTGAAGCTGGCGGATGTTGTCGGCGAGTGAGCCGGGATCTAGGATCACCTGCTCGTACTCCCTGATATTGTCCGGAGGGGTCACGGTGAACGTGACCCTCTCCCGGTCAGACACCTCCTGCTTGATCTGCTCGTTGACCGCATCCGTGAGGAGGGATGTTATGACGTCGAGCATGGTGGCGTTCCTGTACACCTTGCTTCGGACTTTGGAGTTGATGTCAACGTTCCTTTTAGACACTAGGTCGAGTTTTAGAGGGTGGGAAGGCAAACCAGCCAGCGGCGAACCCTCTGCGGCTCCGTCAGTGTTGAGCAGTGGGTCGAGCGCCACCATCTCAGTGTTGTCCAGCACCTTCATGCGGACGATGTGGTCGTCCGGGTCTCCGTGTCCCCTCACGTACTTGTCCACGCTCATGTAGAAGCGGAGGGTCTCGAAGTGGTCCTTGAAGTCGCGGTAGGTGAGCTCGTTGACCGTCAGCATCATACTGTAGAGCGGCATCACGAGGGCGTCGTACTCCATATTCTGCACGAACTCGTTGATGTACTTGGTCAGATCGACCGACACGTTGTCGGGACGGACGTAGTAGAGGCTGAAGTCGTACACCCACTGCTGCATGGTCCGGGCCGGTACCGTGGGGTTCTTGTCCACCTTGTCTGGTTCGGGTTCGACCAGGACCGGCTTGGATGGCGTTATGGTCTCGGCCACCGTGGGGGTGTCGAGGATCTCCTGCTTGCACTTCTTGACCTTGGGGATGATGTTGTCCTTCAGCTCCCGGACGTACTCCCTGAGAACCTCCCCGAGCATGGACGGGTCGTCGCCCAGCACGTTGTCGTACTGCGAGAGGTCTTGGATGAGGGTGTCGGCGGGGTCGAGGATGCGGGACATCGTGGTCCGGATGCTGGCCCAGAGCTGGATGGTACTCATGGCCTTGGACCTGATCTTCGCCTTCATGCCGGTGTCCATGCCACCGAGGTTGTAGGTGTTGTCCTGGATCTGTGCGGCCTCCGCCATGTTCTTCGAGTAGACGTAGGTGGTGTCCGCGTACTTCTCCCGGAGCTTGCCTAGGTCGGCGAAGACCCTGTTGAGGCGCTGGCTGTCGTCGAACGCCTTGCCGGAGGTCGGGGCGATGGACGACGATGGCTGGTCGCTGCGGTCCCCCGGAACGGACGAGCCGTCCTCGGTCAGGGACACGTTGAGGAAGACGAACTCGTCCCTTATCGTTCTTTGAGTCATGTGTTGCTCCTGATGTTTCACTAAATATAGGTTTGCCAGAGACCTGCACCCACGACCGGACAGTCCAATGAAAAAAAAAAGAAGTCCCACAGCCCCGTGGAGGGCTATGGGTTCTCGACTCGTAGTGCTCATTCATGAGGCCTGTATGTGTTGACTCCATCGACGCAGCGCGGTCGATGATTGTTTAGAGGTCTCTGGTGGATACCTACTTCCACCCTTGTCAGGACCAGAGGGGAGCAGCGCCCGTCGTCCTTGTAGCAGTACGTGTGTCCGTCATCCAGATCGTCGACGACGTCCGGGATGCGAGTGTAGAAGGAGCCACGGTGGAGGCCGTCGCTACCGATGCATACAACGAAGAAGGCCGCGTTACTCGGCGCTCCCTTCCAGAGCGCCTTGGTACAGTCACACTCGATACTGCTCAACATCTCTGATTCTCCTAAGAAAGTAATTGATGAGTCGGGATGATACCTACATCCTCATAATATTTATATATGGGTGACCCGGTTACAGATACGCCCCGGATCACAGGAAAAAAAAAAAGATCCGGGAACCTCTAGGGAGGCTCACCGGATCCAAAAGCCACCGGGAGACGTGTAGGGATATTCCCACGCGGTGGCGTCCAAAACTTGTTAGACCAGCACGATCAATACGTCGTCTTCGGTCTTGTCCGCTACCTTGCTCTCAAGGTACGGCTGGATGTAGGTCTCGTGCAGGAAGGCGTTCACGCGCTCCGGCATCTCGCGGGTGGTGACCCAGTTACGGATCTCCTCGCGTTGAAGGTCCATGTCGAACTCCTGACCGACGCCGGGAA